CAATCGTTCATTCACTCTAAATGTAGCAGTGAACGGAAGTAGACCTGAAAACCTCTTTGAGATCTAACTCAAAGGTAAGCAAGTAGGCAACAGCCGAACGAGACCGAAAGTCGAAGGAACGCATTTTCTTTTAACAAAAATTAGAGGAGGATGACATGACTTATAGAGGAATCAAACTCACTAAACAAAATAAACCCAAAGCGGCTAAAAAATCGCTTGGTTATATTTATAGAGGTGTCAGAGTTGAGGCTAAACATAAGACAGAAACCCCGAAAATGTCGCAAGGCATATATCGTGGCACACGTTGGGTAGCATAATCAACTATATCTAAAACAGGTGTGGCATTAAAGCAACATATAACTTATACTAACTGTTAATTTAATGCCACATCATCTGTAAATATTCATATGAGTTACAAAAAACGAGCACATGTAATCAGTTTTTGCAAGACCTGTACTTGGAGAGTTCTAGCAAGTGCTGATACTTTTCTTCTGTCTTGGTTATTAACTGGTAGTGCCAGTATAGGTGCCAGTATAGCCAGTCTGGAAGTTCTTACTAAAATGGTGTTATACTATGTACATGAACGTCAGTGGGAGAAGCCACGATTTAATCAGTCTATATTAAATGTGTACACACAGGTTACAGGCAGGCAGATCAATTAAGGACGATATTTTTCGCCAGGCTTTCCAGGACGTAAATGTCTAAATTGTTTATTTAAATAATACCCATAGTCTAATTCAAATTCATCATGCATAACTATAGCATCAGCAGGTATTGTTCCCTGATATCTGTAGGTGTATTTGGGATTTGTCCAATTTGCTGGAACTCCAGGATCACTGCTGAGTAATTCAGGTTTAAGTTTAGTACTGTTTATTAACATTATTACACCTTTACCATTACTCTTGTCTATTTCTTGTTGAGATAGGTCACTGCTACCTATTACGGCTGTGGCTATACCGGCATTGTCTGTTAAATACACATAGTTGTTATCACAGGCATTATATGATTTACATACACCACCAGGTATTAAACCTTGTCGCTGTATGCTAGGCCAGTTATGTGCCAATGTGACATGATATAAATTTGTTTTAGGTGGTACAGGTACAGTCTCACGATCTGCTTTAAACTTCGCAAAACGATCTTTTAAACCAAATATTTCATTTAGTTTCATTTTACTTTATGGGCATGCCAATTTTTTTGGCCGCATTAAGTACTGCCCTAGCACCTTTGCCTTGTGAGTTGCCTCTGTAAAAATGAACCTTGCCTTCTTGTCGAGGTAATCTTCTTTCTGTATGATCTTTTTCCATATAGTCTTTCAAAGTTTTTAAAATTAATAATGCGTCAAAAACTTCTACTGCACTACTAACAGCAACTATCTGTATGCAAGGTATCATAGCAGGAACCATATTGGATAAAAGACTTTTCCTTTGCATTTCTACAGGTTGTTCTTTACTTCCCAAATATCCATAAGTATCGGTTCCAAATTCATTAAGGTCTGGAAAATATTTGTAAAGCAATAATTCTAATAAAAAACTTTTTGAATCATCAAAATCAGAACCACTGGCATAATTTCTAAATTTTATTGTATCTAGTGGATATTTAAACTGATTAGTTTTTCGTATTTCTTCTTTTATATATAAACTACTACCATCTGGTACTTCGTTTGACCATCTTGTTTTTAAATTTTCCTCTAATGCAGGATCTTTCTTTTTAATTTCATCAAAACTGTATGTAGGTCCATTTATAGGATTGTGAGAATTTACTCCTATGTCTTTAGATCCGTCGTCTTGTTCTTTAAACAAGTCTTTACCGCCAGAGTTGTAATACTTCTTTAATATGTCCTGCATGTTTTCCATACTACTATTTATCACCAACTATTGACAAATGACCAGTTTATTGTATAATGTAATGAATGGCTAGGTTTAAGACTTTTAACGAGCAGGAACAGGAGTATTGGGACAAGTGGCAAACTCATAGTATTACTATGAACTACAGACAAAAACGTCATTTTAATCTACATACCAAAAAAGCCATTAGGGAGTGGTGCTATCAGATAGGCATACAACCAGGTAATTATTTGTTTGACTATAACAAAGCCAGGGAAAGTATAGAGTTTAGATTTGAGAGCGGTACAGATTTAGCATTATTAAAAATGAGTTTACTATGAGCATAGACAACAAATCAGACTTTACATTATTTAACATGGCATATATAAATCCTAATACACTTGAACCTGTATGGGTTGGAGAAATGAGAGGCTGGCATGCCAGAAAGTTTATAAAAGATTGTGAACAAAAAGGTCTAAGTGTTCTAATGGAAAGAACAACAGAAGAGGAATCTGATGTATTAGACTTTATTATGGAGTTAGGTAGTGAAGACAGTTAGATTTGAATTACCACATGGCACTGAATTGCATACACTAGATGAATTATCTAGAGCCAGTACTGTTGCAAACCAAATACAAAGTGCTTTAGTTATTTGGACAGCCACATGGAATTATGTTTACCAGGACTTAATTATAGATACACATGTAGACACAAAAGGTAAATCATTGTTAGTATCTATGCCTGAAGATATGTTTGCACAATTTAGATTTTCCTGGGAACATCCTGATTACAATTACCAAATTGTGCGAAACCCCCACTAATCATAAACTACTGAGTTAATAAGGATAAATAAGAGCGGACGTGAACCATCCTTTCGTCTACAACGATCAGTTTGGAGAGCAGTCGGTTGTCGCGGTGTGTATCCGCTAAATGACCCAATGTGAGGAACAGCAACATTACGATGCTCTAAAAGTTAAGGAACTTTTTACTGACCGAGCAGAGTTCGTGAGAATCTGTGGAACTGGGTGCTAAATTATTTAGGTCTAGGAGAACTAAAATGACAACCGCAACAATGAAGGCGGCTGTTGCCGATATTTTCCAAACACTAAAGCAATTTAAAGAACGAGTATGTCCGTCTGGGCAGGCATGTGAAGACATGGTAACGTTTGGTACACTTGCTTTTATAGTTTGGTTTATGTATGTAGCAATGGAACCGATAATGTAAAAAAATTTTTATATGGTTACGACCATATCAACCGGAAGCCAGGTAGAAATACCTGGCTTTTCCTTAAATAGTAATATGAAAGAACCTGTGTTACATCTAGTAGTTAGTATGCACCCAATGTTTCAAAAACATCTGGACATTGTAATTAAACACTATGTTGCTAAAACAAATGCAAAATATCTTTTTATAGACTTTAGTTCAGAAGCAGGATTTTTTATATTCAAAAATGTTTATGGTATTAGAGTAAGTGTTCTTGATTGGATTTATAATGCTTGTGAACTAGCAGACTTCCCAATAGAAAACGTTACATTTATGCATGGCAATTCTAAGTTAGAAGAAAGTTACGAACAATGGTATGAAAATGTAGGTGCTAAAATAGATGTACCTAAATTAGCACAGGCTAAGTTTTTAAATACATGGGACGATGTTGTTAATTCAGCACATGTAGATTATTATGAGCAAATAGACAGAGAAGGTAAATTTATAAAACCATATGTATATACTTTTTATAATGGTGCTGATAGACAACACAGATTGGATTTACTTAAAAAGTTATCTAAAAACAACTTACTAAAGCATGGTGTTGTTACTTATTTAGAAGATCCTAAAACTAACGATCCTGAATTAGACGGTTTAGAATTTCCTATTATGTTGCCTTCTGGTTCTGATAGCAATCATTATGATGTTAATAGTCATAAAAAAGATGTTAATCCTGAATTTTTATATTCTCATAACTGGGCATATTTAGATGTTGTAACAGAAACAATTATAGGCACACAACCAATTGGGTATAGGTACAGTTTTTCAGAAGCACCTGAATGGTGGCAGACAACTTTTTACACAGAAAAAATCTGGAGGCCCATATATTACGGGAGACCGTTTATATTATTAGGTGCTCCAGGACAGTTAGCAGAACTCAAACAGCACGGTTATGAAACTTTTGATGATTTATGGTCTGAAGAATATGATAATATTGAACATTTAGGCACTCGTATAAATGCTATTACATATGAACTAGAAGTTTTGTCTAAATTAGATAAAACAAAACTTAATAAAAAAATGTCTGAATCTGTAATTATAGATAAATTAGAGCATAACAGACAAGTATTCAATTTACAAAATGACAGATTCCAAGGATTCAGTTGGAATAATAGAAAATATTTTATAGATGAATTAAAAACAAACTTTACAGTTCATTATACAGATCTTAAACAAGTAATAGAAGATGAACTAGAAAAATTTATTAGTCTGTCTGTTGAAGAAAACTATTATAAAGAAACAGAATATTCAAAAAAACTTACTAAACTGTTTCCCAAATATAATAATACTGTAATGTGTATAGACCCTATTGGTTCAGAATGATAAATACATTATATAGTTTTATAGGAGCATAAAATGGCACGAGTTGATTATACAGCAAAAGGTGTATCAGCAGATGAAATTAAAAGAGTTGATGGCTCAGACGGCAGAGATAATGCCAAAGCCTTTGCGGCCAGAAGAGACGGCATAGATGTTTCAGCAGTACAAGAAGGTGTTAATATTGGTTCTTTAGAACCTGCAGGTGTAGATGGTGCAGATAGTTTTGTAGGATATACACCTATACATAAAATAGACAATCCTAGTGATGGTATAAATGACGGAGCAAATTACGTTGTTTACTTCCAGAAAGACGGCACAGACCCAGCAGAGTTTTACAAGGCTGTAAATGCCAATGCAAGTACACTAGCACAATTAACATCTGGTACAGAATACGATTTAGCATACAGCAAAGAACTGTTAGCAAGTAGAGACTAACCAGTACTACAATATTCAAATTATCTGACTTCATAAATAACAGCATGAAGTCAGACTTAACCACTATACTTGAAAGTTTTGTTGATTTAGATCAAGAATATCTTTTTGAGTACCTTTTAGACGAAGGCAAAACGGTAAAAGACTTCCCTATAGAATTAAGAACACCTGATAATGAAATATCAGGTTGCCAAAGCCGTGTATGGGTTTTAGGCGAACAAGTCAACGGTCAGTGGAACTTTGCTATAGATAGTGATGCATATATCGTAAAAGGTATCGGCAAACTACTATGCACCACATTTAATGGTTGTAAAACACAAGATGTCCTCGACATAAAGTTTCACGACTTCAAACCTATTGCAGGTCTGCTGACCACTCAACGACAAAGAGGAATACAATCAGTAATTAATTCAATTCACTATCTTGTAAACACAGATAAATAGTAACATGTCAAAGAAAAATGTTTACTTATTTCAGATAAATTATACAGTTAGAGTTGCAGGTAGGGATAGCCTATGGTTACCTTACAGTATTGCATGTTTAACTGCATACGCAAAAAGTAAAAAAGACATTACAGACTATTTTGAGTTCGGTTCAGAACTATTTTGTGCAAGAGAAAATCCAGAAGAACTAATAGAGCGATTAGACAATCCTGCAGTTTGCGGATTTAGTAACTATGTATGGAACACAGAATGGAACTTAACAATGAGCAAACTTGTAAAGGAAAGATTTCCAGATTGTGTTATAATGTTTGGTGGTCCAAATGTATGGGTAGGTATGGAAAATGAATACGATCACATAGACGTATTTTTAAAACTGGAAGGAGAGTTTGCATTTGTAGACTTATTAAGAAAGGTTAGAGATAAAGAACCATTACCAAGAACATTAAGTGGAGAAAGAATACATGAACTTAATGAACTTGTTGATCCATATCAGTCAGGAGAGTTTGACTGGTTAGTTCAAAATTATCCAGACAAAGTTTGGAATGCAGTTTACGAAACCAATAGAGGTTGTCCGTTCCTTTGTTCATTTTGTGATTGGGGAGGACTTACATACTCTAAAGTCAAAAAGTTCGAAATGGACAGAGTTGAGAACAACTGGAAGTGGATGAGTAAGAACAGAGTATCGTATGTGCTAAGTGCTGATGCTAATGTAGGTATATTTAAAGACAGAGATATAGAGATAGCCAAAATTGCTCGTAAGTATGCAGATGCTCCAGAAAGTATTATAGACGGTATAAATTTTCAATACAACAAAAACAATACAGATGTTTGTTTAGAAATTGCAACTATACTAGGGCCTTATAGTAGAGGAATAACTTTTGCTGTACAAAGTATGTCAGAGAGTGTATTAGAAGCAATTAAAAGAAAAAACTTGCAAATGAATAAGTTAGAGCATTTGCTTAAAGAAGCAAACAAAAGAAACTTATATAGTTATACAGAACTTATTTTACCTATGCCTGAGGAGACCAAAGACAGTTGGAGAGATGGTTTAAGTAAAATATTAGAGATAGGACAACACTATGCTATAAGTGTTTGGAATACACAAATACTTAAAAATAGCGAAATGAATACACCTGCTTACAGGGAAGAGTATGGATTAGATATTATAGAAGCATACGACTACACTAACTATAAAAATCCAAATGACTGGCAAGGTGCACCTGAGAAGATTGGTCTAGTAAGAGCAACCAGAACAATGGATATAAACGATACTGTTGACGGTTGGGTGTATAGTATTTTGTTAAGAGAGTTTCATATAAATGGTGTAACACAAATGCTGTCCAGATATCTATTTGCTAAATTTGGATTAAGATACAGAATATTTTATGATAGATTATTTGAAATATTAAAAGAACATCCTTTAACAAAAGACGCAATCGGTTTTGTAGAACAAGTTGAAACATATTACCTAAGTACAGGTAAAGTTGCTGATGCAAAAAATCTAGAAGTTAATTTTGACTTTCCTAAATTGTTTGGAGTTCCACAAAGTGAATTACCACCAGGACACTTTATGAAAGACTTACTTAATAAGTTTGTATATGAGCATATAAACGAACTAAGAGATATTGCAGTACAAATGGTTAGAGAAGATTTAGGTTATGATGTTCCAGAGGAAGTTGTTACATTTAATAATGCTTATATGTATAATGAACAATACGAGTATCCTTTAAAAGTAACTTTAGATTACAATATACTAGAAGAGTCTGAAGAACAAACTACATATACTCTTATGCCTAAAATATTAGAAATGGATAACAAGTTTAAAAAGAAAGATCCTGTTATGTTCTACAAACAAGGTGCATATAAAAGTAATCTTAAAACAGAAAAAGAAGCACCTGAAAACTCATTTGGTCAAATACAAGGAAAGGCCGCAACACAATTTGCAACTACAACAGTACATGCAAGTTCAACAACAGATCATCCTACAGATGTAGGATATCGATCTCCTGCAGATATTAATATAGAAGATTCTAATGTATTAATTTTTAGAGATCTAGAAGTATATTCAGACTGACCACTATTGACAAATTCTAAAAAGACTATATAATAAGTATTAATATGAATTTTGTACCCTATGTAATAGAAAAGACCTCCAATGGAGAACGCAGTTACGACATCTATAGCAGATTGCTAAAAGAACGAATTGTGTTCCTAAATGGGGAAGTTAATGACGCAGTAAGTAACAGCATTTGTGCTCAGTTACTTTTCCTTGAAGCAGAAGATCCTGACGCAGATATAAACTTTTATATCAACAGTCCTGGCGGAGTAGTAACAAGTGGTATGGCTATGTACGATACAATGCAGTATATTAAGCCAGATGTATCAACTATTGTTATGGGACAGGCGGCTAGTATGGGTAGTTTCCTCGCAAATGCAGGTGCTCCTAATAAACGTTTTATGTTGCCTGGTGCTAGACATATGATACACCAACCTTTAGGCGGTGCAAGTGGACAAGCAAGTGATATACAGATTCGTGCAAATGAAATAATCAGAATTAAAAAAGAACTAACAGATGCTTATGTTAGGCATAATACTAAAGGTAAAACTTATGAGGAGTTTGAGTCTGCAATGGACAGAGATAACTTCATGACAGCACAAGAAGCCTTAGACTTTGGTTTAGTTGACGAAATAATTTCTAATAGAGAGTAATTCTATACTCCTAAAATCCATACTTTTATATGATAAATATAGGTATGGAAATGATAAAAACTTACAATCCAGAATTTATAACAGTTACAGAATCAGCAACTGATCATCTAGTTACACAAATCGAAAACCAAAATGGCGTAGGCGTGTCTTTAGGAGTAAAACCAAGTGGGTGTGCAGGTTTCGAATATGAATGGAAAATTGTACATGAATTTAATGCAGATGAATATGCAATAACTAAATTAGGAAATTATTCAATTATTGTTGAAGATATTTGTAAGCCTTACATATCTGGAAGCATTATTGATTTATTAGATGAAGGCATAAAAGGAAAAACACTAGTGGTACAATCTCCTCAAGCAGTTAGCAGTTGTGGTTGTGGAGAAAGTATTCAGTTTGCAGGCATATGAGTATAGTAAACTTTTTGGTTTATAAAACACAAAACCAAGGACAAACAGAAACAGAACTAGAAAAATTAGGATATGCAAAAGTAACTAAACGTAATGATTACGATTGCCATTTCTGGCATCTTAATGAATGTATTATTTTAGTTAAAGGAGATCCAGCATATACAGGATTTGCAGGTTTAGGTTTAGTATGCCATCAAGAAACTATCGCAGTATCTGGTGCTTACTATGATGACGTATCAACATGGCATATCTGTAATATTAATGGACTTGAATTATATCTTAATACAGAAACTGGTATAGAAAGTTCTATTACAAGTTTTTACACAACAATAAATCAAAAACAAAAAGTTCTATATGGACCTACAAGATTTACAGGCCTAGTAATTAACAATAATGCAGTTCCTAATTTCGAAATATTTGAAACTTTAGGATTTAAAAAAACTTTTGGTGATAACCACAATAAACTTTTAAGTTCTAATAACTTTACTATTATGTTAGATAAAACAAATGCAAGAGAAAAAACTACCGTTTACGCAGATACTCCTGATATATTTGGCAATATTGCTGTATTAACATTAGCAGGTGTAGATATGAAAAATTACGAACAGGAAACGTATCCTACAAACTTAGGTTCCTGGACTCATAAAATAAAAGGTTATAATTGTGCCGCAGATGGTAACCAGGAAAGTTACACAATAGAAAAATTAGTTTTAAATACTCCTAGTTATATGGATATTATTTTAAGACAAAGGAGACGCAAAGTTACAATTAGTGAAACTACACTAGATTATCACTTTGATAGATTAAAATGACAGAACACTTTGACTATTTTGATAAATTACAAGGCTTAAAAGAGCAAGAGTTACGTGATGAGATTACAAAACTTAACACAAAATTTTATGCATTAGTAAAAGATTCAACTATAAGACAGCAAATTGGAAACATGTTAGACATGGCAAAAGATCAATTAACTGTAGTTGTGGCTCAACGTACAATAAAAGAAGAACCAGACGTACTAGAAATAGGCCAAATAGAAGAAAAAATTGAAACTCCTGATTACTCTAAGCAAGAGTTAATTACATATTTTAAAAGATTTTATTCTGGAGATAAACCTTCCAAGAGTGAAGGTATAGATAAACCAGTTACGGGTAGTAGAAAAACTACACCAACATTTATAACACCTGTAGACAGACCAATTAAAAGTTCAGGAGCAAAGCCTGATGTTGGTAATATACCTGTGTTTGGAGCAAAAACATGAACATACTCACAGTAAGCAAAACTATTCCTTTTAAAGGTATTGTTTTAGATGACCACAGTAAAAGTATTAAGGCAGTATTATATGAACTGTCTTTCACATTACGCACAGAACAATCAAGCGATGTAACTTATGACCAAGCATACATATATCAAAATATAAGTTTTAGTACAATTAGCAGTTTTGTATATGAACAATTACATCAAACTGTGATGTATGATTTAGAATCTAAAACTCAGGCAGAAAATATTTTTAGTCCTTATGATAATAATTTTATGATATTGCCAACAATAAATGAAGCATGTTTAATATCTTGTTTACATGCAAAACTTAATACACTATGTCATGATAGTAGTATAGTAGAAATGCTTAAACTTAAAGAGATGGATGAAACATTATCATATGAAATGTTTTCTGATGATTTAAAGTACGACTCACTACCTAATATTAAAACTTGGTTAGGCGAGTTTAGTGTTTGGGAAACTCCTTGGTGGTTTAGAAAGGACTTTAGTACATATGATAACTTTTTACCAAACAAGGAAGAATATGATATGTTTTTTGAGAACACAGACAGAGATAGTGTAAACGATAAAATGTCTGCTCCTATAAGAGAAATAGAAGGACAAATTATAGGAGAGTTAGCAAAAGAACATTTAGACGGAGAAGACCCACAAGTTATAGAAAAAGGTAAACTTATAGAAGTTGACTTTGCTAAAAAGAAATTTAAGCCAAAATTAGTTCCAAAAGATCCAAATTAACTTGACTTTTAGACAACTATGTCATATAATGTTAATATGAAAGATTATCTGGCGACTGAGCAACAAGGTATAGAATTACTATACAGAGATAAAGGCATTTATGATGTTGCATTTGAAAGTGTAGATCAGTTCAATAAACATTGTGTTGAATTAGACTTGTTGCCTATTAATGATGATGTACTTATAAGCAAAGACTTCAATATACCTAAACACTATAAAGAACTTGATATAGAAAAATATGTACATGAAAAACTCGTGCAACGTGATCCCGACGAGATAGGGAGAGTAGAAATGGAGTTAGCCATGTACAAAGAACGTGGTTTATACCCTATATTACAACTTTTAGTTTATATAATAGACACTATGAGACAAAATAATTTGGTGTGGGGTGTAGGCAGAGGAAGTAGTGTCGCCAGTTATTTGCTCTATATTTTGGGTGTACACAAGGTAGATAGCCATAAATATGAATTAGATATCAAGGAATTTTTAAAATAATGGTAAACAGAAGAACTAACAAAGGACAAGTTATAGACTTAGACTCTATAATGGCACAACAAAAAGATATACCTGCAATGGGTAATATGGGTGTTGATGCTGAAGGTAATACTTTAGGTCCTGGTGGAGAAATTGTAGAAGGTAGAGACCAAAGGGTTAGAGCATACTACAAAGATAATCCACAGAGTAGTACAGCACAACAAAGTCTTAAAGGACCAACGCCAACAACATCTGGAAAATTAACACCTGATGGTGCAACACCAGAAGTTAAGACGGCTAAAACGGCTAAAGAAAATGTGCGAACTGAAGCCAAAAAACAACAAAAAGTTAAGCAACCAGAACCAGAGGCACCACAAGGTGAGAGTTTTGATGAGCAAGAGCCACTAGGCTATAAAGAAGTAGAACTCCCAAACGGTGACATCGAAATGGTTCCATATTATACCAAGGAGGATGCACCAGATGCCAAGGGTAAGACCAAGGACTGATAACATATTTTGCATTGAAGGAGACTTCGGTGATAAAACAACTGAATACGGAATCATAGTTAAATCCACAATAGGAAAAGCAGAAGGTGTTACGCCTAGATGGTTTAAAGTATTTGATGTTGGTCCTAATATAGATTATCTAAAACCTGGACAATGGGTATATGTAGAATATGGCCGTTGGACTGAAGGTTTTAAAATACCACAAGACGATAGATTAGATCCAGATCAAAAAATTTGGAAGGTAGAACCATCTGCATGTATGCTAGTAAGTGATACAGATCCATCAGCCTCAACATTAAATATTACAGGTAGTACTATTGGTGCCATTAAAAAGGAAAGAGACTAATGAAACTGCCAGAAGTAAAACATGCAACAGGTGTTACAACAATAGGACTTACGGGTATTACAATACTCGCAGGTGTTATTTTTGCAAACATAAGTCCATGGTGGCTAATATTATCTATATTTTGTATTTTAAGTGCTATTGGATTAGAAGCAGGAACAACAGATGCCATACATAGAAAAAACAGGTAAAGAAAAAATTAAAGAACAACTATGGCAATGGGACGGTGTTATGCACGACCCAAACATAGATGGATTTAATGGTTGGGGGTGTAAGCAAAAAATTTATGAAATTTATTTTTATGCTAAAGAGATGATAGAAAATGCACCTAAATATTCAGGCGAAGACGAATGGTTGGAAGAGAAAAGGTTAGAGCAGGCTGAACGAAAGTTACAAAGATGAAACTAGGAATAATAGGCAAAGGCTTTGTGGGTTCTGCAGTTGCCTATGGTTTTGACAGAGATGTCCAACAGTTTGTGGTGGATCCCCTAATAAACGACAACACAATTATTGACCTTGTCAATTATGATCCGCCACTCCTTTTTATTTGTGTCCCTACTAATAAACTTCCTAGTCATGATGATGTAGATGTAAGTATTGTTAGAGATGTTTTAAAAGATTTATGGGATTTACGTTACAAAGGTATATGTGTAATTAAAAGTACAATTACTCCAGATCATTTAACAAAAATGAAAAAAGACTTTGGTAAAGGATTGAAGATAGTTTACAATCCTGAATTTTTAACTGAGGCGAACAGTTTGCAAGACTTTATAAATCCAAATATGCAAATACTTGGCGGCAAATGGAGAGATTGCGAAACTGTAGAAAAAGCATATATACGCCATAGTAGTGTGAGAACTGTACCTACATTTAAAGTTGATTTAATTACTGCAAGTTTAATTAAATACTCTATAAATAGTTGGTTGGCTACCAAAGTTACATGGTTTAACGAACTTTTTAAACTACATCAAGCAAGTGGCTCTCATAGTACATGGGAACAATTTATTGATATGGTTACCAGAGATACTCGCATAGGTAATAGTCATATGCAAGTACCTGGACCTGACGGACAATTTGGCTTTGGTGGTCATTGTTTTCCAAAAGATACAAAGGCGTTTCTTTATTATAGTAAACTTAAAAAGAACGAACTTAAACTTTTAAAGAAAGCAATAGATTTAAATAAAAGTCAAAGAGATGAGTAATAAAACAATATGTAGTGCCTTTTGGCATCACACAAACATAAGAAGCGATAACAGAGTATTTCCTTGTTGCAGGTTTAAATATCCTGTTGCAAATTTTGATGGCGATATAAACAAAATACTTACACTACCTGTATATGAGGAACTTAGACAAAAAGCAAAAGCAGGAGAGCATATACCTGGTTGCCAAAAATGTTATGACGAAGAAGCAGAAGGCTTTTTAGAAAGAAAAACAGTTTATGCACCTGCAAGAAGAATAGAATTTAATAAGAGATATGATTGTAAATCTGTTAGCCTAGACTTTGTTGAAGTAGGATATGATAACATTTGTAATCTAATGTGTGTAATGTGTTCTCCAGAATGGAGTAATGCTTGGGGCAAAAAACTATATCCTGATTTACCACCCAAACAATTAATTAAAGACACAGATGAATTTAAAAATATTCCTGACACAATTAATACTGTTTTGTTTTTAGGCGGTGAACCTTTAATGACTAACAGGCATATTAGATTTATAGAAAGTTTTAAGTCTGCTAAGGAACTTACAGCGATATATAATACAAATGGTACCCATGGTATAACAGACAGAATGAAAATAGCATGGGACAGATGTAAAAAAGTTATGTTCTACATCAGTATAGATGGCATAGGAGAAACTAATGACAGAGTCAGAGAAGGCAGTAATTGGCAAGACATACTAAACTTTATATCTCAAGTTAAAAAATACGGCTATGACTTTAGTATTACGTCTACAATACACAAAGACAATATAATGGAACTGCCTAAATTACACGATTGGATTAACACAAATGGATATGATTGGGAAATTAATAACGTTACATGGCCAGAACATTTAAATATATCTCTATTATCTAAAGAGGATAAAGATATTGTAACTTTATATATTTTAAATCATAATATTCCTAACAAAGAATCTTTGCTAGAATCACTTGACATATAAAAGTAATATAGTATAATACTACTATGCAGACTCTTCCTTGTAGTACATGTAATAAACAAGTTAATTTAAGTAATGTAAAATATTTTACAGCAGATAAAAAACATGTATTTTGTGATGCGTATTGCAGTTTTGAATGGTATAATAGTAAGAGAAATCAACCAAAAGCAGGAGATGTGATAGAGATATGAGCCAACCACAACAACAACAAAGACCTCAATATACAGAGGAACAATTAAAAGAACTTATTAAGCAACAACAAGACCCGAGGCATAATCAAGAATGACAGATACAGAAATGGAAGTTATTCTAGATATGATTGATGATATCTTTCAAGATCAAATTAAAGAAGGCCATCATCCTATTACTATTGCAAGTGTAGTATTTGCAGTAGCAATAAAACATTTAAAATTAAATCTTGACAAAGAAGATTTTATTGCTATAATAGATGAAATTAGAAATACTGATGTTGATGAATTGATCGAAATTAGATATGTTGATAGCAACGAAACTAAAAAGAGGACAATACATTGAAAAATTTATGGACAATCTGGAAACATGCATTAGGTTCGTATAGTGAACAAGATGGATATGATCCTACTAATGATGATGTTGTTGGAGTAATTAGAACAACAATACTTTTAGTAAATGTTTTGTGTGCAATATTAATTATGGCAAATATTATACACAACTGGTAAACTTATGAAAGAATATACTAAAATAAAAAACACACAGGCTGAACAATTAGGTTCTATAGATAAATTACATCCTATGAAACAGATAACTGTTATGGCTGTTATACAATTTCTTATGTTAGCAGTAATGGGTGGAGTTATGCTTTTTATAGGACTTAATGTATGAAAGAACTTTGGACAGAAAAATATCGGCCCTCAAGCATAGGTACCTATGTGTTTCGAGATGAGGGCCAACGCCAACAGGTAAGTGGTTGGGTTAAAGAAGGGGCACTACCACACTTGCTATTCAGTGGTGCCCCTGGTGTAGGAAAGACTACACTAGCGAAAGTTTTGTTACTGGAACTTGAAGTAGATGACATGGACATACTAGAAATAAATGCTAGTAATGAAAACAATGTTGATACTATCAGAAACAAGATAACAAACTTTTCGTCCACAATGCCGTTTGGCGATATTAAGTATGTATTACTTGACGAAGCAGACTATATTACACCTAACGGTCAGGCGGCATTACGTGGTGTTATGGAGATGTATCACACTAGTTGTAGATTTATTTTAACTTGTAATTATCCACAAAGAATTATTCCTGCATTACATAGTAGATGTCAAGGCTTCCATATTGAGAAACTAGACATTAATGAGTTTACTGCCAGGATAGCACAAATTGGTTTAGATGAGGGTGTGCAACTAGATTTAGAAACACTAGACACTTATGTACAAGCAAGTTATCCTGATTTGCGTAAATGTATTAACCTGGTGCAACAAAACGTGGTAGAGAACATTCTACAACGTCCACAAGATGGCGATCAAGCACAAAGCGACTGGATGTTAAATGCTATAGAAATGTTTAAAGGCGGAGACTACAAAGGTGCAAGGACACTTATTTGTAGCCAAGCAAGGCCTGAAGAATATGATGACATTTACAAGTTTATGTATAGGAACTTAGACTTATGGGGTACAACAGAGCAACAACAAGACCAAGCAATAGTGTTAATAAGGAACGGTATGGCTAAAAGCAGTTTGTGTGCAGATCCTGAAATTAATTTGGCCGCAACACTAATAGAACTTCAATTAAACGCAACTTAGTAAATTCTACACGATAAATACGTTTGTTATGTGGACAAATATATCCAATTGGTTTAAAAAAATAGCATATGAAGAATATGAACTAACTGTTTGGTTTAAAGACAAAGAAGAAATTATAGACGGCAGAAAAATACATCCTAGGTCTAAAAAAGTTTTTAAACTTAAAAGTGTTAGTAAAAAGACTCCCACTCATATTAAGGGACAAGAATTAGATGGCAAAAACTTTGAAATAAGAACAGTTGAGCCGTTTGATTATATGCTACGCAAAATTTACTAAAATGAGTGCCTCATTCGACGGTGCAATCATTTTTGAACTCACCAATCAAAAAAATAATAACGGCCCTTTTGCAATTAGACCTTTAGGTCCTTTTGCCCTACATGAAGTATTTGTTGAAAGAGACATTCCTAGTACAGTAATTAATTACGTGGATTTTTGGAATCCAGAAGTTTTAGCAATGGATATTTTAAACTGGTGTAAAAACAATAATATTAAAAAACCTTTATTATTAGGTAGTGCATTATTTAACAATAGAACTTTAGATCCTCGAATGACTTTCGGTATGGCAGTTAATATTTTAAAAGAACATTTGGATTGTACTGTTATATTAGGCGGTCCTAATCATGGTTATGCATACGATTCCAGGAACGGTAAAACAGATTGTGGTAAGCCTTTGCTTAAACCTGATTATATTTTTATTGGTAGAGCATTACATTTATTTGAAAATTGGATAGATGGAGATGTTGCTATTAACTTTGAAGATTATGATGGCCTTAAAGCAATTAAACCTTTAACGTCATCTGTTCTAGAAAAACCAATTATATCTGATTTGTATGACGACTATTGCTTACAATCTACAGACGTTTTAAATTTTGAAACAAGATTAGGCTGTAAGTTTAATTGTACATTTTGTAATTTTGAATTTAGAAATGCAAAAAATATTGAGGACTCTTCTTGCGAAGCACTAGCAAGTTTTTTCCAAAAAGCAAAAACAGAATATGGAATAACAAACTTTAGTTGTGTAGATGACACCTTTAATGAGGACGAAGTTAAATTAGATAACTTACTTAATGCAATTAGATACTTAGACTACCAACCTAAAATATGTGGCTTTACTAGATTTGATTTACTAATGGCAAAGCAACATCAGTTAGAAAAGTTTGATGAGATAGGATTTCATGGACACTTTTTTGGTATTGAAACTTTGCACCCTGTTGCTAGTAAAAACATTAGAAAAAATACTAGGAAAGAACAGGCGTATGAATTTTTAAAATATATTAAGGAACATTATCCTAATTGGTATATTATATCCACATACATTATAGGACTACCTGGAGAGCCATTAGAACATGCTATGGAAGTTATGAAACATATTTGTGAACATAAATTAGTAGACGCAATAAGTATTAACAGTTTACATTTGGAAGAACAAACTCATGGTTCTGAACATGCTAGTATGATGGTAAAAGATCCTGGAAAGTTTGGACTTGAAGTAACACATAAATCAGATTATAGTGGAGGCACAGAAATATTTTGGAAACATGAATTTGCAGACAATAAGTCAGCAGATGCCTTTAAACTTCGTGCTAGAAGTTATTGCAGAAAAAATGGACTTATAGATGAGTCTTGTTGGGACTGGTTAATTTCCGAGGCTGTTAATGGCCCCGGAATAGAGCCACAGATATCTCATATAAGTAACTATATTAATGAAAAAAGTAGTTATTTAAATAATTAAGTTTCGTATAAACGTAACACTTCCGTCACTACCTCATGCCTTTCTATGTCTTTATTTGTAAAATTAACTGCTTTAATTAATTTAGATTGTGTCTTCATAAGTCTCTCCATAAAACATTTTAAGCCATTGGTTTCGTAACCTCGGTCGTGTTGATCTAAATCGCCCGTTACAATCATTTTACTGTTATTACCTAATCTTGTTAATAACATTTTCATTTGATTGTCCGTTGCATTTTGCATTTCATCTGCTATAATGTAAGAGTTTTTGAATGTTCTTCCTCTCATGTATGCCAATGGTGCAATTTCGATCTTGTTGTCGTTTATCATAAATTCTATTTGATCTGGCGTATAATATTCTTCAAACACATCAAATATAGGTCTTGTCCATGGTGCCATTTTCTCCATTAACGTGCCTGGCAAAAAGCCATGTTGCTCGTCAACAGATACTGCTGGTCTCGTTACCACAAACTTGTCTATTTTGTTTTGTTTAATTGCACGAATACCTGCCAATGTTGATATTAGTGTTTTGCCCGTTCCTGCTGGACCTACTGCAAACACAATGTTGATATTTTTGTCTTCTATTAAACCAAGTAAGTCATCTTGATGAAAATTACGTGGTACAATATTAACATCTTTTTGTCTTTTGCGTAATAAGGCGCCCCCTTCTATTACTCTCAAATAATTATCTCCTTTAAATTTTTGTTTTCTATAATTGTTGCATTTTTTCTTTCTAGCCTTTCTGGACATGTTAGCCTCCTTATAGCCATAAAAAAACCGTGCAAGGCACTACTGCCGTCACGGTCATAATTATTGTGTGTTAAATCTGTACTTTTGTTTAATAACTTCATATGTACATATAATATTTAATACTACAGTTCAAACCTAAAACAACTCATTTTATGAATATGATAAATAGATGTATAGGAGACAAGATGACAATTTCAGCAAAAATATTAAATGATAACATAAAAAATATATCTAGTTCTAATACTTTGTTAGATATGCTATTAGAGTTCGAAAAAACTTTAGATGGCCTAGATCTTTATGCATTTAAAAACTGGATGAAAGGTGAAATATTAGAAGGACCCACATTAGGAAGGCATTTTGTAAATGTTAAATTAATGTATCCTTACAATGACATGCCAGATCCAGATGGTGCAAAAAGACTTATTGCTAGAGATTGTTTAGTCAAATTCAATAAAGATACACTTATTAGACCTAAAAAAGTACAGTCTTTTGACGATGTTACTTTAGAAAAAAGAAACGACGGTTCTACAAGATACAAACCAAAAACTATATCAGAACCTATTTGGGTTGTAAGTATTGATATGCCTAGACGTTATGTAGACGAGTTTACACCAGATGTTGTAGAAGTTGATAGTCAGTTTGTAGATATGGAAGATGCAGATTTAAATAGTCAAAATCAAGCATCTAGTATTAACAAAACAGTACCTAATACAGGAATTTTATAATGGCACTAAGACAACAAGATTTAAAAAATACTATGCTTAAAAAAATAAGTGTAGATGAGTTTGAACCTAAAACAGGCGAAACTAAAGATGTTATGGTTGTTGGCTTTCACATACATGAGCAACAAGCAGGAAAGGACTTGTATAGATTTTTAAATCATAGTATTCATGAAATTAGAGATGTTGAAGTGTCGCCTAATCCAAATCCTGAAAATTACTTTATGGTATTTGTAGAAATGGACAGAAACGAAAATTCATTAGATAACATAAAAAGTTTAGTAAAAGAAATAGAAAATATAAGTGGTGATTTAGATTGGAATATTAGTACACTATTAAGTGAAAAATTAATTGATTTACAATCAGAAGAATTAAATAAATTTGTGCAATTAGACCCTGAATCGTATCTTAGTCCAGATGATTGGAAGGCTCAAAAGGCAGAAGAAGCCAAACAGCAAGAAACAGAAAGACTAGAAGCAGAAGCACAAGATAACTCAAATAAAATATTAGAGTTTTTAAAAGGGTCAAGTTTACTAGAGGCAGGCATAAATGATAATAAACTACACATGAGAGGTAGTAAGGACATAGCAACATTAGAAATAGTTGATTTTGGTCCTGCAAAAGATATTATGTCTGATTTAGGTATTTCAGAAAGTGCTGTTAAAGAAATGAATTACAGTTTAAGAAAGTTTAACTCTATGTTAGGCGAAATGAAAGCAATACCTATAGCAGAATATATTGTCGTATTTGGAAACAACGATGACATTCTTGTAACAAAAATGGTTTAGACACATGAGAGAGCAGGTAATAGAAATATTAAAAAGCCATTTCGGAGATAAGCCTATTGAGGATAATACACACTTAATGGACGATCTCGGAGGTGACGAATTTGATATAGTAGATGTTATACTTCAAGTAGAAGAAAAACTTAACATCACTATCCCAGAAGAGGAAACATTTGAAGTAATGACTGTGTCGCAACTACTGGAGGTTGTAGGCAATAATGTTCAGCCAGATTAAAATAGCACTCTTTTTTATCATGCTAATGGGCGCCGGAGGCGGCATTTGGTATGTTCAACATCTGAAATCAGAAAACGAAATCCTTACATTAAACAATGCAAAATTAAATGATGCTGTTGATCAGCAACAGGCTGTTATTGAACAACAATTAAAAGATATAGAACAAATACAAACTATTAATTTACAATTGACAGAAACAAATACAAAACTTACAGCAGATTTACAACTTGCAGAAGAAAAATTTAATAAGGTAAATGCTTCAGGGGAAAGAAGAGATATAGGTAACCTAGCATTAAATAAACCTAAAAGTATAGAAAGAATAGAACGTAAAAGAGAACAACAAAGAGCAAGGTGCTTTGAGATAGCACAAGGCTCACCACTTACAGAGGAGGAGTTAAATGCAACTAAGAAATCGCAAATTAATGCAGAATGTACTAATATTGCCAATCCTAACTATATTCCTTATTAGTGGTTGTGCAAGTACAAAGCAATTAGAAATCTTTACTAAAGAGATAGAACGTACACCTCTTAACTTACAATTACCTCCTGTTGAGACACTAGAGCAAGTAAACTTAATTGTTATAACAAGCGACAATCAGGAAGAAGTATTTGCTAAAATGAAAGAAGCAAACATTGATCCTGTAGTATTTGGTTATAGTGATGAGGATTGGGAACTTGTTGCAAAAAATAATGTTAGAATGAGAAATCATATTGTAAAACTTAGATCAATAATAGAAGCATATCAACAATATTACGAGCCTAAAAAAGAAGACTCAGCAGAAAGCAAAAATAATTTCGAACCAAAAAAGTTCAATAAAGACAAAGATTAATTGACATCCTGTCAATTATGTGTATAATAACTGTATGGATCACTACCAAATGCTGGGCGTCAGTAAGGATGCCTCTCAACAGGATATTAAAAAAGCCTATCGTAAACTTGCGATGAAACACCACCCTGATAAGGGAGGAGACGAACAACAGTTTAAACAGATACAGGCGGCTTATAGTGTGCTAAGTGATCCAGACAAAAGAGCACAATATGACAATCCCAATCCTTTCGAACAATTTGGTAGTGATCCTTTTGGACAAGGTAGTCCTTTTGGAGATATTTTTAGTGAAATATTTGGTGGCGGTATTAGGAGACAACAACCACAAAGGAATCCAGATGGCAGAATGGACTTAAATATTAGTCTGTTACAAGCATATAAAGGCACAAATGTTGTTGTTAATACAGGATATGCTACTTTAGATGTAACTATACCACAAGGTGTAAAGGACGGAAGTAATTTAAGATTATCTGGTAAAGGTCCGTTACGTTATACAGAATTACCTCCTGGAGATTTAATAATAAAAGTTTTTATTGAGTATCCTGAAAATTGGGGCAGAGATGGTAATAATTTATTTTGCAGAATAGGTGTTAATACAATAGATGCAATTACAGGTACTAAATTGCCTTTTGAGCATGTAGATGGCAAAAAAATAGAAGTAATGATACCACATGGATCACAAAATGGAACTAGGCTAAGAATAAAAGATTATGGCATGGTAGATCCTAATAATGGATTAGTTGGAAGTTTATATTTAATAGTAGACTTACAAACGCCAATAATCACGGATGAAGAGCAGTTAGAAGTATTAAATAAAATTAGAAACAAGGACTGGAATGGATCATAAATCAATAGAAACAATTTTAACTAAAGCATTAGATAATGCTACTAATCAGAGTCATGAATACATGACTATAGAGCATATTACTATAGAGTTGTTAAAAAGTAAAACTATTGCAAAGTTAATGAAAGAAATGGGTGTAGACACTGGTCCTGTAATTGATTCATTAGATGCTTATATAGAATCTGAATGGAGCAAGTTAAAAGGACAAAACGGACCTAAAGGTATGCCTAAAAGAACTGTAAGTGTTGAAAGAGTTATTCAACGTGGTCTTGCAAACGCAGTTTTTACAGGAAGAGATACTATATTGCCTATAGACTTATTAATTTCTATTCTTAAAGAAAAAGAAAGTCAAGCAAAGTACTATTTAAATATTCATGGAATAGATGAAGATCTAATTATTAGTAATTTAGAGGCAAGAGACTACAGTAAAAAGTCTGCAGAACTTCTTAAAGAGTTTACTAAAAACTTAAATGAAGAAGCAACTGCTAAAAATATAGATCCTCTAATTGGTAGGCATACCGAGGTAAGTGATTTAGTTCACGTTTTAGCAAGACGTAAGAAAAATAATTGTGTTATTGTTGGAGAACCTGGAACAGGTAAAACAGCAATAGCAGAAGGATTAGCAAAAAGAATTGTTGAGGGAGATGTTCCTAAGCCATTACTTAACAAAGTTATTTACAGTCTTAATGTATCTGATCTACTCGCAGGAACTAGGTACAGAGGAGACTTTGAGGAACGTGTTAAGCAATTACTAAGAGGTTTGGAAAAATCTCCTGAAGCAATTTTGTTTATAGATGAAATACATATGATTATGGGTGCCGGTAGCACAGGGCAAGGTAGTGTAGACGTGGCAAACATTTTAAAACCTGTACTAGGTGCAGGTAAACTTTTAACTATAGGTGCCACAACTCCAGACGAATTTGCAAACAGTTTTGAAAAAGATAAGGCACTTATGCGTAGGTTCGCTAGACTAGACATTGAGCCTACAAGTGTTGAAGACACAAAAGAAATTGTAAAAGGCCTTCAAACATATTATTCAGACTTTCATAAAGTTGCATATTCAGATGAAGTTTTAGACAAAGTTGTGGACTTATCAGAACGTTATATTAAAAACAAATACTTTCCAGACAAAGCAATAGATGTTATGGATGCCAGTGGTGCCGCAGTTAAATTAAGGGAAGATAAAATTGTAGAATTAAAAGACATAATTCAAACTGTAAGTAAAATATCCAAAGTAGGTGTAGATGTAATAGATATAGAAAAAACTGATAGTTATAAAAGTCTGGATTACAGAATTAAACAAACTGTATTTGGGCAGGATAATGCTATAGATAAAATTGTAGAAGCAATACTTGTTAGTAAAGCAGGACTAAGAGAGGGCAATAAGCCAATAGGTAGTTTTCTATTTGTAGGACCTACAGGAACAGGTAAAACTGAAACTGCTAGGGCATTATCAAAAGAACTAGAAGCAAAACTAATTAAATTTGATATGTCAGAGTATCAGGAGAGACATAGTGTAAGTAAACTTATAGGTGCTCCTCCAGGATACGTAGGACATGCTGAAGGCAAAATGGGTCAAGGTCAACTATTATCTGAAGTAGAGGAAAATCCTAATTGTGTATTACTACTTGATGAAGTTGAAAAGGCCGCACCAGAAGTATTACAAGTATTACTACAAGTTATGGACGACGGTAACCTTACAGGTAGCACAGGTAAAAAAGTGGACTTTACTAATGTTGTATTACTAATGACTAGTAATCTTGGAGCCGCAAGTTCTGAAACACTAAAAATAGGATTTGGAGATCAAGCAAAAACCAAAGAGATAGAAAAAGCGGTTGAGAAGTTCTTTACACCTGAATTTAGGAATAGGCTTGATGGTGTTGTTAAATTTAATAAATTAGATCCTGAACTTATGTTAAAGATTGTAGACAGACTAGTTAAAGAAACAAATGAGTTACTAAATGAAAATGAAACAGGTATTAAGTTGCTTGTAACAGACGTTGCTAAAAACCAACTTTCTGAAAAAGGATATCAGCCTAGTATGGGTGCAAGACCTTTAAAAAGAGTTTTTGAGGAAAAAATTAAAAAGCCACTAAGTAAAAAAATATTATTTGAGGATTTAAAAAATATTACTATTACTATTGACTTTAATGAGGATAAAGATGAGTTCATATTGGGTTAGAAGAGCAAAAGAACAAGTAGAAAAAACTACAGTACTAGGATCAAACTATAAAGGTTTTGATGTAACTCCTTCTGCAAAAGAGTATTATAATGAATATATGTATAAAACAGAACTGCAAGGCAACAGTATAAAGTATGATATCGAATTACATAATGATATAGACAGATGGTGTATGGATTCTTTTTACTTTGGTGTTAGAAGTCAATGGACAACTAAAAACAGATTATTATTTTTTAAAAGTATAGATCAATTAGACAATTTTTTACAAAATTTCCCACAAGCAGTTGAAAATTTACATGGTCCTATTAATAGGGAACATGTAGAAAATTTGCTACTTCCAGATATAAAAATTAAAAAAGTTTATCAAGGTAAGTTTTGGTATAACAAATATGACATAAAATTAGAAACTAATGTTGGATTTTATGATAGCGAATCTGCATCTGATGTTAAAAAACGTTCTAGAGATTTTTATGACTTTGTGAACGATACAGTAACTGATTGCAAATGGTATTCTAATCATACAGCAGGTTGGAGAAACAACTACGTCTATATGACAGAAAAAGAATACAAAGATTTACAGCCTTGGATTAAACTAGCATATGATGACATTGTATCTAATGTATTTCAAATAGTTAGACCTTAATGTTTAAAAACATAGACATAGAATGGTCGCAAAAACGTCTGTGTAAAATATTAAAAGAAGAAAAAACTCCGTGGATAGCCGAACCCGGCATCAACAACAAATATTGTAGAACAACAAACAAATATATTCTTGAATATCTTTATGATCAAATTATAAAGATAGGTTATACCCCTAAAGGTTGTTATTTTGCTGAAATGTTGCCTTTTACTAAATTAGATATACATAAAGACTACGGAAGACATTCTGCTATTAACTTTCCTTTAATAGGAGATTGGGGAAATAGTCCATTAATAATATACAATAGAGACAAAAGCAAACCTAGTTTACAACATATTTACGAAAACAACCAGGCTGTGTTATTTAATACACAAAATTTTCATACAGTAGAAAACAATTCTGAAGTAACAAGATATATTTTAAGTATTTCTGTTATTAAAGAAGGAGATATTTATTACGATAATAGTGGACAAATAGTTGAAGTAAGTGATAAATACATAAGTAATATACAAAATTACTTAAAAAACAACAAGGATAACTAGATGCCAATTAACAGAAGAAGTATTAACATGATGGAGTCAACAGGCACCACTATGAACAAATACAGTACAGAAGTAAAAGGCGACGCATATTATGGATATAGCGACGGTTATCATACAGTTCAGGTAATTTACAACCAATTTGTAGGCAGACTTAGAATACAAGCATCGTTATCATTAACACCTACAGATTCAGATTGGTTCGATCTTGTGCCTACATCTTCAACAGGCACAGAGTTTAATGCTTCAGGATATGTACAATTTAACAGCAATGACCCTGCAAACAGATCAGAAGCATATACATTTCAAGGAAACTTTACATTCGTAAGAGTCTATATGGACAGAGAGCATGTTGGTGACGGCTCTACTTACGATGCATCATACGGCCAAATATCCAAGGTAGTTTTATCCGCATAAAGTGATAAATAGTGTTATAACTATTACACTTTAGGATAAGTATGGCAAACACCTTTATTACATTAACGGATACACCTTCAAATTTTACCGGTTCAGCAGGAAAATACTTACAAGTTGACGGTTCTGAAGGCAACGTTATATTCAATAACATTGATTTAAATGATATTAATAATGTTAATGCATCTGCTCCAGGCGGAGGCCAGGTACTGCAATATAATTCAGCCGCAAGTGAATGGAGAGCAGAAACTTATGCACCTTATAGTGCAGGTAATGGTGTAAATTTTGGCGGTACTGGTTATGTAGTAAATGTTGTTGCAGGCTCAGATGGGGGATTAACATCTAATGCAAATGGTGTTTACATAACACCTATAGCAAACATCTCAGGCAGTTATGGCAACGCAACACATATTCCAGCAATTACAGTAAACGATAAAGGACAAGTTACAGCAGTAACACCTACAGAAATCACTTTAGCACAGGCAAGTAGTTTAACAGCAGACTATGTTGGTAATGTAATTGGTACAGCAGGACAAATTACAGTAACAGGCGGCACAGGAAACAATTCAAATGCTACATTAAATTTAGTAGCAACAGGTGTTACAGCAGGTGTATATGGTAATACAACACATGCTCCACGTATAACAGTTGATACTTATGGAAGAATAAGTTCAGTAGATAGTGTAGCAGTAAGTGGTGGTAGTGGTTCAGGTAATGCAAGTTTAGGTTTTGCAAATATACATGTTACTGGTCAAACTTCAGTTAGTGCAGAAAAACTAGAAGATGATTTAACAATTACAGGCGGTACAGGAATATCATTAACAACAGATGCTAATGCAGATACAATTACATTTGCAGTAAATCCAACCACAGCCGCACAGGCAATGAGCATAGCAGACCTTAGTGATGTAGATGCAAGTGGTGTAACAAACGGACAAGTTTTAGTTTATAATAGTAGCAGTGGTAAATTTGTAGCAGGAGATCAGACAGGTTCAGGTGGCGGTAATGTTACTTTAACATCATTTAGTGTTACTACAGCAACACCTAGTGGTAATGGTAGTTTATCATATGATAATGCAGGTGTGTTTACATTTACACCAGCAAACGTAAGCAGTGGCGGTAGTTATAGCGATGCCTCAGTAGACTCACATCTTAATCAAAGTAACCCAACAGCAGGATATGTATTAAGTTGGAACGGTTCAGATTATGCCTGGATTGCTCAAACAACAGATACTGATGCACAAGACTTAACCTTAGCAGGTAATGTAATTAGTTTAACAGGACAATCAGGTAATGTAGATTTAACATCGTTACTAGGTAGTGTTGCAGGTAATTATGCAGACGCAAATGTTGATGCACACTTAAATACAAGTAGTGCAACATCTAATCAGGTATTAAGTTGGAATGGAAGTGATTATGCCTGGGTTGCTGACGGAGATGCACAAAATTTAACATGGAATGCCGCAAATACAACATTACAAATTACTAATGGTACATCTGCAAACTTATCTGCTTTACAGCAAACATTATCTTTAAGTGCAAATATAATTACAATAAGTGGAAGTAACAGCACAGTAGATGTAGGAAAAACTAGATTTTATTATGCAAATCAATCAGATTTTCCTAATGCTACAACATACCATGGTGCTATTGCTCATTCACATGCTGACGCGGCCATGTACTTTGCACATGGTGGTGCTTGGGTTAAAATACCAATAACAAGTGACATAACAACAGCAAATACAAATATGAAAGCCTATGTTGATGCAGAAGTCAACACATTAATAGGCGGTGCTAATGTAAATTTAGACAGTTTGGCGGAAGTTGCCAATGCATTAGCAAATAGTAATACAGAATTAAGCACAGTTGCATTTACTGGTAATTTCAGTGATGTAGCAAGTAGACCAACTTTAACACTAGCAAATAGTGATTTAACATATGACGGAACAACAGTAGATTTATCAGGAGTAGGCGCAACAGGACCACAAGGTCCACAAGGAAACGTAGGTAACACCGGTGCCACAGGTAATGGAGTAACAGCCGCTACTATTAGTGGTGGTAATTTAATACTAACATACAGTAACACATCAACACAAGATGTTGGTAGTGTACAAGGACCACAAGGTAATGTAGGTGCCACTGGTGCCGCAGGTAATGATGGAATAAGCACATCAACTGCTACTGTAAATGGTTCAGGTAATCTAATACTTACATTAAGTAATGCAAGTACAATAGACGCAGGTAATGTTAGAGGTGCCGACGGTGCTGTTGACCAAACAATAAGCATTAATAATACAAGTAACGTTATTACGATATCAGGCTCTGGTAGTACAGTAGATTTAACAACTGTATTACAAAAAATGAGAGATACTGATACAGATGCACAAGATTTAACCTTAGCAGGTAATGTAATTAGTTTATCAGGACAATCAGGTAATGTAGATCTAACAACAGTATTACAAACTGCTTCTAATACAAGTTTTGGAATTGCAGGTAATACAGGTACACATACATTTGATGGGCCAACTGAAACATTAACATTCCTTGGCACTTCAGGTGAAATGAATGTAGAAGTTGCAACTAATGTTATATCATATAAATTTGCAAACACGTCTGTTACACCAGGAACATATGGTAATGCTACAACAACTCCACAGTTTACTGTAGATGCAGTTGGAAGAATTACTAATGTTACAAACGTTGCCATAAGTGGTGGCGGTGGTAGTGGAGATATCACTAGTGTTGTGGCAGGAACAGGACTTAGTGGAGGCGCAACTTCAGGAGATGCTACACTAGACTTGGCAAACACAGCCGTAACACCAGGTGTATATGGTAGTGCATCAAAAAGTGCTCAAATAACAGTTGACCAACAAGGTAGAATTACAGGTGTTTCAAATGTAAACATTAGTGGCGGTGGCGGAGGTTCAGGTGCCACAATACAAAGATTTAAATTAAATTATAACTCTAGTGGACAATTAGACACAACATCTGACAAAACAAGTTTAATAGATAGTATCAGTATAGATAGTGCAAGTGGTGGAGATGTAACAGTAACATTTGATAGTTCAATAACTTATCCTCCAGCAAGTATTATGATGTATGGATACGATTACGCAAATAACAAATATCTGGTTGTACCATTAGAAACAACAATGGGACTTAGAGAATTAGCAGGAGGAGGCTCCAGTGGTTCACCTACATTGTTTAATGGCTCGTCAACTATAGCACTTAAACTGAGATTGAGAGAGGCAGAAACAGGTGCAAGTAGAAGTTTTGGAACAACCACTCACGCATGGATTGAGTTTGTGGTTTACGATTAAGGAGTATAGTTAATGGCTTTAACTAACTTCAAATCCTCGCAAATAGTACTTAACGTACCAAATAAAGTTTTAGGTACAAGTATATCAGCAGTATCAGGTAACGCATATTGGCCACACCAGAATGGCACAGGCGATCAGTGGTATGAGGGTGCAGGTGCAACTAAAAAATATTACAGATGGGAAATTACATTTAGTGTTACAGCACAATCACATGGTTCCCACTTAACAAGAGACGACTTTTCTTTTAATGGATTAGATATTGTAGTAGGCGATTGGATAGCAATGGCAAACTCAGGATTATGTTGGAAAATACATTCCATATCAGCCAAAACAGCAAATAGTGTTACATGTATTGTAGAGGACTGGCTACGTTATAATACATTTAGAGCAAGTACAGGTAATGGTGCTCCTACTTCAGGATCAGCAGTTGTATTTTCCCTAAACGAGAAAGGCGTACCAATGTTAGATCCTCTGCCTACAACGGCGGCGGCACAATTTTATCCTACTGTAGCAAGTAGATTTGAATATTTAAATCCACAACAAAATTATGTATTAGAGCAAACATCTCATGGTTTATCTAAAGGAGATATTGTTGCTGTTAGTAGTGCAGGATTTACTAAAGCAAATACAGCCACAATGGCAAAAATGATAGGTGTTGTAACTGAAGCAGGACCTGGTCCTAATCAGTTTATGGTAATGCCTAACAATCAGATTATAGATTTTGAGCCTAGTATTCCAGGCTCACAGGGCGATTATATTTACGTGAGCAATACAGGAGAATTTACAACAAGCGATACAGGTAAAATTGCTTTTTTAAAAATACAAGATGCTATACCCACAGTATTAACAGGAAATGTTGATGGTCCAGAGATTCCAGACTCTCATACCATATCTTTAAATGGCCAAAGTATTGCCTTTGATGGCAGTGGCAGTAATTTAAATGTATCGCTAGTTGCTACACAGATTAACAGTCATACTAGTAATACTAGTGTTGTTGCAAATACAACGCCAACACCAACAATTATTACATCTGACGGACCTAACACAATTTACGGACTTGTAGGTGGTTATACACCATTTAGTGCATACATAGATAGTGGTAGTGGTAACACTCTTGTAAACTTTACAACTAACGGTTCACAGTATGCAGGTGTATCTACGCCAGAAGATATGAAAACAGATATAGATGCCGCAGGTATAGGTAACCTTACTGTAACTGCAACAGCAACAGTACTGACACTTACAGAAAGCAACGGTAACGCAATAAACCTATACAATGGGAACGCAGACACAGGTGGCTACGGTTATGTAGGCGGTAGTAACACTTCTGGACTTCCTGCAACTACTAGTGCAACTGGTACTGAAAGATTAAAACTAACCAGAAGCGATGGTGGACCAATTGATCTTTACGAAGGTACAGAAAACTTTCGTGTAAACACAGGCATAGCAAGTGGACATACTGGAATGTTCCCGTTAGCATTGAATATTGAACAGGGTATTAGAACAGGAGGTACAACACTTGTAGCAGACGTTAGTAGCAGAGATGCCTTAAGTTCACAAGCAGGTGACCAAGCATACGTTACTAATAAAGGTGACGGCGAATGGGGACTTTATCTTTATACAGGTAGTGCCTGGGTCAAAGTTTCAGATCAGGATAGTGCAAACGTTGATGCTAAAACACTTACTACAACATTTACAATGCCGGCAGGTGGATTTGGAACCAGTACAACACAAAACATTGGAAATATATCTCCTGGAAGAAAAATTATATCAGTTTATGTAGACGTTGATACAGCATTTAGCAGTTACACAGGTAATGTATTACCAAATGTTGAAGTTGGAACACTTGGCGATGCAGACATATATTGTGATAGTCCTAGTAATGATTTAACAACATTAGGCTCATATGTATGTACTCCAGATTATGTTTACCCTGCAACTGAAACTCAAGACCAAACTATTAGGGTACGTTGTAATCATTACTCTGCATCGAACGGAAACGTTACAGTCAAACTAACATACGTCTAAACAAATTCCTTAATTTAAGATAAATACTTGTAACGGTTCAGCAAAAAACCGTTTAATTCGAATTAGAACAAATACTAGTATTAGGAGAACATAATGGCTGACATTAAGAACTTTGGAATCAAAGGTATTGCGGCCGACGTGCAAATGGGTAAAAGTGGTGGTAGACTTGTCTACGACTCAAGTAATACCAGATTTGACTTCACGCAATCAAATGGTTCCACTCTGGAAGATGTTCGTTTCGGTACAGTAGGTAGTGGTACTTGGAATGGTACTGCTATAGGTACTCAGTTCGGTGGTACAGGGCAAAACTTTAGTTCATCATCAGGTGTTATTAAGGTTTCATCAGGTACTATGTCTGCAGGTGCAGTTGCATTAGGATCAGATGTAAGTGGTACATTACCAGTTGCAAATGGTGGTACAGGTGCAACAGGTGCCGGAGACGCCAGAACAAATTTAGGCTTAGGCAATATTGCTACACAGGCCAGTAATAACGTCAATATTGATGGCGGTGCAATCGATGGCACAGTCATTGGCGGCGCTTCTGCGGCGGCAGGTAGTTTTACAACTGTCAACGCCTCTGGTGCAATTACTGGTGACTTAACAGGTACGGCCGCAAATGCAACCGTACTTGAAACAGGTAGAACGATAACAATAGCAGGTGATACAACTGCAGGTGCTACAACTTTTGACGGTAGTCAAAACATAACGTTGACAACAACGTTGGCGGCCTCAGGTGTTAGTGCTGGTAGTTATGGTGGCAGTAGTGCTATTCCAGTTATAACAGTAGATGCTAAAGGTAGAATTACAGCAGTAAGTACTGCTTCTACATCTAGCACATTGACAATCGGAGCAGATTCCGGTTCAGATGATACTGTTACAGTTGGTACAGACACCCTAAACTTTGTGGGTACAAGTAACGAAATCGAAACAACAGTTTCAGATAACCAAATCCAAATTGGATTACCAAATAATGTCACAGTAGGGAATAACTTAACCGTAACAGGTAGTTTCCTTTCAGATGACATTACAGCAACAACAGTTAGTCTTACAGGTGATGCGATTATTACAGGTAACCTAACGGTACAAGGTACACAGACAACAGTAAATTCAACAACAGTTGAAACAGCAGACGCAATATTTAGAGTAAACAGTGGCGGTGCAAATACCGATGCTGGTTTCGAAGCAAATGCAAACGGAAGTATCAAACAGATACTTTATAAAGCGGCTACAACTCAATGGGACTTCGGTTCAGAAACAGTTAAAGCAGGTGCATATACAACAACAGGTGCAGTAACAGGTGGTTCACTTACAGACGGAACAGCAACACTAACAAGTGGTGCTTTAAGTGGTGCAACAACAGTTACAGCAAGTGGTAATGTAACAGCAGGTAGATTTAAAGATGGAACAATGGAAATTGCTTCAGGATCTATGACAGGTGCTGTAAACTTAACTGCTTCAGGTGTTATAAGTTTTGGAACTCTAACAGACTCAGGTGAGTCAATTGCAGTCACAAAATTCGTTGATGAAAGTGATGGCATTGGAAGTAATGACAATGACACATCTATACCTACATCAGCGGCAGTTAAAAATTATGTAGATACAAATATTACTGCACAAGACTTAGACCTTGCAGGTGATAGTGGAACAGGTGCTGTCGACTTAGACTCACAGTCACTAACTATTGCAGGTGGTACAGGTCTTACATCCGCGGCAGGTAGCCAAACAGTAACATTAAATCTAGATAATACAGCCGTAAGTGCTGGCTCATATGGTGGCGCAACAGCAGTTCCAGTAATTACTGTTGACGCTCAAGGACGTATAACAGCGGCCTCTAATACCTCAATAACAACAAGTTTCAATATTGATGCTGATAGTGGTACTGAGGATACTGTAAATGGTGGTGAAAAACTAACTATTTCAGGTACAAGTAATGAGATCGAAACAGCAGTTACTAACAACACAATTACAGTAGGACTTGTTAATGCTCCAACAGTAAGTGGCAACATAACAGCAGGTAACCTAGTTACTGCTGGTGCTATTACTGACGGTGCGGCAACTTTATCCGACGGTACACTAACTGGTGGTGTTGCGGCTACATTCAGTGGCTCAGTACAAGGTGGTACACTAACAGATGGTACGTTAAGTGCTTCTAGTGGTGCTATTACAGGTGCAACAAACATCACAGCAAGTGGTACTGTACAATACGGATCATTAAGTGACGGTTCAATCACAATTACAGCATTTGTTGACGAAGACAACATGGCTAGTGATAGTGCTTCACTTGTTCCTACACAGCAATCAGTTAAAGCATACGTTGATACTCAACTTACTGCACAAGACTTGGACTTCCAAGGCGATAGTGGTGGTGCTTTAGCAATTGATCTAGACTCAGAAACACTTGATATTGCTGGTGGTACTAATATCACTACAGTAGGAAGTGGTAATACATTAACTGTAAACCTAGATGCAACTTTGACAGGTTTAACAAGTGTTACATCAACAACATTAACAGACGGAACAGCAACTTTAACAGGTGGTGCTCTTAGTGGAGCAACAACTGGTGCTTTCTCAAGTGATGTTACAGTTGGTGGTAACTTAACAGTTAGTGGTACAACAACAAGTGTAAATTCGACTAACACAACTATTGCAGATACATTAGTTGTTCTACAGTCTGGATTATCAGGTGCTAACCCTAATGACATAGGTCACATTTACGAAAGAGGATCAGATGGTAACAACGGATTCTTAGGATGGGACCAAAGTGTTGATAGGTTTGTGGCGGCAACAACTACTGCAGACGGTAGTGGCAGTGGCGACCTAACATTAGCGGCAACAAATTTTGAAGCGGCTGGATTTATAGGTACAAGTGCTACAATCAGTGGTGCTGTAAGTTTTGGAACATTAACAGACTCAGGTGAGAGTATATCAATTACTAAGTTTGTTGATGAATCAGATGGTATTAGTAACAATGATAATGATACTACAATACCAACTTCAGCGGCTGTTAAAGACTATGTTGACAATAACGGTGGTGATGGACTTATACTTAGAAGTACATTTACTGCAAACAGTTCAGATACAACTTTTAACATTGGTACAGTACCAAATGTTTCAGGTAGAACTTATTACGCAGATAAAATTGTATTAAAAGTAAGTACAGCATTTAGTGGTGGATCATTTAACCACATACTAATTAAAGAAAATGGTGGATCAGGAGACACATTAGTTGCTTCTTCAGATGCCGATGCGGCAACGGCCGGATCTTACATCATTGAATTAGATGGTGATGATACACTTACAAAAAATGCAACTGTTCAAGTACAGTTTATGCAATCTAATGGATCCTCAGCGGCAACAACCACTGCAGGTGCCATGGTGGCAACAGTTCATTACAACTATGTGTAATGTAATCCAATAGTTTAAAGACTATTTAAGGGGCGGTTTTATACCGCCCTTTTTTTATTTTTCACTTACAAATGTGTTCAGTTCTTTTGCAGTTGCAATAATATCTTCTGCAGATATTTCTACTGCAGGAAGTTCTTTCTTATCATTAGGAAAGAGATCATTGTGTGTAAAAACTGATTCTTTCATTCTATCATAGTTATCCATATGGATACTTTGTGCTTGTGAAAGTAACATGGTTCTGATATCGAACCCAGATCTATATTCTGACATTTTTTTCTCCTGTGTGTATGTGTGTTGTACTTTATTGTACAGTGATATTTAGTTACTTAACTAGGAAGTTAAGTGATAAAGTGATATTGTTTATCATGGATTCATTAGATGTAAATCCTGTTATTAAATGACTTGGAAAATATATAACTTTGTTTTTTGCGGGTTTTATATAATGTGACCATTCGTCGAAACCTTTAGGTGTTGCAAAGTGCCTTGGACCCATATCATCAAAATATAAATGACTACCTCTGTTTGTGGTTTGCAAAAATACTATAGCCGTGTACCAACTATATTTTGTTACAAAATGTGGAACTGCTTGGCCAGGTCTTATCATAGACAGTTTTAAATCTGCCATTTCAATTTTTTTGTTTCCTGTATTAAATTGAGGTGTTATTTCACTTGCAAATCTGTTTACAACTAATTTGGTTAATTTACCTGTTTGCTCTCCCATAGATCTACCATTTGGTGTAATCCAGCCAAAATGTGTATCATCTACTTGCTCTCTATCTACAAGATAATCCACTTCGTCTAATATAGAATCATTTTGCTCTTTAGTTAATTGTAGATTTTCTGTAAAGACTCTGTTAGGAAATACGTTAATTGTTTTCATATTACTATTTAACCTTTTATGCTTGACAAATACTTGTTTTCTAGTATAATAAGTTATGGGAGTAAAAATTTATGAAAAAAGATAAAATAATACTTACAGATTGTGATGGTGTAATACTAGATTGGGAAGAAGGTTTCTCAGTTTGGATGGAACATCATGGGCATGAAAAAGTTGAAGGTTATCAGTATTTGTATAATATTGGTCAACGATATGGCATGTCCTCAGAAGCCGGCAACAAATTAGTTAAGCAATTTAATGAAAGTGCCGCAATAGGGTTTTTACCTCCATTACGTGATGCACAATTTTTTGTTAAAAAATTACATGAGCAACATCAGTATAAATTTATTGCTATTACAAGTTTAAGTTTAGATCCATATGCAAAATATTTAAGAGAAAGAAATCTTAAAAAACTATTTGGAGATGCATTTATAGATGTAATATGTTTAGACACAGGCGCAGACAAAGATACTATTTTACAGGAGTATGGAGAAAATTATCCTGGTAATTACTGGATAGAAGACAAGCCTGAAAATGTAAATTGGGGTATAGATGCAGGATTAAATGGCATATTAGTAGAGCATGGACATAACATGGATTACATTGGAGATGCTACAGTTATTAAAAATTGGAAAGAAATATACGACATAATTACCTATAAGGAGACATAATGGATATATTAAAAGCACCGGCACCACTAGCCACATTTTTATTAAGAATTCCATTGAGTGTAATGTTTTTCCAACAGGGTTTTGCAAAGTACAATGGAAATATGGGATTAGAAGCAGAGATGTGGAACCTACCCTATATTGTTTGGTGGTTTGTAACATTTGGTGAAATAGGCGCCGCAATAGGATTATTAGTAGGTGGCTTAATTGGTGTCATGCCATGGCACAGATGGTTTAGTGAATTTATGCAAACTGTTATTTGGAACTTAGGAGATTTATTAACTAGATTTAGTGCAATCACAATGACCTGCGTAGTTACAGGAGTCTTATGGTTAATGAAACCTGCAAGTTTATTAGATGTTATTTTATACGATTACTTACATGTTAGTTTATATGTAGTTGCATTATATTTTGCCTTAAGAGGTAATGTCAAATACGGCGTCTAATTAAAAAATCTTAACCTGTTCAGGACAAGGCTTTATTTTTTTAGCATACAATAAATATCAGTATGCATTTACACAATGATCACAAATTTTTACAAAAAGACGCCTTATGGGTAATTGTTGATCCTTGGTTAAATCAGCCTGAAAAAGACCAATTAGAATTTTTAGATTTAGGTATTGATATTAATCAACATAATCATCTTTTTTTAGATAAACTTTTCCACGATATACAACATGCTAAAAATGTTGTTGTATTTCAGGAGGCAACATCTCCAATACATAGTCTTTATAAAGATTATCCAAGATATTCTACTATACATCAATTAACTATTGACGCAAAAATTTATTCCCATATAGTATTTTGTGGAATGCATTATGGAATGTGTGTTCATAGTGCAGTTACCAGATTACAAAAATCTCTCCCTAATATTAATTATTATGTTAAAAGAGAGTTATGTTGTATTATGCCTTTAACAAATCCTCACCAAGACGATAAAGATTTACTATACCACAATATACAAATAATCTAGTAAAAAGACTTGACAAATAAAAAATTCATGCTACCCTATTAGCACTTGTTCGTTTGACAGGGCAAACGAGGTAGTTGGCTGGGCAACTATCGAATCGTAGACACTCCGTGATCTAGATTCTCCGACGCGGTAAAACGAATAGGCGACAACTCTGATTAGGGTAAAATAAATGAAAAAACTACTTGACATATCTGTGAATTTTGCTATACTATTATACATAGTTAGGAGTAACTTATGACAGATATTTTAGATAAAACACCAAAAGCAAAAGGTAATGCTTCTGATAGATCTAGTAAAACATTAGTAGATATACCAGAAACTAGTCTTTCTGATGAGGAAATACTAGATAAACTTATTAAAGCCAGAATAGAAATGCTGATGTCAGCACCTTTCTTTGGCAACTTAGCAACTAGACTAATCCTTAAAGATGCTACAGAATGGTGTCCTACAGCCGCAACTGACGGCAAATATTTTTATTACAACAAGCATTTTGTAGGTGCTTTAAGCGATGAAGAAACTGTATTCCTTATGGGTCACGAAGTTTTACATTGTGTATATGATCATATGGATGTTACTAGGAGAGGAGACAGACATCCTGTATTATGGAACATAGCAAACGATTATGTTATTAATGCTGATCTTATTGATGCTAGAGTAGGCGAAGAAATAAAAATTGTGCAAATATGTCATGATTGGAAATACAGAGGTAAAATATCTGAAGAAATTTACGATGAACTTTTTGACGAAATGCAGGAAAATGGACAAATTATTGAAGTAAATCAAGATACTTTTGATGTGCATTTAGATAGAGAGGAAGGTGACGATGCAAGTCCTGACTCTGTAAACAAAGGCAATTCAGATGGAGACGAGGAAGGCAAAGACGGTCCTGCACAATATACTGCTGAAGAAAAAGAACAAATAAAACAAGAGTTCCAGAATGCTACTATGCAGGCCGCCAAGGCGGCAGGTGCTGGTAACTTGCCAGGCGGAGTAAAAAGATTGCTAGATAAGTTTTTGAATCCACAACTTGATTGGAGACAATTACTTGCTATGCAAATACAAAGTGTTATGAGAAGTGATTACACTATGCAAACTCCTAGCAGAAAAGGTAGAGAAGAAGGTTACTACTTTCCTGGATTAGATAGGGAAACAACAATAGATATTTTTGTATCCATGGATATGTCAGGTTCTATATTTGACGATATGGCTAGAGACTTTTTAGGAGAAGTTAAAGGTGTTATGGACCAATACACAGACTTTAAAATACATTTAGTTTGTTTTGATACAGATGTTTACAACCCTCAAGTATTTGATCAGGGTAACATGGGCGAGTTTATGGAATACGAACTGCATGGTGGTGGCGGTACTGATTTTGATTGTGTATTTGATTACATGAAAGAAAACGGTATTACTCCTAAGAAGCATGTAATGTTTACTGACGGCTATCCTTATGGAAGTTGGGGAGATGAGCATTACTGTGATACATTGTTTATTGTGCATGGTGGTTATGGAGACAGAAGTCCTGAAGCACCATTTGGAATAACTATTCCTTATACTAGAAAAGACGAAGAATGAACATTTGGTTATTTGGCAAAAGTTCAGACTTTAGTCAGCATATGGTAGACCAATGGCATGAGGACGGTCATAAAGTAACACAATTAGGCAGGGAAAATGTAAATTATACAAACCCTGCCGAATTTATAGAACAAGCAAAAGAAAATTTACCTTTTCCTGACTATGTTGTGTTTAATATTAATGTTGGTGTACCTTTCGAATTAAATCATCCTATACATAATCAAAATGTTGATACGCAAAAAATAATTTTTAATGAATGGTATCAAAACAATTTAGACACTAATTTTTTTAAAGTATTTGTGTTTGATTGGCTTATAGAAAATAATTTTAAAGGAGAAATAGCACATATCACTAGCCAAATTGCAAAAGACACAAATCCTGAATTTAAAAATTTACTAACATATAAAATGCAACGAGCAGTAGATTACCAAATTATACAAAATCAAAGAGCAAATGGTATCGATTCATATGGTATTTGTCCAGCACATATTAAAGATGTGGTAGGCTGGCCTAGATATATTGCTACACTTATAACAGAGGTAACTAAAGACAAAAGTTGGTTATATGGCATAATAAAAGAAGAAAGAGAAATATATTATATTTCTTATCCACCTGAGGGATTGTATGATACATCGAACGACTTGCCTTAGTGATAATGATTGGGAAAATTTACATGGTAATGAATTATATATTACTATGTTAAGGCACAAAGTTCGTGTAGAGAGTTCTAAAGATTCTGTCTTAGATATAGTAGACTATATTAAAGAAGTTCCTGAATTTTTAGTATATTATCAAAGTGATAATGTATATGGCCATGTAACATATTATGTTTATTTTGAAAGTCCCTTAGATATGCAAAATTTTATACACTTTTACAATACAGATAAAGGTATAAAAGAAATAGGAAAAGAAAACTAACCATTTTTCCTACAACCTTAATTACCATTAAGTTAAATATAAATATTAATAAGGAGTTATAATGGCTGAAGAACAAATTTCAAATGAAGCGGAAGTAGAGGAGCAAATTGCTCCAGAAGTTTCTGCTGAAGAAGGACAACAAGTACCAGAGAGTATTGGTTTAAATGATTTGCAACTGTTAGCACAGATTGTAGATTTAGCAACACAAAGAGGTGCCTTTAGAGGCAACGAACTATCACAAGTTGGTGGTGTGTACGATAAACTAAGTAATTTTTTAGGGTACGTTGCAGAGCAACAGACTCAGGCTCAAGAAGCAGATGGTGAAGCACCAGCAGAAGCACCTGTAGAGTCAAACGACGGAGAATAATATGGCAGAATTAATGAAACATGTCGGTTCTTATGGAGAAAAACCTTGCGTAGTTGTATTCAGGGAAGTTCCTAATGAACCAGATAACTGCTTAATTGTTGAATCAGCATCACTTGAAGATTCTAAACACGACGATTTAATGAATATTGTTGCTAGTTTAGAAGCACAAGAATCTAATAATGTATCTGAAGTTTTATCAAGACGTCAGTTTAGTGACGGTACTAATATACTTAATGATTTACATTTTAGTAAAAAGTTAATTAAAGTTCCAGTTGATATGGTATTTTTGACTCCTACACCTAGCCAAAAAATATCATTACAGGAAGTTAATGCTGAAATTAACAAATTAGAAACAGGATCTAATCCACCATTAAATGTTGATGTTGATCCTGACACTTTGCAAACTCCAAACCCAGTAGAGGTTACAGGAGATGCCAGTGCGGCAGAAGGACTATTAGTACAAGCAGAAATGATTGAACAAGATGCTAAACAACTAATGGAAGACGCAGAGAGTAAAAAAGCAGAAGCATATAAACTAGATCCTAGTTTAAAGCCTAAAAAATCTAAAGCCAAATAATGACTAGAAAGAGCACCAAAATAGTGCTCATGGGCAAAAGGACAGACGAAGGAGAGAATCTTCAAAGTTTAATTAAAGATCTCTTTCCTAAGTCTTTGCCTTGTGATTTTATTTACAGTATTTCTTTTTGTTACGATGACAATTTTGTATTTGAAATACCTAAGTCAGATATTCCAAAAACTATATCATTAAATGATCCTTTAGATATTATTAAAGATGTTGACTACAGTTACGATGGTCATCTTGAAATAATAGAAATTATATTAGATCTTAACAACGTTAAAGGCTTTTTAAACAAAGGCTCTGACGATATATTATCAAAAATATTTCCAGAAAAATCTTAAAAAATACTTGACATACTCTCTTTTTTTGCTATAATAAATATATAGTAAGGTAAGGAAAAAGAGAAGAATGTTCCCAACAATAGAAGTATTATCAGCAAGTGCGGCGGCACATAGACTAAACAAAGGTTTTCTTAAAAAAGATCAAGTTAAGTTCGATCTTAAATACCAAAATTCAAAAAGCAATAGTGATTTACTATATGATCATTTTTACAGAGAAAAGTTCTTTTTAGCAATTACTGAAGAAGATCGTGAAATGGCTAACACTATTATTGATTATCTTAAAGGTCTATCTTTTAAAGCAATAGAACGAGAACTAACTGATTTTGAACGTAATGTTCTCAAATTAGTTACAAGCGAAAATATAGAAAAAGATAAAATAGGTATTGCATCTAGTTTGCCTAAAGTTTATTACAATAAACTAGAGCAAGATAACTGGACTGACAGAGAAAATGTTTTATCAAGATCTAGTCAGCCTGTTGGTACACTTAACAAACGTGGTAAATTTAGTTTAAAAGTAGAATTTTGCAGATACATACCTAGGACAATGAGTTATTTAATTACTTCTAGTGTTGATAATAAACATATTGTAAAGTTCTTTTCTAGCAACATGCAAAACGTAGGCAAAACAATTCAAGTTGAAGGCTATGTTAAAGATCAAAAAAGAGGCCGTTATCACAACGGACAAGAAACAATACTCAATAGAATTAAAATAGTAGAAGACAAGTAACTAAATACTTGTATGAGTAGATTAATTACTATTGGCTGTAGTCTTACCGAATACGTTTATCCCACATGGGCCGACATGGCAGGCACACATTTTGATGAATATTTTAATCTGGGTAATGCAGGATCTGGTCACGGATTTATGCATGTGATATTTAATGAAGCAGATACTATTCTTAACTTAGGAGAAGGAGATACAGTTATGTTAATGTCCTCCTCTTTTGTAAGACATGATGTATGGCTACCTCATGAAGGTAAACTTGGTAGTTGGGGTTGGCAAGGCAACGGTAATGTTTGGCAGGAAGGTAAATTTTCAGAAGATTTTTTAAAGTACACATATAGTAATGCTTATTGTTTAATGCAAAGTTACGCAAGTTTAAAGTCTATAAAGGAAATTTGTAAATCTAAAGGTATAAATTTTTATTTGTTTAAAGGATTTGATACAAATAAATTAAGACAGAATTATGAAAGTATAGAATTAGATTTCTATATAGATGCATTAGAAAGTTTATTTGAGTTAGATAAAAAAGGATTTTATACATACTTACATGAACAACCTTTCTTTTCAGGGTATAGTTATGAAGATACTGATGTTGTAGACGCACATCCTACTATAACTATGCATAATCAATATCTAAAAAGTATATGTCCTGAGTTTGCTATATCTGATGAATACGCAGAAGAACTAGAAAGCAAATTGGTTTTAACAAGTCAAGAAGATAATAGAAAAGTTAAGGAGTTTAATAAATTACGTGGTAAAAGAATAGGTAGTTTAATATCAAAACAAATGAGTAATGATAATATGTATAATTTTAGATATAGCGATTAATATAATCCCCATGGATTTAACAAATCGTTCTTTTCTCTTTCATACCAATCTGTTTGCACCAAATGATTATAATTGTATTCTAGCCTTTCTTTTAATTCCATAAAAGTTTCTTTATTACATTTACTATTAAAATTTTCTATTGCATCGTGTATGCAATTTAAAAGTTCTGAAACATCTGTGCCTGTATGTCTATATTCTCCTGGAGTAAAAAATATATCATCAAATGTTTGAAATCCTAATTTCTCTAAAAATGAACTATTCATACGATGTCCAACAGTAAAAAATGGCAAATGATTTAAAATAGGCCATGTAATTTTTTCAGATAATATAGACATAGGAATATTGTGATAATAATAATCATGAGTTTCCATTACTATTTCGTACCAAACATGTTTTCTATATTGATTTAAATCTGAATTTTCTCTTTGATTTGTAGTATCGTCTCCTGGTAATGTTAATGGTATCATGTGTATAATTTCATTTTTGTATTTAATTAAAGACTCTAAATCAGGATTAGATTTGCAAGACTCTTCAAATCTGATATTCAGTTCATGTGGTGACATTTGTCTCCAAGGAGGCTCTTCACCTAAAAAGGTGTAATAACTATTATCTAAAAATTTTCTATTTTTTAAAAAAGATAAAGTCCGGATTTCTCTAGGCACTCTATTTAAACATATAAATTTTTTCTGTTTATTATCAAAATTCTCTACATGTTCTTGAAATTTTATAGAGTTGCCATATTCATTGTAATTTTTTGCTTCGTCTAAAAAATGATAGGAAAATACGTCTGTTAGTCTTCTTTGATTTAATGTCCAAGATTTTCTATGTATTTTTGATATGCCATGTATTAATATATCATTAGTCCGCAAACCTCTTTCACAAAGCAAATGATCTAAAAAATTTAAACTTTCTGACAGCCTGTTTTCTCCATGCGACTGAGAAATAAAATCATATGTATGCTCTATAGGTTGAGATAATATTATAGGCATATTTGTAGTTCTTAAAAATTTTACAGTATCCTCCCTTAATAATCGTACCCAAGTAGGATTAAATCTATCTACACAATGATTTAAATTTACTAGATAAAGTGCTGGAATACTACTATCATATTCATCTAAAGTTATAACCTTAAAGTGTTTACCATTAAAAAATTTTTTATTCCAGGATAATTGGTTGCTTTCTCTCCAGTTATTATTTTCTTGTACACGTGAATATTCAGATATTTTATGATCTACCATGTCATTAATAGTAAGAAAACTGTTATCTGATATATGTTCTACTACTATCTGAATCATATCAATATTTATAGATAAATAGTAATACACACAGTTTTAAAAGGAGAGTAACAATGGCAGACATTGAAAAACGAACTGTACAAATAGACCTAGAGGTTGATACAAAAACAGTAGACAGTAGTAAAAATCCTTATCAGGGTTGGATACATATGGCAAGAGCCGTAGACGCATGGAGAATTTTTCCACGTTTATTTTTAAGTGTTTATGTATTTTTACTGTATTATTCCACTATGTGGTTTATGGGACTCGAAGAACCAACATTAGAACAATCTGGTTTGATAAGTATTATTGTTGGTGCTGGTGCGGCCTGGTTTGGTTTGTATGCAGGAACAGATAAAGATAAAAGCGATTAATCATGTTTATAAAACACTTTGTAAGAATATTATGTAGAGACGAGTTAGATGATCAGGACGTCATAACTTATCACGACATTGTTCAAAGTGTTGTACCTACAAAAGTATTAGTTGCCTATGATGAAGAAAAATCAAAAGTAGGCATAGAAGTAATTGCATATACTAGTGAGGACTCAGAAGGTCTTATGTGGATATATGAAATTATTTTGTTAGAGGAGATAGATGCTGACGAAGGTGATAAGATATCTGAAATGCTTTTTGAAGAATTTGACGATACTCAATTTACTTTCGAAGCCTCTGTTGAGGTATGATTCTAGAAGTACATTATCTAGCAAACGAATTCGTAGTTTTTGATAAGCAAGGAAATAGAGTAAGAGATAGAAACATACTTAATGAACTATCTTTTATACAACCTCCTGGTTATAAAAGTGTGTTTAACATTGAAGTAAAAAATTACACTCCTGACCTACCTAACACAAATCCTTTAGGAATACAAGTAAATATCTTGACATAGCCAGAAATCCTGTTATACTATAATTTAATCAATTAAATAAAAGTATATAAAGGAATAAATATGTCGTTCAATAAAGTATTCAATCAAGAAGAAATCGCTAGACTAAAAAAATTAGTGCAAGAAGGCGATCAAGTATTACACGAAGTTGACGCTCTTAACACAGGATTAAGAGAAACTGTCAAAGCAATAGCAGAAGAAATGGAGTTAAAACCTGGCATTCTTATGAAGGCCATTAAGGTTGCTCACAAGGCGAAATTTACCGATGAGAGGGATAATTTCGATGAGTTAGAAACTATTTTGGAAGTTGTTGGTAAGACATTATAATCGTTGACAATTTCCAAATAAGTTATATAATAACATTTTACAGGTAGCCTATCTATGAGTTATGTAGACGCATTTTACGAACAATCGAAAGACGTTGTAACAGTCGTAGAACGTGTGGATGGAGAAAGAGTTGTAAAAGAACTTAAACCTGTACACAATTTTTATTATAAAGATCCTAATGGCAAAACTAAAAGTATATATGGTGATCCTGTAACAGAAGTTCGTTGCACAAACATAAAAGATTTTAAAAAGAATGTAGGCATAAACAAACACAACGGTCTTTATGAAAGTGATATAAGGCCTCTTAACAAAACACTTGCAGATAATTATACTAATTCTCCTGCTCCTAAATTACAAACAGCATTTATAGATATAGAATCAGACTTTGATCCTAGCAGAGGATATAGTAGTCCTCAAGATCCCTATTCTATTATTACTGCAATAGGAATATATTTAGATTGGATGGAGACAATGATATGTCTTGCTGTTCCTCCTAAAAGGATATCTTTTGAACAAGCAAATGAAATGACAAAGGATATGCCTGAAGTTATTTTATATAAAACAGAAAAAGAAATGCTAGATGCTTTTCTTACACTTATAGATGACGCAGATATTATAAGTGGTTGGAACAGTGAAGGTTATGATATACCTTACATAGTAAACAGAATTACCAGAGTAATGGGTAAAGCAGAAACTAGGCGACTGTGCCTTATGAAAAAACTTCCTAAAGAAAGGAAGTTTGAGCAATATGGCAAAGAAGTTGTCAGTTATGACCTAGTAGGTCGAGTTCATCTAGACTACCTGAACTTATATAGGAAATACAATTATGAGGAACGACATAGTTATAGGCTAGACTATATAGGGGAAATGGAAATAGGGGAGAAAAAAGTCCCTTATGAAGGTAGTCTAGATAGACTTTACAATTATGACTTTGTAAAATTTTTAGAATACAACATACAAGACGTTATGCTACTTGCAAAAATGGATAAAAAATTAATGTTTATCGATCTTGCAAATATTATTGCACATGAAAATACAATACTATTGCCGGCAACAATGGGGGCGGTAGCAACAACAGAACAAGCAATTATTAATGAAGCACACAGGAGGGAGTTTGTAGTTCCTGACAGACCTAAAGCATCAGAAAGAGATCAGGCGGCTGGTGCCTTTGTGGCAACTCCTAAAAAAGGTTTTCATGAATGGGTAGGCAGTATGGACTTAAACAGTCTGTATCCTAGTGTATTTAGGGCCTTAAATATGGCGCCTGAAACTATTGTTGGGCAGTTACGTTTGGATTATACAGAAGAAACAATTACTAATGCAATGAAGTTAGAGAAAAAAACATTTAGTGATGCTTGGCATGGCAAGTTTGGAACAGATGAATATGAGTTTGTTAAAAATAAAGATGTAGATCATATGATGGATTTGGATATGGAAGATGGATCTACACATAAAGTTACAGGTGCTGATGTTTACAATTTAGTTTTTAATAGTGGGCAACCTTGGAATATAAGTGCAAATGGCACAATATTTAAAACAGACTTCCAAGGCATTGTGCCTGGCTTATTAGAACGTTGGTATGCAGAAAGACAACAAATGCAAAAGAAGAAAAAAGAAGCAACAACGTCTGAAGAGATTGCTTTTTGGGATAAAAGGCAGTTAGTTAAAAAGATTCAACTTAATAGTTTATATGGTGCAATACTAAATCCTGGTTGTAGATTTTATGACAAACGTATAGGACAAAGTACTACACTAACTGGCAGGAGCATTACTAGGCATATGGGGGCTCAAACTAATCTTATGTTGACTGGAGAATATGATCATGAAGGAGATTGTATTATATATGGAGACACAGATTCTGTTTACTTTACTGCTACTCCGGCCTTACCTGAAGGTGAAAAACTGGAAATGGATAGTGCAATAAAATTGTATGATCATATATCTGAAAATGTAAGTGAAACTTTTCCGCAATATCTAAAAGATACTTTTAATGTTCCTTTAGACACTGGACAAGTAATGAAAGCAGGAAGAGAAGTAGTAGGCAGATCAGGACTATTTTTAACAAAGAAAAGGTACGCAATACTGTGTTTAGATATAGAAGGATATCAGCCTGAGGGTGGCAAACTTAAGGCAATGGGATTAGAAATAAAACGTTCTGATACTCCTGAATTTATTCAAGACTTTTTAGAGGAAGTATTAATTGACTCCTTAAAAGGTATGGGAGAAGAACATGCAATACAAAAAATTAGAGACTTTAAAGATTACTTTAAAAGTTTAGATCCTTGGAAAAAAGGTATGCCTAAACGTGCTAATAATGTTACAATGTACACCGCAAAACTAATGGCTAAGGCTAAAGTGCCTGAAAATTACAGATTGCATAAGTTAGATGCTGTAAAAAATGAAGGACAAAGTAACATGATTCCTGGGCATGTCAGGGCAAGTATAAATTGGAATAATTTAAGACAAGCAAACAGTGATAACTACAGTCTGCCTATAACTGATGGTATGAAGGTAGTTGTTTGTAAACTTAAAAATAATCCTATGGGTTATACTAGTGTTGCATACCCTACAGATGAATTAAATTTGCCACAATGGTTTAAGGAGTTGCCCTTTGATGAAGAAGCAATGGAAGAAAGTGTTGTGGACAAAAAAGTAGAAAACGTTTTAGGTCCTTTAGGATTTGAATTAAGTAAAACAACGGAGAGTGAAACATTACAAAAATTTTTCGAATTATGACCGAAAAAAACTGGAAAAAATATGTTGACTTATCTAAATAATAATGTATAATATTGTTATATTCTTGGAGATAAAATATGGCTATTAAAGATGTATTTAAAGATGTTCTAAAACACACACATAGTTTAGGCATTTTTGAAATGGTTAAAATTACAGGCACATTGGACAAAACAGAAGTAGAAACTGTTGATGCAGACAAGACTGTAATTTTTAAAGGAGAGACACATAATGCAGTTGCTGACTTTGTGGACTCAACAATTGGTTTAAGCAGAATGGGAGTACTACAAGGGTACTTGCAATATCCTGGCTTTGATGATGAAAATGCAAAACAAGAAGTTGTGATGCAAGAAAGGAATGGAGATAATGTTCCTGTAGAAATTAAATTTACTGCACAAGATGGTAATGATGCACATTACAGATTTATGTTGGCAGATGTAATTAATCAGCAGTTAAAAGCAATTAAATTTAAAGGTGCAGAGTTTGATGTAAACATTGTGCCTACACAAAAGAACTTAAAAGATTTAGGTTACTTTAATAGTGTGCTAGGCGGATTTGAGGCAAACTTTAGTCCTAAAACTGATGGTACACAACTATTTTTCCATATTGGTGATGGTGTAAGTGATAGAACAAAAATTTTAATTAGTAATGATATAGAAGGCAGTATTACTAAAGATTGGAGATGGCCTTTAGACATAGTTCTTAAAATTTTAAGATTAAGTGAGTCTGGTAATTGTGTAATGAGTATTAATGATCAAGGTTTATTGCAAATTATTGTAGACAGTGGTATAGGAAAATATACTTATCTACTTCCAGCAAGGAGTTAAATGTCTGACGAAAAGGTAGAAAAATATTATAAGATAGCAGTATGTAGTCTGCTATTCTTATTTTTTATGATATTGTCTAATCCATTAAATGCATCTGGAAGTGCAAAACTTGGTGGTACTTTAATCAATAGCCATTCTGTAACTGTTAATGGTAGTTTTGACTATCAGTGGGAACAGAATAAGTGGCAACAAACATTGGAAACAGACTATGTTTACAAAAAAGAGGATAGCGAAGAAATTTTAAATGAGTTTGTGTTTAATACAAAAACTAATTATACATTTTCTCCAAAGCAATATGTATTTGGTGTGCTAGGTTATGATAATGATAAATTTAGAGCAGACGGAGATAGGAAAGTACTAGGTGTTGGATATGGATACAAACTTTTAAGAACAGACAGAATGAAAGCAAGTAACGAATTTTCTATTGCAACTTTACAAACAGACTCTATAAATGAAGCAATTATTAGAAACAGTTTATGGTTTTTTTACAAAGTTGCTGAAAAAATTACTTTTACAAATAAGTTTCTTTATGAAGAAGGTAGTGATAGTGATGTTTATATAAGAAATGAAACTGCTTTAAATTATAATTTAGATAGTGGCTTAGTATTAAGTATTGCAAACACTTACACAGAAGATCCTATTGATACTAATGTGTTTAGTTTTAATGTTGGAGTTAAGTGGTAAAATGTGTGGTTGTATTTCTGAAGAAGAACTATTAAAAAATAGTGAAATGGAAAGTAAAACTGAAAAGAAAAATATGTCATTACCTGCAGGACTACATATAGAAAGTGGCTGGGCAGACGAGGAACGTAGAGAAAAAAATTGGGCTCAACTTAAACATGAGGAAAAAGTTTTTGATACAAAAGAAAAAGAAAATAAAAACGTTAATGACTATGTAAACGGTCAATTAGGATTTGGAACATGAAAAATTTAGGAAAAACACAAAGAGACTATGCAATATTTTTACCTGCTATTAGTAGTTTTTATGTAAAGCAGTTAGAAAAATTACAAAAAGAAGGAGCACCTAGAGTACCTGAAGGACTTGAATTAGGTCATGAGGGCATGGATTTCCTAAAAGATATAGACACTTACTATTACTATCCTTGGGGATTATACTCTGCCGGTCATGCTCAGTTAGATTTAGATAAACTTGATGGCGAGCCTATGATTACTGATAGAGATAGAAGTAAAACACTAATACTTGGAGACTCAGGCGGTTTCCAGATTGCAACTGGTGTTATTAAAATGGATTGGGCAAATGCTATAAATCCAGATGATCCTGAAAGGGAAAAACTTGTAAATAAAATTCTTAAATGGGAAGAGGAACAATGCGATTGGGCAATGACATTAGATGTTCCTCCTTTTGCGGCCTTCCCTCCTTTCAATAAAAAAACAGGATTAGAAACTTTTGAACAAACTATGCAAATTAGTTTGTACAACTTGGACTACTATATGAAGAACAGAACACCAGGTAAGTGTAAGTTCTTAAATGTAATGAGTGGAGTTGATGAGCCTACTTGTGATGAGTGGTATGAAAAAGTTAAACATTTTAGTGACCCTAAATTTTGTAAAGAAGCATATGGCAATAGCGAACTTGCATTAGAAGGATACGCATTTGCTGATTTACAAAAACGTAATATGAGAATGGCCCTAAGAAGGATACTTAAACTCAGGGAAGATGGATTGTTGGAAGGCAAAGGCTGGATACATTTCTTGGGTACAGGTAAACTTAATTGGGCCTGTTACTTAACTAGCATACAAAGAATGTTAAGGAAACATGACAGTCCAGATATATGTTTGAGCATGGATGCCGCCAGTCCGTTTGTTAATAGTGCATATGGTAGCACATATACACATAACAGTTTCCATCCTAAAAAGTTTAGTTACTTAATGGATAGAGCGATAGACAATCAACAATTAAAAGGCTCCAAGTTGCCTATGCCATTTGCACATTCTCCTATAATGGAAAGACTTACTGTAGGAGATATATGTGCCATGTCAGAAGGCGATCTAGATAAAAACGGAAAGGCCAAGAGTGCAACATCTACAAGTTGGGACACACAAACATATCTATATTATATGGCTCATAGTGTGTACAATCATATTACTGCGGTACAAGAAGCAAACAGACTTGCTGATGTAGAAAAATATAGAACTAATGTACATTATACTGATTATATTAATGATAAAAAATCAGGCAAGAGTAACGAATTTAGTCCTTATGTTCCTGCAAATGCATTATACTTTGATAGTTTTTGCCAGGAAGTATTAGATCCTGCTTGTCCTAATCCATATGAACTAATAGAAGAAAATGTTAAATTACTAGATGAGATGAGTTTTGGTGCTAAAACAAATGCAGGATTTGGTGCATTTTTTGAGGAAGAAGAATTTGATCAGGACGATGATGTAAATGCAATGACACATGAAATTATGTCAGGAGATTTTGAGGCATGATTTATAGTTTAGGTAGCGAAGTTGATAACACAATTATGAAAGGTGAGGAAACTTTGTTTGTACATGGCTGGCAACATAAAGAAGAAATATTAGCACGAGCATTAAACAATAAAGTACATCATATCCATTTTACTAATTTTAATCCAGGTAACAGAAATCAATTTAATTTATGGGCAGACCTTTTAAAAGAGTTATTAGCAGTAAAAGATTTATATATATCTTTAGAATTTACTCCTAATTATTGCCCAGATATAATAAACATGGAATGCAATAACAGTAATAACTTTATTCCAATTTTAAATTTTATTATTCCAGATTTAGCAGAATACAACGAAAATACTTGTTATAAAATAAATGACAAGTATTTAACATATTCTAATGATGGAATATTTTCAGAGTCTATAGAAAAAATGACTAGAAAAAGTTATTTTGAGCCTTATATAAAATATACTAATAGGGCGGAGATTATATAATGGCTGTAAAATATAAGTTGACAGGAACGGACGAACATAATATAATATCAAGTGTTGAGTTTGATGGAGACTTTACTGAAATAGAAGATTGGGAAGGATTTTTTGTTAAGTTATTTGTGTTTCTTAAAAGAACAGGTGTAGAAATACCTGATGAGATACAGGAACTTATAGATGAAGCAGAATGGTAAATGGTGGACACATGTTTGTAAAGATGTTGGAGAAACACAAATACCATATGGACAGCCTTGCAATTGGTGTGATACTACAGAGCATGACGTTATGAGAAAGGTAATAGAAGAGAAACAAGATATTTTAGAAGACCCAGAAAAATGACAGAAGATAAAAAAGAACAACCATTAAGTTACGAAAGTGCTATTGCTGAAATACTAAAAAAGCAGAAGCAAAATAATGAAACTGCAAATGAAGAAGCAGAAAATAATGACAAGGAGTCAGAATGAAAGCAACATTAACCACTAGCGAATTTAATGAATTTTGTGCTAAAGTAGATACTTTAGAAAGTAAAGGATATGATATGTCATTTACTGTTGATAGAACACCAGATGGAAACTTTGATGTTGAAATTATTGGTGAACATGATATTGAGGAGTTAGACAGATTAACTGAAGCGGATTCAGTTAATGATTGAAATTCTTCAATTAGTTTTATGGAGTCTTTTTTTTATTACTTGGATATCATATGGTATGCATGTATTAAAAGAATATATAAGAAATCATATTGAATAGGAGAAAATATGGAACCTTTAATGAAGAAGCCAAGCCTATTTAGAAGGGCAATATTAGGTCTTGTAAATGGCTGGAGAAGAGTAATGGACGTTAGATATAATCCATTAAAGTATATACCAGATCCAAGTTTACAAACATACTTTATGTTAGTGCTGTTTGTTATGTGGAGTGTATTTTTTGGATTTATTGCGGCACACTATCTCGGATGGTTTGGTTATAATACAGTAGCAAGTATTATAATACATTGTGCAATTTTAATTCCTTTGGCCTTTACAAATGCTATTTTTGTAGATGCAGAAAGAGATGGCCATAAATGGTTAAAGGAATGGAAGGAAGAGCAGTCCAGATACAAAATTGTTGCTAATAGACTTAAAACTAAAAATCTAACTATTTGGAACCCAAATAAGGAGGCATAATGGAATTAACACAATTAGTATTTTTTGTTAGTTTAGTGTGCTTCAGTGTTGCCTTTGCAACAATATTTTTAGTTGGCGGTTATAATAATGACAAACAAGAGAATAAGGAGTTATAGTAATGGAAACAATTGATGGAGGTTGGTCGTGAGAAGTATTTGGGTAACATTCAGTAAAGAGGGAATACACTTTTATCCTGGAGCAGATACAAATCCTGCTACTGCTACAGGAGACGAGTATGACGTAAGTTTTTTGGGGTATAAACACAGACACATATTTCACTTTAAAGTGTGGATAGAAGTGTTTCATGATGACAGAGATATCGAGTTTATACAATTTAAAAGATGGCTTGAAAGTTTGTATAATGAAGATGTTATACAACTTAATAACAAGTCATGCGAAATGATCGCAGATGATTTAGCGACACAGATACAAGATAGGTATCCTGGTCGTTGGGTAAAGATTTCAGTAGCCGAGGATAATGAAAATGGCTGTGAAATGGAATACATAAAAGTACCATAAAGGAGAAAGATATGGAAACACATTTAAAACTTAAAGCACTGATGGAAGAATACATTATGGAACAAGACAAGTTCGAAAATAATGGTGTAAAAGCAAGTGCCACAAGAGCAAGAAAGGCATTAATGGAAATCAGCAAATTAACAAAAGTTAGACGTTCTGAAATCCAAGATAAAAAGAACTCAATGTAATGACTGAAGAAGAGAAGAAAAAGCCTAAAAAAATTAGTAAAGCAGAGGCAGATAAAAATAATGATTATGCTCAAAGTCTTGACGATGAAATAACTCACGTTGTAGATTATGGAGAAGGTTTAGGAGACGAAAACGAAAATGAGTAAAATAATTTACATACCTTTAGAACATATTGATGGTAGATATACTGTTCATATGGACAGAGATATTGAAAAATATCTACAGGATAAAAATTTAGAGTATGTTAAAATTATGCCTACTTATGAAACACCTCCTTTGCCTGAAGGTCAATTTTTAAATGCCGCCTTTACAAGTAAATTTAAATCTTTACAAATGGCAGAAATATCTGCTATGTTTGAAAGAGGAGAAATTGCAGATGGCGACAGATTCTTCTTTAGTGACATTTGGTTTCCTGGTATTGAAAACATTGCCTATATGAAATACTTTAACAAAGTTGATGTAAAGATTACAGGTATAATTCATGCAGGAAGTTTTACAGATACAGATTTTGTTCGCGATATGGAACGTTGGGCAAAGAATTTTGAGGATATTATATTTGATATAAGCGATACAATTTTTTGTGCAAGTGAATTTATTAAACAAGATATAATTAAAAAACGTATCGTGAGCCCTGACAAGTTAGTTGTTACAGGTTTGCCTGTAGACTACACAGGGCTCGATTCACACAAAGGGCAACAAAAAGAAAATATTGTTATCTTTAATGGAAGACTTTGTGATGAAAAACAACCTTGGTTGTTTGATGAATTAGAAAAACAAGTATCTGAAAAGGTAAATGTTCCGGTACAGTTTGTAAAAACACAGGAACAAAATCTTTCCAAGGAAGAATACTATTCTTTACTTGGCAAAAGTAAAGCAATCGTAAGTTATGCTTTACAAGAAAACTTTGGCTTTGGTGTTGCTGAAGCCGTGTATTTAGGTTGTACGCCTGTACTTCCTAATAGGTTAGTGTATCCAGAGTTGTATCCAAACTTAAAACTGTTTGACAGATTTGAAGAAAGTGTGGATATGACTGTAGATGCAATTACTAACTTTAATTTTAACGGAATCAATGTTTGTGATAGTGAACAAGTATTTGATTCCTGGTTTAGTGAGAAATAATGGATAATGAAGAAAAAACTATTTTAGTTACTGGTGGTAGTGGATTTATAGGTAGTGTAACCTGTAAATTACTTGTTGATTCAGGCTATAATGTTATTAATATTGACAGGGTAAAAAGACAGCAAGAAGGTGTCACACAATATCCTTTTGATATTGATAATCATCAATTAAAAGGCGTAATAGAATTAACAAAACCAGATGCAGTTATTCATCTAGCGGCTGATCATAGTGTGCCTTTAAGCATACAAGATCCTGCCTCTACTTATGCTAATAATGTGGCAAACTCAATATCTCTTTTAAATCATTCTATAAATGCAGGAGTTAAGCATTTTATTTTTAGTAGTTCAAGTTCTGTTTACGGAGACTCAGAAACTATTCTAAATGCAGAAAGCGACATTCCTAATCCTAAAACACCATATGGTAGAAGTAAGTTAATTATAGAAAATGTTTTAAAAGACTATGCAGATGCTTATGAATTTAATTTTGCAAGTTTAAGATATTTTAATGCCGCAGGTAGTTATCAAGGATTAGGATATACACTTAATCCAAAACAACATTTAGTACCTATACTAGTAAATGCTGGTTTAAATGACGAAGTTTTTACAGTAAATGGAGACGATTACGAAACACCTGATGGTACATGTATTAGAGATTACACTCATGTTTTTGATGTAGCATCTGCTCATGTATCTGCTTTAAACTATTTAATGGATGGTGGCAATAGTAATATATTTAATATTGGTGGCGGATCTGGAACAAGTATAAAGCAAGTTATTGCAGAAGTAGAAAAACAATTAGAAAAAGAAATTAATGTAGAAGTTGGCCCTAAAAGAGATGGCGATGCTGAAAGAACAGATGCAAATATAGTAAAAGCATTTGAGATGTTAGGTTGGGAACCACAAAATACATTAGAAGAAATTGTTGCTGATGAAATTGCATATCAGTCTAAGAAATAAATTGACATCAAGTAAAATGATGTTATACTGTAATTATGAATAAATTATATTACTCATACAACGACTTGGTTTCTGACTGCAGAATCATTGCTAGAGAAATGGCACATGAAAGTTATAAACCTGATGTAATTATAGGCCCTGGTAGAGGAGCATATCCTTTTGGTGTTATGTTAAGCCACTACTTTGAGGTGCCTTTTGAAGCATTTAGATGGCAAACAAGAGACGGAAAAATCGAAGATTCTGAGACTCTTAAACACATTTTGTCTAAATACATTAGTAAAAACATTTTAGTTGTAGATGATATTAATGATTCTGGTAAGACATTACATGGTATATTGTCTGTAATTAAAGATTTTGATAGTAAACAAAATAACAATATGTTTACTTTACATGAGGGTATTAAATTTGCAACTTTGTTTGATAAAGAAAGCAGTGAGTTTAATGAAGTAGAATTTACGGCAAACGTTGTTTTGCCAGATCAGGAAAGATGGATAGTCTTTCCATATGAAGAATGGTGGAAATAGGAGACCTTTTTAATGGCCAAAAGTGATGAAATAAGAGCAAGACTACAAGAAGCAGGTGCAAAGTTTTGGGCAGGAGATAATATTAGTGAATTTATTGAACCTGGAGACAAAGAAGCACTAATTGAAGAACTATCAGTAAAATTTGAAGATGTTCTTAAAGGCTTAGTTATAGATACTGAAAATGATCCTAACAGTATGGACACAGGAAGGCGTCTTGCAAAAATGTACATCAATGAACTTATGTCTGGTAGATATGAGCCAATGCCTAAGGCTACTGCATTTCCTAATGATACAGAAGAAGCATATAAAGGTATGCTTGTAGTAAGAAGTGAACTTACTAGTATGTGTTCGCATCATCATCAAACAGTTAAAGGAACGGCGTATATTGGCATCATTGCAGGGGCAAAACTTATTGGTTTGTCTAAATATACTAGAATAGCACAATGGTGTGCTAGTAGAGGTACTTTACAAGAAGAACTTGCTACTGATATTGCTAGAGAGATTATGAAAGCAACAGGCAGTAATGATGTAGGTGTTTATGTACAAGCAACACATGGTTGCGTAGAGAACAGAGGTGTTATGGCACATAGCAGTTTAACACAAACTACAGTATTAGAAGGCAGATTTATGGACGACGCCTCAACTAAGAAAGAATTTTTTGATAATATTAAACTACAACAAGAATTCTCATGTGGAAAATAAATGAGTAATATTAGTAATCTAAATGGCACACTTGTTATAGGAGCATTAAAGGTTCCTGTAAGAAATATTACTGATTCTATTTTAGACAGAAATCCAGTAGATGTAATACAAAAAAGGTTTCCTGTCTCTGTTGAAGAAATTTTTGAGTGTTTAGATGCAGTTGCAGATCATGATACAATAGGCGTACATGATAGATTGGTTGTTGTAAATCAGTCTGTTGATAATCAAGAAATTACTTTAGCAACCACTAGTATTGCAGATACAATTTTTTTAAAAGTGTTGCAAATGGGAAGAAATACGAACATAAATATTACAGACATAAGTGATTTATATGAAATAGGTTTTAGAACACTTGCTATTGAATCTTATGAAGACAAAGTAAATGGGGATAACCTTTTAGAGGAAGTAAGTGATATACATAGTATTGTAAATAGTGCTATTAGTAATGCGGTTCCTGATATAGAACCAGGTACTATTTTAAAATTTTTAAAAGAAGATGACAACAGTAAAATATAGCGAAACATTTTATTCAGCACAAGGAGAAGGCAAATATGTCGGTATTCCTAGTCTTTGGATGAGATTTTTTCTATGTAATTTACAATGTAATGGTTTTGGACAAAAAGATCCTACAGATCCTAGTACATATGAATTACCTTATGAAAAACTAGACATTACAGATATTACAAATGTATTTGATTTACCTGTTTTTGATAAAGGCTGTGATAGTTCATATACATGGGCAAAAAAATATAGCCATTTAATAACAGATAAAACTGTAGAAGAAGCATGTGATGAACTTACTGCTCATTTACCTAAAGGTAAATTTATACATCCAGATACAGGACAAGAAACTCACATGGTATTTACAGGCGGAGAGCCTATGCTTAAAAATACACAACCAGCAATGATTGGAGTATTAGAAGAGTTCCAAAGAAGAGAAAATATGCCTAACTATGTGACTATAGAAACTAATGGTACTAGACCTATTACACAAGAACTAGAAGATTATATTGCATGGTTTACATATGATGGTACTAGGGAATGGTATTGGAGTTTATCCCCTAAACTATGGGCAACTGCTGGAGAGCAATCTAAAAAAGCAATAAAGCCTGATGTTATAGGGAGATACGCAGAAATTAGTCCACACGGTCAACTAAAGTTTGTTGTTAATGGCACAGATGAAAGTTGGAGGGAAGTGGAAGAAAACACTAGAATGTTCCGTGACGCCGGTTGCAACTTTCCTGTATGGATTATGGGAGTAGGTGGAACATTTGAAGGTCTCATACAAACTGAGGCCACTATTGCCGATGAAGCCATTAAACGTGGTTACTACTATACAAGTAGAGTACATGTACACATATACGGTAATGCAATCGGAAAATAAGGAGAAAATATGAATAAAATAAACTTAGATATTAAAAGTCCATGGGCACTATTAACTACATTATTAATGGGTGCCGCACTTATGACTTTATTAGCATTTGCAGATCATGATGATGATAATTATGAAAGGCAAAAGGCTAATATTGATATGGCAAATGATGGTATTGTAGGATATACACATGATGGTTTGCCAGTTTATCAATCAGATATACCTAATGAAGATATGGACTATAAAGCATTGGGTCTTAGACAGTTAGATATTCAAATCAAAGGTATAAAGAAAGTAACAGAAAAAATTCTTAATGAAAGTTCGTTAGAATTATATGTAGACAATGTTACATATACAATTTTAGTAGATTGTAAACTGACACCAATAGATACTTTTCAATGGCAGACTAAAGGTGACGGTGCTTTAAATGTAGGAGATTTTGCTCTTACATATAGAGATCCTTTTCATAATTTTGGTAATCCTAAGTTAAAAGAATCTTTAACTAGAGAAGATGTTGAAAAGAAACTACAAGATTGGGATTTACAGAATAGGATTTGTTCTATTGTAGGTATCCAAAAGAAAGTTATTGAAGTACCTAAAGTAGAAAATATAGAGGATATAAGAGGTTAATATGGCAAAGAAAACTAAACTTCCATTTAGTATGATGCCTGCCAGTTGGGGTCTTAGTGGTAAGACTCGTGCAATAGCAGAAGCAGAATATTATTATGAAGGAGATGAACTTGAGGAAATGTTAGCAGAAATAAATGCTGACTCTGATAGCGATAAAGAACTTGCAAAATTAGAAGTTCAACTTAAAAATGGAAAAATTGGACAATATGAGTTCGACAAAAAAGTTGCTGAATTAAAGGAACAACCTTATGTTAATGTTCTTAAATTAGATGTAAATCCTGAAAATGCAAAAGCAGGATATATGGAACTTGATTGGAACGATCACTTTGTTAAGTTTTTACATAGTAATGGCTATACAGGTGAAAGTGATGAAGCAGTAGTAAACAAATGGTTTAATGATGTTTGCAGAACTGTTTTAGTACAAGAAATGGCGGACCAAGATTACGGTCTACAAGAAGATATGCAAATGGAAGGACAAGATGTCGTCATCAAACAATCTGGAAACAACAGCGAAGATTAAACTTGCAGAATTATCTGCAAAGTTAGACTTTGTTATAAAAGAAGTTATAGAAGATATGAGTTCACAAGAGATTGGATATGTATTAGAAAACTATTCAAAGTATTTAACATACGATTTAAAAAGAAACTTTGAAGAAAAACGTGAAAAAAACTTGAAAGAATCTCCTTTTGATGCTATAATAAATGAAGACTTGGGCATTAATACGAAGGAATTATAATAGACTATGAGTAAGACTTATATTTTAGTAGATAGCCTTAATATGTTTATGAGAGCAAAACATGTTGGGGGTGGTAAAGATATAGATATGCGAGTGGGTATGGCTATGCATATTATGTTTAATAGTATTAAAAAAGTATGGCGTGAGTTTGAAGGAGATCATGTTGTAATGTGTTTAGAAGGCAGAAGTTGGAGAAAAGACTTTTACAAGCCTTATAAAGCAAACAGAAAAGTTACAATGGACCAACGTACACCCAAGCAAATGGAAGACGATGAACTATTTTTTGAAGCATATGATGATATGATACAGTTTTTTAATGCTAAAACAAATTGTAGTGTCATACAACAGTCTAATGCAGAAGCAGATGACTTAATTGCTACATGGATACAACAACACCCAGAAGACAAACATGTAATTATAAGTACAGATAGTGATTTTTATCAATTATTAGATGATAATGTAATACAATATAATGGTACTACTGATCAAATAGTTAGTTTAGATGGATTTAAAAATGCTAAAACAGGAGAGACTGTTATAGATAAAAAAACAAATGAACCTAAAAAAGCAATAGATCCTGAATTTGTTTTATTTGAAAAATGTGTTAGGGGAGATAGTTCAGATAACGTATTTAGTGCCTATCCAGGTGCAAGAAGTAAAGGCACAAAAAACAAAACAGGAATACTAGAAGCATATAATGATAGAAATACTGGCGGGTTTAATTACAATAACTTTATGTTACAAAGATGGGTAGATCATGAAGAAGTTGAACATAGAGTAAAAGACGATTTCGAAAGAAATAAAATATTAATAGACTTAACAGCACAACCTGATGAAATAAAAGCAGAAGCAAGACAAATAGTTGCTAATGCAGTAAACAAGGAACCTGCTACACAAGTCGGAATACATTTTATGAAGTTCTGTTCTAAATGGAACTTACAAAGAATGAGCGATGACGCAACTGCCTATGCTGAGTTTTTAAATGGACAAGTTAGATAGAGCAGTTAAAAGATTAACAGACGATTGGCCTTCGAATCCATTTTGGATTTATACTAGTCCAGATGGTGGCAATCGTGTTTATAGAGCGATGAGAACAGATGTCTGTCCTGAACATTTTAAAGATATAAAAGGACAGCCTATTAAACAATTATATTCTATAGACGGAACAGTAGTTGCCGTTGATAGGGACTACGGAACACAGGAGATAACACATGACTAAATTAAAAAATAAAGCACAATTACAACAAATATCTGACGTTGCTTGGCTTGTAAGACAAGGACCAAGAAAATTAGGTATTTTAAATAAGGATATACAGGAACATTATTTCTATATAACAGGTAAAGAATTTGTTGCTCTAAACGATGAACAAGAAGTTACTGATTATTTTGGTAATGTAAACTTGTTTAGTGAACAAATTGAAATGCCTGAAAACTTTATAGAAGAATTTTATATTAAAGGACATAAAGTTGATTATCCCAATCCGTATCCTATAGACTTTGGGCACCCAGATTACAATCCAGACGTACCTTTGTTTAGTAAAACATCAGATAGCGATATCTATTATGCGGCAGGTTGGTATTGTATTAAGTTTGATAAAGGCTGGAAACATGCAAATGGGCCTAAGTATTCTACTATTGTAAATTATGGTTTTGAAGGACCTTATAAAACAGAAATAGAATGCAGACAAGCACTTAAACTTCTAAATAAAGAATTAAGAAAGCATAGTGACTAAGTATAGCGAATTAGAACTACCAGACGGTTACGGTTATAATCACATATTTAAACATCAAATAAAAACTAGAACATACGGATTATCTGGAAGTTTAATACCACAAATTCATAAATTATGCGAAGGTAAATGGGGTTGGCATTTTAGACCTCATAAAGATATGGATTACACCAGAGATGACTGGTATGAAAATCAAAATTGTTATCTCTCATTTGAATTAGAAACAGATCTAATTAATGTAAAACTATTAATAGAATATAATAAATAATAATATGAAAGTAGAAATTTGGAGCAAACCTGAATGTCCTTATTGTGATATGGCCAAGGCTGTATGTGAACAAAAAGGATTCGATTACACTTATAAAATGCTTTTTGATGATTTTACAAGAGAAGAATTAATGGAAAAATTTCCTACTGCAAGAACATTCCCTCAAATCGTTGTTGAAGGGCAATCAATAGGCGGTTTTACTGAGTTTAAAGCACTTGTTGATAAGCAAGATTCCTAATATTAACAACAGTTTTAATAGCAAAATAAGATAAATAAGTGTATAGGAGACTATACACATGAGCAGACCTAAACCAACAGTATTGCTAGAAGCAATTAATAAACAAACTTACAAGGCAGAACAAGTGCTAGAAGCAAGTGCGATTTTTAGTGTATTCTATAAAGACACACCTATCAATTTAAGAACATTACATACGTTAGTAAGTTATCCTGGCCCTAAATACAAAAAAGTTTCATTTAGTAATCCTGGACATGCCTTTAATCTAGCAGAAAGACTTAATAATATTTTTTCTTGTGATGATTTTAAAGTTTGTCAAATGGTCAAAGGACCTGAAGTCTCTGAAGATGAACTCAAAAAGTGAACAACCGTTACAATATAAAGTAATAGACACAATTTACAAAATTATCAAAGAAGGGTTACTTAAAAATTCATCTAGAATACCAGGCATTCCTAAAAATAGTAAACATTATGAAGTATTTAAATCTATACCCAAAGACAAGTTAGGATATAAAATATTTCAAAATTTCAGAGTTCGTAGAGGACAGCCACAAGGTTTAAGACTTACACATTTAGGTAATGAATTACTAAAACGTAATTTTGAATATTTTGAATTTAATCATTCTATTATGCCTACACCCAGAATGTATCTTGTTTTAGATAATCAAATGCAATGGCCTTACTATTTTACTAAGAAAAAAATGGTTCTCTATAATCGCGAAGATGCTAGTTGGTATAAACTCAATGGAAACGATATAGAATCGTTTATCGACATAATTCAGTAAAAAAAGTTAAAAAAAAGTTAAAAAAAGTGTTGACAAGACCTATTTTTGTGCTATTATATATACATAATTTAAGGTAAGGAGTAAATTATGGAAACTTTAAAAACTAGAGCAACTGAAGTAAAGCCTATCATTAAGAGGGCACTTCAAGTAAACAGGCCTATTTTTATCTGGGGAGCACCAGGAATAGGCAAATCAGAACTTGTTGAACAAATTGTTAATAGTGGCGAAATAGGTAATGCTACTATGATAGATATGCGTTTAGCACTTCTTGAACCAACTGATCTAAGAGGATATCCTTTTAGAAATCCAGAAAGCAACTTAATGGAATGGTCCCCTCCAAGTGACCTACCTAGTATGGAATTCGCAAGTGAATTTGATACTGTGGTACTTTTCCTAGATGAGTTGAATTCAGCACCTCCTAGTGTACAGGCGGCGGCTTACCAATTAGTTCTTAACAGAAAAGTAGGACAATATGTTTTACCTGATAATGTAAGAATTGTTGCGGCAGGTAACCGTGAAACAGACAGAGGTGTAACTTTCCGTATGCCGGCACCGTTGGCAAACAGATTCCGTCACATCAACATGGACGTCAATTTTGATGATTGGCAACAATGGGCGGTTAATAACAATGTACACCCTGATGTTGTAGGTTATTTAACTTACAGTAAAGGTGACTTGTTTGACTTTGATGCAAAATCTAGTTCCCAAGCATTCGCTACACCAAGAAGTTGGACTTTTGTTAGTGAAATGCTAGGAGCAGATGGTTTTGATAATGCTAGTAATTTCGAGCAAAAAGCCGAGATTGCAGGTGCTATAGGAGAAGGTATGGCAATTAAATTTGTTGAGCACAGAAAAGTTGCACAACATTTGCCAAATCCTGATCAGGTATTAGATGGTAAAGTTAAAAAACTGGATAATAAAGTTAGTTCAGAAATCAGTGCAAAATACTCACTAGTAGTAGGACTTGCATACGAACTTAATGAAAGATACGAAAAAAATGAAGGTGTCTTCTCAGATGAGTTGAAAAAAGGACTTAACAATATTGTAAAGTTTAGTTTTGATAACTTTGAACCTGAAATGGTTGTGTTCTTATTTAGAACAATTATGAAGGACTATCAAATCAAGTTTAATGTAAGAACTGATCTTACTGAAGAGTTAAGGGAGACTTTCAGTAAAAGATACATTAAATATATCGTGTAAACGGTTTAAAATCCTTGTGCGCCTACCTATGTTACTCCCTACCTAAGGCACACGGATTTTAGAAGGCCCCTCAACGGGGCCTTTTTTTTGACTAATTAACCTGCTGGTTGATTAGGGTCTTCTGCAGGTGCTTCTGCACTTGCGTCAAAACCTGGTTCTTGAACTGCTGGTGCTTCAACATGCTCTTCTGCTGGTGCAGGTTCTACATGTTCTTCCATTGGTGCCTCTTCCATTACTGGAGCAGGTTCCATATGTTCCTCTACAGGTGCAGGCTCAACATGCTCTTCTGCTGGTGCAGGTTCTACATGTTCTTCTACCGGCATATCTGCGGGTGCTTCGCTTTCAATTACATGTTCTTCAACATGCACACAGGCTTCCTCTTCAACATGAACTTCAGCATGGTCATCATAAGAATGATCAAAACTATCTGCTGGATAGCAATTAGGATCTTCTTCTGCCATTTGGCATGGAACGTATGCCCATGTCATTGCTTCTTCTTCTGCCTTAGCATTTTGATGTTCCATAAGTTCGTTGTATAAATCTCTTGGACTTTTTCTTTTGTCTAATTCTATACCTAATGCACGACCTTCAAGTTCCATCATATGCTTTACTTCTTTCTCCATTGCAGATGCTTGAGCATGTAAATCCTCGACCATCTGAATCATTGATTCTGAATAATACATAAATTTCTCCTGTTGTTTATGTGTATATACATAAAAATTTGCAAATTTCTGTGTGGGGTTGTTTGTGATGTACCCGTATTTATGTAAATCTGCTTGACTTTTACATATAATTTGCTATAATATACTAATAATTTAAGGTAAGGAGTAAATTATGATCGAGATATTACAAGAAGTTACTGATTGGGGTAAGTACAAAGTAAACAATGGCATTTACCATATAAACTCTGCAGGTAAACTAATAGCATATCAACCAAACATAGATTCTGAAGTACAAGTATTAAATGTGCCTAGCACACAATTTAGTAAATCAAGACGTAAGTTTAAAAAAATTGGAGAGAGACCTGAGGAATTACAAAGTCATATTATACAGGTTACAGGTTCTAAAGGAAACATTTATCATATAGATACAGAAAAGGGCACTTGCACTTGTCCTGGATTCACTTTTAGGGGGACTTGTAAACATGTTAAAGAATATTGCTAGTGTTTTAATTATACTTTTAATGACCGCCTGTGCTAGTAGCGGAGGAGGTTCTTCTACAGAAACACCTACACCTCCAACAAGCGGAGGCACAACGACAAACACTGATAAACGTATTCCATTTGATGATTGGGAAATTGTTACAAGTGTTGACATTGATGGTTATAGTGATGAAATAAAAGTTGTACATACTATGACACCATTTACTACATCAGGACTACCTGCACCTACAGAAAAATATAAGATAGCAGATTATGGTTTTTTGCAAACTACAATATATGGTCAACATAATGGTTGTACAATTGATGATTGTGGTACTGCTGGTAATACTCCAACTGCATTTGTATCTGATGGCATGGTTAGACAAGCAGATCTTAACGGAGATGGGCATTGGGACTTTTATTTGTGGATGTGGTATGGAGGAGACGAAGACTATGTGCCAGAATCTACACTCATGGCGTGGATAAATGATGGTACAGGTCATTTTGAACTAAGACAAGATATTTTTGAGGGCGGTGCTCCTTGTTTATACGGAAGAGGACCTAATTTGCAATTTACAACACAAGAAGCACAAGGTGATCCTTTTAGAGATTGTGGTTGGAGTGGTACTTTTAGAAATCCTGCAGTTGCAGATTTTAATGGAGATGGAATAGACGATTTCTTTTCTGTAAGTAAACTTATTTTAAGTAATAATGGTAAATTAGTTGATGTGAGCCACACAAACTTACCACATGACTTCTTTTTTAATACAGACATTGGTCCTATGTGGTCACACGATATTGCTATAGGAGATAGTGAGGGCGACGGAGATGTTGATATTTTTCTCCCTGTAAATAGATATACTTGGGATCATAAACAAGTGCCTTTTACAATGCTAATAAATGACGGCACAGGAAACTTTATAACAAATCAAAATTTTCCTTCAATACCTGAACCTTATACAGTTGGATTAGATCATGGTAAAAGATTGTGGGCGACAACGGCCGCAATAGGAGACTTTGATAATGATGGCCATGGAGATGTTTCTGTGGGTTGGTTTAATCCAGGATGGGCAAAAGAATATGGCTTTGGAGAAACATTTGAAAATAGTGCAGGTGCAGTATTTTTTAATGACGGAAATAATGATTGGAGAAATAGACCTTGGTTAGAACTACCAGATAACTTTTATGGCGAAAACGGTAATGCAAATAGTATGGCTGTTATTGATTTTGATAATGATGGCTTTCTAGATATTGTAGTTGCCAGTACAAAGCATAATCCATATTACACAGGAAGAATGATACAATTCTTTAAAAACAATGGAGGCAATAGTTTTACAGATGTTACAAATCAATATGGAGATACAACTTATGCAAATGGTGGTTTAAACAATCCTAATTTATGGAACGGAGAAGGCTATCTTACTATTGTAGATTTTGATAATGATGGAGATTTAGACATTGTAGATAGTAATAGTGAAACTTATGTTTTACTAAATGACGGTAATACATTTAGATTATATAATGATTTTCCTAGATTTAACAATGGAAATCAATATCATCCTGTTGAAATAGACGGGGAATACTGGTACGATTTTATTGGTTGGAGAGAAAATAATAATGACAGTTATAGAACTGCAACATTTTTCCAAGTTTTAGATCCTCCTTTTGCTGAAATGCAACACGATATTGTAACAAAGCCATTAGGCTATGCAAATAGTGTTTTTAGAAGCACAATGATTTTAAATGATTTAAGAAATCAAACTAAAGGCAATAATTTATTTGGTAAAATTGTAGATAATACAAATATGATAGGCTACAGTTACAGTAATGATAATGGATATGGATTATATGTAGGTGATTTTTCAGGTAGATATAATGGATCAGTTATAGGTATTGATTTTGAAAGTAAAGATAACATTCATGCAGGAATAAGTTTAAGTACAAATAATTTTGTAGGAACAAATAAAACTAAATGGTACGGCATAGGTAATGCAGATTTAGAATTAGAGTCTATTAATATGTTTATGGAATATACACATGGATTCACAGATACATTATTTGGTAAAATTGGTTTTACAGTACATCAAAGTAAAGTAAAAGAGTTTACAGAGGAAGAAAGTACCTTTAATGTTCATGTAGATGAGTTTGATATGACTGTAGGAAGTTTATTTGCAGATATAGGAAAAGTTTTTAAATCTAAATTAGGTAATACATATATTTCATTAGGTGCAGAATATTACGAAACTAGAAAAATAGATATTATTTTTTCAAATAATCCTTATCTAAGTTACAATAATTTAAATTATTCTCATAAAGAAGATTTATATGTAGGCAAATTTGGATTTACACATACATTTGGAATATTTTACTTAACTGCTGAATTAGATACTGAAAATAGAGAAATTTATCAGTTAGGATTTAGATTTAATTTAAAATAAATATTTTTCCCATTGTTCTTTAGAACCTTTTTTAGCAATATATTTAAAAGCAATATCTACAGCCTCTTCTTCTAGACCTTTTAACCAAAAAAACGGAAGTTTTTCGGTTTTAAACATTTCTATTATTGCATTATCTATATTAATACTACCCTGTTCGTTTTGTGCTCTCCCCTTTTGATTAAATATTTTTTTAGGTCTGTCTAACATAAAATTTATGTTTTCATATTTGTCATAGCATTCTCTTGCTAACTTATCTATTAGATCACTATATAAAGGACCATTATACAACTCTCTATATATTCCACTTAACATTACAGGAGAATCTGTAATTACATATTCTACTTTATCAACTAATCTTAAAATTTTTCTGTGCTGATGTGCTAACATAAACAATTGGTCCTTTAACATAGGAACATTGTCTTCCCATACGCATTCTTTTGCAAACTCATTATTTAATTCTACACTAAATCCAGCCATATTCATTTTGTAATATAGTCCTGCGGCTTTAGTACTTTTTCCTGATCCAGGACCGCCATAAAAATTTATAACTTTTGTTTTCATTATTTGTAGCCTATTTGCATAAATCTTGTGTAAGCAGGAGTTTCTAAAGCACCAATAAATAGTGTTTCTTTTAAAGGATATTTTTCCTGCATTTCATCGAGAGTATAACATGGATTAATATGACCGTCAAATTCTTTAGAATTATTTGTTTGCATTACAATTAGTTGATTGCTATCAACTGTATCATACCAAAGTGTGCTCATGTGTTCACAACTTGTATTAATAATCCAGTTTGGTTTACAATTTATAAGTTCTCCACCTGTTTGAAATTGCATATTATCACACTCTATTAAGTCAACGTCATGTACAACACCTTTATATTTCCAATTGTCTTGAACAAACTTTTGATTTAACTTTTCTGATTTTTCTATTGCTGTAGCATCTAAATCTATACCGTAAATTCTTTCAATATCAAAAGTTTTATGCAAAGGTTCTACTATTGCACCTATCCAACTGCCTAAAATTACCACTACATCGCTATTAGGTTGATGTCTCCAATTAATTTTGTGTAATTTTTCTAGTAGCCAACTCTTACTTGCTAATTGTCCTTTGCTAAAAGCATGATTTGGATAATAACTATTATGTTGTACAATGTGTTCAAAGTAACTAGGTGTAGGTTTCCAGAATCCATTATCTATATATTCTGTAACTTCCTTCCAACTTTTAAGACTTATTATATTGTCCATTTAACCACTCATAATCATTTATTTTATTTAATTCAGTTACATTATTTTTATTTGCTTCTGCAAATTGGTTCCCCTCTAATGCTCCTTTTACTGCTGACCTAGTATAATTTCCTTTCCCCCTAGTGTTTAACCAGGCTTGTAATCGCTGTTTACTTTCCTCATCTTCGTTAAGTGTTAATTTTACACATTCACGAAATGCACTCCTCCAAGTGCTAAATGCATCTGTATTAAATTTGGTAACACAACTAACCTGTGGCATAGACTTAAATCTATTACTAAGACCAGTTGTGAAATCAATCCCCCAAGTGTTTGCGTTTTGAACCATTTCTGTTGGAAATAGTTTTACGCCTCCATATCCATATTCAAGTTCATTTATTGGATTTTTACTCGCCCAAACATGGACAACTTCTTCATCATATACATCTGGTATATAATCAAATTTAAAATCTTGGTCTATTACTGCATCTGCATCTACTACCCAAAACATTTTACTTTGTACTCTATTAGCACCTTGTTTATGTGCTTCAAAAATACCTTTTACATCTCTTATCCATATAAGTTTTAGTGTTGAATCTGTGCTTCTAATATGATCCTGTAATTTAGTAAAATTTTTGTCTGCAAATGGTTCATGATAACTTATGTAAACCACGTCAAATGGTTTACTTATAGAACCTATTTCTTTTACATATTGTAAATTTTTAAATCTATTGAGTTTCAGTTGCTCTGATTTTATAGATTTAAAATCTATATTAGTGGGCCATAGTCGTAGGCCGCCATATCCATGCACTTTATTGTTTAATGAATTTTGTTTTTGCCAAGAATGTATTTTATCTACATTTGTAATTTCAGGCATATACCCTTCATTTAAAACTTTAAAATTTTCTCTTACATCTGGATCTATGGTCCAAACAAATGGCTCTTTAATATCTTTTAATTTATCGTAAAAATCTTTAGCAGATAAATTATCTAACTTAACTACAGGCCATTTAGGTTTTAAACTTGCTATTGTATTCATTTCTTTTAAATTATCAAAACTATTGTTTGCTATTTCCTTGTCTGTAAATTGTTTTTCTAAAAATGTTTTTTTAGGCACTAAACGTACATTTCTGTATTCTCCATCTTCATTTGCAAATACATGTACATTATTTTTATCCCATTGTGTAGGATAGTAACTAAAGTCAAAGTCCTCAGACAGCCGTGTAAAAGCATCTACTACCCAATACATTTCTGTATTTGTTTGCCCTGTCAGACGCTCGTAAATGCTCTGTAAGCCGTTTTTATAGTCAGAAGCAGTAAGATTATATACAGGATATTCTTTTTGTGTACATGCTGGTTCTCTTATGTATTTGGGTCTTCCTTTTGTTTGTGCAACCTTAGGAAATAAACTAACACCACCATAATCATACTGTCTGCCAGTTACTGGATTTAGTTTTTGCCATACATGAGTTTTGCCTTCGTCCCATGTATCTGGTATAAAGTCAAAGTTAAAGTCCTCAAGAACTTCTACATCAGGGTCTATAACCCAAAACCAATCGTTTTTACTCTTTGACCTACCTTCTTTTTCATTATCAAATTTTTCATATTCTATAATTTCTATATCTGTTAGTAAACCTTGATATTTTACATCTTCTGTATTAAAATCTTTAGGTACAAGTTTTATTCCACCACAACGATTATCACTTACATTTGTAACACTTCGTGGGTATTTGTGTTCTAATTGCTTAGGTATTTTAAAAATATTAATATACTTTTGCTCACTATATTCTGGAACATAATCTATATTTTCAGTTAATACATGTTCTTCATCAACTAACCAAAAAGCATCTGTTCTGCTTTTTCTACTATAGGTAACATAATCATTTATGTCATTAGTAAAGAAAATATCGTATTTTACAGGCACTATATCTGTATGCAGTTTTCTTTTTGTGAAGTCAAACTCTTTATGAACTAGAAATATACCTGAAACTCTGTCGTCCCAAAGTTCTGTTATTTCAGGCCTATATCTATGTTCTAGTCCCCATTTAAAAACATGTATATAATCACGTTCATGCCTTGCAGGAACATATAATAGTTTTCCATTAAAATCATAGTCTCTATCTACTACCCAAAACCAATCTGTTTCAGATCGTTTAGCATAATACTCAAATGTTTCTGCATTAAACTTTTTGTTTGTGTAAAATACATCATAATTTTCATCTTCAATAGGACAATCTTTGTGTATTTTAGTTTCTGCTGTCTTCCAATCTTTAGGTACTAATCTAATACCGCCCATTTCGTCTGGATATTTTTCTGTAAGTTGGTAAGGCATTCTAAAACTGTGTATCATTTTATCCTCAAAAGGATTAGGAACCCAATCTAACGAATTAGCATTTATTTTATATTTAGAATCTACAAGCCAAACATAATCATCTAAAAAGATATTGCGTTGTGAATAATCTTCTACATCTTTTACATAAAATACTGGAAAAATTATTTGTGCATCTAAAAATCCATGATATTTTGTATCTGCTGTCTTCCAATCTTTAGGATATAATTTGATGCCGCCTTCTTCTGCAGGGTACTTATGTTCTAATTGACCTCTTAAATGAAAACTATGTATAAAATCTGGTTCAAAATTATCAGGTGCCCAATTTATATCTTCAGGTAATTTATAATCTTTATCTATGCACCATACATGTGTAGCATAAGGATTATTATCAAAATACTTTGCAGGAGTTTTAGTATTTAAAATTTCAAAACTTTTTTTACAAACAATTTTATTGATTTCTTTTACACCATCATTTTGTGTTTTAGGCAGTAATCTTATACCACCATAATTATTTGAATCCCATTTCCAAACATGTTCATATTTCATGTCATACATATCAGGCCTAAAATTAAAAATATCTATATCTACTATTTCTATATTTGGTTCTATTAACCAACACATTCTTGTTTTTGATTGTATTTCGCCAACATCATTTATCTGTTTTGCAAACGGCAACAGTTCTTTTAATTTGGGATTATCTCCTATGTAAAATATATCAAACATTTTTATTTTTAAATGACCTTTTCATTTTTTTATAACTTTTAATCAAGTCTTCAGCAATATCGCCTACATGTTTTACACTATTGTCAATCTGTTCTAATCTTGCTAGTAGTTGCTGGCCTTCAACAGGGCATACACCCTTATGGTTAGGCAACTCTCCTCCACATGTTGTACATGTGCCTTGCAATTTGCTGTGTATTTTATGCCAATCAATCTCTGACATGTACCTTTACTCCATAATGTTGAGCAAAGGCTTCTGCGTCTTTTTCATCATTTACAATTGGCTGTCCTTTAATGTTTAAACTTGTATTAAGTAACATAGGGCAACCTGTCTGTTTGTAAAATTTTGATAGCAGATCGTGTAAATCAGGATGTTCTTCCTTGCGAACTGTTTGAACACGGCTTGTACCGTCTTCATGTATTATAGCAGGAAACTCTTCTGGATTTTTGCACTTTGCAACAAATTGCATATACGGTGCATGAGTAATGCCACCTGGCATTTCAAAATAATCATGCACATGTTCTTCCAATATCATTGGTGCGAATGGTCTAAACTTTTGACGTTTTTTAATTACATTCATTTTATCCTTAACGTCTGGTCCTCTAGGATCTGCACATAAACTTCTATTGCCTAATGCACGTGGCCCAAATTCCGCTTTGCCATTTGCTATACCAAATAGTTCCCCCGCCTTTAAACTTGCTAATGCCTTTTTAATTGGATATTTTCCAGGTATATTGTATCCTGTGTAAGGCGTTTTCCAATTTATTTTTTCTCCAGTTTGATTGTAAAGTTCAAGTGCGGCCGCACCTAAACTGCTCCCACAATCTCCTGGGTTAGGCATTATAAAAATATTTTTAAAAATATCAAATAGTTTACTATTGGCTACACAATTAAGTGCTACTCCTCCCATGTAAACTAAATTATTACTACCCGTAATTTCTTTGGCATGTTGAGCAAATGCTTTTACCCTTTGTTCAACTTGATTTTGTGCGGCCGCGGCCATATCAAATTCATCAACACCTACAAAACTGTTTTTAGGTAGTCCTCTTTGTAAATTATAAATTCCGTCTATTGTTTGCCTATGACTTATCCATGGATGTTTAAATTTAAAAAATTTCTTACCCATTTTTCTTGATAATGGTTTCCAGTTTTCTGTTTTACCATATGCGGCCATTCCCATTAAAATATATTCGTCTTCCATAGGTTTAAGACCTACATGACTTGTTACAGCACTATAAAATAAACCTAAACTGCTTGGAAAATTTACACTATGTAATTTTTTTAAATTACCATCTTTCCATTGCCAAATTGTTGCTGTATTAAATTCTCCAATAGCATCTATTACCATTACAGCACACTCATCAAAATTACTACTTAATACACCTGCGGCCGCATGTGTTTCATGATGCCAATAATCTTTTATAGGTATATCTTTCAGTTGGGGATAAAATTTTTTAATCCATTGTCTTTGAGTTGGTTCTCTTAGGGCTCTAAAATTTGCATTTAGTAAATTACGAATTCTTTTTGCCCATGCTTTTTCGTGTAAAACTATTATATCAGGCTTTCCATTTTCTATTGCCGCATCTATTAGGTCATGATTTATCCATGGATCGTTTTTTACTTTGGTATATCTTTCTGAATGACTTGCAAACTCTATGTTTTTAAAGTCAAGCATACAAGCACCTGCATCATGAAAACCAAAACTTAATCCTAAAATTCTCATCTATATATAAAAGGATCTTGCTGTCTTAATTTTTCTAATTTCTTTTTCAACTGCTCTTCTTCTTCTTTTGTAAGTTGTATTTCATTAGATAAGTCTTCACCTTCTCTACCTCTTTCTCGATTACCATCACTATTAAGTTCTGTTAAATCTTGTTGTTTATGTTTCTGATTTCTCTCTTCCATCTTATTTCCTATAAACATTTTTAAAATATTTTGAACATGCATCTGCATTTTTTAATTGTCTAAATACATTATTTTTAGATATACGATTTGAAAAATTTGCATAAAATGTAATTCTTACATAGTCGTCCTGTGGAGCAACCGCTTTATGCCAATTTGTACCATCAAATAAAATCATTCTGTTATAAACGTCCTCATAATAATTTTCGTTAATGTAAATACCTGTATCTTTATTTCCTTCTGGATTTAAAAAAATTATACTAATTAAATAAAAATCATCTTCTGTTAAATCGCTCTCATTTATGTCCCTATGCCCTACCATTTTATTTTTTTCTGCATTAGTAAGTATATTGATATAAAATCTTTCTAAATTTTTAAATGTACAATTTTTATATGTATTATTTAAATGTTTTTCTATATAAGTATCTAACTCAAATACACCTAGAAGTTCCTCAACACCTATAGAACATTGTAAAAAAGTAGGTGTATCATCTATTTCTCCCATAGATAATTTTAATGATGCAGTTTTGTAAAAATGATCAATCTTTTCTAAAACATTTTTAGGTAAAAAATTGTCTATTACAATAGGCTCTGACATAACAATATTTACTTAAGATGCTTTATTTTACAGCACTTATTTGGTAATTATCTGTTACTGTTATACATTAGATTATATAATTCTGGAAGTGCTTCTTGCATACTTTCACTTCTTTGCTTATCTAACATTTCTGTATATTTTTGGAATGTGATTAGTTCCTGTCGCCAATTTTCTTTACGGTTTTCTTTAAGTGCCTTTATTGTTGCATTTATGGATTGCACATTTTCAGGTCTATTTGCTAAAATTTTACTTTGCTTGAGCCACATTTCTAGTCTACCTGCGGCAACTTCACGTACTTGCTCTGGACAATTTCTAAAATCTAAACTTGTAGGGTAGTCACAAATTAAAAATGTTACAAATACTTCTCTTCCATATTCTAATTCTAATTCCTCACAAAAGTCCAGTAGTTTTGTAATTGTTAATACATTATAAATTTGTATTACAGGACTAAACAGTACAGTTCCAACAACATCACTAGCACAATATGTTCTTAAATTTTTCTCAACTCTACTCCAATGACTTGCACCTCTAATATATTCGTTTTCATGTCCATAAGCATCTACACTTATGCACATTAATACATTTTTAAACTGCTCTACCAAGTCCAGAAAACGTTTCTGAATGTTGGTCATGTTGCTGTTAAACACTAACTCTATATCTTTTGCTATGCCCATTTCTACGCATTTTTCCATAATCCAATAAACACGTTCTATAATAGTTGGCTCTCCGCCAGTAAAATAAAGTTTGTTTACACCTGGTAACCATTCTTCCACTTGTCTTAGAAACTCAGGATCATCTTGCCATGGTGTTATATGATCTGCAAACTGTCCCCAAGTGAAGTTGTCCTTAATGAACTTTCCTGCACTTGGGTCAGCCGTTTCTATTTTTTTATATTCCTTCTGTATTTGACTTGAATTTTGGGGTTGGCACATTCTACACTTCAGGTTACACATATTGCCTAACCTAAAATCCAAGTACATTGGGGGTTCTTCTACTCTAAAGTTATTGCTTATACTTCGTTCTATACGTTCATGGATTTCTTCTCCTTTTCCACTGTATTCAAACCAATCCCTAATATAGTTTGTTCTATAACTAGGGAAACCCATATCTTCTAAATCATAACAATGCTCACAACCTTTTACCACTGTTCCCTCGATCATTTCTTGGCGGATTTTACGCATATGATTGCTATTCCAGACATCCTCTATTTTATGTCCTTGATTTAGATCTACCATTTTACCATGGTCGTCTTTAAAATTATCTCGTGCAACACAACACCAACTAATAGTACCAGTTGGTTGTGTCATTACATGTATCCAAGGATACGGACAAAATGTTTTACTGTATTCCTTAGACATTAAAAATCCTCTGGTGCATTTGCATAATTTTTTAATAATTCGTAAAATTCAGGAAATGTTTTTGCAAAACTTTCACCTCTAAAATCATCACTATATTTAACTTGACTGTAAAACATATTCATCTTTTCTATATCATAATTTACATCTGTACAATATTTTACAGAACTAATAATATCTGGATGTGTACTATCTTTATATTTTTCTACAACTTTTTGTTTAACTGCTTCTGGTAATACTTTACAACTAAAATGTTCTGGTGTGTAAACATGATTAAAATAAATTGGCAAATCACTTTTGAAACTGTCTCTCCAATTCAATATTTCTTCCATATAGTATATATTAAATATACCTACAGTATAACAAATATCTAAATATATATTGGGAATATTTTTATCTATTACTTTTTGTAAATTTTGTTGTACTTGATCCCATTTTGCAGGATGCCTAATATATTCGAATTGAGAGCCTACACCATCGAAACTCCAACTTAACATTACCTTTTTAAAATGCGGCCAAAGTTCTAAGCCTCTTTCAGGATATATTGATCCGTTTGTGTTATAAAGTAATTTTATATCTTTACTTTTTCCAGAATCTACTAAGTCTTGTAATATGTCATAATGTCTTTTTATTAATAAAGGTTCGCCACCATAAAATTCTAAAACTTCTAAATCATCACTAAGATCTTCAAAATCGTGCCAAAATTCTTCATTTGTTTCAGGCCATCTTCCTACAACTCTCATCCTATCCCAAAACAAATTGTTTGTACCATCTCGTTTCTTTTCTTCTGGTACCCATAAACTACTAGCAAAACTATTACAAATTCTACATTTGTTATTGCATACATTACCTAACTTTAAATCCATGGATTTAGGCTTTATATTTTCTTTTTTATTTAATGCTTCTTCTAAAGCATTAGGAAAATCCCTTAATGCTCTTTGTCTTTTACTATCTATTCCTGCATCTTCGGCCGTCCAGCAACTGTAACAAGACTTAGGTTTTTTACCATCTAAAAAATCTTTTCTTAAGTTTGCTAACCAATTACTATTCCAGCCGTCTGTTAAAACATCTTCTGTAAGTGATAAATTTTTACCATTATCATTAATTAGTTCGTCCATTTGACAGCATATAGACATAGAGCCATCAGTTCTGGCTTCTAAGTTTACAAACGGCATTGGACAAAAATGTTTACTCATAATTTTGCTAACTCTGGATATACTTCCTCAAAGTTTTCCTCCCTTAGTTTATCAAATTCTATATTGAAATCTTTAAACTCTTGCCACAGTTCTGTATGATCATCATCTAAAAATTTTATAGCACTCTTGTAACCTTCAGTTGCTCTGCCTATATGATCCTGTGGCTCTAACCATTTTAAATGTTTTTCCCACTTGTATTTAATCTCTTGTTTAAATTCTTTAGGTAAAACACTCATTCTAAAACGTGGATTATTTAAAAGTACATTCATATACCAGTCTCCTGGTTTTATATAACCTTTCTTAACCCAATTTCTATGGAAGTCTGTAATATGCCAGGCATTATAGGCACTTACTGTTGCACTAATATAAAAATCTATTTCAGGTGCTTGTTCTCTTAATTGTTCAATGTTACTAATTACATCTGCCCATTTAGTTCCTTTACGTTGATACTCTCCTCTGGCTCCCTCGGCATCTAAACTAGCACCTATACTAATATGATCAAAGTTTTTCCATAAGTCGAGAACATTAAATTTTTTATATTTTAATTTTGTAAAGTTTGTATTGTAAAATATTCGTATATCGGTTTTACCCATTTCTACAAGTTTATTCATTATGGCCCAATGTTCGTCCATTATAATTGGTTCTCCACCTGCCCAATAAATTTGCTCTATGTGTTCTAACATAGGCTCAAACTCTCCCATAAATCCATCAACATCATTTCTAATCTGTATTACTTGCTCTGTAGGTGTAATATTCCAAGAACTTTTTACAGCATCTTTAAACCAATTACTACTTAATTCTGGACCACAGTATCTACAACGTAAATTACAAACATTACTAAAGCGAAAATCTAAATACACAATATGTAAATCATCTAGACTGCCATCTGGATTAGTTTTTGTTACTTTGTCCCAATGCTTTTCTAACCAGTCTTTATTACTTCTTACTCTTAAACTGTCATGTCCATATTTTTCTTTTTCGTAACAACGTACACATTGTTTACATTTTTTACCTTGTAGCATTTTAAGACGTACCTGTTTCATGTCTTCGCTATTCCATACTTCTTGTAAACTATTTTCTCTTAAATCACCAATATGCGACTCCCAAGGAGAGTCACAACATAACATTGTTTTTCCGTTAGGCCAAGGGTGCATATGAATCCATGGTAGGATACACATTACATCGTTGTCTTTAACTTCGTTAAAGTCTATGCTATCTGGTTGTTTATCCATTCTATTAAATTTTCTTTATTACCTAATTTTATTAAATTGTCTATATTATTTTGTAATCTCTGGTAGCAATAAGTTTTAACTTTGTAATCTAAGTGTTTTAGATCTTGTAAACTAATACGTTTTAATTCTTTATAAACTTCATTACACCTTTTAATTACATAATCTTCTTTATCATAATCATGATCTACAATGTCATCAAATACATCAAATCCTAGTTTTCTTAATTGTTGCACATATCCAGGAGTTGCTAAAAATAATGGTATCTGTCCCATTAAAAATGCCTTTGCAGATTTTTCTGTAAAAAAATGTCTATCACTATCTATAGAACTCCAATAAGGATTTTCAGAATAAGTTGTATTATGACTTATACTGTTAAATCCTACTGATGATTCTTGTACAATGTTAAATACTGCTAAATCAAAATCATGTAAAATATCGTATTGCTCTGAATCTATATCTCCTAAACTAATAGGAAATTTCCCTACAGTATTGCCTATTAAATCCTCTGCACATTGTAAATGATAACTATTTTTCCATATAGTATTTTCCTCATTGTTGCCCCATCCACAACTTATAATTCCTTTATTTTTTAAGTCTGTATCCTCTATAATTTTATTTGTTAAATAAACTCTTTCTTGTCTTGTTAATCTTCCTAAACTTACATAGTAATATTTTTTATCCTTATAAACTAAATTTTTATTATATAAATTATTTTTTTCTTCTAGCAATCTAGTAAAAAAATAATATGAAGGTTTATGTGAAATTGTTATATCATTTAAATGCCTATACAAATATCCTGGAGTAAGTCCTCCGTCTATCCAAATAATTTTTTTAACACCATAACTTTTTACAATTTCAAATACTATATTCCAATAAACACTACTAAATGCTTCTGTCAAATGTATTAATATAATGCATTCTTTTTTAGGCATTTTTTCTAATGCACTTTTAGTAAAGTTAGTTATATTTGCACTACTTATTTCTGTGTAATCAATTATATTTGTAAAACTATCATTTTTTACACTATCTAAAATATCACTATACCCATCAGGATTTGCATGTACAACGTCTAAATTATTTTTAGTTTTACTAATATTTGTGCTGTATTCCATGTTTATCCAATATTTCTATTAATTCTGGGAAAACTTCCCTCCAACCTTGTTCGTGTTGGCGTATTCTGTCTAACTCGTCATTGTACCGACAAAAGTGTTCCCATTTAACTTCGTCCCAATTATCGTCATTATACATGCTTAACAATGTTCCAAGTTCATGTCTGTTACCCATCGTTTTTCTAAACTTGGCATGGGCCTCGTGTCTCACGACAGGAGGTAATATTCCAGGCGATAGGTAATCAGGGTCATATACAAAGTTCATATCTACAGGCACTGGTGCCCAGTTTAAAAATTCGTCTAAATAGATATAACTGTATGCACTTACTGTTTGAGTAATTCTTACAGTAAGTTCAGGTACCTGCATAATTTTTTCTAAATTTTGCTCTACATCTGACCATTCTGTAGGGTATCTGATAAATTTATTTCTGTAATCCAAGTCGTCAATACTAGGACATACTCTGGCTTCTTTAAATTCTTTCCATAAAGGAATCGCTTTGTCTGGAACTTGTGTCATATTAATATTATACCATAATATTATATTTTTACTACGTCCACTTTCAACTAGCCTTTCTAAAAACTTCCAATGTGCTTTAATAAGTGTAGGCTCTCCACCATTTATATAAAGTACCTCTAAATTAGGTGCACAATTAAATAAATCTCTATAAAATTCATCGTCTTCAGGCCATTGAAAATCGTGTTTATGATCTAACCAACTGTATCCATCATTTACGAAGTCCAGGGAATCCACAATTTCTTTATAATCCTTAACCCACCTTGAACTACTTGCTGGATTACAAGTACGACAACGGACATTACATACATTGCCAAGACGCAACTCAACAAAACGAAGGTCCAAAGGTATGCTACCATCCTTACTTGTAAGTCTGGATGCGTAATCGGGGTCAATGTTCTTATAAACCTTGGACTCGTGGATACGTTTGCTCTCAATTCCTTTTCTTTCTTCCTCGTAGCATCTGCTACATGCTTTAGGCTCCACATCATTTAACATCTCCAATCTAATTTGTTTAAAATAATCACTATTCATATGTTCGGCTATAGTGTTATCATTTAAATTAAAGAACTGATCCTGTTCTTTACCATAATTTCTTGCTCTATTTTTTCCTGCTGTCATATCTGATATGCAACAAGGGGTAACACCGCCGTGAGGGTGCGTACCTAGATGTATCCAAGGTAATGGACAAAATTTGTCGTCATAAGCACCCATTATATAAATGTTCCTTTTTCTATTGAACTATACATAGGGTCTTTTTGTGCCCTAGAGTATAGTAAATCATAATTAAAATCTTCTTTTACAATTTCCCATAATTCAGGAAAAACTTGTCTAAAATCTTCTTTTCTGTATTCGTCTCCTGCAACAACTTGTTTTCTAAACATATTCCAACGTACTGCAATCTCTCCTTCTATAGTATGCCCTTCTTCTAAAGAGCCATAAGGTCTTATTACATCTTTTTGTAAAGCAGTTGCATGTTTTATTATACCTTTTATATCTCCTAGTAATTCAGTAGGAAATTTATTTTCTCTTAATCCACGTTGTAAACTTTCAACAGATTTTTCTTTCATGTGATCAGGCAAAACATTAGGATTAAACCAACTTGGTAAATTTGCTATATTATGAAAGATATCAAATAAAGGCCATCGCTTCGCGAACTCTACATGAAATTCTAACAAATACATTAAGTTTAATATTGTTACTGTATTGGTTACACCCACATGAATTTTTCCTTCTTCTCTCCATTTGTGTATCTTATCTAAATTTTGTTCTACTTTGTCCCATTTACCTGGAAATCTCAAATATTCAAATCTTTTTCCTATACCATCTATACTAACATTAAAAGAAACATTTTTAAAATTTTCAACAATACTATCTAAAAATTCTCCTCCTGCCTGTGTTCCATTTGTACTAAAATTAATTTCAATATCTTTTGCTAAATTTCTATCGATCAGTTTACCTGCAAAATCCTTAAACTCTTTCATGTACAATGGTTCTCCGCCCATAATCTCTAAATTTTTTATGTGCGGAATCCAATCGTCCATTTGAGTCCAAAATTTAGACCGTTCCTGATCTCCCATAGGTACTTGTACCATTTCCTTAAAATATGGAAGTCCTCTTGCATCTGCTTCTTTTACCCATTTACTACTGTAATTTGGATTACAACTTCTGCATTTTAAATTACACGTTGTACTTAAAATAAGTTGCATATCTTGAGGCATGTCTGGCTCTATAGAATAATCTATAGGATCAAGTCTCCAAGAGGAATATTCATTGTAAATTTGTCTTTTGGATCTTTTTCCGTTATCTTCTTCTCGCCAACAAGGCTCACAATTATCTGGTAATTTACCTTCTCTAATTTCTTGCCTTATCTTTTTGTAGTAGTTGCTATGAAAAATATCTCTAACTGACGTAGAACCTAGTGTAAAATCTTCACCATTGTCGTCTTTTACTCGCTCTTTAGCAATACAACATGTTCTTACATGCCCTAATGGTTCATTGCTCAGATGTGACCATAATAAACTACAATATCTAGGTTCTGCCATTTTATCTCATAGACTCTTTACGAGTGTTTCCATAATGTACTACTTTTACGCCCATTATATGTGGTGTTTTCCTCCAAGGATCAATAACAATACTGTCTGGTGCAAAATATAATTCTGTACCATTACCTGTTGAAATAAGTGCTGTATCACAATCTGTTACATTGTGTTCGCCATTATACCAACCAGGTACTGTATCCAACTGATCACCGTATGTAATACTAGGATTATGTGCTAATAAATATACTGCTGGTTTATCTAAAACTTGTTGTGGAGGTATATCTCCTGTTTTTTCATCGTAGTAATACAGTTCGTGACCCATACTATCTATGTAATGTCCCACTAACATACTACTTGAACCTGCTTCATATTCAACTAAAGGCTTATATGCTTTACCTACAATTATAATAGGTAACGAATTTACCATAGTTTTTGTTGTAGGGTGGTAATCTCCACCTGCATATTCGCTTAATTTTTTAGCCATATTTTCTGCTTGTACTTCTCTACTTAACATTACAGCATCAAATAAGTCGTATCCTAAATCTAGTTCTTCTGCCATCCAGCGAAGTGCGATATTATCTCGGGGGTGGCAAGCACCTCCATCGCCCATGCCCGGCTTCATGTAACCTGGACCCATAATACGTCTGTCTGATGTTGCAAGAGCGTCACAAACAACTTCTGCGTTTATGTTGCCTTGCTTTTCTGCAACGTCCTGTATCATATTTACTAAAGATACTTTGGCAGAAATAAACGTGTTATAAAAAACTTTTATACACTCTGTTTCGTCCCAAGTACCTATAATATATCTAGGATCGTTTTGCATTATTGTTTTGTAAAAGTCTACAAGTTGTTTTGCATCACCTGTTTCACTTCCATCTTCTGTTCCAATCATTACCATTTCTGGATTTACCATATCCCATTTAACTGTGCCCATAGCAATTAAGTATGGGTTGTAAACGAATCTGGCATTTGGAATTAAATCAATGAATTCTCGTCTGGTTGTACCAGGCAAGACTGTTGATATAAGGACTACTAATTGGTCTTTTGTTGCAACCGCATTTACCTCTGAAAGTACTTGCTTAACTAAACCGTAGTCAAAGTCCTTATTTGGTAAATGGCTGGTTGGTGCTTTTCCATCATACTGTGGGTCATGTGGTGTAGGTACAGCAATAAAAACAATATCTTGTCCTAGTACTGCTCCTTCCAATGTGTCGCTCATTGTAAAGTTTTCAGGCTCTACAGGATTAACATCATACCCAACAACATCATGTACTTCAGCGACCATCTCGGCACAGGCTTGTCCTAACTTACCTACACCGATAAATCCGACTGAGGCCATCTTTATCTCCTGTTGTGTTAATATGTGTGTAATATAACAAAGTCATATTACTACACTATTTATCGAGTCTTTTTGGGGGGTTTTGTTGCTTGTGGTATATTATCGCTGATTGTGTTTGCGGTCTACTCTCATCCACCAATCATATAATTCATTATCTTCCTTATAGATATCCTCTATACGCAATTTTTCGTCTGGTCGAATATTTGCAATTTGATCTTGCCAATTTCTACCTTTAAAAAAGGCATCTTCTGCCTCCTCTGGCCATTGTTCTTGAAAAGTAGGCGATTGTTTCATGCCTTCTAATTCTCTTATTAATGTTTGTTGCTTTTCTGTGGCCCTAGGCCTTATATATTCTAGCACATCATCTATTATTCTGTCAAGTATATGTCTAGGCCATGCCATAGCACTCATTACTATATCAGGATGGAAAGCGAACATGCGTTTTGTTTCTATCTTAACATCTAGTTCTAATGCATAATCAAAAAAGTTTTTAAGATCAAACATGCCTGGGCCTGTTAATGTTAAATCCATTAACATTTTATCATTACCTCCTGGTAATGCTACACCTTCTCTGAAGTTTTTATCCCATTGTTCCCAATTAAGTCCAGTTCTTATATACTCGCCTATATCTCCCGTGCCATCTATACTGGCACACATAGTCCAATCTTTTGCTTGTGGTAGCCAGTCGTACAAATAATGATCTCCAAAACGTACACGACTTAAATTACTATTATATCTTAAATGTACTTTATTAAGATTATTATCTTTTGCTAATCTGTCCATGCTACGCCAATGAATGTCATACATTAGTGGTTCTCCACCTACCCAATAAATTTCTTCTACAATGCCTCTACAAATGGCGTCCCAAAATTCTTCTTCAACTACTTCCTTCTGAAATTTCTGGATAATCTTTTTATTCTCGGGAACCATAAAAGGTTGGTTTTCCGGACTCCAAAGATTATGTTTTCTTTTCTCTCCTTCCCAAGCAGACGAGAGAGGTTCGCCACACATACGACACTTAAAATTACACAGGTTACTGACCCTGTAATCAAAAGAAATTGGTTCCATATTAGTATATCCATTTTCATCTGTCTCCTCAAAACACCTGTCTATATATTTTTCAAATAAAAATCCAGTAAACCATTGTCTGTATGTACTTTGACTTAAAATACTATCATTACATACTGCACATTGTGGAATCTCTTCGCCAGCCATAAGTTTTTTTCTTATGTCCATCATGTAAGGACTATTCCAGTGTTCTTTCAAACTTACTGGTTTATAATCTGCAATAGTTCCTACTTCTTTATACTTGCCTGTGCTTTTATCATTACTTGCATCTATATACTGCCTTTGCATCATATGATCTTCTCTACTAGCACAGCACATGCGTCTTTCACTTTGTGGACTAATATAGGTATGGGTCCAAGGTGCTGTACAAAACACCTTGTTTTCTGAATCTGGACTCATTTGTCCGTGTTCCCATTTAGGCTTAACTTTAGCCATTTGCTATCTCTAGTTGGTTCATATTTACAAAAAAGTCATAAAATTTTTGATGACTTAAAACAGCAGGATTAAATTCTTCTTCGTCCCCCAAATATTTTTCAATATAATTTACATCTTTAAGTGCAACAGCACAATCAGGATATATTGATTCACATCGTCCTTCAAATCCTATATTTGCATCAGGAAATAATTTTTTTAAATTGTCTATTCTACTTAATTTTAATTCTTCTACTTGTGGAGGAAATTTAATTGTAGTATGATATAAAAATAAATGTTCTCTCCTTACTGATTTACTAGGATACATATTATATAATATTTTAATATTTTCTTCATTACCACAATATCTAACCTTTTCAAAATTATTATAACAAAACTCTAATAAATCTAAATCATTTTGAGAGTCAAAATGTATTTTAATATCTTTGCAATTTGTATGTTCTAATACCCAATCTCCTGCCTGTATATCTGTAATGCACCATATTACTGGTATGCCTATTTGCTCTACTAAGTCATTTAATTTTTTAACAGTTAAATCGTCTAATTCACTTTTATTTGCTACTTCTATATATGGCAGTTCTCCCCATTTACTTTCCATTGCTACATATCTTTTATGCTTTGGTATAATAATATCTGGCGTTGACTTTGTAATTACTATTGCATCAGCATTACACTGAGCGGCCGCAACAACTCTGCCTTTAATTGTTTGCCAATCGTTTTCGTGTCCTACTCCAATGTTAGCAAATAATTTAATCATCAATTGCTCCGCCTAATCCATCTGTTTCTGTATCCCAACCTATACTGCTACCTGCTTTATTAATTTTTTCATCTTCTGCATATTTTTCATCATCATAGTCGTCTTCACTTTCGCCTGTTTTACGATTACGCATTTTCATTTCTACAACTTTTACTTCGCCGTCCTCTGTTACAACACGTTTTGCATAAAGTCCGCCTGTAACTCCTGCTGTTTTAGGTGCTTGTATATCCTGCTCATTAGTATCGAATTCTTGTAATTTAATACTGTCATAAAATTCTATTAATCTTGGAAAAGTTTCTCTAAAATTTAACCCACGTCTTGCATCATACTGCTCATAAAACAATTTAAAATCATGTTCAAGTAGTTCTCTATCAGCAGTATTTCTATGTGGTGTTTTTACAACGTCTAAATATTCTATTAGTCTGCTTACTTGATCTTGCTCCCAAGGTTGCACTAAAAGTTGTCCAGTAGAATCTTTTTCCTGCTTTCTTCTAACTTTTTGTAACCATGTGTAAACCTCATCATGATATTTTGCACGTAGATGGTCTGGTAATGTTAAGGGTGACTGGAAACTAGGGAAACGTAAAATGTTACAGGTAAATCCAGGACGATTATGACCGTATTTACGTTTCATCTCTAGCATCCAGTCGAAAAATTCAACAATGGTATCAAGGCATAATGCATTGATAGTCATCATCATGTGTAAACCTTCTATGTTTGCTTCACTGCAAACCTTTTCAAATGCTGTTGTCCACTTATCCCAATCCAAGCCATCTCTAATGTATTCTGCTTGTGGACCAAATGCTTCACAACTTGTATATAAATGGAATCTATTAATATTTTGTGTGCCTGCAATCATTTTGTCTAATAGGCTGTCTTTTGCCATAAGGTTACTATTGATTGCAAATCTCATATTGTCTTTATTAGGCTCGTCTGTTGTTTCGAACCAATCAAATAATTGATAAATGTCTGGAGTCATAAGTGGTTCTCCACCTGTAACTCTAATCTCTTCTAGTTCTGTACTTAGTTCAGGCCACCATCTCCAAAAAGCATCAACATATGGATTAAATTGATCTTGATCAAATGGTTCGGCGTAGGGGGCATCATCAATAAAGTGTCCTCTAGCATCACTTTTTATGCCTTGATATCCGCCATTTACTCTAATGTCTTTTACCCATGTAGAGGAGAATGCAGGGTTGCAGTAACTACATGCTAACTGGCATGTTCTGTTAAATGCAATCTCTAATGTTTTTAAGTTTACGTCAAACTGCGGGTCTAAAGTTGCCGCAGTATGTAAATCCTCGTCTTCGTATATTACCGTTTTGTAAACTCTATCACTTACTGGCTCATTACCGTCTGCATCTTTACCCATGTCCTCAATCTTCCAACAGTACTCACACTCTTTGGGTCTAGTACCCTCTTGCATCATCTGACGCATTTTCTTTTTATGCCTACTGTTATGGATAGCACTTGGATTTGTTTTAATTTCTTCTAAATCTATTTGGTGAGCAGGAGGGTGATGACAACTCGTAGTACCGCCATGCCCTAACCATATAGTAGCATTGTACCACTTTGCTCCACAGAAACTTTCAGAAACAGGATCTATCATCCTTTTCTTATATTCTCTATGTGACTCTCCTTGCTTTCTTCCCATTAATTTTCCTCTTTAGGATATCCTTCATACCAATCTTCTACAGTATTAGTTCTAAAACTTCTCCATGCATTTTTATCTAGAGACCATACTGCAAAATCATCATTGTTTGCATTTTGTTTCATTCCGTCTGGAACTTTTCCATTGCTTAATTTATTATTTAACGTACAGGGCATAATTCTTAATTCTTGTGTATCTATTTTTCTAAATTCTACTGTAACTATACCTTTTTTTGCTAATTCTAAAAATTTATTTCTGTCTTTCATATTATTAATGCTTCTGCTTCTTTACAAATATTCCACCAATCTTCCATTTCTGGAAAAACTTGTAAGAAGTTTGTTTTTCTTCTTTCATCATGCTGACTAAAAAATTTAAAAAAATTTGCTCTTGCTTTAAGTAATTCATCTTTATCCATAATAGAGCCGGCCTTCATCCACTCTAAATTTCGTCTTACTTTATCTATTTCAAAATCTTTAAATCCTCTATAGTCTATATTTACTTCATCTGCTCTATTTAATTCCATAAATGCTATTGCTTCTTCCAAATAACTCTGATAATAATCAGGCATTATTTGAATACATTGCCAAAGTGGTGCTCTAAGCAATGGAATATCAAACCATATTCTTTGTTTAGGTCTTACTTCATAATCTGGGTGCTTATGTCCGCCATTGTCTGGTATAGGAATATATTTTATTCCTTGTCTATCCTTAGCATATCTATCTCTAAGTTCTAAAATCCATTGTAAGTATTCTTTCAAACTTGTTAAACTTAGTACATTAAATGTATTAATAAATGTAATTGTGCTATGAGTTGTATCCTCTAAGATTCTGTTTACATTTTTATCTAACATTTTAAAGTCCATACCATTACGCATATACTCTGCTTGAGGTCCATATCCATCACATGATACAAATGTTGCAAAGTTCTTACATGCTGGTGCTACATACCAGTTGTTCCCCGAGTTTGGATTAAACTTTTCTGGGTCTTCCCAAATTTGTATCTCTTCTAATCTTTGTAGCGATTCTATAAACATGTCCATTAGTTTTGGCTTAGGTGGACACATGTTTGATGTAACAGATATTTCAAGCCAGGCATTTGGATTTTTATACACATAGTCTAATACTTTAAATGTGTTGCTATCCATTAGTGGCTCTCCTCCTGTCATACGAAAAACTTCTATATTTTTGTAAAGATCAGGCCACCACTTCCAAAAGGCTGTAACATATGGATTATCTGCTTGTGAAATTTTTAATGGCATAAGTCCAGTTTTACCTAAACTATTTAAATTATTATGTTCTCCTTGGACTATATTGTATGGTCCAAATTGTTTTATTTCTTTCTCCCAAGTGTTACTTAAATGTGGACTACAATAACTACATTTTAAATTACATGCTTGATTAAAGTTTACTTCAACGTAACGTGGATTTATATTTCCATCTGCACCTGCTTCTGCTATTTCTTCTCTAGCATTTTGAGCCCAATATTCGCCACTACGATACACACGATCACTTCTTCCACCAACATCTTCTATACGCCAACAGTAACTACACCCTTCTGGCCTTTCACCTGCTAACATTTGTCTACGTTGTTCTTTTTTCTCTTTTGTATTATGAAGTGCTGTAGGATTTTCTTTTAATTCTTCTAAATCAACTTTATGTGTAGGCGGATGATAACAACTATGAGTCATGCCGTTATGTAAATGCATAGAAACTTGTGACCATTTTGCATAGCACATAGTTGGACTTATTTTGTCTAACTGTTTTTTGGCCTTATCTGCGGCCTGGTCATAATTACTCATAATAAACTTTCAATATATTCTAAATATTTTTCGTTATAATCTCCTACTTTAGCATTACCAAAATGTGAAGGATCAGAAAAAATTTCTTGTACATTAACATTATCTTTTGCACAAATATCTTTTATCCATTCCATCGCTTCGGGTAAAAATTTAAGCAAACTTTCTTCTGGATTAACAACATTACTATGACATAATTGTGTTCTCCTAAAAGAGTAAAATTCTAATATTTTTTTAGGCTTTCTTTTTTGTAAAATGTCTGGTACTAAAACATGTTGTATATAATTTACTGTAGCATATTGTTGATTAAGATGTCTTTCTAAATCTAAGCCTAATGCAATATACATATTTAAAATTTTATTTAATCTTTCATCTGATACTACATGTTCAGGGTCTATACTAGGTATTAATTTTCCTGCAGGAGTCATACCATTTGAAATTATACTTACAGATTTTTTACCAAAATCCATTCTGTAAGGAGTAGTGTAAAAAATAAAAACTAAATCTCCTTCATTTATAAGATTTTTAAATCTTAATAATTGTTCGTGTGTATATGTTAAACTACTACCAGGCTCTGACATAACTCTAGGTGTTAAATTATGCTTTTGACACAATTTTGTACCCCACCAATAATTATTTTTGTCCTCAGACAAATCTTTTATGTAAGGTGGATGGGCAAAACTATCACCAAAAAACCAAATTTTACTCATTACTGTATTAATCCTTTTTCCAGTAATTCTTGAATTTGCTTTTCTCTTATCATTACTCCCCAACGTCTTGGATTTACATAAGTTGTTTTAAAAAACTTACACATTTTTCTGTTAGGATCAAATAACATCATTTCATTAATGCCTTCATTTAGTGTTACTCCTAAATCTTGTATAGCAATATAAAGCATTTCTGGATTCCATGTTACTTTTGAATATTTACAAACTTCATCTCCTGGAAATCTTGGCAAAATATCATTATTAAAAAACTTTTTAAACCAGTCATAATCACTTATACTGTTTGTATCCCAATCACTTAGTACAGTCATTTGACATCCAAGTCTTGCACCATAAATTGCCCACAAACCATTTTCAACATCTGTACCTATGTTACACCATGTTTGCAGTCTGTTGTAATTTTGCCACCATATTTTATCTTTAAATTCATCAGCACGAATTCTGGTTCCTTGATCCAAACTCATTTTAACACCTTCTCTAAATCCTGCTCTAAAGGCTTGGAAAGGACTTGCCGTTTGATGTACTTCTGAAAACGTATCGTTCAGTTGTATGTAGTTAAGTTTCCAACAAAACTCCATACCTTCACCGTCGTCTGCCGCTTCGTGTGTTTTCATATCTAATACATATTGGGTAGGCCAGCATTTTAGGCCTCCATTACCATATACTAGACCATTTAGAATATTTTTGGCATTCCAACTAAAAATACTTTCTGAAATATTGTTTCCATCATGATCTTGGTCTGGAACATCTAGTACTTGTTCAAAGAAATCATCCATAACAATATTATCACCATCTACTGTGATAAATCGGTCAGTTTCAGATTGTTGTGCGGCTTCTTTATGTGCGGCGTCAAATCCTTTTACGCCGTGTACCCTTTTTGCCCAAGGTACTTTGTTTAGTAAGTCTGCCCAATGCTCTTCGCAGTTGGGTTCATCATAAGAAATATAGAATATGTCTAATTCTGTAACATCGATCTTTGCCATTCTGTCGTCCTGTGTTTGTATTTTTATCTACACACATATTTATCGAATAGTTTTATAGTATATATGCTACATTGATCTAAGTTTTTAGATATATTTTTTGTAATTTTTTCTTTTTTTAATAGTTCTGATAGAGGTATGTTTAAACTGCTAATCATAAAATGAGGGTTGTTTTTACTTGTAAAATAAAATTTAAAAACTTTTTTACCATTTGCTACTGCAATATTAGGTTCTATGTCTTTATATTTTTTTATTATTTTACTATGTAATTGTACTGTAAATTTATTATTTTTATTTGTAACTGCTACATCAAAAACTTTACTATTGGATTCAGGAATAAGTTGTAAAAACTCTTTATCATTTTCTACAAAAGGACTTTCTACTAATTTTAAATCAATTGTAAATACTGTTTCAATTTCTGCGTCTTGGACAACTCTGTATAGATTTACGTCTTTGCCCTCCAATATACTTAATTGCTCTTGTGTAAATACTGCACTTTTTTCTTTTACAGTTTTTTTACGTTTATAATCTGAACTTATTTGTAAAATATTTCCTTCATTGTCGAACCAAACTGTTTTATCTTTTTGTTTTTGATGTTTAACGAGATCAGTAAAACTATTAAATTTATTTTTTTCATTTAAGAATCTTTTAAGTCTTTTTTCTGCTTCACTTGATACCATAATCTTTCTCAATTTGCTGTATTTTATTTTTATCTAGCCAGTCTTTTTCGACATAATGAAATGGAAACAGTTGTTGAAAATTTCCTATCTTAAAGTCTTTATAAGAATTATAATAAGTTGGTAATGTTTGAGTCCAATCTTTACTAATTCTAGTGTCTGGTATATTTTGTATATGACTTTTCATGTGTATAAATGTAGGAACCTCGTCTATATTTTCTAATATACAATCTGCTTCTATACCTAGTAATTGCATAGCAAGAGCATAAGCAACGTCTCCACTTAGCCAATCTGGCTTACCCTCAGGCATATATTTAAAAAACATTCTTTGCCAGTGTTGAAAAATTATTTCTATCATTGCAAATAATTCACTTGCTAAATCTGATTTTTTAAAGTAAAAAAATGCTGTATATACATTTGGCAAATTATTTGCCGCAAAATATTTTCTATAAAAATTACTTGTAACAATTTCTCCTCTATATGTCCTCACCTTTGTAGTTGCCCACACATCTCGTTGAGACATAATATCCCACCAATGACTTACATCTGTAGGAAATATCATATCAGTATCTAATATAACAGTTTCATCATATGGAGTCATATAATAATATTTCCATTTGTTGTTTATCTTCCAATCTTGTTCTTTTGCATCATCTTGCCAAGGAATATCAACAATATTATCAAATGCTTCTTTATGTTTTGCTTTTATAAGTTTTTTAGTCTTAGCATCTACACATACTGTCAGACTGTTGACCTTGCTCTGTGTAAGTTTTAAATTAAGTGCAAGGGCATATGCCTGTTGTAAATAATCAACAGTATCGTTGTTTTGTGCTATTACTATGTAACCTCTAGTCATATTTGTTTATTACATATAAGTTATGTAAAATTACTGTACTTGTAATGTAATTCATTACTACTACTTGTGGCTGATTACTATTTTGATAAATTGGTATTGCTAATAATTTATTTGTTATTAATGTTTGATTGCTTGGATTGTCACTTAAAAATATATTACCTTCCCTAATGTTGTCGCGATTGTTTAATGCCCATATAGTCATACTAACATCTATAGCATGTAAAATATAGTATCTTCTACGTTCTTGTGGTGTTGGATATTTGTCTATCTCAACAAATTGTAATCTTCTTTCCCTTTCTCTAAACAACAAAATTTTATATGCTTCTGCATCTTGTTTCATTTGTACAAAGTCAAAAGGTTCATCTTGTATATGTTTTTTAATTTCATATATACTAGGTTGTGCATTTATTTCAAAACTTAACATAAGTCCTAATAGCATGTAGCCTATAATTAAAAATGGATCTTTCATTCTATAGTTACCTCTGCTTCTGTTTCTATAACTACTCTTGCACCACAAGGTAGTAGAGGCTTGTCATTGCCTCCATACATTACTTTACTTGGCCCATGTATTTCAACACTATGACCATAAGTGTTACTACGTCCTTCTTTTACTGTAATTACTGGTTCATTAGTACCGTGTTTTTTGTTAGCACGAATTTTATGCATATTTACATGTATAAATTTTTTTGCCATTTTATCTCCATGGTAGCATAGTCATTCCTATTTGGTTAATGGCTAACTCTAATAATATAAAAAATATTAGTGCAGGACCTAATTGCCATGCCCACCATTGCCAACCTTCTAAACTGTCTACCCATTGTCTCAATTTGCTGTTTCTTGCTTTGTCATAGGCGCCACTTTTTTCGCCTATTTCATTTGCCCAATAGTTTGGATCTATCCAGTCTTTTAATTTTTTTAAAAATTTAATTTGCATACTCCAATAAATTATCACTAATTCTATTTATTGCCCATTTATTCATAACATGTAGATCCATATCTGACCATTTACTTAAAATAAAATTACCTGGCTCTTTAGGCTTTTCTAAATACATTATAATACTATTATTATCAATAGCACTATGTATATCATCTGTATCAAAACTTTTATAAAGAGTAGTAGGCAACTGTGGTATTCCTTTATCAACAAAACCACTCATCATATGTGCGGCAATAGAAAAACTGTAATCGTTTCTGTATAGAGTACCTTGCCACTTATATAAGTCTCTGTAGTATTGTGGATTATTTTTAACATGTTTGACTAAATTAAAAAAACTTTCCACATAATCTGTTTTACGAAAGTAAACCACAGTTGCCCAATACATTGTTATACCCATATCATATAATCTGTTTAATGATGGATCTTTTCTCTCAAACATTATGTCCTGATATTTCCAGTTCATCATAAGTTCATTATTATGTCCCCAACATTGATTTAGTGTGTTACTTAAAATTAAATAATCTGCATCTAATAATATAGTCTCATCGTAAGGACTTAAATCATATGCATCACATCTGTTTACATTATAAAAGGATAAATTTTTTACTGTATGACTTGTATCTTTATAAAGTCTAATATTAGTATTTTTAAATTTTTTGTCTTTGTCTACAACAATTAAATTGTTAATTGCTTTTTTTATTAATTTTTTTCCTAGTGTTTTTTCTGCATGTTCTAAACTAAATGGGTCTGTTACTACTGTTATATTTTTTACGCCTAAATTTTTTTGTATTAGCAAAGCATTTACAACTGCAAGTTTAAGATAATCTATCTCACTATTGTTATGAGCAAACATCATAAATCCTTTAGACATTTTGTAAAAACTCCCAACATTGTTTCCAATTCTTTACAGCATAAACTTGATGTGGTTTTAATAATTTTGAAATAGGATAATCATTACCCTGAGGGTCGCATCTGTCACCAAAAAATTTAATTGTATCTATATCAAAGTCTTGTAATACTTGGCCTTTATCACAACCTATGGGGAAAATATCTAAGCCTGTTTCTCCTCCTACTTTTGCCTGTAAGTCAGGATATTTTTTATTAAATGCTTCTGATATTTTTATTCTTTCGTTTGTATCACAATCATAATTGTAATATTGTTTGCGTTCTTGTACGTTTGCATTACGTCCTACCACACTAAAATTACACATTCCAGTTCTGTGTTCAAAATGTAACCCTGTTCTCAAATCAAATGGACTATGATCTAATTTAAATTGTAACCATTGCTGAGCATCTATAGGTAGTTTCCATTCGTTAAATTTTATTTGTTTGTCTTGTTCATAAACATCATTACCACTGCAATTATAAACTCTCTTACATTTTTTATATATGGATTCTCCTAATTGCTCTAGTGTTTTATCTCTATCACTGCCCGTAACAAGTATTACACTTTTAACAGAGGCAAAATTTATAAACCATTTTTTAAACTCACTATCGATTACTCCTCTACTAGGTGTAAGTGTTCCATCTACATCGAATAGATAATTAATTTCCTTCATCGTTTAAGTCCAATATTTTATGTACTTTTCTTGCTTTACGAAGTTTTTCATATTCTGCATAGTAATCGTTTGTTGCTTCATAATATCTGCTTTTAATTTCCTCGTAAAAACTTTCTAGTAATATGTTAATAGGATTGTTATAGATATCAAGCAATACTGCTTCTTTTTCTCCGTCATCAATAAGTAATTTAACGAATGTTATTAGTTCCCTATTGATTGTAAAAGACCCACCATTAATACTGTAACTTAATTGGTTTTGTATTTTTGCTTTTAGTTGTGATTGCTGGTTATTTAAAGTCGTGCGATAATTCGCAAACTCTAATGCTTTAGTCAAACGTGTACTCATGTATATATTTATTGGTCAGAAAAAAGCCAGTTAATATGAACTGGCTTGTTAAACTACTTAGGTAAGTTCTTTTGTTCTTCTTTAAGTTCTGCAATACGTGGATTAATTCCCCACTGATTGTTTTTAGTTTTAGGAGATCTTAATGTCCAATACATTACCACAAACGTTCCTAGTATAGTTAGATATAGTAATTGCCACCAACCACTATGTCCTCTATCTTGTATTCTTCTAGAAGTTACTGCTAAACTTTGCATTACTGTAAGAAGTTGTAATCCTATAATTAATGGCCCGCCAAAAGGATATGCGTCTATACCCCATATAGCCATTTCAATTATTGCTACAACAAATGCGATACTGAATATTCCAAGGGTAAACCACCAAAACTCGCCTCTACTTGCTCTGCCTTTAAAATCTAATGCTTTATCCCATAAAACTGTTTTCATTGCTGTCTTTAAATTCATATATTTCCTTATGTGTATGATTAATATACGTTTATTTATAGACATAAAAAAAGCCAGTTACTTGAACTGGCTTTTAATCTCGAGACTAAAGTCTATTATTCTTATGAACCGCTTATACTACCACTGGATACTGTTGGAGCAGTAAAACTAAATCCTGAACCACTTGCATCTGCAGTATGTGTTCTTCCATTAATTGTTAATGTACCATCAATACTATCTGTATATCCGTCTGCATCGTCGGCTGTACTTGGTACACCATCTGGTCCTATTGCGCCATCGTTGGCCGCGGCCGCGGCCGCTGTATATGGATCACTTAATTCTGCTTTAAGTGTAACCACTGTTGGGTTTGTTGTACTGTTTACTTTACCAAATAATTTAAAATAGTTAGAAGCATAAGCACCTGAACCTAATTTTGTCCAAAGTAATTGATAACTTGTTGATAGTTCGTAAAATCCTAAATTAGCATTTGTTCCTGAACTACCACCTGCTGTTTGATAATCTATGAAAACATCTCCCATAGCACTAAACAAGTTAGTCCAGTCTGTATTTTGTGTTGAACTTGTGCCGCCTGATCTACTAGCACTCATTCCAATTCTTCCACCACCGTTAAAATATGCTCTACATAATCCTTCGTTTGCCCATGTATAAGTTTTTTCAACTTCTAAACTGGTTGTCCAAGCAGATGTTCTTTGAGCACTATCTCCTGTAGCACTTGTTCTACTTGCAGGAGAAAATCTGTTGTCCCAACAGTCTTTAATGTTAAGCATGGTGTTTGACCAAACTACATCGTCTATTACTGTTGAACTAGTAACATCACTACCAACATCTGTTCTTACTGTTTGACCTAAAAATGCACAAAGAGCCTGTACATCATCTTGTAATTTTTTAAATCCGCCTGTGGCATTATCGGCATATACTAAACCACCTGCACTTGCGGCATTTACACCTGCACCACCTTGGCCATAACCAAATATAGTATTTGTTGCAGGCATACTTCCTGCACCAAGTGTTATATCTGCGGCTGTAGTAAGTAATGTGTTTACATTAGTTCTAGAATTATTGAAATCTGCATCATCAATAATGTCTCCAGCGACAACCTGTGTCATATTGGTTCCGCCGTCTATTGTAACTGAACTTCCTGATGCCATTATGTTCTCCTAAATAAGTATTCTATAACTGTATTTATCTTAAATTTAATTTTATTAAACTAATACTTCTACTACACCTGCGTCTGGTGTTGACTTTGTTTCTAAAGACTTACCTATTATACAAGCCGCCGGTGCCTGATACCCTCTAAAAGGTGCCGCCTTGGCGTGTCCCTCTGTGGAACTTTGTATTAGTACATCTCCTTTTCTTACAACACCTATAACTTTACATGGAACACGTCCACGTAATGCTACTGCTACTGCATTATCGCCTTCTAAACCTTCATTCATTAAGTGTGCTGGTGCTGTACTAACAATACCTGCAATACTTGGATCGTTTTCTTTACTGGATACTGTAACTTCAGCACTTCCACCTATAACTACTACAGTTCCAGGCTCGTAAGGAGCATCTGCCATGTATTTCTCAGCCAAGTCAGCATATTGAGCCGCTGTTGCTGTACCAACAAAATAATTTGCGGCAACATTTCCTGCACCATCTCTAGCAACTAATTTGTTTGCTGTTGCGGCCGTTGTTGCATCTGCACTAACTGAATCTGCGGCAACTACAATATAACTACCTGCACCTACATCAAATGTTCTATTAGATGCTAAAGTACCTCCTCCAGTTAGACCAGCACCTGCTGTAAAGTCTGTTGAAGATAAAGCAACATCTCCAAAACTTACTGTTCCAGAACCATTAGTAACAAGAGCCTGATTTGCTGAGCCATCAGTTACAGGGAACGTGTATGCTGTTCCACCTGAACCCATTGTTAAACTTGTTGTTACAGTTGCATTTGCAGTAAAGAAGTTTTCTACTGGTGCTCCACTTGTTCCTAAGTTTTGTGTTCCTGCTCCAAATGTAACATTACCACTAACATCTATATTTGTAAAGTAACCATTAGCAAATCTTGTTCCAGATTCACCAATATCAACACTACCATTTGCTTTAACTAAACCTGATGAGCCATCACCAATTGTAATTGCTCCTGTAAATGTATCTGCAAATTTCTTGTCTGCCTGTCCTAATGTAAAGGCATCGTCTGTAGTTGGAATATAACTTCCTAATGTTGTAATAATAGAACCTGCGTCTACGTTTGCACCTGGAGATCCTATATTACCTAAATTTATTTTGTATGTTGTATCGGACTTATATGCTCTTTCTGCCAATGCTACGGCTGTTGCGGCATATTCTGTTCTTAAGTTCATACCTGGTTTAATAGTTGTTCCTATACCACCAGTTGCTCCTAATTCTGTAAAGTAATTTATATTTTCAGAATCTGAAGAACTATCTGCACTACCTACAACGAACTCTGAATGGTCACTGAAGATAGCCATAAGTGTTTCTTTACCATCAGCAGTAGTAGTTGCACCACCATTAACTGTACCATCACTGACGTAACATAATGCTAAAACAGGTTTAGGATTTCCTCCAGAATCTGTTAAATAAATATTTCTTAATTTTGTTCCATAATTGCTTGGAGACCCAACACCTGATGTTGCATTATATAAATTAGTAACCTCACCTGCATAAGATGATGGTTTAAATGCTGTACCATTATAAACAAATAATTTACTATTACCTGTATTAAAGTACATATCACCTGCATTTGAACTGCTAGGTGAACTTGAATCAACAATTATATTAGTTGCTCTTTTCCAAACAGTACCATTCCAGTACTTCATTATATTTTCTGTTTTATCGTACCAAAGTTGCCCAGTTAATTTTTCACCAGATGGTGACGTGGTACTAGCGAAGTTTTCAAGATGTCTTACAGTATTTTCTACAAAATACTGGCCATATCCTGATACATTTCTTCCGATTAACTTTAAGGCATAGGTGGTATCGACAGTAGTATCTTGGACAGTTATTGTCCTACTATTATCTGAATTTGTAATTGTATATGCCATCTTTTATCCTCTAACTTAACTGAACCCTTACAGTATAAACTATTTCAATTTTTCTATTTTGACTTTTTTGTACAGGGTGGAAAATTACATGTGTAAGCATAGTACTAGTGTCTATATCACTTCCATCTGTTGGATATGTAAATAAACCTAGTTCATCAAATACATAATTTCCCTCATTATTTGTTGCTGTATCAAACAAGTCAGCATCACTAGGCTCATTATAACCTAATGTACATGTTACTTTTATGTCTGTGTGTGAGGAGCCTACAACTGTTGATATAGATGTATCAGTAGTTGAAGGATTTAATCTTTTTTCAAAAGTTCTACTATATAATCCTGCTGAATTTTCATATGCCTCATTCACTTTAGGTGTTTTATATAAAATTTTACCAGCAGTATCAACACTAGTTGCACCATTTCCAAATGCTATTCTGTCTATAAATGCATTTTCTGTATTAAATCCGTTTAGTGCCTGTGCTACTATATATGCCATATTACCGTAGTGTATAGCATTACGTTTATCAACAAGAACTTCGCCTGTGTCTTTATCTTTAATTAAAATATGCCCACTAACGTTCAAGCCTACATTATCTAATGCTTGGCTCTCTAATGTTGTATCTTTATTATCTACTTCTTGGTTCATATCTTTGCTCATGTAACTATTTATCACTTTCATTAATAACTAGTTTTATTATTTGTCATGTAGGAACTTCATAATACTGCTAACACTACTTGCGTTTGCACTATCAAAGTCTGTTAAACTTACAGCACCAGCATCAAAGAAACTATTACTTTCTGGTTGTCCAACTAAATCTGTAAACTCCTGATCAGTTGAACCATCATAAACATTAATAGTTACTGTTGCACCTGATTCGTCTGTTACAATATGATCTTCTGCTGTTGTTCCCCTTGTTCCTCTTGTAATTCCACTAATTATATTACTTGAAGTATCTCTTTCCTTATATGTTATCCTTTCTGATTCTACCCAAAGCACACCAGGTTTTCCTAATGTAGGTCTTGGTAAAACACTTGCATTTGCTACACTAATGGTTCTGTCTTCTGTTGTTAAATTAGCAGTTAGTGTAGTACTTGTTCTAATTCTTAAGAACTGTGAAGATCCTTCCATATCTCTATGCACTCTATAAACAACCTGTTGTGCGTTTGCAACAACAATGTTACTGCTTGAATCAGCATTAGCATACGGACTTGTAGTAACAGTAATAACAAAGTTTTCTTTAGGATCTATTTGTATAAGTTCTTCCGGCCTGTCTTCTCCATATAGCATTCTGCTAAATGTTGCACCGTCGAATCCTTCATATGTTTGATCATTTCTCCTAAAGTTAATTAAAGAACTATCAAATGTACCTGAATAGTTTATAACTTCAGCACTTATATCACTTGCTAAACTATCAAATGCTTCTGAATCATATCCGAAGAATGACTGGTAATCTAGTGATGGATCATATCCCTCAACTACTTTAGTAAACACATTTGCGTCTAATACGTCACCAATAAAATTACCACCTACTTTATTTCTGGCATCGTTTAAGGTTTTGTCTAAGCCACCTGCTTCTATGGCACTTAATAATATAGTTGCATTACTAATTAATGTTACATTAGATCCAGACCCAGATGTGTAACCTTGTCCTGACAAGTATGTTTCCATTTCGTTTGTAAATGTTGTTATATTTGTAGGATTAAATTTAATAATTTTATCTATTGCCCTAACATTTCCTGCACTTGCAACATCTATATTACTGCCTGATTTTAACCATGCAATATTAGTTGCTATACTAGAATTTGCAGATTCATTATTAGGATTCCATTCAAATTGTGTAGGTTGCCAGTTTGTTCTATCAAATGCTAATGTTGTTTTACCTTGTCTTATAGGTGATTCACTTTTATTAGAAATACTATAATACTGCTTATGCATATTGCTATTAGACATTATTTGCTGGTCTGAGGCAGTATTATCGTCTAAAATTCTTACTGTACCTGTTACTAAATCTGCATAAGGCGGTTTATCAAAATCACTAATCATTTGATCTTTTATGTACTCAATAGGCGTTTGCTTACCATCTTTATATTCTCTAATTTTACTTGTAAAAGGTTTTGCCTCGTTCATGTATTCTAAAACTTTATCAAAATTATCTGGTTTAAATCCTTTAAATTTTATTAGATCTGTTTCTTCTTTTTCTACATAAACATAACTTGTTTTGAATGCCCAATCTAATCCGCTTTGTTCTCCATATGCATATTCTAGTAATCGGAAGAATAATTTATTCCAATGCGAATAATCATTAAATGAATCATTTTTAATAATATTTAAAATACTTCTTAATTCAGTATCAAGCATTGTATTTGTATTATCTGTAAATGCTGAATCTTTTATCTGTATTATTTCATTTTCTATACTAATAAGTTTAAAAGTATCAGTATTACCATCATATATGTAAATTTTACTAGTTTCTGAATCACTACCTTTTACTTGGACTACTGAGCCATCTCTTAAATCTTTTAAAGATTTAAAGTCTGTGGTACTGTTTATTCTGTACACAGGCTTGTAAGTTTCATCATAATATTCGTAAAGTTTTGTTGTTGGATTAATACGTTTAACAGCATACCAATTTTTATATTCGTAATAGTTTGAACTTGTTGACAATGTTTCATTCCAATTATTAAATTCAGTATTCATTTTAATTGTTTTAAATAAACCATTTATATAATCTATTGCTTCACGTCTTGCACCTTTAACATTTTTAAACATTGTTTGTCTAGGTCTAAAAGATGATCCATACTTTTGTACTTCGCTTAATTTTGAATCAGGTACTGACTCGCCTAAGGCATCATATCCACATAAACTGTCTATAATCTTATCTGATAAATCTTGAGGTATTAAACTGTTATTATCTCCTTTTCTGGCAAGTAGCCAAGAGTCATGTTTTTTACCATTTGGATTTTTATTCCTACTAAAATTAATTTGCAAGTTATCGTTGTTGTCATTTAAAATTTGTGCAATATTATGTAAAACAAACGATTTATTATCTACAAAACTAATCATGTTAATACCATAATTTAAAGGTTCAGCAAGATAAGTTGCTAAAGTAAATGTAGAATATTTCCTGTTTTGAATGTCTTTAACAAAATCTAATAAAACTTTTTTATTTCTTACCCAGTAGTAATAGTAATCTACAACTAATCCTGATGTAGGATCTATTTCAGATTTAACAATAAATGTGTTTCTTGGTGTACCTGATAGTGTCCATTCTTGTGGTGGTACATTAGATTTTGTCCATTCATATAAACTAATAGTACTGCCAGGGAAACTACTACCCCAATTAAGCCATCTATCTCTAGTACTACCTTGTTCATACCAATTATATCTAATTGTACTTGTATCCCACCAAACTTTACCTATCATTTCTGGTTCACAGAAGTTAGTCCTACTTAAATTATAAACTACAGGATCTTCTTCTCCAATGTAATGTATTTCGTTTTCAATAAATCCTGGTATAACACCTTTAAATGGATCGTACATGTGAATATCATGTTGCTTGATACCACTATCATTATCGTATGTGATTATCTTATCTACAAATCTAGGATCTACAAGATCTTCTTGTTCTCTAATAACTGTACCATTTTCTAGATATGCCCATTTTCCTGTATCATTATAATTGTCTATCCAGATATTTGCATAAGTGCTTATATTTGAATCTATAGTAGCATAATTTGTGTTTGCAGTAGTAACATCTGTATTTTTACCATAACGTACACTTTCCATATACAATACATCTGCCTCTTGAGATATTGTTTGATTTAATAAATTTACTGGTTCTCCAGTTAATGATCTTAATTCATATTGGAATAAATCTTTAATAAATGTAATATCTCCATCTCCAAAAATACTTATAGCATCTTGTCCATTATCGCCATCATTATCTCCAACGGTGTCAATACATAGTAATTTAATTACATCTACAGGGCCGTCTGTGCTTAATCCTAAACCTAAATTATCAGCAAGTTGGTTTAATTTATTAAGTACTACAGGATTATCATCTTTTAATCTCGTTTCTATAATTGCTTGAATACATAGCGATGCTACGTTATAGTCGCCTGGCGGTAATCCTATCTTATCTAAAGTACCTGGAGTTAATTCATCTATTCCTATACCATCGAATTTTGGACTTGTAATATCTAATTGTGATAAATCTTTGTTTATAGGTGTTACACCAACTATAAAGTCATCTGGACCATATCCAGCATCACCAATACCTGCTTGTATTTGTGAGGCCAAGTCTGCTACTGCATCTATATCTGAAATTACATCTGGCAATCCTAATGCCTTTTTGGCGCCTCCTGGTTCGCTACAATCTGGTATTTCACTTGATGTTAAAAATATTCTAGCACCACTACCGCCTAATAATTTATTATTAATAGGATCATAATTTCCTGGAGATGATAGTGAGGATAAATCTAATGGATTATATTGTCCTAATCCTGAACCTCCAGAATATACAGTACCGTCAGCATTAAATCCTGCCTCATCTCCTAGTAATACATGGTCATATTCTAATGGTAAACCATTTGTTAGATCACTTGGGAAAACTTTATATATTCCTCTGTCTAAAATTTTAACACTTGTAATGCCCCCTATAGGGTCTACACTTGTTACTTCAAATTTTGCAACTCTAGGTATCTGTGCTGATGGACTATTTTGTAAAACTGCTTCTAGTTTTGCTTGTTGTGGTTGTAATATTCCATTCTTAATACTAATAATACCTAATTGTAGAGCATCTCCTAATTTATCTATATCTGTAGAGTCTTGCGTAAGTTGTCCGTAAAACAACATGTTAGGGAATGTAGCGGCAATATTAAATGTAAAGTCTGCTCCTTCAACATTGTTAAATTCTTTGGCCTTAATAGCAAATGTTTGTCCAACTTCCCAATAATTTCCTGCACTTACTATATCTACATTTGCAGATTTTACACCATCTGTTTCTGTAATTGTAATTTTAAAAGATGCCTTTTTACTTTCAAGTTTATCTGAATTTGCTGAGTAACTTACATTTTCATTTGTTGCTACATCATTTATAAAGTATTCTCCTGCAACTATATTTGCCTCAATTGAGCCAATACTTCCTAATGCTGTAATACCATGATCTTCCCATCTTATTACATCACCTCTGCTTAATGCATTTGAGTATGTAGTAGGAAGTCCTATTTGTCCTAAATCTTGTATTGTGACTTTTGGAGGTCTATTTACATCGTATTCCTCACCACCACTTGCTAATACAACTTTTTCTATACCATTATTTGAGTCAAATATTACTTTACTTACAGTTGCATTTCTACCTGGAGTTGATCCGTCTCCTATTGTTACAACAATATTTTCTGGTAAACTATATCCTGCTCCAGGATTTTTGATGCATATTTCTGCTACACCTGTAAATGGATCTTTTATTGGTGTACCGCCTAGTAATCTTAATCTATCGCCTACTGAGTATCCGCTACCACCTGTACTAACTACTCTGCTAGATAATACTGTACCTGAACTTGCAGTTGAGTTTGCATAGCCTATTATTCCACCGTCAACATCTAAGTATGGATATGATACCGCAGTATTAACTACAGAACCATTTGCATCTAAAATATTTGTTGTTGCACCTATAACTGCTGTGTTACTAACTTCTTGATCTGTAAATGACCTGTTAATATGGAAATCTAATACTTCCTTATATATACCGCCTGAACAACCTTCCTTAATTGTTAATGGTACATTATTACAACTGCTGATTCTAACATGGTCGCTACCAATAGGAAATGCTTCAAATCCTACAGAGTCGACACAATTTATGGCATGCATGATAGCACTTTGAGATGTGCCTTTAAATGGTCCTACTGTTCTTCCATTTATTGTAATTGTATCTTCTGGATCAAGTCCTGATAAATTACTTAAATCTAAAGTATGTCCTGGTTTAGGTTTATACAAAGGTATTGTAATTGGAGGTCCACCATTTTGATTACCGATTTTAGGTTGAAGTATTATTTGCATATTAGGATTATACCTAATATCTGGATCGTCCATTATTACTGTACCACCTTGTACTGGGTAAGCATCATCTGGTGGTGTAACTGGCATAGTGTCTACAGGAGCATCGTCATCTATTCCAATACCATTATAAGGTTGTGAGTAGTATAACAGTTCGCCTAGGCCAAATCCCATGTCAGCACCTGTAAGTTCCATACCTGTAATGTCTAAAAATGTACCGTTTCCTAAATTATAATCTCCACTAATCTTCTTAGGAGTAAATTTATGGAACATGCCCCCTTGTTCAAAAGCCGCCTTGTTGGCATCTAGAGCATTATAGTAAGGAAGTTCTCTTGCATCTAGATTTCTTAAAGGCCTACTTTGTAATGGAATATTGCTAGTTAATCTTTGAGCAAGTGGTACAACAAAACCTCCACTAATTTTTTGTACTTGATTATTTACATATCTTCCCGATGCTAATGAAATAGGTACGCCATAATTTGTTTGAGTTACTGTTTTAACTGTTTTTCTAAATATGCTTGGAACAAATGCTAGTCCTGTCATTGGAGGTCTGTAAAATCCTGAAGTTTGTGCAAAGTATTGTATATTATAATTATTTTTTTGTAAACTTGATCTGCCATGGCCAAATATTCCTGAGAAGGAACTATAGGCACCCTGTTTTTTAGTAATATTTAAAACATTATTGGCTACTAAAGTTTGAGTAGCAGGAGACACATATGGACCATTTGCATTACTTCCTATTATAGCACTTGAGTTAGTATGGTTTTGAGCAACACTACCTCCACTGGCACCTCCAGGATTATTTACTGGAGTAGTAGAACCTGAGTTGTTACCTCCGCCTGTATTTGGATTTCCTGTACTTCCTCCTGTACCTGATGTATTACCTCCAGGTGGTTGTGTTGTAGTATCGCCTGGACCTGATGGTATAGATGCATTTTGTCCGCAAGGAACTACTGGATTAGGATCTTGTCCTGGATCGTCTGGTGGAGGTGTACCATTTGGTAATTTAATTATATGGTCAAATACATAACTGTTTTTAGGTACTCTTACCATTATGTGAGTGCCTTGTGTTGAATCTATACTAAACTCTAATGCACCTGCATAAGCAACTGCAACATTTCTGTTACCTAAATGAGGACTTGATTTTGTTGGTGCCCCTAAGTTATGGTTATCATAATCTATATTTGCATAATTTCCAGAACCAGTCATTGTGCCGCCTTTATTAACAGCAAATTGATTTTTTAATTCTTGTCTTTCATCATTAGTTAATCTACGCAATTGGCCTGCTTCACTTTCTGCAATTACAGTTGATGTAGATCCTTTATCATGACCTTGGAATACCTGTATAGCATCATAGCCACTATAATGTTCAAATAATATTACTGCTGTACCAGAGCCTGGTGTTTCAAAATAAAACTCCTCTATTTCTCTAACACCTTTTTCATCGCTGTAATGATGTAATGTAAAATCACCACTGCCAACACCTGCTGGAGTTCCTGTTCCTGAGTTATTGTTTGCATTTTCTATTCTTTCACTTAACCTGCTAAGTCCATTTCTTGCACCTGAAACATGTACCTCACAACTATGCCAATGGTTACCTCCTCCTTTGGAAGTACCTGTAATCATAATTTCGGAACCTGCTTCCATGGCCACTCTAATTACACCATTAGACGGTCCATCTATTTGTCCTTCTTTACCTATATATTTTGCTATTACTGATGTGGTATCTATTGTAACATTACCACTTGTTGTTGCTACACTAACTGTTGAGGTGTTGTAACCGCCTCTACCACTCTGATAAGCATGTAAATAAATTATGCCGCTTTCAGTTACTTTAACAGGTAAGTTAAATGATTTAGTGCTACCATTATCTGACCAAGTTTTAGCACCTGCTATTGCACGTTTTGTTATACCGCCGTTTGCAGTACCACCAACTTGTCCAGCAGGACTATAGTATCCTGAATAATCACTAGTCCAAAGTCTTTTACCATGTCCACTACCTGTAATAGAACCAGAAACTGTAATTGTTCCTGCACTTGCTATTGCAAAGTTTGTAACTCCCCATTGTATTGGTCCAGAACCTTTTACTTCATTTAATGGTTTGCCTCTGAAGTTTCTAGTAGCACATGCGTCAGGACCACATCTTTTATCTGGTGCGTCTTCTAAAGCCTGCCCTGTAAAAATAGGCGATTGTGTATCTTTACCTGCGTTAAGATTAGTGTTATCTATATCAGGAGAAAAAACTGGTATGTCAACTACAGCACCAGGACTTTTTGCATATTGTTGTCCTCTATTGCCTGTTTGTGTTACATCTCCAGAACCCCCATAGTAATTTGGTTGTCCTATATAGTTGTTTATTGTACTGCCAGTTCCTCCGTAATTATTGTTAGGTATAAAATTATTGCCATATCTTGTAGATATATTATCAACAACAGCATTCTTTTGGAAAGGTTTATAACTGCTAGTATCTGTATTAATTTTAATATGGCCTGTTTTAACAAGTCCTTCTGTTAAACTTTCTGATAAGTCTTCATTTCTTACATAAGGAGATTTACCTGCAAAACTACTATAAGGAGTACCATCAGGTAGGTTAGGTTTCCTTAACATTGGGATACCTAAACCAAACTGGTTACCTCTTTGATTAATTATTCCACTTTTTATTGTTTGTGTTTTGTTTATAGATTCTAATATACCTTGTGGAGAAGTTATATCATCTATTCTAATACTTGTATTATTTAATTTTACTACATTATGATCTAATGTAGTCATTACACATTCTTTCTCAAATGTTAATGTTATTCCATCAGCAAGTGTTAATTCTTGATCTACTGTAAATTCACCATTTTTAAATACATTATCTATATTTGTTACAATAACCCTAGTTGTTATGCCAGTTCCAGTAACTATCATCATTCTACCAATTTGTCTTGGTACACTTGCTAAATCTAATTTTATTTTATTGGATTTTGTTACAGCACCGTCTACTGTTGCAGTATAACTAGGACTTACATCTGTTTCCATGGCATTCCAGGCGTAAACATCTTCACAAACTATTTCTGTATTACTTTTAACATAACTGACTTTATATACCTGGTTGTAATATGGATTTTCTGCCTGATGTATCATTACACGTTTACCATTATAGTCAACTGGAATATTATGATCCTCTGAAGTTTTAATGTGTAAGCCTGGTGTTAAAATATAACCTGTACTGCTTAAATTTGCATGGTAAGGAACATTTAGTACAAATGTATCTAGTCCTGCACTTTCTACTTGATAGTATCCTCTTATATTGTTTGATAATACTTTAATAATTTCTCCTGTTGAGAAATTATGTTGCTCTACTGTAAATTTAGTTTTAGATAAAAGTCTTCCTAAAATATTACTTGCGTTTGCAGTAACATTACTTTGTAAGAATGTAAATGTACCTGCACCTAAGTTTACATTACTTGCTGTTACTGTTTGTAAATGTACATTACTCTTTTCAAACACAGTAAATGCTACACTTGAAATCGCATTTGTAACTCCTGTAATTGTACTATTAGCAACATTACCAAAGTAACTTTGGAAATTTATATCATCTGTATGTATATCAAAAGTACCATTTGCATAGTCAACATTTGAAGGCACATATCTTAAATTAGTAACTTCTGATGACGCATAATCTCCAACATTGGCTCCTGTAAATGCTATTTCTACTTCTGTTAAATTTGAAACTATTTTAGATACGTTTGCAGAGTTACTTGCTGTAATTGTAATTTTACTATCGTAAATTGCACCTGCTGAACCACTTGTTGCATTAGCAGTATCTAAATGTTGTAAACTTGTTGCATTATGAGTAGTATTTGTATTACCCATATCAAGTAATTCGATTTGGTCGCCATTTTTAATTGTATTAATTTCTGTTGACATTGTAACAACATTGTTTGCGTCTGCTTTTACTATGTCGCCTACAAATTTACTTCTTGGTGCTGGTGCTAATGCTGTAAACTCATTGTAGAATGGAGATGTGTTACTAACACCAACAGTATTAACATTTGATTGTATTATACTTATTGCACCAAAGTTTTTAATAAGTGCAGATTTTTTATCTACTACTTCTTGGTTAGTCCAAAATACAACATTGTCAGATATTTCAACATTTTTAACCATTAATGTGTAGTCTAAAAATCTTGACAAGTCTGCTTGTTGTAATTGATTACTGTCTACATAATTAAATAAATCAACAGTTGTATATAAGTATGCTGTATCGTCTATTCCTTCTTGTTCTATAAACGATATTCCTTCGTCATTTGGTTCTCTTAACTTGTAAACATTCCAATCTTTATTTTCACTTTTTGCAACATGTATTAAATTGTTTGCACTAGGTTTAAATATTCTATCATTACTAAACAGTTGAGGTAAGTCTATTACACCAAAGGATTGGTATGTTACTTGCTTTCTATCTACATATCCTGCGTTAGGTATTTTATTATACTCAGGGTCTTTAACACCTGTATAGTCAATATTAGATGTAGCAGGCCATATTTGATTAGTTCTTATACCACTAGGCTTTTTAAGAAATCTTTTATTATCGTCTATATCTATTGTGATAATTTCATCATTTTTTATATCTGGGGTAATTTCAAAAATACGTTTACTGCCTAATTGTACACTAAATCCTTCATTATTTTGTACTTTTATTGTTAAATTACTTGCTGGTACATCTCCCTGATAACTGTCTGTGAAATCAACTGTTGCTTTTTCTACAATATAAATATTTGCATTAGGGGATATATTCCCTTCAGTAAGATTTGTAACATCTGAAATTCTTACAGTAGTATTATTGGGTACACTATATTGAGATTGGCTAGGAGTATTTTCTAATTTGTTTCCATTTACATAAACATCTATGTATAAATATTGTCCTTCAACTAAATTTATGTTTTCGTCTGCTAGTACACTACTGCTATTTAATAAACCTGTTAGTGATGAAATATCTACATCGTAACTTCCACTAATAGTTAATGTTGATGTTGTAAATTGGAATCTGTCTCCTGCATCGTACTCCCAATAAGTTACATTTCCTTCTGTTCTTGGTACATTGACATCTTCTACAGCAACAACAACGTCTGAAACTACTGTATTGTTTGCTGTAATTATTCCATATCGTTGTCTTGGCTGATATCTTGCACCAGTAATATTTAAATTTGCTAGTCCTGACCCGCCCAAAGTAAAGTCACTACCATTTATTTGTAAAACATGTTGTACAGTATTAGAGCCATCTTGTATTGCTGTGGCTGATATATTTGCATTAGTTACACCGTTATTGTTAATTGCTGTAACAACATTTGCAACGTCTGTTACTGCTGATAAATCTATTGTTTGTGCAGACGTATTACTTGCAAAATGATCTATAATTGTTATATTTGCGATGCCTGTAACATTTGCAACAGGAAAGTTTGCACTACTTAATGCACTTACATAATTAAATGTAGTTGTATTTTTAGAAACATTTAAATTAGATGTTAAAACGGTTAATGATGTATTTCCTTCTTCATAACCTGAACCCTGTTCTGTTATTGTAATAGTATCTATTGTGCCATCGGATTTTATACTTGCAACTGCATTTGCTTGTTTCTTAGGATCTTTTGTAGGTGCTGATATTTCTATTTCAGGAACTTCAAAATAACTTGTATTTCTTTCTGTAATTACAATTTCATTTACAATGCCTGTAATATCTTCAGGAAATTCTAATTTTACTAATTGAGGATCTTGTGCAATTTCCTGTTTTTCTAACCTTAGTTCTATACTTTGATTATTATCTAAGTCTCCAAATGACCCAGCACTAAGAGCCCATTCATCATATATGCTAACATTACCTTGAACAATAGCATTACTATTTAAAATTTTACTAATTGAGTCCAAAGTACCTTTACTTTGTATCATACCTTTGTAAAATTCTACTTGGTCATCATCAACAATCCCCAATTCTGTTAAGTAAGGTTTGTTTTCGAAGCCTATTAATCCTCTCGATACATTATAAATTTGTTTATCTACAGGAATAAATCCTAATCTATGATAATCTCCCATTGTAGAGGTAATATTATCTATATTAGGTTGTAGTTCTCCTCCATCTATCACAAAGCCTTCTGAACTTAACCTTCCTTCCCACCCTAATGTACGTTTACCTTTTATAAATAGACGTTCAAGTTTTTGATTATACAAATCATTGTATAAGGTGTCATTAAATTCAGTTATATTATCTAAACTTAATACATGCTCTATCTGTTTTGTATATAAAGTTATGTTATAAATTTGTTTTCCTATAGGTGGAGTTAATTCAAATTTGTTACCATCTCTAATAATTTCACATTCTTTTGGATTTATTGCAATACCATCTTGATCTAAAATACTAAATTGATTTTTATCTACACGTTTTACTTCTGAAACAAACTCTATGTCTTTATTAAAACTAATTTTAGATGATCCTGGGGATAATTCTAATGTATTTCCTATTTCCCAACCACCTGATACCCAAAATAGGAATTGCTCTGCAGAATAATTCCAATTTTTAACAGCATTTATAGTGCTATCAAAGTCACCAAAGTCATAACCTATAGATTCTTGATATCTGCCTATGCTTACAAGTAAGTCAAATACATCTTGTGCTGTAGTAAATTCTGAATTATAATCTACCCTTTTAACAATTCCTGTGGACTCTGCATAAAAAACTCCTCTTATACCATTTACTTGCGGTAAAGCAGGTAATCGTGTCCATTGTGTTGTAATAAAACTATCACTTGCTAGTATATCATCTTTTGCTTGATAGTAAACACCCAAATATTGCACGATAGTATTATAAGGATATGCTTTATTAGAAGACCAATTCACATAATCTGCTGGTACTCCGCCTCTTTCTACAGTTTGAGAAGCACCTAATTTATTACTTTCTAAAATATTAAAATATGACAGTGATGTATCAAAGCCTTTTACTTTGTAGCCATCTTCAATTTTTTCAATAATTATGCCTGAATAATTATTTCTTGTTTTATATCCACTATCATGTATAGAAATATTTCTATTTTCTATTGGTATTATTAAACTTGTTGCATTACCAGTTGTACTATACTGGTCTGATTTAATTGTTGCTGTATCACTATCAACAAATCCTGCCATTCTGTGGCTTAATTTTGTATTAACTGTTAGTAATGGGTCTCTAAATTCGCTTGAAATATTAAAATTTTGGTAATTTAGCCAACTTTTAATAAATTGTGTATAACCTATATTTGTTAAAAAATTATTATCATTATCAAATGTTCCATGTATAACAAAATTATCGCTATTGTTATACTGCCATGTTCTTCTTGAAGTAACATCTATAGTTGCTATCCCGCCTAATTTAGAATTTACTTGTCTTATAGGATCTGCAAAAACAGTTGCAAATTTTCCTGGTTTGGAAAGTAATAATGCTGTTGTAATAGCAAATGGATATGATGAACTATATTTCCAAGCATTTTCTACTGGTGCACCATCACCAAATACCCATTCATTATCTAAATCTACTGCTGTATTTTCTAATGTGATTGCAAAACTACTAGATACTGCACCTGTTACACTTGAAGGTTCTATTACAGTACCTTTGTTGTTGTTAGTAGTATCTAATGGTGTTGCGAAATAACTTCCATTATAGGTATTATCACTAGTTGTACCACCACCTACAGCATAAGGGAACATTGGTTCACTATTATCATCTATTGTTGCTACATAAAATCTTACAGGTGTACTAGGAGAATCTGGTGTTACCCCATATCTTGTATTAAATTTACCAGTTCTTCCAGGTTGACTAGCCAAACTAGCACTATATTGATAATCTTCTAAAAATAATCCTGTGTGAGCGCCATTAGGATGTGAAGTTCTTGCACCAGGCTTAATTTCAAAACTGCTTTTAATGTTTGTAATACTATTATCATTTACTGATCCGTTTGCATGGTAAGATGTATATCCATATGGGCCGTAAATTGGTAATCCATCAAATGCCCAACCAATTATGCCTGAGTGTGATGTACTATTACCCCATACTGTGGAATTACTCATATCAGATGTTGGTACTGTTGTGGTTACAACACCTTGATTATCTGTTGTAGAAATTATTCCATTACTTCTATTAGTTTTTTGTCTAAATCCAGTATTGTATGTCCAATTACCACCATTATCGTATGTGGTACCACTATTAGGATTATGTAATGTAAGACCGTTTACTAACACACCTATTCTATCTGAATTAAGTGATGTATTGCTTTCTGTTATGCTATTTAAATTTACTCTAGGTATTGCATAACTAAATTCAAGTGCCTTCCAGGGTAATGAGCCATCCGATGTGTCAATTTTACTTAAATCATAGTTTGGTAAATTTTTATTACTAATATAAACATTAGAACTGTCAAATCTTACATTTACTCCATCAACATTTAAGAAACTTGTAGTATTATACCCTATACTAGTATTGCCTATAGTGTTTGTATATACTTCTGCCCTAGTAGTTGAGCCTGTTGTGTCAATATTGTAAGGACTTTTTAAAGTTGCATTACTATCAACAGGCAATAAATTTTTTAATCCAGATCTTGCAAACTTGTTATCTGTTTTGTAAGAATTATCTGTTAGATTTTCTCTAGGACCCTGTCTAATTAAACCACTTTCTATGTCTTCCCACATAGGTGTATTATTACTACCATAATTTGTGTATGTAGTTGTAATATATTGAGTGTCCCACCAACTTGGCTTCTCAAAAAACCCTAACATTTCCCAAGGATTTGTGTGCGGGTTTACAGTATCATAATAATATTCGTACCAACCTCTCCAATATCCTGGTATTGTTAAATTACCTCTATAGTTCCAAGTAAATTCTTTATTATTATCGTAAAATTCATTTTTAACAAAATCAACTTTGTTTTCTCTTGCCCACGATGTAAAGTTTGATCTCATTAAATCATACCATTCACTATGTGTTAGGTAATCTTCTCTAAATTTACCTGCTCTAACATCAAAAACACTTAATTCTGGTAAACTATTTGCTTGTCTAAACTCTTTTTTAGCACTATTAAATATTCTCTTTTCAAATTCTAGTAAAATTTGATCTTCTCTATTGCCTTTTGTTGCAGTTTTACTACCATCATGTCCTACAAGAACTTCTATTGGACTATCGAACGAATTATCTGTGTAAATTTGGGGTTCATGTAATGGATATAGTCCCAAAACACTAGGTGTTGGAGGACATTCTGCACTATCTCTTTCTTTGTTGTAAATTTTGTAAATTAATGTGTCTGCAAGTTGTAAATCTAATGTAGATGTTGGTGCAATAACATTTGTAGATGCAGTTGCATTAGAAGTTAGTGTGTAGTCTATATCTATATCTAGTAATTCTACTTCAGTACCTCTTTTTTTGTAAACTTGAACAGTATTTTCTATTAAACTGAAGTCATAGTAATTAGACAAAGTATATGAAGTGTCATTTAATGAGTTAATAATTTTTTCTTCTTGTACATAGTTGTCACCAAAAGGTATTGTATAACTTTGTTGGAAAACATCGTTACCTACACTATAACTAATTACATTTCGTAAAACTTTTTCTAAAATAAATTCATTTGAATATTCATCTGGATTTACTGTGTCTAAATATTTTGTAACTTCAGATGCTAATCTATTTTTATATCTAATGTATTCTTTATGATTAAACTCTATTGCATTTAACAAATTATGAGGTTTATCATCTAATAAAAATGCACCTAAAATTAAATTTTCGTCTGTTTTTATTATATCAGTAGCACTACTTGTAGTTTTTTCTAAATCTTTAAAATTATTTGAGCCTAAACTTTCTCCACTAAAATTATTAGTGTATTTCATATAATTAGAAAAATGTGTCAAATATTCGGGCTCTGAAATATTTTTAATGTCTAATTTTTGTGTATTCCTATCCCATGATATAGGTATGTTATACTTGCTGATGCTACGTTCACTGATTAAGCCAGTTTTACTATATGCAGTTATTTCTATAACATCATTTTCATTAAATGTAAAACTGTTAAATTTAATTAAACCCTTTTCAGTGTAAGTATAATCTGATATTATGTTCCCATTTTGTTCTACAATTATATCGTAGCCACTAGGAGTGTTTAATTTTACATCAGGCAAACAACCAACAAAGTAAATTAAATTTTCATCATTTACGTCAAATCTGTCAATATAATAAAAAGTTTTTATAGGTTGCCTAGATTTTTCATTACTGCTTAACCAATTAGTATGATAATTACTATCAGTTGTTTTAAAATAATAGTAACCTGGTACTTCAGTTTTTGCATTATTTTCTGTAAAAATTGTTCTGTTCGTTTCTAAATAATTTTCAAATTCTATCTCACTACTGCTATAAAATTGCTTGTAAGATAAAGGGAAGCCTAAAATACTATCGTTTGTACCACTACCAATTTTATAATTAAATATTTTATTTCCTATAAAATCTGTTTTGTCATAAACACTAGTATTTCCTAAATAATTTCCTGAATCGTTGTAAAGAGTAAACAAAGGTGCTTGATGTAATTTTGTTTTTTCTTGAGCCTGTAAGAGTTTACCATTTGTATAATACCATTCTGTTCCTATAACAGTTTCTCCAGCCTTAACATTTACAACGTCACCTTCAGCAAATTCAAGAGGAACAAAATTTCCGTCCCCTTCTTCTGCTCCTGCAGGATTTAAATTAGGATCTCCTACTTTATTAAGTTGTATTGTTGCATTACTATGACTTACTTTATAAACAAATTTAGAATTTACTGTAGATTCATTTGGAAATACTATTGTGGCGCCTACGGCTAGTGGTGAACCATCTACTAAAATACTTACTGGTGCACCATTTAAATCATTTATTGTTCTAGTTTTTTCAACAACTAATATTTCTCCAATAAAATTACTTCCATGATTATAAAGTTCAAGATTATTATTAAATTCTATAATAGGTCTTACGGCTCTGTATTGTTGTTCTGGTACACTGACATTTGCATCTAAAAAGTTTTGTTTATGATGCCAAAAGTTTACCCTACTCCAAATATTCCTATTTTTGGCTCCACGTTTTATTACATTATAGTCTGGATTTGCTTGGGAAGTTCTGCCTCCCCATACAGCATCACCTGTGCCATCACCATCTTCATCTAAGTCCCAACCATAATTTAAAGCATTGTCAGGATTTCCGCCAAGATAAAAATCTCCTGTGTTTGGATCTACACCTGCAAGTGCCATTGAGGACACACCAGTTGTAAAAGTACCACTGGAATTAGATGTAAAGTTATACATGTCAGTTCTAACAGTTGCTTCGAAGCCACTAGCAATAAATTGTACACTTAGATTAGAACCTTGATCTAGATTTACAGTATCTGCTAATCCTAAAACATTACCTGATCTTGCTACGCCAAAACTTAAATTTGTTCCTCCACCACTGCCTAAATCAGCATCTGTAATGGTTATAGTATCGGCTACAGCATGTCCTGTACCACCATTTAAAATGTCTATTGTTGTATCACCTGGTGCAATAACATTGTCTACTGTGAAACTGATATTACTTGTAGCACTAGAATTAATTACATTTCCATTTATTTCTAAAGTATCACCTTCTACAAAATCTATACCACCATCTTCTATTACTATAGTTGCATTTCCTGAACTTACTGTTACATTAAAAATTGCATCTTTACCAGAGCCTGATGTTGAAACATTTCCTGATACAACAGTATTAGCCATGTCTATTAAGTAATTTCCATCTACAGGCGAACCTCCAGATGTAATGTTTCCTAGTGTTCTTATTCCTAATGGTTTTTCTACTTCTAAGACATCGAATGTTAAGTTCGGTCCACTTACACCATCTATAAGGTTTCCTGCTACTGTAAGAGTATCTCCTCTACGATATCCTAGTCCAGGGTTGTTTATACTTACTGTTATGTTTGCATCTGCATTATAAACTACATCTACTGTTGCTCCTGAACCAGTACCTCCTGTTGTGGCAAGACCAGTTTTTGTAATACTAGTTCTTGCATTTACTATTGTTGTATTGCTACTCCAGGTAGATTTTTGATCGTTTACGTTTACAAAATTTTGTATTTTAGTTTCACTATATACTGTAATACTAAAGTTTTGTCCAGTACCTGATCCCCCACTAGAACCGGAAACTGTATATATTCCTGCTGTTCTATTTGTATCGTATCCATTTGTAATATTGTTTATAGATATTATAGAACTATTTGATAAACTTGTAACAGTTGTTCTTTCATTATTTACAATTACTTCCTGATTTAAAAAAATATTACTGCTATCATTTATTGCAATTTTGTTATATGGAGTTAAACGTGTGGATTGATCTTCATTAAGTTCTGAAACAAAAGTGTTACCTGCATTTATGCCAGTACTTACGGCAGTACCTGTGACCACAATACCTATTGGCGCACTATATCCTAATCCGTTTGCTGTTACTGTAACATCTGAAACAGAGCCTGAAATATCATTATTTGCTGTTGCTGTTGCTAAAGTTGTATTAGAGCCTGTAAATTGTACTGTAGGATTTAGATATCCTTTTCCTGCATTGTCTATATTAACACTAATAATATTACCTGCAGTATGTTTAACATTACTATCTAGTTCAGTAAAAATTGTATTGTCCCAGGTTGTTAATGTTGCTGTAGAATATCCTGTAGCAACATTTTGTATTTTAGGTATTAGTTGTATCGACTCTCCAACACCTTCTACATAGTAATCTATTCCTGTTTTATTTTGCGGTATGACAAACTCTCCTGAAAAGTTGACACACATGCCATTTTTTAATGTTATGTTATTTGGAGAAGTAAAACTTTTTTTGCCTATAATATCTAAATCAATGTCTATAGGATTAGATAGTGTTCCAGATACAACTAAAGCATCTAAATCATTATTACTCCAGTAGTATTCCTGAAAGTTTACAAATTTGTCTATATCTATTGGTGGTAAAAATGTTTGGTAATCAGTACTAAAAATTTTATTATGATTTATAGTATTAACACCACTTACCTTTATAGTGTCAACTAGTTCGTCATAAAAAATAAAATTTTCACTTACACCTGTATTAGAATTTAGTGTATTAATTGCAGGTGTTAATGCATAATGTAGCCTGTTTGCAGTACTTTCTCTTATAAATGCACCTTGTACATTATAATCTTCTGATTTTTGCTTACCTACGTATCCATTAATTACCTCGACATTTGCAGGACTAAAAAGTTGCTCTACAGTACTATCAAAGAAATTCTTTACAGCACTTGTCTGTAAAATATCAGGTAATTTTTTAAATAATTTTTCAGCCATTAGTAACCACTTCCACTTGAACCACTACCGCCACTTCCACTACTGCTACTGCTACTGCTTGATGAACTTGATGAACTTGAGGATGAACTACTAGAAGAATCAGTTATTGTACTGTCTCCTGTATAGTTTCCATGGAACATTGTCTTGTTCATAACTAAACCATCTGGCATGTAAAATACTTGTCCATAAAATTTATGTATATGACTAGAACCATTTCCGGCCGCATTTGCTAAAGATTGATCTGCATATAAAGGATAGTATCCATTAATAGCATATGGCCCTGAAGTATTAACGGCATCGTTTGCCACATTTACATTTGCTGTATCTTCTATTTCTAATGTTGTTCTAGAAAGTTTACTAATAATTTCTATATCAGTAACCTTTGTAGTTGGAATGAATAATTCATTTGCTTCAGGCTTAATACTAAATAGGTCCCCAAATTGGCCTTTACTATTTTTTGGTAACAGTACAATACTTCCTATTAATCCTTCTAATCTCTGATGAATATACGAACTTAACTCTGTAAAGTAAAATGTTTCTCCAAAGTCCCAATTAGATGCATTAAAATATTGATTTATAGCACCTACAACTCTGTTTTTAATTTCATTATCACTTATTGAATCAGAAAGTTTTACAACTCTAAATTTTGCTTGTAAATCTGATTCAGCATCTGTACCAAAAAGCCTTCTAAACTCTCCACTTTTGAATATTATAGAATCACTTGCACTCTTAAATTCATTTAAGCCTTCAAATTGTGTTGCTAATCCTGTATTTGTGGGAGGTAAAGGGTAACTTGTGCCTGGCACATTTATATACTTTAATACATCATTGTAATACGTTTTTGTTAAAACAGTCATTTCCACTACATTACTAATACTAGGATCTACTCTAACATCTTTGTCTGCTATGTGTTCCCATTTGAACACCATAGGTAATTGTTCAGGTAAAAGGGTATTTTGTGTTTCGCCTCTTCCTTGTTTTACACTAAATTTTGTTGTTTCTACAGGTCTAATTTGGCTTGTGTTTGTACTATTGGGTGTCATTAAATAAACTTTTTCATCACCTACAACATAAACTTTTACACCTTTTAACTTGCCTGTGTCATTTTGTAAATATGTAGTAACCATATTATATGTGTCTACTATAATCCATGAAGTTAATAAAAAGGATACTGGATTATTATATGAACTATGACTTATAGTATCACTTGCATCATCTCTTACTAGTGCTGTTTCTCCACGAAAATCTAAAATTTGTCCTTTAGACGGTTTTTCATAAGTATAACCATCAAAATCTGTGTATTGTTCAAAATATACTAAATCATTATTGTCAACAAATTCTGCAAACTGCAACGGTCTATCTGGTACTAAATCGTTGTCTGTATCAAAAGGTGCAACTATAACTTTTGCAGGATCAGTATATCCATCAGGCTGTCTAACAGTTCCAGTGATGTGCCAATTAATATTTTGTGTAAGTCTTTCTTTAAATGTTTCATACTCAACTACAATCTTATCTGTAAATCTTTGTCCACTAGAGTCTTCTGCATATAAATAATTTTGATTTTCTAAATCTGTATAAATTAAATTACCTGTTTCCGTTGCTACATCAACATTTGCTAAAATTAATCTTCCTAAAGAACTAGCATTATGTGTAGCACCCCCAACACCAAAACTATGAGTAACTCCTGAACTGTTTGCATGAAAAATTTCTACGGTTGCAGTTCCTGTATTATACTGCTTATACATTACATTGCCTTCGCTGTTTAAAATATTATAGCCAAATGTTGTATTTGTAAATGGTATTGTAATATTACCAGGTATTTTACTAATTCTTCCTAAATTATTTGCAACTGTTACATTACTTGTAAGTGCGGCCGCTGTGCCGTCATCAAAATAAGTGTTTACAGAAACAGAAGCATCGTTTACAAAAGTATTTAAACTTATAACGTCTGCTTTTAATCCTGAATTAGGTACTCTTAAAATACCAAAATTACTTTCCCAATTAAATCCTACATCAAACCATTTAGTATCTCTAGATCTTAATGGTAATCCTATGCTATATGAACTTGCTGTAGGTGTTGTGTATGCTCCTGTTTCTTCACTATACCATGAATCTCCAAGGTTATCAACTCCTGGATTACTATTATACCATCTAAATCTTTCAGAACTTCCAGGTTTATTATTAAGTGTTGTAATACTAATTTTATCCATATTTGATTTATTATTAGTATCTACAACTTTTACATTATTAATATTATAAAATTTTATTTCACTGTTACTCTGAATAATATAATTTTCGCCTCTAACAGTAATGTCATATTTGTATGAGTTTTCATCTATAGGCACATAAGTGAATAGTAAAAACCAACTACTGTCTATAGGAGTACCCAAAGTTTTACCTACATCTATAACATCAAATGGGTTTGTTTTATCTAGATTTTCATTTTCTATAACATAAAAAGTATCTGCTAATAAATTTGAACTTACAAATGTTGGATTATATCCTAAGCCAAATGTTTTCTTATTTTCTATCTGACTTTGTACTGATGCTATTTCAGATCCTTGTAATTTTTTTCTTAAGGTAACAATAACCTCATGTGCTTTCCAACCACTTGGAACTTCTGCACTTAATGTCCATGGTCCTGTGGCAGTACTTAATCCACTTGTTAAAAGACCTGCATTTGTTTCTTTTGTAATTCTGACCCATTTATATTCTGCAACATTATCAGGATTCACAAATTTTATAAAATTATTTTCTTGTATTTGCTTAAATGTTTCATATGTATTTGTAAGCACAGATTCTGACCCTGCAGAATTTACACTTGATGTTTCTGTCATGTAACCAGTATTTCCTATACTTGCTACTGGTAATGGTCTCCATGTTATATCTAAACTTTCTAGATCAAAAGAATTATTTTTATATGTTACCCATTTTTTTCTTGCTGTTTCGTACAAGTAATTATTAAGGCCCTGATTTCTTAAAATTAATGGTAAAGTATTTTCTACAAAATTATTTGCTGTATTATTTGGACTTATTGTAGTAGTTGTGCTGTACTCTTTGTATTCTTTGTATAGATATCCATCGTCGCCAAATAATTCTACATTTTGTACAGTTCCTGTAGGATCATTTATATCTATATATCTACTATGTCCTGCATGAGTTTTGTTTACTGCTTTAAGTTTCTGTATGTTACTACTTTTACTATATGGAAATACATTATAGTCTTGAGCACTAACCATTCTGTTTTGTGTATAATAAACCTGCGATGCATTCTTTTTAATATTTGAAATGCTTTCTGTAGGTAATCCATTATTAACTGCTGTTTGTAATGCAAATGTAATTTTAAGATTGTAATTTACACCTTGTTGATTAGTATAAGGAATAGTAACTGTTTTATTTCTCATTTCCTCTGGCTGTATCATATAGTTTTCACCATCACTGGTTCTATACCATGTTCTATAAACTCCTGTTGGAATTCTTCCAAAATTACCGTCTGTAAATTTAAATCTTACTTGATCGCCAAATAAACTTTCTACAGCATATAAGTCTCTTGTATTGGCTTGTTGGGCATTAAAGTTTACAGTTTGTCCTACAGTATTAGGAATTTGTGTCCACTTGCTTATAACTGAACCTGTAGGCCTAATTTCCTGTAGCCATAAATCTGTTTGGTTAATACCGTCTACTTCTAAATCTTGTGTTCTACTAGGTATAGGTGTTGTAAAATTAAATGTTTTTGACGTTAGGGTTCCTTGTTTAAACATTACAAAAAATCCAGAATTGTTACTACTAATCCCCAATCCGTCGTTTCTATAAATTATACCAAAACTGTTTAAAGGATCAGGATGCCTTTCGTAAAAGTATGAGCCATCTATAAAGTCTGCATCTACAATTTCAAAATTTCTTTTACCACCTTGGACCGATGATGTAAATGGAAAGGCCTGACTTGCACTAATTTGTCTAACAATTCTATATATTTCTGTAGTAATATTGTTTACTTTTCCTTTTTTAGATGGTGACGTAAATCTATTTGTATTGCTTAATGCAGAATTTAAAATAGTTATAAATTGTTCATAAGCATCTGGATTGTTTGCATCGTCCCAAAATACTGGCCTATTGCTTATAGTATTTCCCAAACTGTCTGTAATGTTTTCGTTTGTTTCTATAGATACAATTTTTGCTAAACCTGATGCTGGTACATTTCTTCTTGGTGTGTATCCTAGCATTCTTGCAAGTTTAAATACACTATCTCTTCTTTCAGCAGTTTCTAAAAAATTTTCCCTGCTGTTCATATCCATTCTAAATGCTAACGATTGCGATACAAAAGCAATAAGTTCTATTATTGCAATAAATTCTGAACTTTCTATGTAATCGTTAAAATTTTCAGGAAAATTATTTCTTATATAATTTACCATTGCCAGTCTTAATGTGTTAAAATCATAAGACGTGAAGTCTACATTAGAGAAAGCCTTGTAGGCTATTTTCCAATCTTCTGCGGCAAATAAGTTATTTTGTCTTTCTGAATATGCCATTAGTTGTACTCGGTGTCACTTATAAATTCTAGAAACAATATATCCTCATTATTAGTTTGAACATATTTTAAAATTACTTCTGCTCTCACAGTATGATCTGCAGTAAAAATTAAAATATCTTTTACTTCAACTCTTGGATCTTTATCACAAATTCTTGTTATATCATCTCTAATTTCATCATCTGTAATAGTATCTTCTGGTTCCATTAGCAAATCATGAATAATAGATCCAAAATTAGGCTTCATTAGTCGTTCTCCTTTTCTAGTGTGGAATTCATTTAAAAGATCTCTTTTTATAAGTTCCTGATCGAAAAGACTATAAGGTGCTCTTATTTTGTCTACTGTACTAAATCCCTTGAATATTGTTGCCATACTGTTATTTATCATATTCGTTAAAACTAGTTATAATTGCTTGACAAATAAATATTAGCATGTATAATACAGATATGAAAAATGTGGTTTACATACATGGTGCAAATGCATGTCCTGATAATTTTAACTATTATACACTAAAATTACCAGAACATAGGTTTATTTCGCCTGAATACAGCATGGAAGATGATCCATTCGACGTAGTTGATACAATTAGACGTCAAATAGAAAAAGAATTTGGAAAAGAGCCTATATATCTAGTTGGTCATAGTTTTGGCGGACTACTTGCGGCCTGGTATGCTAGTGTGTATCCAAACAGAATAAAACATTTAGTTACGATAGCAACTCCTTGGCAGGGCACACCTGTAGCAAGAATTTTCGGGTATTTTTGGAGAAACAGTTTAATGTTTAAAAATACCAAACCAGGTGCAGAAGTATTAGCACTATTACAGGAAAAAAGATTTTCTGGACTACACACAAATATTGTATGTACAAAAGGTGCTAATCCTGTTGCAGGTTTAGGAGGTAAAGCAAATGATGGTATGATAGATTGTGACAGCCAAAGTGCTACACCACCTAAATTTAAATCTAGTGAAACTACCTTTATAGAAGCAGGTCATAGTGCTGTTTTGTTAAATAACAATGTAACAGACTTATTACATAAAACAATTTTTGGAAAAAAATAATGGCAGATATATCAACATTAAATGATACCTTAGAAGAAGAATTAAGACGTATGTTAGTTGAAAAAAATAACGAATGTCAGGTTCTAAAAAATCATATTAAATTGCTGGAAAAAAATATTAAAGATGAGCAGGATATGAAATATCGTGCTTATGTAAAAATTCAAGACTTACAAGACGAACTTAAAAAACAGTCTTAATATTTTAAACCTGGCATAGGAACTTCTGGGGGTGTGTATCCTGGATCTACAGGACCACCTATAACTATTTCGTCTAACGGATTGTTTAATCTATCATTTAGTCTTATCATATTTGATATATCGCCAAATTCCAAAAGTTCACCTCTTGCTTGTCTTGTTTTTAATTCTTGTAATGCTTCTCTTGTTAAACGTCTTAATTTAGCAGTTAATTGTTTCCAAGTTACTTTACTGTTCATATCATCTATATTGAATTCAATTTTAACAATATCAGGTGTAGTAAAAAGTTCCGCTTCGAATTGACGTCTGTGTATAAAATCTTGTCTTACTTTTGGTGTTTTAGATTCGCCCACTTGACCTGTTTTCCATCTTTGTAGCATTTGAGGTATAATATTATAACGTTTATTATTAAGTTCTCTTAGTACCCCACTTCTAATAAAATTACTAGGACCAATATGGCTACAAAAACTAGATAATGCCAATAATTGATTTTCGCATATAGGTACTTTTACATATTGTTTTACAGTTCTTGAACCAGATTGTAGTTTAGTCATCATTGTTAAATTTAAACCAATAGGTCCTAATCCATTAGCAAAATTTATCACTTTATTGCCTTTTTTATCCATTAAAATAATACTTGGTCCATCAAATATAGGTGTAATTCCTTCTTTGACAAGACCTTCTACTACTGATCGTAATACTTCCATTTCGCTGGGTTTAGCCATCTCCACCTCCCAATGCAAGTGCATTAGTAACATCATTAACCATGCCATTTAAATCATCTGATGACATGTTTGTTTTTGCCATTAAACTACTTGATAAATTACTTACATCTGTAACATTTTTAATATTGTCTATTCCTAAACTTTTAGTAACATCTCCAATTGTGCTATTTGCTAAATCGTTAATCATTCCCATAGGGTTATTTGCCATATCCATCAAACTATTTGCTTCTGCCATAATTCCATTAAAGTCTATTTGTAATTGTTGTAAATCAAACATATATTGATCTAAGTTAATACCATATCCTATTACATAATCACCAATTAAAGAATTTACAGTAGGTATGTTAATTGGAAATTCTACACCCAAAAGTCCTTGTAAATATCCTTCATAATTCATTAATGCATCTAGTTCACCTTGTAATGGACCAAGATTAAAATTACTTAAATTTGCTAATGAACTAGGATCATTTGGGTCTATTGAAGATAACAAATCTATCCCAGGTATATTAATTTTAGATATATTTTTTAAGAAGTTTGACATATCTTCTTCTTTTCTTTTCTTTTTAACTTCTTCTATAACTTTTTTAATTTCTGTTTTATAGCCTATAAATGGATCATTACTTGTAGTAGTTTCATCATCAACATCAGCACTTCCGTCTGTGGTTTCAGTCATCATTCCACTATTGGAGTCTGCTATTGCTGAAGAAACATAATGCCCTGCATAAGGCTCTGCAGTAGGCATAACACTTACAATACTTTGTACACCATCAAGTTCTTCTCTTTCACCATCTGTAGGCATTAAATTTTCTATGTTATCTCTATCAAAAGGAGGTGGTTCAGAACTGTAATCTGGATGATCTATCATACTCATACTTTTGGCACCTTTTCCAGGTAGTCCTATTTGTGGTACAATTCCAGCGGCACCTGGTGGCGAGTTAAGTAAAATTGGCACACCTGCTAATCCTATTCCTGCTGTACCAACTAAATTAAGTCCTGTTGTTCCTAATATTCCTACAGGACCTCCTGCTGAACTAATATTAATACCACCTACAGCATCTGTATCTCCTGCAGGAGGATTTTTTATAGTACTAATTATATCAATTTTTCTACCATCTGCGGCTAATCTGTTAGCCGCTTTTAAACTTAAATCTCCTGTATGTGCGTCTAATACTGCATTTGTTCCTGCTTGTATTGTTGTACCACTCACAGATTCTATATGTATAGAACCTCCAGAACCTATTGCTCCAGTATGTGTTTTCATGTCATAGCCAGGAGGCATACCAACATACTCTCCTTTTAGCATATCTCCTGCGGCTTTAAGTTTTAAATTTTTACCTGCTTCTATATTAACATCTTTATCTGCTCTAATGTTAAAACTGCCTTTTGCTCTCATGTTAATTGAGCCTTCACCAAATAGGTTAATACTGCCATCTTTAGATAATTCTACCCATGCTGTACCTTCTTTATTAATCAAGTAAATTATGCCTTCAGCATCGTTCATTAATATTTGATTACCACCTCCAGTACGCAATCTGATGTGCCTGTTTTCTGGTGTGTCGTCCATAACAAAACTATGTCCTGGTAATCTGTAACTTTCAGGATCATTTTTATCTGGAGATTGTGGGCCAGGTGTAAGTATTCCATAAACTTGAGGTGTGTCTGCAGATTTTATTCCATGCTTTGTAGTTCCTCTTACACCATCATTTACTAAGCCTTGTTTTACAAGTGCTTCTGCGGCATCTAAATATACAGGTCTAGGTTGGTCTGTGCCTTCCTGTGCAACTGGATCTATTAAAGATTTTTCTGTTGTAGGCAAACGGTAACCTGCGCCACTAGAATAGGTAAAATCGCTACCTGTACATGCAGGCATCATTGCTTGTTTTCCTAAAGGCCCTGGCACACAAGACACAATGTATGCATCAGATATATTACCACTAGCAAAACATACCAATACTATATTATTTCTATCAGGTGGTTGCATCCAGAAACCATAACTCTGTTGTGCTAGTTTGTAATCTCTAGGGTCTGCATCTTCCAGATTGTTTTCTGCGGCATTTGTAATACCTGCAAATGGAGAAGTCCATCGTACTTCTATTTCTCCTACTCTTAATTTTGTCTTTGGATCAGGTTCTTCATTAATATCTCCTGTTCCACCTAAAACAGACATATAAACAACTATTTTTCCATCACGACTATAACTTTTTGTAGATCTTACAACACCCAAATGGATGCCTGTTAATTTAAGTGATCCTACAGCATCAGATAGTCCACCTTTATTTTTGGCATCTTGATCTATTTCTGCTCCAACACCCATTAATCAGTGCCTCCATTATCTGTTGCAGGAACATTTCCTGGTAAATCTGCACTTGTGCCTGTGCCTACACCTATTTTTTCACCAACGCCTGATGTCTTACTTTTCATTCTTCCATCTACAATTTTTCTGACTTGTTCTATTTTTGCAGTTTCGTATTGAGGCATTCTGACAGCCTGTACATCATTTGTGTACATGCCACCGCTAAATTTTGATATTACTTTTGTTACCATAAATATTCCACTCATAGTATAGTTAAGGTGTCCGTAATTATAAAAGCCAGTATTCTGGTCCTCGTCGCTAATATCAAAATCTAACTTTCTTGGAGATTCTATCATTAACAAAAACTGATTACTTCCACTGCTGTATGCAATACCGCTCAAGTCTGTAAAGTCTGCTACAGGCGTATCTGATTCAGCACCTTCGTCGTTGTTGCTATCATAAAAATTGCCTTTACCCATGTACCATGGATCTCCTCTGATTTCCATGTCTATTTTCATATTTGATACAGCACCAGTTTTATAAGAATTCATTAAATGTGCAAACGTTGTTGCTCTTACAGATCCTCTTTCTACTTCTGCAATAGGACCCTCTCTGTATTTTAAAGGTCCAGCATCTACAACAACCTGCATTTTTTGTTCTATAAAATCGTCCAGTTGTCTTTCATATTCTGCTTCTATTCTAGGATCATCAGATTTACCTTCTAATCCAGGAAAAATTTCAGATGCAAATAAAGGCACGTTGCTAGTAATAGTGGTGTTGTCTACACTTGCATTTCCGTCTGATGAAGTTGATGATCCGTCCTGTGGTGAAATTTGAGATTTTACTAAAGTAGCATTTACAACTTGTTGTCCTATTTCTGATCTAGCCAATTGTTCAGCAAACTCATTTTTTAAAGCCTGGTTACCGCCTTTAATTGCTTCTACTACTGCATCTCCATTATCATATGCACCTCCCAAATACATTTCATTTGCAATGGTTTTAATAGATTGACCCAAACTGTCTGCAACATCTCCACCTGTTTTAAATAAATTTTCTATGTCAGATAAAAATTTGTTTGCTTTTTCTTCTTTATTTGATGCATCTGCTTCTGCCATAATACCAGGAACTAATCCTAGCATTTCTGTTTCATCTTGATTGACTTCTCTAGCACTTGCAAAAGCCAATTGTTCCCTATAATTATCTGAACCATAAAGTGGAGCCTTTAAGGCAAATGCTTCATTAAAAGACATATCTAATGTCATAATTTGATCATTAAGTCCTGTAAAGTAATACAGGTATTCTTTTGCTATTCCAAGTTCCTCTATTCTGGAGGCAATCTCTTCATGTGTAAGGGTCATACTTAATTCTTTTGTAGATATACCCACATCTGTTCTGGCTTCTTTAGTAAGTCTTACTCTGTATTCTATAGTAGGAATATACGTTTGCATTTTGTTGTCATATTTTTCATAATCGTAGTTCACAGTTTCTGTAACCTTAAACCAGTTTACAAAAGTTTTTGTTTTATCAACTTCTCCCTCTGGGTTTTCTGCATCTCTCATTCTTGTGGCAACATTAATTAAATCATAACTGAGACTCATTATAGACTCTATAATATCTCCTATGGCCGTTCCTGCAGTTGCATCTATAGTAACGTATGATGGAGTGCTTAAAACTGCTCTTACTTCTGCTAGTTCTTCTTCTGTTAGCACATGATCTGGGTCTGTATTTACGTCTTTATTGAAATCTTTAATAATTGATATTGCATCGTCGTTTTCACCCAGTAAATCACTAACTGTTCCTCCTGTTCCTGCTGTAACTCCTACTCCATATTCATTTTGATATGATGATTCTAATGTTCCCCTAGAGCCAAATGTACCAGGATCATATGTTGTTGTTCCAGCATTGACTCTGGTAGGATCAACATACAGAAAATTATCTATACCATCAGGTGCATACGCAGGATCGTATGATCCTGCATTTGCGGCACCTCTATCCATTGCATCGTCAAAACTGTCTCTATATCCTGAATCTTCAAATTCATCTATCCTGCCCTCGTAAGTGCCATCAGCACCTCTGTCGCCGCCTCTTAACTGATCATTTTTTTGATAAGGGTTATTTACTAAACCATCAAAGTTTATAAGATATGTGGGAATGTTTTCTTCTTTTTCAACACTATTCCTGTAAGCATGTTTATTACTTTGTTCTAATTTTTCTTCTAATGCATCCAGTAGTTCTGTAATGCTTTCCCCTGTAATTTTAATGTGCTCTTTGATTCTATTAAATGTACTAAATCTGCCTATATTGTCTTTAGGGTGGGCACTAAAATTATAAACAGCACCTTCAGGACCTATATTCATATCAAATTTTAAATATGCTAATTCATGTATATAAGGCCCAATAATATGTTCTGCAGTACCTCCTCCATTGTCTATATTTTCCACATCGTCTTTGTAACCTTTTAAACTTATTTCCAGAAAATAAGGTATGCCATTTGCCGCAGGTCTATTGCCAAATGTTTCGCCACTTGCGGCACCCTCAGATACAAATCCACAAAAATTTCTTGCGGCCGCCAATCTGTCTAATAATGTAATACTTCCTGGTTCAGTAATAGTCCAATTAAAACTTGTTGTGGCAAAAGTGTCTTCTCCATCTGCAAAATGTTCTATTTCTAAATCATCTATAGTTAAATCAGTTGCACCAGTTTCTGCAATAACAACTATGTCATTAGGATCTGGTCTTTCAATTTTATATGCAATTTTTTCAACAGCAGTTTCGTCTATATTGGCATGCATTCTTGCTACTGCGTCTTTTTTCATTACAAACAGTCTTAAGTAATACATTGGAACTTGATAACTGTCCATTACATTACCTACTACTCTGTTTGGTAAATATTTTCCCTGTTGTACTGCCTCATGTAAAACATTATCTTTGTAATGATCTGCATTGTCGCCTTTTAGTTGTTCTTCAAGAAACTCTTCTGTGAAACCAGATTTTTTAGAATCAAAATCTTTTTGTATTTTTGCGTAATCTTCCTCGTCTATAAATTTTAATACTTCAGCATTATCGTTGAACCATGTCTGATAGTCTTCTAAACTGGTCTGCGCCTGTGCATCTGCAACCAAGGACTGTGCAGATGCCTCAGATAAAACCATATCACCTACTAAATTATCTCGCTCATTTAATGTTGCATCAAATAAACCTACACTATATGAATTTCCACCGCCTGATACTTCTCCTGTACCTAAAAATGGTTGCTCTGTATTGTAGTAAGCATTTTTACTAGCCAGCCATGTCTTGTATTCTTCAGTAAATGGTCGATAAGTCGACATACGGATTTTTTTGGTTTTTGTACCAGTAAAAGCCTTTCCAGGAACATAGGTGGTAGTATCATCAGCCATTTTAACCTCCTGTTGCTCTTATAACACTTTCTGCAGATGGTAATGCGATAGTTACTCCAGTTTTAAAATCTCTTATTGGGTCCACAATTATGTCAGGATTTCTAGTAGCAAATACCCACCATAGTTCAGATGTTTCATATAATTTTGAGGCCAACAAATCAGGTCTTTCATTGTAATCTGCTTCTATAGTGTAAACCTCATCACTAACACTACCAGGTAATGACGGTAAATCGTTCATGTCTAAAAACATTCCCTGGAAAAGTTTTGGTGCTCTTATAAAACTGTTTCTGTTATATTTTGCCATTTTTACATAAATCCATCTTTATAAAGTTTACCTGCTCTAAAAGCCTCTAGGTCATATTTCTCTCTGACTTTCTTAGGTGTATATGCTGGAGCAAGGTCTACCATTATGTTTGTTCTTGTAGGTACAAATGTGGTTTGACTTTCTCCGCCTATTGCAGAAACCACTGGAATATAGTCAACACTATCAGGCAATTCTATTGAGAAACTTCTCATAATAACTGGTACTTTATTAAATCCATGATCTCCCATGTACTCAAAAATTAGTACAGGAGGTGGTGTACCATATGTTTCTTGCTCTATTGCCGCTTCACCAAAATAACTTTTTGTGCATGTTCTTATAAAATGCATCACTGCAAGAAGATATTGTGCTTCATATATGTCGTTTGCATAAAATTCTGCAGTTACTGGTAATGGGGGTGGTCTGCTGTTATTATATGTGTAAACAGGATAATTCATTCCATGGCCCAAATGTTCATTGTAGTCAACTTGTCCTGCAAGATAAATTTGAGGTGTTGTTTGCCAAACCATACCGCCTATTTTTTTAAGAGGATCCATTAAAAATACATTAGTGCCTTCTGGGTCCATTCTGCCATAAAATTGTTCTATCCCCATATTTTTAGGTCTTAGTCTGGCTCTCCAATCATAACCTGTGCCTTGTTTACCTTTACCTTGTTTAATAGATAATGCACCTGCACTGGCTACCTGGTCTCTTAAATCGCCGCTACTATTTGCAATAGCAGATAAAAAATCATTATCTTGATAGTTTTCTATTCCACCGCCAAGGCCTGGGAAAATTGAGCCAACAAGACCAGAAATACGTGGGTCAAGTTTACCCATCTCTTTACCGATTTTGTTATTTAAAAAGCCATTTACTGATTTAAAAAATTTCGACATTTTATCTCCTGTATAGGTATTTATCATATTCATTAAAACTTGTTTTAATTGGCCACTTTTACTAAATACTAATTGACATACACAAAAGACTGTGTATAATACTAACAATATAAATGAACGATAATTTTGAGGAGAGTAAATGGCACAGCCTAAGAAAGTCAATTATCTAAATAATAAAGATATCCTAAAAGAAATTCACAAGAGCAAAATGACATTTTGTTATTTGTCTGATGAAAAATACAGCGAATTTGACATCATACTTACTGATGTTAAAAAGATTAATAGAAATAGTATAAAAGCCGCAAGAGAAAACAAAGCCGCCAAAATGCAACAACAAGCATATCAGGCCGCAATGGCAGAGCATGATCCTAAAGACTACAAAAACAAACCTAAGCAAAAGGAGTTTTTGGTAGATCCTAAAAGTATTGCAAAAGAGGATTTAGTTTTTCGTGTAATGACTATGGAACATATACCTGAGGAACCAGGCAGGAAGAAAAATCCTAAAACTGAAGCAGAGTTTTTGGCAAAAGTAAATTTTCCTTCTTTTAAACATTATGCTTATGTAAATGATGAAGTAACTGAAGTTGTAAGAAGTCATTGGATGGGCAGTTTAAGTAATGGTAAATTTAATTGTGAGCATGGTAAAATCACAAACAAGTTAGGACACATGTTCCTAAAACTTGTAGAAAGATATAGCCACAGAGCAAACTGGAGAGGTTATACTTATGTTGACGAAATGAGAGGTCAAGCATTAGTACAATTAAGTTATATTGGTTTACAATTTAATGAAATGAAATCAGATAATCCATTTGCATATTATACTGCCGCAGTTAATAATAGTTTTACTAGAGTTTTAAATTTAGAAAAACGTAATCAGACTATCAGAGACGACATCTTAATTGAGCAAGGTCACTTGCCTAGTTATGGTAGACAAATTCAACATGAGGACGAAATGAGACTCATGAGAGAACAAGCAGAAGCATCTGAAACACAAGAATAATTTATGGCCCAACTTTTTAAGAATGCGGCCTGCTTTACTGACATACATTACGGACTAAAGCAGAATAGCCGTGTACATCTAGACGACTGTCACAGATTTGTGGATTGGTTTATTGAAGAAGCCAAAGCCAGAGACTGTGAAACATGTATCTTTTTGGGAGATTGGCACCATCATAGAGCAAGTGTAAATGTAGCAACAATGAATGCAAGTATTAGAGATCTTAAAAAGATTAATGATGCTTTTGAAACAGTTTACTTTATACTTGGCAACCATGATTTATATTATAGAGAAAAACGTGATCTAAACAGTATCGAGTTTGCAAGAGATCTTGAAAACTTTGTTATGATAGATGAGCATTTTTTACAAGATGATGTAGCAATTATACCTTGGTTAGTAGGAGACGAACATAAACAAGTTGCTAAAATGAAATGCAAATATATGTTTGGACATTTTGAGTTGCCTTATTTTAAAATGAATGCAATGGTAGAAATGCCAGACCATGGTGGTATTAAAGCAGAGCATCTTGCAGGTCCAGAATATGTTTTTAGTGGCCATTTCCATAAACGCCAATACAAAAATAATATACACTATATGGGAAATGCTTTCCCACATAATTATGCAGATGTTGACGATGACGATCGTGGTGCTATGTTCTTAACATGGGGCGAAGAACCTATATATGTAAACTGGGCACAAGGTCCTAAGTACAGAGTTTTTACACTTAAAACACTATTAGATAATCATCAAAACTTGCTAGATGAATATACTTATGCAAGAGTAAAACTAGACATCAGTATCAGTTACGAAGAAGCAAATTTTATTAGAGAAAAATTTGCAGAACAATATAATGTTAGAGAACTACAATTACTGCCTATTAAAGAGGAAGAAGAATTTGAGGGAGGAGATATAGAGTTCGAAAGTGTTGATCAGATTGTTATTCAACAACTGGAAACTATAGAAAGCCAAACAGTAGAAAAAGACAAACTTATAGACATTTATCAGAGCATTGAGATAGAATAATGTTAAAGATCAAAAACGTATCAGCAAAGAATTTTATGAGTGTTGGAAACAATACACAGGCAGTAAACTTTGATGGTTGCCAACTAACTCTTGTGCTAGGCCATAATCTGGATATGGGCGGAGATGGTAGCAGAAACGGTACAGGTAAAACAACAATTATAAATGCTCTCAGTTATGCTCTGTATGGAGATGCACTAACAAATATCAGAAAAGACAACCTAATAAACAAAACAAATGGCAAAGGCATGATTGTTACTGTGGACTTTGAAATACAAGGTGTGCAATACAGAATTGAGAGAGGTAGACGTCCTAATATATTAAAGTTTTTTATAAACGGTGAAGACTCTTTGGACCAAGAGCAACAGGGAGATAGCAGAGAAACACAAAAAGAAATAGAGAAAATTATAGGTTTCCCCCACTATATGTTTAAGCATTTAATAGCATTAAACACCTATACAGAGCCCTTTTTGAGCATGAAAAACAACGATCAAAGGGACATGATAGAGCAATTACTGGGTATAACAGAGTTATCTCGTAAAGCAGAAGTGTTAAAAGAAAGGCAAAAAAACACTAGAGACAGCATAAAAGAGGAAGAAATACGCATAAATGCAGTAGAAGAAAGCAATAAACGTATAGAAAAAAACATAAAAGAAATAGAAAGTCGCAGTAGAGCATGGGAAAAGAACAAAGAAGACAAGATAATTGAACTAGGAGAAGCCATTGTTAAACTGGAGGAAATAGATATTTCTACAGAAATAGACAATCATAAAGTATTATCTACACTAAAAGAACAGCAACTTAAAAAGAAAAATTTAGAGCAAGAGCATAACAGATTACAAACATCTCTGAACAGAAGTTTGGAAAAAATTGATGAACTTAAAAGCAATTTAGAGAGTGCAAAAGAAGGTGTATGTCCTGCATGTGGACAAGATACAGCACATTTAGAAACACATGAAGAATATACAGAAGAATTAAAAGAAAAGATTGATACAGAACAAGATTATTATAACGAAATATTTTCTAGATCACAACAACTAGATGAAGATTTAGATGAGTTTGACAACTTACAAGATGAGCCTACAGTATATTATTCCAAACTGGAAGAGGCATTACAACACAAACACAATGTGGAAACAATGACAGAACAATTACAGGAAAAAGCATTGGAAGAAAATCCTTATGTGGAACAAATAGAAGGCTTACAAAGTTCTGGCATACAGGAAGTTAGTTTTGAAACCATGAACGAATTAACGTACTTACAGGAACATCAGGACTTTTTATACAAACTGCTAACCAGCAAAGACAGTTTTATCAGAAAGAAAATTATAGATCAAAATATTGCATATTTAAATCACAGACTTGCTTACTATCTGGAAAAACTAGGCTTGCCACATGACGTAAAATTTGCAAGTGATTTAGGAGTAGAGATCACAGAGTATGGCAGAGATCTAGACTTTGATAATTTAAGCCGAGGAGAACGTAACAGACTGATACTTGGTTTAAGTTGGAGTTTCAGAGACATGTATGAAAGTTTAAACAGGCCAATGAACCTGTTATGTATTGATGAACTTATTGACAGTGGCATGGACAGTATGGGTGTGGAAAATGCTTTAAGTGTTCTTAAAAAAATGAACAGAGAGCAAGGCAAAAACATCATGCTGATATCACACAAAGAGGAACTTGTTGGTCGTGTAAATAATGTATTAACCGTTGTAAAAGAGGGCGGGTTTACTGCATATAACACCGACACTGAGTATGTTAATTGATATACATTTTGGAAAAGACAAATCCTACACATTAACCTATAAAATCTACGACACAGAACACGGCAGACTTTTCTATGACAGAATGAAAAGTCAGGAAAACAATCTGATCAGCAGAAAAGAATTTTATGGATTTGGAGAAACAGAACAGGACATTTTATCTGAATTGGAAAAAATAAAAAGTTTTGTTGCTGACAGATTACCAGATAAAAAACTTGGAGACGATTTAAATGTTTTGCATAGTGAGTTTGTGGATCTTCATAATTATGCAGAACAAAATGATCCTGAACTATATGAAGTACTCAGAGACTTCAACTACAGAATACACCACTTAGAATTTTTACAAAACAAACTGGAAAGTTCTACAATATACTTTATGTGCGATGGTGATGCAGGTGTCTCCCTGCCAGATTCTGCTTTGCAGGATTTTACAATATCCAGAGAGCCTGGAAAATTATACATGTCATATCCGCACGTGGGTAAATCATTTTACTCTGTGTTTTTAGATAACGATCTGGAAATTACTCCAGATCAGATAGAGTGTACAACACTTATGCGTAATACTCTGTTTATGTGGTTTGGAAAAGGTGTTTACGACACAGACAGCAAACACAATGCACAAATGCGTAGAATGATGAATTTTTATCTGAAAGTCCAGGAAAAAATGCCATACGATTTCGATGATAAAAGATTAACTATAGGAAACTTATTATTAGGAGAAGCAATTGATATGCCTGATAATATAGTGGAAATACTGGAAAAGCACAAATATCTATATAGTTGGAAATGTAAATAGACACTTCGTGTCTTTACAAACTACGTTCAATCACTTCGTAAACTTCGTTCCTTCACTTGTTTGTAATTTTTTATTTAAGACCGTTATCATGTATTTTGGAGTCATAACTCACCTATACAGGCGAGTAATGATGTCATCATGTGATTTCTTCATCATCTCAATCTCGGGTGCTACTAGGAGGCGGTAAGCCTTGTCCCCCCATACACTACCGTCACTGGTGTCTTACGGGAGCCACATAACCTTAATGAGTTTAGTTATGTAACTAACAGGTTGCTTTTTCTCAGAGCCTGTATCCTTTAATACTGTTTGTCGTGTGCTGTATCTCATTTGCCGCCATACATACTAGAGTCTCGCACCGGGTGTCTCCATTGCCGGATTGTCAAAGTAATCGATATTATGTGCCTCGATGGGGTGGTGTATGGACCTATGTGTTGCCTTGTGTGCCGTGTGTGCCTTAATTTATGCCTAGCACACCTACTTATATATGCTTGAGTGACTCTTTAAGAATTTTTGAACCGCCTACTCTCACATTGATAATGCCGTTGTAATATTCATCTGTAAGTAAAACTTTTCTTTCAAACTGTTCTTGTGCTTCTAGATAACTTGCAACGCCTCTACTAGGACAAAAATGAAGTATTTCTCTGATAAAATTTTCTTCTCCTAGTTTTTCTAAATCTGCTTTTAAATGATCCGAACTACCCCAATATTCTCTCCAATCACTTTCTTTATATCCACGTCTTTTATTCTTTTTGCCTTTTAGCGGAGGTTTAGTAGTTTTAAATTTAGCAAGTTTTTTGCCAACGTATTTCATATCATTTGTTTTATTAGTAATCAAATACACAAATGCTTCGCAATTTTCTGGAAGTGTATCTACTTTTTTATTATTATAATACCAACTCATTACAGTTCTTCATTTGTGGGTTTGCCTGCTTTTGCTTTATAAAAGTCCTCTAGTGTTTTAATAACTAATTGTCTTTGTGGCATTGGCATTTCCCAGGCTTCATTAAAACTCAAAGAACCATTACAAAAAATTACCATTTGGGTAATTTCTTTATTAATGGCATTTGATTCGTCGTTCAGCCTCCTAAGGTATGCCACTACCTCCTCTGGCTCAGATCGTGCTAGGAAGCCGTGAAAAAATTTACGGTATTAAAGTTTACAACAGATTCAAAAGTTTCGGGACAACCTTTTTCAATACATGATTCTCCAACTGTTAGTTCCATTTTCTTTTGTATTCCTATATTACCAATTTCTTCAATAAATGACTCTAGTTCTGTGCCTATACGAGCATCAGCATTTTCTAAAAATTCTCTTATATGCTCTTCATTACTAACTACTAGTGGCTCGTTGTCGTCTGTTGCTGGTATTGTTATGCTACTAATACTATCTACTAGTATATCAAAATTAAGACTTGCAAGTTCAATAAAGTTTTTATTAAATGCTTTAATTTTATCCATCTCATCTTCTATGGCATCTATTGATTGCAAACTTCTACTACTTCTAAAATTTGCCACACCAGCCTTAACAGAGGTTTCGTAACTAAATGGTTTCATACTAATAAGCAAACCTGTGTCTGTTGTAAATTCATAATTTTTATCTAAGGTATCCATACTAGAAAGAACAACTTCAGCACTTAAAACTGCTGTTGTATTTTCTCCACATGCAGGACATGGTGCACCAACTTCTAACTCGTCTCCATAAGTTGCGGCCTGTACAGCAACCAGTAATGCATCTATATCATTAGAAACTAATTTACGTGGCTTTTTGATTGCTGGAATACAACTCATAAGCACAGTAGCAACTGCTTCTCCATTTAATAACGCATCTGGATTTTTTAGCATTATTTCATCTTTAGCAGTCATAGGAAAAACTGGAAGTTCTCCACTTGATGGCATTTCAAGAATATCTTCACTGTAAAATTTACCAGCACTAGGTAATCCAGTATAAAGTTTAGGGGTCCTAAAATGACCTGCTAAAGGATTATTGTTATTTGACATATTAAAACTCCTGTTAATAAATCTGATAAATAGTTTTATAAAACAATTATCAACAACTATTTATCACAGTAAAATACGTTGTTTATGGAATTTACGGAATGGCGCAGATAGAAGTAGAATATGGGGACGGTGAAAGGCTATTAATTGAAAATGATGTAGCAACAGAAAGAACTTTAACCCAACTTGCAAAAAACATGGATGGTCTTGGCAACACTATAAAGGGTGTTATGAGAGACCTCATGAAACAGTCTGGCAAAAACGATGAAGAAATTAAAAAGGCTATAGATGATAATGATCCTAAAAAAGTTGTTCAGGTAATTGAAGAACAAACAGAAAACGATAATAAAAATACAGAAACAACAGTTAATGCCTTTAATAAGGCTCAGGCTGAGGCAAACAGGCAAAGAAAAGCACAAATTAAGGCTCAACAGGATGCTAAAAAACTTGCCTCCAATTTTCAAAGAAGTATGGGAGACAGTTTTTCATTTTTTGGAAGTCTGTTACAAAAATTAGTTACTGGCTTATTTGCTGTAGGTGTTACTGGTGTTGGAGTATTCTTTTCTTCTATACAAAATTTAGGTAACGGTCTAAAAACACTTACTGATGTTGGTGGTGCTTTTGGAGATGTACAAAGACAAGGTACAATATCCACTGTTGAAAATATTACAAAATTAAACCAATTGGGTTTAACAACTGATCAAGCAGTTTCATTATTGGCAAACTTTTCACAAACAGCCGCAGTTCTTGGACAAAGTGCAATACCCAGATTAAATCAACAGTTTTTAAAACTTACAGAATTTGGTACTGAGTTAGGTGTAGCACTAGATGATGCAACACAGTTTTTCCAAGAGGACTTGGCATTTAGGACAAGCATATTATTAAGAGACAGAATTAATCAGTTTGAAACTGCCAGAGCATCTGAACAGAGTATAAAAAATCTCAGAATGTTTTCAACACTTTTGGGAAGAAGTGCTGATGATTTACGAAACGAATCCAGATCTATTATAGACAATGACAAAGCATTTCAGCAGTTACTGGTTACACTAGGACCTCTGGGAGAGGATGTTGTAAATGCCACAGACAGTTTATTCCAGGGTCTTAAAGCCGCAAACATACCAGATGAAGTTCTAGGCGGTATTTTAGAAGTTGCTACAATTGGTTCAGAAGCGGCCAGTGATTTTATTAATGCATTAGGTCCTTTTGCTCCTGAACTCAGAGATGAATTAACTGGATTGGGAATGGCTATCAGAAATGGTTCCATTACAATGGATCAGGTACAAAGCAGGGTGTTAGGAGTTCTTAATGCAGTAGAAACCACAGACACTGGTAATTTAAAACAGTTGGTTGCCGCCCTACCAAATGATCTTCAACAGGTTGTACAGCAATTAATTGGTTTCTCAGTAGATGCCGCTAATGCCAGAGAAAACTTCAGAATGGGAGAAGTTGCAGGTAGATTTAGTGACATACAACGTGCAATGACAAACTTTGAAAATGTTCTTAAATTAGGACAAGGTGCTTTAAGTACGTTTAAAAATTCTTTAGTACTAGGTGCTGAAAGTGGCTTAAAACAATTTGCAGATGCATTAGGCTCAGCCAGTGATGCAAATTCCAGGCTTTCACAAATTGCCAGTAGAGTTGGTGAAACATTAGGTAGTATTTTTAATAGATTTGTACAGAGAATATTTGGCGGTAATTTTGTAAATAATTTTGATGCCACTCTTAATAACATTGTAAACGGACTCAATAAGTTTGGAGATAAACTTATTAATTTTGTGGAAGATGTCATGGAAGGGTTTTTCGATAGTAAAGGACAATTTGATCTAGTAGGTGGACTAACAAATTATTTAGTAACGGCTTTAAGTGCCGCATTTGCAATACTCATGGAGGCTCTTGTTGTAGCAATTCCGGCATTCTTTGGTGCATTATTTTCTAATCCTCAAGTAATTGGCGGTCTTGTAGTTGCATTTGGGGTCTTATTAGGTGCCTCGGCAATTTATGCCGCTATTTCAACAGCCATGTTGGCATTATGGATGAGTGTAGGCCCAGGTATGTTGACATCCTGGAATCTCTTAATGACAAAAATGGCCGCAAGAGGCATGGCCGCCGGCGGAGGAATTTTTGGCAAAGGAATGGGCGGTCGATTGATGAAAGGAGGCGCATTTGCCTTAGGAGGAATGGCTGTTGGAGCGGTCTCCAATGCTGGAAGTAATGCACTTGGAGAGACTACAACAGGTGGACGTGTAGTGGATACGTTAGGTGATGTAGGTCAAGGTGCTCTTTATGGTGCGGCTATAGGTAGTGTAATACCTGTGATAGGCACAGCCGTAGGTGCCGCAATAGGTGGAGGTCTTGGTCTTTTAAAAGATATCTTTTTTGACGATGATGGAATAGCCAGTATTAATAAAAAGAAAACACAGGAAAAACAATTAGAAGTTGCAGAAAAACAGCAACAACAACTGCAATATGCACAGGTACAACAACAACGTAATAGAGGCGGTTTAAGTCTCAGTTTCTTAGGTGCCGCCGCAGGTGCAGAATCCATGGGCGGTATGACTGTTGGTGAAGCAAGAGAAATAGACGAATTATCTAGTGAAGCCAAAATATTAACATTAGCACTTGCAGAACTAAAAACATCAAATAAAAAACTAGATACTCTAGATAGTTCAATTAAACAGATCTAATCAGTAATCCAAAAATACTTGACAGTATCCGATAAATAGTATAAAATAATATGTTAAAGGATTCTATATGAGTTGGAGAAAATACTTTTCATCAGTAGACAACAGCGGTCTACCATTAAACGTAACAGGTCAACGCAACAGCGAAGGCGGTCCTGGTGCGGCTACTAGTAGATATGCAAGTTGGTTACCTGAGGTATATGCAGGAAGTCCTAACAGACTTATGCGATATATTCAGTATGATCAAATGGATACTGACCTGGAAATTAACTCTGCATTGGACACTATGTCTGAATTTGGCACACAGGAAGATGATTATACTGGTTTGCCATTTGCAATAAATTATAATACAGATCCTTCTGATACAGAAAATCAGATCCTTAACAAATCTCTTACTCAGTGGTGCAGACTAAATGAAATGCACAAAAGAGCATACAGAATATTCCGTAGCACAATTAAATACGGAGACCAATTTTTTATTAGAGACCCACAAAGTTATAAACTGTATTGGATAGATCCTGCAAATATAGAAAAAGTTATTGTAAATGAAAGTCAGGGCAAAAAGATACAGACATACTTTATTAAAAATTTACAGCCAAACTTTGAAGATCTGGTTGCCACAGATGTAGCACCATTACATAGCAGACCTTATGGTGCAGGTGGTGGACTTGCAAGTGGGTATAGTACAGTAAACAGTAAATCTAACAATTATATGACAGGTGCAATGGATGGAGTTGACCAGGGTGTGCCTGTAGATGCAAAACATATTGTTCATGTTAGTTTAACAGAAGGCATGGATCACAGTTGGCCTTTTGGTGTTAGTATTTTAGAACCTGTTTTTAAAGTTTTCAAACAAAAAGAACTATTAGAAGATTCAATTATTATATACAGGGTACACAGAGCACCAGAAAGACGTGTGTTCTTTATTGATGTAGGTAATATGCCTCCACACAAAGCAAGGCAGTATTTAGAGCAAGTAAAATACGAAGTACAACAAAAACGTGTACCAAACAAAAAGTCAGATGGCACAAGTGTTGCCGATAGTGCCTATAATCCAATGAGTATGTTGGAAGATTACTTCTTTGCCACAACAGCAGAAGGCAGAGGCTCAAAAGTTGATACATTACCAGGTGGAGAAAACTTGGGACAAATAGATGACTTAAGATACTTTAACAATAAACTTTTAAGAGGTTTAAGAGTACCTAGCAGTTATTTGCCAACAGGACCAGAAGATGGAAGTAGTGTTTACAACGACGGTAAAGTGGGTATTGCTTTTATTCAGGAATACAGATTTGCAAAGTATGTGGAAAGACTACAAAAGCAAATACAAGAGGACATGGACGATGAGTTTAAAATGTTCCTCAAACACAGAGGCATCGAAATAGATAACGGCGACTTTTATATTACATTTAACAAGCCAATGAACTTCAGTAGTTACAGAGAACTACAATTAGATCAGGAAAGAGCAAACCTATTTAATACACTTGCTCCTACACAGTTCCTAAGTAATCAGTTTAAAATGAAAAAATATCTTGGACTTACTGAAGATGAAATGAAAGACAACGAAGCATTATGGCGTAAAGAAAACGGATACGAAAAATTTGCAGATGGTGATAAAAATATGGACCTCAGAAATATTGGTGTAAGACCAGAACCTGATGTAAATGTAGATCCAAACACAGAGATACCACAAGACATAGTTCCAGAACCAGATACACCAGAGATAAATACTGATATACCACCAGAAGGCGGTACTGATTTAGATGCTGGAGAGCCATTATAATGAGACTTATAGAATTTTACAATCCTGAATTTGATGAATTTCAGCGAAGAAATAAAGAAGATAGCAGGAAGCCTAAAATGACTTTGGAAACTTTAAGTAAATTGCGTAAAGCAAGAGAAATAAAAAGAGCCGAAGAAATAGAGCATGGTAAGTTTCAGAAAGTGATGTATGCTAGTCCTAGTGCCGATGCAGGTGTTGGTGGCATTATATAAAACAGTTTTTAATTTTTATTCCTATTATATAAATATTATTTAGGATTTTACATAATATACAGAAATCACTCAGAATCACTCAATTTCACACCTTTTCGCACATAAAAACACTTTTTTATATAAGTATTAAACAGACCATTAGTGACACTCGTGTCTTGAATGGTATTTGAACATTAAGGAGACCACAATGTCAGAATCAAGAAGTAAATTAGAAGAAATTCTTGAACTTCTCCTTGCAGAAGAAAACGAAAAAGCCGAAGAACTACTTCATGAGTATGTTGTTGCGAAAGCACGAGCAGAATATGAAAAAGTTTTAGACGAAGACGTTGCTGAAGAAGATGCAGAAGTTGAAGAATCCACAGAATCAGAAGAAGAAGCAGTTGAAGAATCAGAGGAATCTGAGGAAGAGGCTGTTGAAGAATCAGAAGTAGATGAAGTTGTTGATCAAAGTAATGATCTAGAAGACGACATTCTTGCTGATGAGGAAGAAATCGAAGCAGACGAAATTGGCGAAGAAGACGAGGACGAAAACAAGGAAGAAGAAGACGGCGACCTAGAGGACAAAGTTGACGAACTTGAAGACGAACTTGACGATCTTAAAGCAGAATTTGAAAAACTACTTGCAGACAACGATGACGACGGTATGGAAGACGGTGAAGAAGCCGAAATGGATGCCGAAGAAATGGAAGACGAACTTGACCTAGAAAGTGTTGAGTACGATCTTGACGAAGAAGTTGCTGAAGAGTCAGACGAAGTTGTTGAAGAAGCAACTAAGTTACAAGACAAAGTAGCAGATCCAAAAGATCCAGGCATGGACAACAATGATGCACCACTTCCAAGTGGCGGATCAAAAGTAGAAGATGCAGGATCACCTATTAAGATTAATGACGGCGGCGAAGGAAACATGGGCGAAAACAAGCCTTCCGACAGCGGCGGTTCAGACAATCTTAAAGTAGAACCTAAAAAAGTATAATTTAGGTACTTAGAGGATAGCAAATGGCCAATAAACTATATGAATACATGAGTCCTGAGCAATCTGGAGTCCAGATAATGGAATCCAGTGATGGCAAGGACTTGTTTATGGCTGGACTTTTCATACAAGGAGATGTAAAAAACCAAAACGGTAGAGTATATCCCAAAGATGAAATTAAAAAAGCATGTGAAAGTGTTAAACAAAGACTATCCAAAGGCGAAACTGTGATGGGCGAATTAGACCATCCAGAAGAACTACAAATTAATCTAGACCGAGTAAGTCATATTATTACAGACTTATACTGTGAAGACAGCGATGGTCTAGGAAAGTTGAAAATCATAGAAACACCAATGGGAAATATTGCAAGAGCATTATTGAAGGCAGGAGCAAAACTTGGTGTATCAAGTCGGGGAAGTGGTAATGTCAACGAAAGTGGACGTGTATCCGATTTTGATATAGTAACAGTAGACATTGTGGCACAACCAAGTGCACCAGATGCCTACCCTAAAACGATCTATGAAAGTTTATTTAATATGCGAGGCGGTGCACAATTATTTGACACCGCATCTGCATTAACACACGATAAAAGTGCAGAAAACCACTTGATGAAGGCTATCACTGGCTTCATCAATGAATTAAAAATTAAGTAGGAGACTACGATGGCAGTGAATTTTAAAGATCTACTTGAGAATGCAGATTTAACTTCTGAAGTTAAAGACGCTCTTCAAGAAGCATGGAACAATAAAGTTTCTGAAGCAAGAGACGAGATTACTGCTGAACTTAGAGAAGAGTTTGCTCAAAGATACAGTCATGACAAAGGTCAGATTGTTGAAGCAATGGACAAGTTCATCTCAGAAAAAGTTGAGGCAGAGATCAAAGAGATTGCAGAAGAAAAAAACGTTCTAGCAACAGATCGTGTCAAATATCACAAAGCCATTAGTGAGCATGCCAAAGTGCTTGACAAATTTGTAACTGAAATGGTTGCAAAGGAAGTTAAAGAACTTAGAGCAGATAGAGCCAACGTAAGTGATCATGTAACGAAATTAGATAATTTTGTTGCGGAGCAACTTGCTGGAGAACTATCAGAATTCCACGAAGACAAAAAAGGTCTTGTGGAGCAAAAAGTCAAAATGGTCCGTGAAGGCAAAAAACAACTTGCTGAAGCGAAGAAAGATTTCATTAGTAAAGCGGCTGACAAAGTTGAAAACGTTGTCAACAAAGTTATTACAAATGAAGTTAGATCATTTAAAGACGATATTACTAAGGCTCGTGAAAATGACTTCGGTCGAAGAATTTTTGAAGCATTTGCAAACGAATATGGTACTAGTTACCTAAACGAAGCAAAAGAAATCAAGAAAGTACAAAAACAAATCGTCGAAATGGAAGCCAAACTTAACGAATCTCAACAAGCAATTGAAGAGAAAGAAGATGCAGTTAAATTAACTGAATCTAAGTTAAGAGTTGCAGAAGATCGATTCGAAAGAAAAGAGAAACTCAACGAACTTATGGCGCCACTAGGCAAAGAGAAGAAAGAAATTATGTCTGATTTACTTGAAAGTGTTAAAACTGAAAAGTTAGAAGAGCAATTCAATAAGTATTTGCCTTCAGTACTTGACAGCGAAGCACCAAGAGAAAAGCAGACATTGTCAGAATCAGTTACTAGTGAACATACTGGTAATAAGGCGGCTGTTGTTACAGCAGAAGCCGATGACAAAGCGGAAGACGTAGTTGAAATCGACGTAATCCGTAAATTAGCCGGACTTTCAAAATAAAATAGGAGTTAGAAATGGCAGATTTATTTGAAAGCAACTGGTCCGCAACTAAGGAAGCCTTGCTTGAAGGGTTAGATGGAAACAGAAAATCCTCATTAGATGTGGTCCTCGAAAATACAAAGAGACATTTGTCAGAGGCCGCAACAGCAGGTGCCACAGGTGCAGGTTCAGTAGCAACATTAAACAAAGTAATGTTACCGTTAATTAGAAGGGTTATGCCTTCTGTTATCGCTAACGAACTCGTTGGTGTACAACCAATGAGTGGTCCAGTAGGACAAATCCATACATTAAGAGTACGTTATGCGGAAACTGGTGGTGGAGCAACAGCAGGTGACGAGGCATTAAGTCCTTTTAAACTTGCTAGTTCATACGCAGGTTCCCCAGACGCCACAGCGGCGGCTGAAGGAAATCCTGGTAGAAAAATGAGCATTCAAATCTTAAAAGAAACCGTTGAAGCGAAAACCAGAAGGTTATCAGCAAGATGGACTTTTGAGGCGGCTCAAGATGCAGAAGCGATGCACGGCGTAGACGTCGAAGCAGAAATCATGCAGGCATTAGCACAAGAGATCGTAGTTGAAATCGACCAAGAAATTATCGGTTCACTAAGAACTCTAGCAGGTGCAGGTACAACTTTAGACTTTGGTTCTTTAAGTGGTACAAGCATTTATGTCGGTGATAGACATGCGGCATTGGCTATTGAGATTAACAGAAGTGCAAACAGAATCGCGGCTAGAACAAGACGTGGTGCTGGTAACTACATTGTTGTATCTCCAGAAGCATTGACAATCTTACAAAGTGCGTCAACTTCTACATTTGCTAGAACAACTGAAGGTTCATTTGAAGCACCAGTAAACACTAAGTTTGTTGGTACATTAAACGGAACAATCAGAGTATTTGCTGATAACTATGCGGCTGACGGTACAAAAGTACTAGTTGGTTACAAAGGATCAAGCGAAACTGATGCTCCAGCATTCTATTGCCCTTACATTCCATTAATGAGCACAGGCCCAGTAATGGATCCAGCAAGTTTTGAACCAGTAGTAAGTTTCATGACCAGATATGGTTATAAAGAACTTACAAATACTGCTTCATCTCTTGGTAATGCGGCAGACTATGTTGATGCGGTAACGTTATCAAACGTAGCATTCCAGTAAACCGAAACGTTTCAGGAAGAATTAAAGAGGCTCTTAGGAGCCTCTTTTTTTGACTTGGTTTTCAAAAACACAAAATCTGATAAATAGTTCTATAATATAGGATATTCTAGATGGCAACAAAAAAGACTTACATTAATGCAGATCAAGAACTGGTTATCCAGGGTAAACTTACCATTGAAGGCGAGGTTGTCCAGCAAGAGGATACTGTAAAAGTTAATAATCTACAATCAGACGAATTAGTTATAAATTCAGATGGCCAAAATGTAACAGCAAAATTAAAATTAAACAGTAATAGTAATCTTGCAGAGGTATCTTTTTTAGATAGTTCGAATGTAATATCCTTTAATAAAGATATCAGTGCAACAAACTTTACAGGTAGTGTTTCAGGTAATGTTAGTGGTACAGCCGATTTTGCAAATGCATTTAGTAGTGCTGTTACTGTTAATTTAAATAGTGCAAGTGGAGATTTAGTTGCCGATACTGCCACATTTACAGGATCAGGTAATACAGTAAACCTAGAAGGTAATTTAACTGTAACAGGAGTTACTGCAGGAGTTTACGGAGATGCAAACGAAGTAGGCCAATTTACTGTAAACAGCAAAGGTAGAATAACAAGTGCAAGTAATGTAAATATTGATCATGATGCATTAACAAATTTTGTTGCAAACGAACATGTTGACCATAGTGCAGTAACGATTACTGCAGGTGCTGGACTTACAGGCGGTGGTGATATTACAGCAACAAGAACAGTAGATGTAGTTGCAGGACCTGGCATATTAGTAAATGCAAATAACGTAGAAGTAAATACAGCATTTATAAAAAATCAAATCAGTGTTACTGATTCTGGTGGTGACGGATCACTGTCATACAATTCAAGCACTGGTGTAGTAACTTACACAGGACCTAATTTAGCAGAAGTACAAGCAAGAATAGATAATTCTGCCGCAAATGTACGAGCACATTTTTCAGGTGGATATGGTATAACTTATACAAGTGGTACTGGTGTCATAGAAACAACTAATGCAGAAATACAAGCACAGTCCAATATTGCAATAGGAAATAATACAAATATAGTATTAACAGACAATACTCAAAGTATTAGTGGTGCTAAAACATTTACAAGTGATGTTGAAATACAAGGTAACTTGAATGTTACAGCAAATATTAACTCTGCTACACAGGTGGATTTATTTGTAGAAGATACAAACATAACATTAAGATCAGGTGCAGTAAGCGATGGCGATGCACATATAAACGTTGTACGTTCTAGTGGAACAAGATATTTAAAATGGAACGATACAGCAGACAGATGGCAATTTAATAATGCAGGTTCAGATGAAAATATGTTACTGTTTTCAGACTTTAGTGGCGGAACAGGAATAACATTTAGTAGTGGTGCTATCAGTATTACAAATACAGGTGTAAGTGCCGCAACTTATGGAAGTCCAGTAGTAATCCCACAAATTGCCATTAATGCACAAGGACAAATTACAAGTGCAACAAATTCAACTATTGCAATACCACATTCTCAAATAACAGATTTTGATGCGGCCTCTAATGCGGCCATGGATGCCTATTTAAATGGAGGCGATGGTATAACTTATGCAAGTGGTACTATTGATGTTGATAATACTGTTATAAGAACAACAGGCAATCAAAGTTTAGCAGGACAAAAAACATTTACAGGTAATTTATTAATACCTACAACAGATGTAGCAGTAGAGAATGCAATATTTACAGACAGTAATGAAGCCTGGGTATATGTAAATGGTGCTAAAAAACAAATTACACCAACAAGTAGTGTTGGCTCAGTAGAAGAAGCCAATAGTAGTTTAAGTTATACAAATACTGGTACAACAGGTACTAGTACATTTGAACTTTATGCAGGACAACGAACTGTAGGTTCAGACACATTCCATGCTGTAAAAGGTTTAGAAGCAGGTAGTAATGTTTTAATTACAGATGGCGGAACAGCATTAACAATAGATGCAAATATTCCAGCAATAAGAACACACTTTTCTGTTAGTAGCAGTGGAGATGGCAGTTTAAGTTATGATAATAATAATGGTGTATTTACATACACAGGCCCAGGTAATACTCAGTACAGAGGAGCAATAAGTGGCACAGGATTAATTAGTTATGATAATAGCACAGGTGTTATATCAACAACAGCAGATAACTTTGCTAACTGGCAATTCACAACAGATAGTGCTGGTAACCAGGCTATAACAAGTGGTGGTTTACTGACATTTACAGCAGGATCAGGAATAGATGTTACACATAGTGGTAGCACAATTACTATTGCAACAGACAGTGATGCAGATATATCAGCCGTTACAGCCGGAGATGGTTTAACAGGTGGCGGTGTAAGTGGTGCAGTAACACTTAATGTAGGTGCTGGATATGGACTTACAGCAAACAGTACTGATATAGAATTAAGTAATTCACAAGTAAGAGCATTGTTTAGTGCAAGTGGAGATATTAGTTACAATTCCAGTACTGGTGTTTTCAGTTTTACAAATGACGCAGGTGACATAGAAGGTGTTACAGCAGGGTTTGGATTAAGTGGAGGCGGTACTTCAGGCACAGTAAGTTTAGCACTAGCAAATGCAGACGTAAGAGGGTTGTTTAGTGCTAGTGGAGATATCAGTTACAATTCTAGTACTGGTGTGTTTAGTTTTACTAACGATGCTGGTGACATAGAAGGAGTTACAGCAGGTGTAGGACTTAGTGGCGGTGGTACTTCAGGTACAGTTAGTTTAGCACTTGACTTCAGTGAACTTACAGACATGACAGGAGATATTTCAGGCACTACAGAGTTTATTTTACAAAATGGAACTACTGAAAGCAGAAAAGCCGCAAGTGAAATAAAAATAAGTAATTTCGATAACGATTCAGGCTTTACTACAAATGTAGGTGATATCACAGCAGTTGTGGCAGGAACAAATTTAAATGGTGGTGCAACTAGTGGTAGTGCAACAGTAAATTTAGATACAGCATTAACAGGTATGACATCAGCAGACTTTAGTGGAAATGTTGATGCAAACTTCTTTGTGGGTACAGCAACACAGGCCAGATATGCTGACTTGGCTGAGAAGTATGAAGCAGACGCAGAGTATGAACCAGGTACTGTTTTAGTAATTGGTGGAGATAAAGAAGTTACCGTAACAGACGATGCAGGCAGTTATGCAGTAGCAGGAGTTGTAAGTACAGATCCTGCATATTTAATGAATTCAGAGGCAGATGGTGTAGCAATAGCATTACGTGGAAGAATACCATGTAAAGTTGCAGGTACATGTAAGAAAGGTGATGTACTTATAACAAGTGATGTACCAGGACATGCCATGGTGGCATTAGCACCAAACAAGTTAAGTCCATTACAAATTGTTGGTAGAGCATTAGAACATAAAACAGAAGCGGCTCCAGGACTGGTAGAAATAATAGTATAAAATGGTCGGAAAAGGATAAATAACATTATGTCAAATGAAATGAGAAATCTAATAAACCTAGTAGAAGAAGCACAAATTAATTCTTATCTAGATCGTCTTAAAGTTGCAGAAACTCAGGAAGAGTACAACAGCATAATCAGTGAAGCAGAGTTGTATGAAGCACCTGGCATGGTGGATAAAATTAAAAAAGGTGCTATGGGACTAGGATTAGCAGGTGCTATGGCAATGGGAGGCCAAGCAATGGCTGACGAACCAGTAAGTGCAGATCCTGGTGCAGACGCAAATGCTCCTCAGGCACAGCAGATTGATCAAAATCATGCTAATCAAGTACAGGCAAAATATCCAAATGCTTTTGGTTTTCAAGCAATGGCTTATTCAAGGAATAGTTTTGGTAGTAATATGTCAGGACAATCCGCTTTTGCACGAAATGATTACACTACAATTACTAAAAATATGCCAGGAATAGATAAAAATCTACAAAATATTATTTTAAAAGATGCTAAAATGCATTATGACGCAGTTGAAAAAGAAGTAGCACTATATAATAATTTACTAGGACAAATTGAAGCAGAAAGAGAAAAGTTTGGTAAACCAAAAAGAGAAACCGAAAATGCCGCACAAAAACAAGGTAAAATTTTAGGTCAGAAAGGCGGGGACTTTGAAGCATATATGTTATTCTTTATTAGAAAAAATGAACAAAGATTAAATCGTATAGTTGCTGGTATGGACAATCCTCAACAAGGTGCATTTGGTGGTAATTTTGGATCTCCAACTGGCGACGGTAAAACTGCAGATGCTATGGTAATGGCAACTATAGAAAAACTCAAAAACAGTCAAAAATCAGGTAGATAACCCACATGAAAGTTCTCAGGACTGATACTCCTCGAGACATCACGTTACATGATGGTGAATATCCTGCCAATCTAGAACCCACAGATGTCGTAGAAATTTTCGAAACCCCCCTCACAGGAAGTTATAATTGGGACTATACAGTTCAGGATAATCGTATCAAAAAATTATATGAACTAGGTAAAAAACTAAACTGGAATGTGGAAGTTGATGTAGATTGGTCTCCAGAATACAAAGGCATGGACCCAGAAGAGTTTGAATTTGAAAATACTCAATGGGATAACCATCCTGTGTTCAACAAAATGGATAAAGAAACCAGAATGGAGTTTCTTACAGATTTAAACAGTTGGGCACTCAGTCAGTTTTTACATGGCGAACAAGGTGCTTTATTGGTAGCAAGTCAGTTGGCCAGTTGTGCGCCTACATTTAATGCTAAACTGTATGCGGCAAGTCAGACATTTGACGAAGCCAGACATGTAGAAGCATTTAACAAATATTTACAAACCAGAATACAACGTACTTGGCCCATAGGCAGAGCCCTAAAAGGATTACTGGATAAAATACTTACAGATCCACGTTGGGACTTAAAATTTATTGGTATGCAAGTTGTTATAGAAGGACTAGCACTTGCGGCCTTTAATGCTACAAAAAATGCAACAAAAGATCCTGTGTTATATCAAATGCTGGATTACATTATCAGAGACGAAGCCAGACATGTTACATTTGGTATAAACTACCTAACAGATTATGTACAAACACTTACACAAGAAGAACAGATAGACAGAGCACAATTTGCCTTAGAGGCATGTACTGTAAGCAGAAACAGATTAAGAGCATACGATGTTTGGGAAAAATATGGTATGGATATAGAGTTTACAGACGAATATCAAAAAGAGAATATATTTCAAACACAATTTCAAGATGTGTTATTCAGCAGAATAATGCCCAACCTTAAAAAGATAGGACTACTTAGAGACGAACTTATACCTGAATATGAAAAACTAGGTGTAATGGGTTACGCAGATGGTGACAGTGATTACGAGACCAGTTGGGAAGAATTATCTAAGCCACTTAAAACTAGTTAAAAAGATAAATAGTATTGAACGGGAAGACTGTGTCGACAGTTGACACAGACAGTAGTTTTACAATTACTGAACTGAACGGAAAAAAGAATGGCAATTTTTGGAAATTTTAAAGGTACCACGCAATCTGATTTTAAGATCGGTAAAAGTACGGGTAATAAATTAAGTACCGGTACAGAGCCATCTAGCGACCAATCTGCGGGTGACTTGTTCTTAGACAGTTCTAATTCAACGGTTAAAGTCTATAATGGTAGTAGTTGGCAAAATATAGGAAGTACCTTGCCAGAATTGAATGTCGACAGTGGAACATTATTTGTTGATTCCTCTAACGACACAGTCTCCGTTGGCTCGACCTCGAGCAACGAAAAATTATTTGTAAATGGAAATTTAAGATTAGGCACTAATCCTAGTCTACAATTTGCAGGTGCTTACTTAGATGTACATCATGCAAATGGAACGGCTACACAATTAAGAGTACGAGATAACAGTAGTGGTAGTGATCCAATATTTAAAATTTACAATGCTAATAACACATCAGAAGTTTTTAAAATAGAAGGTAATGAAGTCCTTTATTCAGATAATGTAAAAGCAAAATTTGGTACAGGCGGCGATTTAGAAATATATCACGATGGAAATAACAGTTATATAGATGATGCTGGAACTGGATCTTTAAGAGTAAGATCAGGAACAGTAACAATTACTAATGCCGCAGGAAGTAAAACGTCAGCAGTATTCAGTTCAGGCGGTGCTCAAACATTATATCATAACAATAGTGAAAAATTGGCAACAAGTTCCACAGGTATAACTGTAACAGGTACAGTAAACGTAAACAGTGAATACAGTTTACCATCAGCAGACGGTTCTGCTAATCAAGTATTAAAAACAGACGGCTCAGGTACAATTAGTTTTGGTGCCATACCTGCAAGTGGTAGTAATACGCAGGTACAGTTTAATGACAGTGGAGATTTAGCAGGAGATTCAGATTTTACTTTTGATAAATCTGATAATACTTTAACAGTAACAAATTTAGACGTAACAGGTGTTTTTAGTCATATAGAAGATTATGGACTTGTTACACAGGCCGCAAATACAACAGTAGATTATGGTCCTATTACAACAGATGACAGAATGCCTACAGCACACGACAGTTATACTGTTAGTGAAGCAGGTAGTATCACAGGTATGAGTGCTGGTGATATGATATTTGTAAGTGATGAAACAGGTGGTGCCACAATGGCTTTTTATGATGGCTCCAATTGGAGAAGAGTACAAGACAGAGCAGTTATTAGTTAGGTAAAAAATGCCAAGAGCAAAAAAGACACAGACTACTAAAAAGAAAGAACCAACACTAAAACAACTTGTAAAGCAAGAGGTTCAAAAGCAACTGGAAGAAGCATTATTAAATATAGAATTTGATAATTCTGAAAGTGATGTAGATATTAGTAGCATAGAAAAAAACATTGAAAAAAAATTACAGCAAGGTTTAAAAGAAATAAAAAATGTATCTATTCCAAAAGAATTAAAATGGGAAAGAGCAGAATTAAATTTAACAGGTGAAAAAAATTTTAGACTGTCTTCAGAACTTGATGGATTTTTAATAGCATCAGAAGGTAAAAGTTATTTTACTATTAATAGATCTGGAGCAATAGGTATAGGTTTAAGGGCACCTAAGGCATATGGTCCTGGAAGTGTACACATTAGATCCAATTATCCTAGTGAAGCACCTATTCCATCTAGTGGATTAAACAGCACTAGAGGATTAATTGTAGAGGGCGATGGCGACGACGAAAAAACTTTTAGTTTAAGAGCAATAAGCAGACAAAACAGACAAGGTTTTAATATTACAAGTGATGGCAGACTTATTTTTGGAGATGTAGAGGATAAAAGATTAAGCAAAGTATATATAAAAGGTACCCAATGTCATGGAGATATGATTAATAGTTTTGCACCTAGCAAACATTATGAGGGCAACTTTTTAAATTTACAAAGTGGTTCTGCACCAAGGCGCAGTTTTAATTTTTTAAATGCTCAAGTATATAATGAATACAATAATGATCCTGGAGGATTAGATGTATTTAGGATAGATGGAGAAGGCTCAGTATTTACTGAGACAGGTTATTTAAGTAACCATACAGCCTACGCAGAAATATATGAATGGGCAGACGGTAACACTAAAAATGAAAACAGATATGGTGTTGCTGTTACACTAGACACAGAGGGTAAATTACATATTGCAGACAGTAACGAAAACGTTGTAGGTGTAGTAGTACAACATTCTGCAATAGTAGGTAATGCAGGTTGGAATGCCTGGAAGGAAAAATACAAATTAGGAGAAGATGGTAATCCAGTCAAGGAAAATACAGAAGTAGTTGAATGGACAGACCACGAAGGAAAACTTCACAGTTATTATGTTGATAGTTTAGATCCTACTTTTGCACTTCCAGAAAGTGCAACAATTTATGAAACATTAGAGGACGGTTCACAAATAGAAGTTTGTAAATTTTATGAAAGATATGAACTTGAACAAGAGTATATTAACCGTTTAGACAGAGGATGGACAAGAGTAGCAATGATAGGTTCAGTTGCTATGTATAAAGGACAATATGCAAACGAAAGATGGCTCAAAATAAGAAATATTAATAGTGAGTTAGAACATTGGATATTAAGATAAATGATAAATACAATTAAAGATTATTGCTTTATTATTAATTTAGGGGAATAAAATGGCAACAGCAATTCAAAGGAGACGTGGTACCGCCACCCAACATGGTTCATTTACTGGACTGGCTGGTGAGATTACGATCGATACAACGAACAATACTGTCAGAGTTCATGACGGATCAACAGCAGGTGGACATAGACTAGCAAAATATTCTGAAATTACATCATTAGGTGATGGTGATATTACAGCCATTGTAGCAGGTGCAGGTTTAACCGGTGGTGCTACAGATGGAGACGCAACACTTAACGTAGTTGGTGGATATGGTATTACAGCAAATGCAAATGATATAGAATTAAGTAATTCAGAAGTTAGAGGATTATTTAGTGCAAGTGGAGACTTGTCATATAATAGTACTTCTGGTGCATTCAGTTTTACAAACGACGCAGGTGACATAGAAGGTGTTACTGCAGGTGTAGGACTTAGTGGAGGAGGTACTTCTGGTACTGTTACCCTAGCAGTAGACTTTTCAGAATTTTCCGCAGTTACTCCAGCAACAGGAGATTCATTTGCAACTCTAGACTCAGACGGCTCTACAGAACAAAGAACAACAGTAGATGCTTTAGCAACATTTATGGCAGGATCAGGACTAGATGCAACAAATGGTGTTTTAAGTATTTCAGAAACAGGTGACATTAGTGCCGTTACAGCAGGTGACGGACTTAGTGGCGGTGGTTCAAGTGGTGCAGTATCATTAGCACTAGACTTAAATGAATTAAGTGCGGCCGCAGTAGCCGTAGATGCAGACAGCATACCAATCATAGACGCAAGTGATAATAGTTCAAAGAAAGAAAGTATCGCTGATTTAGTTTCAGGAATGGCTGGAACTAACTTAACAGCAAGTTCAGGAACATTAGGCATAGCAAGTTCAGTAATTAGAGGACTTTTTAGTGCTGGTGGAGACCTAAGTTATAACAGTAGTACAGGTGCATTTAGTTTTACTAATGACGCAGGTGACATAGAAGGTGTTACAGCCGGAGACGGTTTAACTGGTGGCGGTACTTCAGGTACAGTTACAGTAACCGTTGTGGGCGGTTATGGTATTACTGCAAATGCAAATGATATAGAATTAACAAATAGTGAAGTACAGGCATTAATAACAGCAGGAGAAGGTATAGATGTATCTTCCGGTGTTGTATCAGGTGAAGATGCAACAGATTCCAATAAAGGTATTGCTTCTTTTAGTAGTGATCATTTTACAGTATCATCAGGCGCAGTTACCCTAAAGGCTGACGGTATAGATGATACTCATATTGATTTTGGAACAGGCACTAATCAGGTTAGTACAGCAGATGTACCAGAACAGACTAATTTATATTATACTGTAGCAAGAGCAAATAGTGCCATAGATGCCAGAGTAACTGGTGGTACAGGTGTTACAGTGAGTTCAGGAGAAATTGCAATAGGACAGGCAGTTGCTACTTCAAGTGATGTAACATTTGCAGACGTTGTAGTAAGCGGAAACCTAACAGTTTCAGGTACACAAACTATTGTTAATACAACATCATTAAGTATTGCAGATAACCTTATGGTACTAAACAGTGACGCTTCAGGCTCCCCTACTGAAAATGCTGGTTTACAAGTAAACAGAGGTTCAAGTGATGATGTATTTTTCCAATATAACGAAACATCTGATAAATGGCAATTTACAAACGATGGTTCCACTTATGTTAATTTATCATCAAGCACTTCAGACCTTGCAGAAGGCACAAACTTATATTATACAAATGCCAGAGTAGATGCTTACATTAATGCAAGTATTACAACAGAAGATGTAACAGAACATTCTTCAGCATTGTACTATACAGATGCTAGAGCAGACGCCAGAATAGCAAATAATATTATTGATGAAGATGGCTTTGGTACAGATAGTGCCACAAGAGCACCATCACAGCAATCAGTTAAGGCCTATATCGCGGCTCAAATTGCAACAAAAGACAACTCAGATGAAATAACAGAAGGTTCAACTAATTTATACTTTACTGATGCAAGAGCCAGAGCGGCCGTAAGTGCTAGTGGAGATTTAAGTTATAATAGTTCAACAGGTGTATTTAGTTTTACAAACGATGCAGGTGATATAGAGTCAGTAACAGCAGGTACTGGTATGACAGGTGGCGGAACTTCTGGAGCAGTTACACTTAATGTTATTGCTGGTTATGGTATAGACGTAGCCGCAGATGCAGTAGCAGTTTCAAACAGTGAAGTACAAGCACTTATTACAGGATCTACAGGTATTACATCAAGTTCAGGTGCTATTAGTATTACTAACACAGGTGTAACAGCCGCAAGTTATGGTAATGCATCAGCAGTAGCAACATTTACAGTTAATGCACAGGGTCAATTAACAGCCGCAGGTTCAACAGATATAGCAATAGCCAGTGGTGCTGTTAGTGGTTTGGCCAGTTCAGCAACAACTGATACAACAAATGCAAGTAATATTGGTTCAGGAACATTAGCAAGTGCTAGACTGCCTGATTTAGCAGTTAGTGACTTTGGTGATGCCGCAATACAAACAGGTTCAGAATCATTTAGTGATTCAGATACTGTATTAATGACTGCGGCCGCAGTAAATGACAAGATTACAAGTTTTGGATATACAACTAATACTGGTGATATTACTGGAGTAACTGCAGGTTCAGGTCTTACAGGTGGTGGATCATCAGGTGGAGTAACAGTCAATGTTGGTGCAGGTTCGTACATTACGGTTAATGCAGATGATATAGCCGTAGATGCAACAACGGCCGCAACAGCAAGTAAAGTTGTTGCTAGAGACAGTAGTGGTGATATTTTTGCAAACCTTTTCCAAGGTACAGCAACACAGGCCAGATATGCGGACTTGGCTGAGAAATACTCAGGACCAGAAGATTTAGTACCAGGCGATGTTGTTTGCTTTGGTGGAGATCTAGAAGTTATAGCATGTGAAGATGATTCACATCATGCAGTTGCAGGTGTTATAAGTACAGAGCCAGCATATATGATGAACAGTGAAGCAGATGGACACTATGTAGCATTATGTGGAAGAGTGCCTTGTAAAGTTACAGGACCTATTGCAAAAGGTGACTTAATGGTTAGTTCAAGTGTTAAAGGACATGCAAAAGCAGACAATAATGCAGTAGCCGGAAGAATAATTGGTAAAGCAATTGGTTCTAGTGAAGGCGGAGAAGCAGTTATTGAAGTTCTTGTAAACATGATGTAACAAAAAACAAATTCAGAGAAAAGGAGCCTTGGCTCCTTTTTTCATGAGCAAATTTTCTTATGCAAACAAGATAAATACATGTGGTAGGTGAGTAAAGCACTCGCTAAAAAACAAACAAACAGAGTGTGCAAATGGAAAAAATATTTCAATTAATTGCAGAAGTAGGGTTGCCTATTGCTGGAGCATTAGCAATGGGGGCCTTTATTTTTATAATTATAAAACAATTAATGGCCGGCGTCGTTGGCCAAGTGAAAACCCTAACTGGTTTTTGCAAATCCCTTCAGACTCGAGGTCGAGTCATGAGTAACGAAATGGTTAAAATAGATCTATTGGTAAGTAGTGCCTTGGATTTAAGACCAGATATAGACAGAGTTGCTAGAGCAGAAAATTTCGTAGAGGATGGTAAAGTAGACGCAAGGAGAGACTAATGGATGTAGCAAAATTAGTTGCTGACTTTGGCTTTCCTGTGGTTGCAGTTGTTGGATTAGGATATTTTATTTACTATGTATGGAAATATATCAACAATGATATAAAACCAGAACTTAGTAAAATGCACATGGAACTTATAAGAGTTATTGATCAATTTAGAATGCTTGATCAAGATCTTATAAGGCTACAACAAAAAGTAAATGTTGTTCTCGAATATAGAGCAAGACAGGAAGTCTTGAAAGATGCCGAGGAAAAGGAGGCTCTTGAAAAAATAAAAGAGCAGGAAAATTAAAATGAATGAAGCAAAAATTAATAATAGACTTTCAAATGCAATAATAGGAAGTTTATTCATAATTATGGGTGTTTTGTTTGTTGCAGAATTAAGTGCAGACGAAATAAAGCACAAATTTAAAAATCCAAGTTTTAGTGGCTCAGGAACTGGTGCTCATTATCTAACAATAGAAAACCAGGAAAAAGGCCGTAGAGATAAAATTAAAAGTGATATAGAAGAAGCATTAAGACGTGCTGAAAGAGAAGATGCTAACAGTACAATTAATAAATTTATTAGAAACTTAGAAAGTAGAATATACTCTCAAATTTCTAAAGGTTTAGTAGATAGTATGTTTTGTGATCCAGCAACAGTTGTTCAATGTACAGGTGCTACAAGTGGCGCATTTACAATAGAAGGCAATAATGTTTCTTATACTGTAACTACAAATGCAGACGGATTAGAGGTAATTGTTTTAACCATTGTTGATCCTGATGGAACAATAACAACGATTGAGATTCCAATAGGGATAGGACAAATATCAGGCGGATAAGTTGTATAAAAAAATATTAATAGCATTTATAGGTGTGTTATATTTAAGCGGGTGTGCCAGTATCGCTATACCAGGCGATCAGGCATGTAAAACAGATTTTTTAGAATGTGTTGAAGAGCCTAAAAAAGTAGAACTACCTACGTACAGGAAGTTAAGGTATCTGCCTCCAGCAGAAAACATGCCTGTGGTTGCTGTTTATCAATTTGGAGATGGAACAGGACAAAGGAAAAGCCAAGATAATGTTGCAAGTTTTAGTACAGCAGTTACTCAAGACGCAAAAAGTTTATTAATAGACGCTCTAAAGGCGGCAGGTTCAGGAGAAAATCCAAAAGGAACTTGGTTTAGAGTAGTTGAAAGAGGACTAGGTTTAGATAACTTAGTTAGAGAAAGACAAATAGTTCGAAGCACTCGATCTGAGCAAGCCAAACAGGCAGGTAAAGACGAGTTTCAAGAACTACAGCCAATGTTATTTGCTGGTATGATATTAGAAGGTGGTATTGTAGGATATGACACTAATATTGAAACAGGAGGTACAGGGGCAAGATATCTCGGTATTGGTACAACAAACCAGTATCGTAGGGATAGCATTGTGGTTTCACTTCGTGCAGTAAGCACACTCACTGGCGAAGTGATACTCAACGTGCAAACAAGCAAGACCGTATTAAGTTCAGGTCAAGCAGGAGATGTATTTAGATTTTTAGATATGGATACCAAATTACTTGAACTAGAGAGCGGAATGACACAGAATGAAAGTGTAACATACGCAGTCCGATCAGCGATCGAGGCCGCGGTGTTAGAACTTATTACTCAAGGTGATGAAAGAGGATATTGGAAGATTGTTTATCCAGAAGATTGGGACGATCAAGTAGCCGCTCAAGAGCAGGCATACTGGATGAGTCTCAAAGATTCAGGCGTTCTTCCGGACGCGGAGGATGTCGAAGCATTTTCCAAAGACCCTAGTTCAATACCTTTATGGAAACGCATTCTATTAAAGAATGATAGTATAACCAATATTGGAGAAAATAATGAAGACAAGTAAATTTTTAAGTAAATTAGCAGTCAGTGTCTTCGCTTTTGCATGCCTTATGGCTGGTCCAATTCTTGCAGACGATAACGAAGTGTTATTGGATCAAGAAGGTGATAACCTCACATTGACCATCTTACAGGCTGGCTATGGAAACACTTTATCAGGTGACGCATCACAAAACAGTGATCTTACTCTTACTGGTTCAAGTTTAATTTTAGACTTGATACAAGACGGTAATAATAACGACATGTTTGGTAGTTGGGTCCTTGATGGTAGTGGATCATCTGTTTTAGATTTTTACTTCTTAGGTGATAGTAATGTCTGGGACATGAATATTGGTAGTTCAGGTAGCAGTGACGAAGCAGATATGCTTGTTGACATTCAAGGTGATTCAAACCTTTTTGATGTTGACATTGGTAGTTCTGCAAGTGCTGAATATTTAAATTTTGACTTAGTAATACTTGGCGATCGAAATGATTTCGATGGTTCATTTACAAATAGCAACGTTTGGGCGGCTCAAGGCCAAGGCGAAAGTTGTGGTACAAATTGTACTGGAACAAGTTCAATGTCTGGCATCATAGTAAATACAGATAATGCTGTATGGAATATGGAAATAACAGGAGACGACAACAAGTTTGCTACTAAGCAAAGTGGTAATAGCGGTCAAAGTTTAACAGTTGTGTTAAACGGTAGTGATGGAGATTTTCAGTTCACTCAAGATATGACAGCAACCTGTACACCAGCATGTAAAGGTGTAATTAACGTAGACTTAGACAGTGAAAATGCATCAGTTAGCATTAAACAGACCGACTAAATTATTATTCGCTCTGGCATTTTTGCTAACACCTATTCTGAACGCCGCTGAAGAGATTGGCGGCGTTTCGGAGCAAAGTGGTACTCCTGGCGCCATTTATAGGACGTCAGGAGAACAACTTGATGCTATTTTAGACACAGGTGTACAAAGTTATGATAATGTAGAAACCGAAAACGGTAGATTAAAAATCGAATTTGTAGACCAAACACAGATTAGTTTGACAGAACATACAGTTGTAGAGATTACAGAGTATGTATATGATCCTGATCCAAGCAAGAGCAAAATGGCTATGAACTTTGTTCAAGGCACGGCTCGATTTGCAACAGGCGGTTTAGGACTTGTTCCTAAAGAAAATATTATGATAGAAACGCCTACAGCAACTATTGGTATTAGGGGAACTGATTTTACCACTACAGTTGACGAACTGGGTAGAAGTTTAGTAATATTATTACCAGATGCAAATTGTAATGATAGGGTAAAATTAGAAGAAGGTTGTAGACCTTCAGGGAGTATAACTGTGACTAATGACGGTGGTACAGTAATACTTGAAGAGGCATTTCAGGCTGTAATGGTTAGTACGTTTGAAACACCTCCAACAAATCCAGTTGTTTTAGTAGACCTGGATTTGAATATGATAGACAATATGTTTATTGTGAGTAAACCTGAAGAGATTGTACAGGCAGAAGAAGAACAACAAGAAGCACTTAAAGGAGATGGTGGATTGTTAGACTTTTCAGACTTAGACATTGACTTTTTAGAAGGACAAGATTTGGCGGCAGAAGCCGAACAGGAGTTAGAATTTACAGAATTAGATATTAATTTCTTAGAAGTTGACTTTTTGAGAGATTTGTTGGAGATTATAGAAGAAGCAGATGCTTTGGACGGCCAACAGGAACAAAACTTTAGTGATAGATTAATAGATAGAAATTTTGGATTACAAGCAGATAACCAATTTAATATTTTACCAGATGTTGATGGTAAAGTGTTCTTTTTAAGGCAGGCTAATAATTACGTTAGTTTAAAGTTTAAAAAGGGTACATCTGCACAAATATTTGTAACAGATAAAGATTTAGGTTCTACAATAATGTGCCTAAACAGTTGTGAGGGAAGTGTAATAACAATTATACAGAATTAGATGAAAATATTAAGAAACATATTAGCAGGATTATTATTAATACCATCTGTTTTATTAGCAGATGACCAGGAAGTTTTAATTGAACAAGCAGGAGATAATGTAATTATTGAAGCCAATCAAGAAGGGTATAATAATATTATTGATATAGATTTAGGTATAGTAAGTGCAGATTCTAGTAATAATATTTTAAGAGTATTACAAGATGGATATGATAATGACATTAACTTTAGTTTAGATGGACAATCAAACGAAATAGCAATATTACAAGAAGGTAATAATTTTTATATAGGTTATTCAAGTGCTTGGGGTCAAGGACATGATCAAGGCGGAGATATAGACGGAGATAGTAACACATTACAAATATGGCAAAAATGTAGTTACAACAGTTGTAATGAAAGCAAAGTAGAATTTCATTTAGAAGGTAATAGTAATGATGTAATGGTTGGTCAAGGTTGGTTTTTAGATAAAAATTCTAGTAACGGAAACACTTCTTGGTCATATGATTATAATGAACCAGGTGGAAATCTTGTGCGATTAGATATACATGGCGACAACAATGACTTTAAAGCAGGCCAAAAACAAGATAGTAGCAGTATAAATCACAACATGTATGTAAACATATTTGGTGACGGTAACGAAGTTTATGCTGGACAATTACAAAATGGAAGTAAAACATTAAACCTAAATATCTATAATGATAATAATGATGTTTGGATAAAACAAAGAAAAAATGGTGCTCATACGGCAACTATTAATTTATATGGTAGTTATGGAACAGATTTATATCTAAATCAATCACACAACTCCGTAGGACAAACATATACATTGACACAAACCTGTGCAACCTTAGGTGGTTGTTCTATTTCAGTTACACAAGATTAGTTTTACAATGCAACATAAATATTATTATGTTGTTTACTCATACAGGTCAAATGAATTCTTCAGTAGAAGATCTTCTACGATTACCCATTAAAAATAATACAAATCAAAAGTATGTGTATCCTATTCAAATAGATATGCAAATCACATGTCCTCCTCAACGAGATAAACAATTAATATTAAAAGCAAAAGAATACTTTTATAATATTCCACAAGATATTTTAAAAGACATAAAGGATAACAAATGTAAATTACTTTTTGATTTTACTAGTGAAAGTTATGATATTACATATAGATATTTTGGTAACAGAGATTTTACACATAAAATAATTTGTAATACCATGCTAAAATATAATTTAAATAAAAATGATGTAATACTTATAGTAGGAAACATAAAAAGTTTTGAGCCCAAGGAGTATAATGTTGCTACATTGCCATATCAAGTCTTTATGCCATTATGTCAGCCTGAGGATATTATAGATAAACAATATGAGCAAATAAAAAATAAAATACAGCGACCTAAAAAATTATTAACTTTTATGGGTAAGCCTTATAAACATAGAGCAGAGTTATGTAAATTTATTTTTGATAATAATTTAAAGCAACAAAATTTAGTTTCTTGTTATACTCCATTTAAAGATATGTCTATAGAAAGTTATAAAGACGAATTAAATTTAAGTGATGAACTTTTAAATAGTTTACCATGGATATATGACTTACATAATACAAATTCCAGCGACCCTTTTTTACCAAGACTTAAAAGTGATACTGAAAGACAAGCATTTTTAGATACTTATATACATTTTGTTAGTGAAACATATTTTGAACATACATGTAAAGATTATAACGATTATGAATTAGATATGACAGATAAATGTACCAAGGCTATAGTTATGGCAAATCCATTTATATTACATGCACAACCTGGAGCATTATCCTATCTTAAAGATTGTGGATTTAAAACATTTTATAAATGGTGGGACGAAAGTTATGATAACGACAAGGATCATAACTCGAGAAAAAATAAATTATATAATCTATATCAAAAATTATCAAATACATCACATCAAGAGTTGACTGAAATGTTATACGAAATGTATGATGTTTTAGAATATAATCGAGATCATTATAATGATTTTAAAGACGGGTCTAAACATTACAATAAGTTTTACAAAAAACTTAATATGATGTTTTAATTCCGATAAATATTAGTGTAATATAGCAGATGGCTTATTACACCTTATATAAGGAGAATAAAATGGAAGGACTAAAAAATATGTTCTTAGGTTTATTCTTTGTAATTTTCGCACAAGGTTGTGCCTCAGTTGGAGCAGTAATCGAGGGCGGTAAAGAGTTAGCAACTAACACAGTAGACGTGGTAGTTGGAACTGCATCAGATGTGGCAGTATCAGTAGCAGAAGATGTTTCTGATATTTCTACGACTGCTTTAGAAGTAGGAGCAGGTGTTGTTAAAACAGTTTCAGATGAAATTGATGAACAAACTGATGAACTTCAAGAAGATTCCAAAGATAAAAAACCAGAAGAAGAAAAAAAGTAGAACGCTCATTCTTAGCAAAAGTTTTCCTACCTAAGAAGGAAGACAAAAAATCCTCAGATGAGGGTGAGCAGGACGATGAGGACATTTCAGAACTTATTGAACAAGTAAAATTGCTTAATAAGGTAATGGAGTATTGTTCTAAAAATCCTAAAGAATGTGAATAAGTTTTAACTTTTTACAAAACACATTTCCTCTGTCAGAAATGGCAGGGGAAATTTTATCTATAAAATAAATATCTGTATGCACAAAGAGACAGTTACAGAAGTCAAACATTATTCAGATAGACTTTTCAGTTTTAAAACCACAAGAGATAAAAGTTTTAGATTTAAAAATGGAGAGTTTTGTATGATGGGTCTCGATGTAGATCCTAGACCAATACTTAGAGCATATAGTATTGTAAGTACAAATTATGACGAGCATTTAGAGTTCTTAAGTATCAAAGTTCCAAATGGTCCCCTTACAGAAAAATTACAAAATGTACAAATTGGAGAAGAGGTTATTGTAAATCCGAAATGTACTGGCAGTCTAGTTATAGATTATTTAAATAAAAAACAAAATTTAGTAATGCTATCTACTGGCACAGGTATCGCACCTTTTATAAGTATTGCACATGATTTTGAGACCTATGAAAAGTTTAATAATGTTTACTTGTTTCATACTGTAAGAAATGTAAATGAACTAGCATATAAGCAAAAACTAAACAGTTTAGATTATCCTAACTTTAATTATATAGAAACAGTAACTAGAGAAAAATATTTAAGACCTGGTAGATTTTGGAACTATATTCCAGATGTTTTAGGCAGTAATTTAGATAAAACCAGAGACGCAGTTATGGTATGCGGTTCTCCAGAAATGAATAAAGATTGCAGAGAACTATTTACAAACTTAGGATGGCACGAAGGCAACACAGGAGAGTCTGGAGATTTTATGTTAGAACGTGCATTTGCAGGTTAAAAATATATAAAAAAGGCTTGACAATTTCTAGTTTTTTGCTATAATATTTATATAGTAACAAATAAGGTAGGAGTTATATGTCAACATTAAATTACAGAATTTTAGGCGATCAACCAGAGCCAACAGGCTTACTTAAAGGTCATGAAATACATGACTTCCAATATAGAACTAGAGATGCTGAAGCATTCAAAAAAGGTAAAAAACTTGTTGAAGAGTTTATTGCTAATTTAGATTTTATACTTGGAGATGACGAATACTATGTTATTGATGATCCAATGCAAATTACTTTAGGTGAGTATGAAGATACAGGAAAATTTCCTGGTATGAACAGTTTAGTTTTACAACTTGAAAATTTAGGATTTTATACTAAAAGTGTTAATTACAGAGTTGCTAAATTTAGACCTGAATTTGCAAAAGCATTTAATAAAGCAGTAAGTGATGAAGGTAATACTAACAGAGACGGTTCAATAGACTGGAACTTTGTAGATGCAGATCTTTATGGTAGCGAACATAGACCTAATAGTGATAAAGAATATTACAAACTATATGAAAGTCTTGCTATCCAATATGATTTAGCAAATGGTTTAATATCAGAATTTGCTAATAACTAATAGAGCGATTTCCCGGATTGCCCGGTGGTTTAGAGACTCTTAAAACTAAAAGCCACAATTTGCCAGACGATTAATAGACGTCTTTAAAACTATTAGATTAGAATGAAACCTCTCTATAATCTAATTATAGGGAGGTTTTTCTTACGATAAATATAGATATGAAATGGTTATATAGTGGTTATGCAGTGGTCCTATCTATTGCACTTTTACTTGGCTTAAGAATAGTAGATCCTACACCATTACAAAGTCTTAGAAGTCAAGTTTTTGACAGTTATCAACAATTAGATGAAGTAAAACAAAGTGATAATGTTGTATTAATAAACATTGGCGAAAAAAGTTTAGCAAAATACGGACAGTATCCATTTCCAAGGCAATATTATGCACAACTTGTAGTAGACGTTGCTATGAAAAATAGTGGTCCCGTAGGTTGGACAATTATGTTTCCTGAAGCAGATAGATTTCAGGGAGACGAAAGTTTTGCAGGAATATTACAACAAAATGTTATTAACATTCCAGGTGCTAGAAAAAATCCTGTAAATGTAAATGTTTTAAGTCAAACGCCAAGTGTTAAAGGAATAAAAAGTACAGGTCCTCATATAGGTACAGGTACAATAGGTCCTGTACCAGCAAAAGATTATTTACTTAAATGGCCTAATTTAGTTACTAATATTCCCATATTGGAAGTTGTAAGTAATGGTAAAGGTGTTTTAGCATCTGCCCCTCAACCAGATAATCAAACTAGAACATACCCTCTTGCTATTACTGTAGAAGACAAAATTTATCCTAGTTTTGCAGTAGAGATGTTAAGGGTACACACAGGTAAACCCAGTTATATGATAAAAACATCTGAAATAGGAATACAAGAAGTGGCTATTCCTCCTTTTCCTCCTGTAGTTACACAACCAGATGGTACTGCTTATATACGTTTTAATAATTCTTTTGAAGAAATAGAATATGAAGGTGCTGATAGTATTCCAGATTTAATGGGTAAATGGGTAGTCATAGGTGTTACTGCTGAGGGTGTTGCAAACCCTGTACCTACACCACGTGGTAATCTTTATCCACAACATATACAGGCTCATATGATACAAAACATTATAGACGGCAGTAACATAACAAGAAGCCAATTAAGTGCTGTCACAGAGTTGGTCGTTGCTTTCTTGACTATGATTCTAATTGCTTTAGCAGTTTATAAACTGCCATTACTTTGGACTGCACCTATATCACTTGCAGTATTAGGGGGAATATCCTATTATAGTGTTTACAAATATACAAGCGATTTAGTTTTATTAGATGCTACTTTCCCTGTACTAAGTGGATTTTTAGTTTTTACACAGGCGGCATTTAATAACTTTTACAAACAATATAAATTACGTGAACAAATTAAAAAACAATTCGAACATTATCTTGCACCTGCAATGGTTAAAAAGTTACAAAAAGATCCAAGTCTATTACGTTTAGGCGGAGATACAAGAACAATGACATATTTGTTTTCAGATATTCGTGGATTCACTCCAATATCAGAACAATTTAAAACAGATCCTGAAGGTTTAGGAAAATTAATTAACAGATATATGACACCTATGACAGATCTTGTTATGCAAAAAGAAGGCACAATAGACAAATACATAGGAGATGCCTTAATGGCAATATGGAATGCTCCACTTGATGTAGATAATCATGCCCAATTGGCTATTGAGACAGCACAAGAAATGGAAGTAGAACTTAAAAAACTTAATAAAGAACTTAAAGAAGATGGATTAATGGAGTTGGGTGTTGGTATAGGAATAAACACAGGTGATGCCGTAGTAGGTAACATGGGCTCTAATCAACGTTTTGATTATACAGTTTTAGGAGATAGTGTAAATTTAGCGGCTCGTTTAGAAGCACAAACCAAAGAGTATGGTGTATTTTTTATGTTTACAGAACATACATTAAAACAAATAGTTTCACCACAAGGACTTGTAATGTTAGATAAAATTGCAGTAAAAGGCCAAACTGCACCTGTAACAATTTATACAATTTTAAAAGACACAAAAGAGGTTAGAGTAATAAACAGAATGGTAGATGCTTATCAAAATAGGGAATGGGCCGAATGTGCTCATCAAATAGAAGTAATAAAAGAACATGACTGGAATAATACTCTTGCAAATTTATATGCACAAAGAATAAAACAACCTATGCCTGCAGGAGAATGGGACGGTGTTGAAAGGAAAACTTCTAAATAATGGTTCAAGTACAAAATATTGATAAAATTTGTAGGGAAAATTTAAACACATATCCTTTTGAATATATTGTAATAGAAAATTTTATTACAGGTTTAGATAATAAAAATATATTTGATAATTATATTAAGTTACAGGAAAATTTATCTCAAAAAGAATTTAATAATGATGGTCCCCAACATGTATCTGCTTATCTGGATATTATAGAAAAAATTAGACAAAAAAATAAAGATATTGTTGAAGCAATTAATAATGTTTGGGACATCAATTGTAAATATTTTTATGGTGTAGAAAATATGATAAGTAAAAATCAAAAATTACAAATGCATAATGACTATTATGGAGACGAAGAAACTCCAAATAATCCTTTTGTAAGAGGTGTAATTTATTGTAATCCTGAATATGTTTTTGGCACAGAAATATATGATAATCCAGATGCAGATAAACCTTATAAAATTGTTGGAGGAAATCCTGGAAGTTTATTTTTATTTAGAACAGGCCCAACTAGTTGGCATAGTGCTGTAAATTCTGACAATAAGCAAAATAGAATTGTTTGTAGCATGAAAGCAACCACATTTAAATAATTACTCGTCTGGTCTCCAATGTTTTATATCTCTGAAATATTTGTAATAATGTTTAAAGTCCTTTAGTTGCTGTTTAGCATGAAATAATTCTAAAGGAATATTATCATCAATTTTAGTTATAGGGTAATAATATCTTTTTATTATACGTTCAAGTTTGCTTATGTCCTTTTTTAAAGCATCTAATATAATATTGTTATATTCTAAATCTGTAACAAGGTCTATTAACCAGTAGTGGTAAGGGTGCTCAGGATTATATCTCCTGCTCACGTCACGGGTCTGATAATACAATGCTCTAATTGGATTAATTCCAGGTCTATATAGGTTCATTGTCTGCTTATATCTAAAACTTTCATGAGCAGATGCCATATTTTTAAAGACTCTGTCGTAGTCCCTTTTCATGGCAGTTTTTAAAGACTCTAAATTTTCATTTATTTTTTCGTAGTATTCATCTACAAGTCTTTTACCTATTTTTTTATACTTAGGAGGAAGTTTATTTAAAAAAACATCCTTTATTTCTTCTATATCAAATGTGCCTTCTAATATAGTATGTGGTATCGTGTTAGTTCGCTGAAAATTATCCAAATCATTTTGTATTCGCAAGACCTCAAAATCTATGATTTCGCCTTTGGTCATACTATTATTTATTCTTTATTGATTTCTAATATAGTGTGCAGTTTTTCTGTTCCACCATTTTTAAAAAGAGTGATTTTAGAACCATTATGAAGAGGTTTAGGCCATTGTCCTATGTTTACCCAGGCATAACCGGCACTTTCGCCATTTAGTTTTGGGGGCATAAATTCATTATCTACAACATATACAAAACTGTAGTAATAAAAATTTTTATCTTTGCTTTGGTAAACGTCTATTGGATTAAGTTTTTGAAGTTCTGGAATAAATCCAATTTCTTCATCTAGTTCTCTTTGTATGCATTCAAAAGGAGTTTCTCCTTTTTCAATTATACCTCCCCAGAATCCCCAGGTATGATTAAATCGTTTTGTTCCTTCTCTGAGTTGTAATAAGCATCTGCCAGTATCTTTGGCAAGAAATACAACTCCTGCCGCCGTTGTTTTCATTACAGTACTAATCTCCAGTAGCCAGGTCTATATTCGCCTTCATAACTACTTATCCAGCCTACACCTGTCCACTTGAACTGTTTGGAGGTAAAAGTATTGTGTAAAAAATGTGTTGAGTCAGAATTTGCACTTGCATCAAATACTACAGACCATTTGGAACCATCGTATGAAATAATATCATTTTCCTGTGCGTCTATCCCCCAATTAGGAAATCCTAAATCATCTATGTCTTCTGTTATTAAATATCGTTGTCCTGTACTTGCGGCCGCTAATGTTCCGTCTCCAGGATAATTTGATGTAGGGTCAATAATCTTGTCTACATCTGATAATGTATCAACAGGTAATGTATCTGTATCTAAATTAAAAATTAATGCAGTATCATCTACAGGATTTTTAGTAACACTTCCTACAAGCATATTAAGTTCATTATCTGTATCAGCAGATATATTTAATTTTAACTTACTGGTTGTTCTTAATTCTCCCATCATTTCTATTATATCTGACCATTTTTGGCCTACATTACTAGCATTAACTAATTTTGCAGTACTGCCTGTAATTTGTAAATATAAATCGTTAGGTGTAACAACAACTTCTGCCAATTCTGCTGTAGGACCAAAAAAGTCTGCATAGTCTTCACTATATCCTAATTCTCCTATATCAGGAGTAGAATGTATATCATTTATAATTCGTTGTATAATTGCTTGTCTTTTTACTTTAGCAGGAGGACTAATCCATATTGGACTTGTAAATGACATAGTAGATATGTCTAAAGTTTCATCTACTCCTGCAGGTACGGCTCTACTACTCCAATTAATATCTGCTAACTCTACCTCAAAAACACTAGTCCAGTCTAACGGATTACTATTAGATTGTAATTGAATACTAGGATTAAATAAAACAAATATCTGTTCTAAAATTTGTAATTTTGTATCTGTATTTGTAGTCCATATATCTACATTTATTGTCATATTATATGGCACTGGCATATATCTTTGAGTGGTGTATAGATTACCTTGCTCTGTAGAATAAGCACCTGTTTCTTTATTAAATTCTCTTTCTGCTACTTGTTGAGTATCAACAAGGAATGGTTCATGTGTTCTATCTCTTGCTGGTTGGATACTTTGTATAGTTACTGCAATAAAAGGCGAACTATTAATTATATTTTCTGAATTATTACGCAAAATACTAGCAACCATTCTACTACTATCTCCATATCTTGCGGGTACTCTATTATAGTTTACACCTTTATCTGTATATTCTCTTACTTTAAAATTTGAAAAGATTCTGATTATCTGTATAAGATATCTTTTTATCTGTTCATCATACCAGTAATCTAAATTTTTTCCTGCCATTTTAATCTTCGCCGTATTCTAATTCGTCTATTTTATTCGAGATATCTCTAATTGCTTCTTCAAAGTCTTCCTCTAGTTGATATATTGCACTTTCCAATTTATTTTTTGCCTGGTAAACTTGGTTAATGTTGTATTCGTCCATTTCAATACCATTATCTTCTGCAATATTAGAAACTGCATTTACTATTTCCATATGCATATCTGCATACTTAATATTTTTGGTTTCCTCTCTAGCACGACTTAAAGCCATTTCTAAATCAAACTTTTTATCTTCTAACTTAGAAATAAGTTCTTCGTTTTCTTTTATAATACGTTTTGGAGTTATATCTTTCAATCTCATTTTAATTATCCGTTTGTGGTTTTACAACCTTACTTAAATTTACTCTTTCTTCCATTGCTTCGCCATCGCTTGTTGTTGTGGTATTATCATTGTTAATAAATGTTGATAATATTCTATTTGCGGCTGACCAAGTACCTCTTTCATCTGTGCCTACATTTAGCCAACGTGAACCTGACTTTTTAAATAATCTATTTGGACTAAAGTCAGTACGTAGGAAAAAGTCACCATCAGACGTACCACTAGTTGGGAATGTTTCTCCACTTCCAACAATACTTAATCCATTAATAGGCTGGCCGTCACTCCCACCAAAATTTAATCCAACAGTAGGTTTATCAGGCACTTCCTCATCAAAATACAAGTGTGTTGTATCTCTGTATTGAGGATCATATGGAACATCTCTTTCTGCTTGTTCCAATATTTTGTCATTAATATTTATTTCATTTGCATAAGTGCTAATTAAATTTCTTAAATCAGTTTCTTCTTCGCCAGTACCAAGTATATCTCTGTATTCTTGTGAATCACTTATAGGACCTACTTTAGTTCTCCACAAGTGAGGCCACCATCTAGGATCATATCCTTCTGCAGGCCTACTTGCATCAGTAACAACAAAAAATCTATTTACAGCATCGTCGCTACCTAATAATAAATCATCTCTTAAATGTGGAATCTCTAATACGTCTCCAGGCATAAGTCTTCTGCCTAATCCTTCTACCATACTTTCTATATGAAAGTTAAAAAATAACGTATCGTTTGCTAAAAACATTCCAAATTGTGTAAGATCAAATGCATCGTTATCGCCTAAGTTATATTGACCCCTTAATTCGTAAATATTTTTATCATACTTTCTATCTCTATTTTCTAGAAATAGTAGATCTTGTATAAAAACTTCATCATTTGTTCCTGCATTTGGATTAGGTCTTGTAGGATCTTTACCATCGTCCTCACTATGTACTCCTAAATATTTGTGTACATGAACACCGGTACCTCCTGCAAAGATATGTTCGCCCACAACTCTATCTATGAAGTTGTAATCATTTCCTTTAACTGGATTCCATAAACTTAATCTTGGCATAATATACTATTTATCACCTTCTAAATTTATATTCATTTAAAATATATCACTATAAATAGTCACATGCCGGCAGTTAGAGGAGCAAGACCTATAAGAAATAAGGAAATACTAGATTTCCATAATGGTATAGGTGTGCCTAAAGAAATATCTATAGAAGAATATGCAAAAGTTTGGCGTAATTGGATCAATTTTAGTAGTACAAAAAGCCTTACAGGTTTAGATAATTTTACTTTTGCTGATTATACACAAGGCACAAGCCAAGCATTTGATAATTTTATTTTAAGACATTGTAAAGACAGACAAATAAATGTTTTAAAAGGCGACTTTCAATATCATGCCTGTTTAGGTAAACATGTTGAATTTAATTATGTAGATTATCCACATCATTTTGAAAGTATATTAAATGGACCTGATCTACATGCATTTCTTATAAGTGCACCATTTAGTGATTATGGGTGTATCCATCCTGACTTTGAACATATAATGCGTATTTGTGAAGCACATAATATACCTGTGTGTTTGGATTTAGCATATTGGGGGATTGCAAAGCATGTTCATATAAACTTAGATTCTTTTACATGTATAAAAGAAGTTACATGTAGTTTGAGCAAGCCATTTTTTACTTTAGAAAATCATAGAGTAGGTATCCGCTTTACTAAAGATTATGTAGATGACGGAGTTAGTATGCTAAATGAAGTAAATATGGCAAACAATTATAGTATGGCATTAGGTGTAGAATATATGAAAAATTTTGGACCAGATTATAATTGGGAAAAATATACAGAACTTTATCAAAGTGTATGTCATGAGCATGATCTTGTTTGGTGTGATACAGTTATTTTTGGCTTGGGAGATGACATACGACATAACGAATTTAATAGAGGAGTTAGTGGTAACTACAGAGTGTGTGTTAGTGAGTGGCTATCAGATTGCTAACAATAAAATTTTTAATACTTATAAATAGTAGAAACACATTTTACAGGAGACATAATGATAGTTAATTCCCACAACGATTGGGACCAACTAGAGGAAATAATCGTTGGACATGCCCACCATAGCAGAATAGCAACTGACATTTCAGCAAGAAGTTTTAGTTACGCACCATATCCAGAAGATGAAATTTTACCATTAGAGGGAGTTTATCCTCAATGGGTTATAGATGAAGCGAATGAAGATGCAGATGGACTAGCAAAAGTTTTAGCAGACATGGGTGTAATAGTACACCGTCCTAAAATTGTTGATTGGGAAAATATTAATTATGATATTGGCCAAGGTTGGAACACAAAAGGCTGGTATAGTTGGTGCCCACGTGATTTAATATTACCTTTAGGCGATATGCTAATAGAAACACCTACTCCTGTGAGAGCAAGATATTTTGAAGCAAAACATCTATATGAAGATATAATGTATGAGGCATTTGAAGATGGTGCCTTATGGCTAGAAGCACCTAAACCAAAGTTACATGATGAAATGTATCAGTTTGAAAATCTAGATGTAGCAACTTTATTAGATCATGAAATATGTTTTGATGCACCTAATATTGTTAGAGTTGGAAAAGATTTATTATATCAAGTAAGTAATTCAGGTAACATGAAAGGTTACAAATGGTTAAAAAGACTACTTGAACCTATGGGATATAAATTACATTATAGTGAACTTTATAGTTTTGCACATTTTGATAGTACTATTGTACCACTAAGACCAGGCTTAGTTTTAATGAACAGTAGCAGAGTTACACCTGAAAATTGTCCAGAAATGTTTAAAAAGTGGGATAAGATATGGTTTGACGATTGCGTAGTACAAGGTAGTAAACTTTCAGAGCAAGGATATATTGCACCATGTTCGCCTTACATTGGTATGAATTTATTAAGTGTAAATGAGAATACTGTTATATTAGACTCAGCACAAGAGCCTCTGATGCGAGAACTAGACAAATACGGTATAGATAGTGTACCTGTTCAGTTTAGGCACTCTATGACGTTGTCTGGAGGCATACATTGTGCTACTTTGGATCTTAGACGTAAAGGCACTTTAGAGAGTTATTGTGATTAAATACGGGCATATTGATAACTGTGGTATAACTAATGAACAAATGAGTTTGTTAAACTTTGATGATTATTTTCAATGTTATCAACAGTACGATAAAATAGAGCAATACTACACAAAGCATAATAGTAGTATATGGCAAATGTTTGATGATTCTCCACAATGGGTACATGATTTAGCAATGAAGATACCTCAAGATTTTGATCATCATGTTGTAAGTGTAATTAATATTTGTCCAGGACAAACAATTCCACATCATGTAGATAAACATTTTAAATTAAGAGAGGAGTTTGGTGAGGGCGAAAGTTATCGTTACTTAATTTTTTTAGAGGACTGGAAACGTGGGCATTATTACGAAGTACATGATCAGCCTTTTGTAAAATGGAAAAGAGGAGACTGGGTAAAATTTGGAATAGATGATTGGCATTTAGCAGGTAACATGGGAGATGAACCTTTTTATTCAGCACAGGTTACAGTATTAAAAAATGATTAGAGGACATATAGATCTTTCCTGGTTAGATGAAAGAGAACTTTATATAACAAAATTCGTAGAGGAAACAAATAGTATTTGGTCTGGAGGATATTGGAAAGATAATAATATGCCTGTTCCTGATTATCCTCAAGACGGTCCTATAGTTTTACAAACATATGATGAGTTTGCACCTAGATGGGCTCATAAAATTAAAGAAATGTTTCCATTTGTAAACCATTCCATGGTTACTGTAAATTGTATAAAGCCTGGAAGATTTACAGGACCACATACAGATAAATTTTTTAGATTATACGATTTAGCAAAACAAAATAATTGGGATATAGAAAATAAAGAGCCTGTAAGAGTAAACGTTTTCCTACAAGATAAAATTATGGGACATTTTTTAGAAATAGAAGATTATTCGTTTACAGATTATAAAAAAGGTGATTACACATACATTTTAAAAGACAAGGCACATTGTCTTAGTAATGTTAGTAATATTAACAGATATACTTTACAAGTAACAGGATTTGCAAAAACAGAGGATTTAACATGAGAATATTTATAACAGGAGCAGACGGTTTTATAGGTCAGCATATGGTACAAAGATTAAAGGACAAGCATGAACTAGGATTTTTGACAGAAGATTTAAGAGACCATGCCAAAGTTGCTATGCAAATTTCTACATTTGATCCTGAAATAATTGTACACTTGGCGGCTAGAACTGAAGTAGAGCAAAGTTTTTATGAGCAAATCACTTTTAGTGATATAAATTATACAGGTACAGTTAATTTAATCGAAATAGCCTCTAAACTTAAAAACTTAAAAAACTTTGTGTTTGCAAGTACAATGGAAGTTTATGGTTGGCAACCAATAAGTGATTTAATAAGAGATGGAAAAGAGGAAGGAATAATTGCATTTAATGAAGCAACACCTCCAAATCCTAATGCCCCCTATGCCGTTGCAAAATACGGATGTGAAAAATATTTAGAGTATGCCCACAGAAGTTATGGTTTACCATTTACAGCAATTCGTCAAACAAATGCTTATGGTAGAAAGGACAATGACTTTTTTGTAACAGAACAAATTATAACACAAATGTTAAAAAATCCAAAAGAGATAAATTTAGGATATGGCGAGCCATATAGAAACTTTATTTACATTGATGATTTGTTAGATGCTTGGGAAACAGTAATTAGCAATCCAGACAAATGTGCAGGAGAAATATTTTGTATAGGTCCTGACAATGCAATTAAAATAAAGGATTATGTTAAACTTATTGCAGATAAAATAGGCTGGGACGGTCATGTTAATTGGAACACAAAACCAAAACGTCCTGGTGAAATATATTTACTTAACAGCACAAATCATAAAATTACAACCAGACTTGGTTGGTTTCCAAAAGTTGAACTTAGTGATGGATTAGACAAAACAATACAATCCTGGAAAAATATTTTGGAAAACGATCTACCTCATAATATAGATAAAAGATTCTCAAAAGGTAAATAATAATCTTATTGACAAAAATAAAATAGATGTTATACTCTATTTTTGGAGGATTATTATGGATTCAATGTTTTTATTTTTTCTAATCTTTATACTTGCAAACTCATATTTTATGTATAAAGCAGGTGAAAGAGCAGGAAAATTTACTGGAATGATAAGTATTACTCAGTTCTTTAAGCAAAAAAATGCTTTAAAAGATAAAAACAGTATATTAGGATTTAAAAATTGGCCTACAGTTATACAATTAATGTATGATTCGCCAGATCCAGAACAACTGTTTGAAGACTGAGACACAGATGCCACGAAAAAAGAAAGAAAGAAGCATATACATTACAAAAGAGCCTGATTGGAAGACTCTACGGGAAATTACTGACCCTGAAAAACAAATACAAGCATTTAATAGTTGTGAATATTTTGTTAGAACAGAAATATCCAGAAAGAAAATGGTAAATGCGGCCAAGCATTGGGTAAAAGAAAAATCAGGTTGGACTAAAGAAGAAATAAAAATTATTTTAAATAACCCTGATTGGGCATTTGCTTCTTCTGGTATTGCATTATTTGTAGAATATAAATTAGGATATATGCCTGAGGGTACGAAAGGCCATTATGAAAAAAGGAAAGAAGAATGGCTTAAACGTGGTAAAGAATTTATTAAAGAAAAACAAAAGAAAGCAGAAGAAAAACCTAAAAAGGTAATTAGCATACAGGAAAGAATGAAACAACAAGTAGAGGCCTTGTGTGCAGAATGGGAATATAAATTAGACTCATTAACTGATGAAAAATTAACACTTAAAGAATTTAAACCTTACGAGGACATGCTCGTTTATCAACCTGAAGTAAAAGCCAATCATGCTAAAATTATAAAAGAAGAATTTGAAAATGAATATAATGAAGCATTAGAAGTTCAGGAATGGAAGGATGATCAAATTAAAGAAGCATATAGTCATATGTCTGCTAAAATGAGAAAAGACTTTGTAGCATTTTTTGAAAAAATTAATACTGCATGTGATACAATTATAGAAACTAAAAAGTCAACAAGAAAGTCTCGTAAGCCAAGAGCAAGAAGTAAAGAAACAATCGTTAAAAAATTAAAATATCAAATTAATGATAGTGAACTTGGAGTAGCAAGTATCCATCCTACAGATATAGTAAATTGTAATGAGTTATGGGTGTATAATACTAAAACTAGAAAGATAGGTGTATATCATGCTTTAAGTAAAGACCCAAGAGGACTTTCTAGACCTAGTGCAGGATTAATGATAAAAGGTACTACTATACAAGATTTTTGTACTAAAAGTAGTTTACAAAAAACTTTGCGTAAACCTAAAGAGCAAATTACTAATTGGACAGGCAAAGCCAAAACAAAATTTGCTAAATCGTTTGATGAATTAAAAACAACACCAATTAAAATGAACGGCAGAATAAATGATAACACTATCATTCTTAAAGCATTTTAATACAAAAAACGATAAATAGTAGTATGCCAAAAGATCAGATAGGATATAACAGCCGAGAAGAACTTATAAAAGAGTTACAAATTCGTCTTGGCGACGGTATTATAGATGTAGAATTGGATAGAGAACACTATGATGTAGCGATAGATAAAGCAATCGCCCTTTACAGACAGTTGAGTGCTGGTAGTGTAGAGGAAAGTGTTATCTTTTTCCAAACAAAAACAGATGTAACAGAATACACTTTACCAGATGAGGTTATGGAAGTTAGGCGCCTTTACAGAAGAGGTATAGGTACCAACAGTGGTGGTGGTACTAACTTTGATCCATTTGATGTTGCATTTAATAATATGTATATGTTACAAGCAGGACAAATTGGAGGTCTTGCGGTGTTTGATGCATTTGCACAATACAAGGAAACAATAGGAAGAATTTTTGGTAGTGAATACAATTTTATATGGAATAGAAACACAAAACAACTTAAAATTTTAAGAAATGTTAGGCATGAAGAAGATATAGCAGTTGGTGTGTATATGTTTATTCCAGAGTCTATATTGCTTAAAGATGTATATGCCGCAAACTGGTTATCAGGATACTCATTAGCACTTTCTAAATATACTTTAGGAGAAGCAAGAAGTAAGTATCAATCAGGATTACCAGGAGCCGGAGGTGCTATTCAGTTAAATGGTGAGGCACTAAAATCAGAAGCACAAACTGAAATGCAAAGTTTCAGAGACAGTATTCACAATATGGAAGAGGGTAATATTCCTCTTAACTTCGTTATAGGATAATATGCTAATAGGGATTACGGGTTTTATAGGCAGTGGCAAAGATACAGTAGCCAATATGTTTGTAGAACGTGGGTGTTCCCATGATAGTTTTGCTTCTCCAGTTAAAGATGTATGTGCTAGTATTTTTGGATGGCCTAGAGACATGCTTGAAGGAGATACTGTTGAAAGCAGAGATTTCCGTGAAATACCAGATATGTTTTGGACTAAAAAATTAGGAGTACCTAATTTTACTCCAAGGTTAGCATTACAATTAATGGGTACTGAAGTAATGCGTAATCATTTTGCACCTGATATCTGGATTAATAGTTTAGAATATAGAATTAGAAAACAAAGTAATAATGCACCTTGTACTGTTATAAGTGATGCAAGATTTAGAAATGAATTAGATCTTATAAAAAGTATGGGCGGAGTAGTTATTTGGGTACAACGTGGAGAGTTACCTGAATGGTTCGAAGTAGCCAAAACTGCTCATGAAAATGTTGTAAACAGAAAAATCATGGAAACCAAGTACAGAGATGTTCATGAAAGTGAATGGAACTGGGCAGGATATCCTGTAGACTATATAATTGATAATAATGGCACTTTAGAAGATCTTTCTAAGCAAATAGACAGTATTAGAGACTGGAAAACAGGCAAATTTAAAGAACATCTTAAAATTGTATAATATTGCCTAATACGTTATAATTCCTTAAATACCCAATAATCCTAAAAAAAGATAAATACATATAAGAAAATCTTTATTAATAGGAGAGAAATATGGCAACATTAGTTTCACCTGGAGTTAGTGTAAGTGTATCAGACGAAAGTTTTTATTCCCCGGCTGGTGCAGGTTCAGTACCCCTTATAGTAATCGCAACGGCTCAAGACAAATCGAGTCCAGACGGTTCAGGTACTGCAGGTTACACATCTCTAGCAAAAGCAGACAAACTCTACAAAATTTCAAGTCAGAGAGAACTATTACAACAGTATGGTAATCCTGTATTTAAAACAAGTGGAGGAACTCAGTTACATGGTAACGAGCAAAATGAATATGGACTACTTGCGGCTTATAGTTTTCTTGGTGTAGCCAATAGTGCATACGTTTTAAGAGCAAATATAGATTTAAATGCCTTAACGGCTAGTGCAACAGCACCTACAACTGCTCCAGCAGACGGATCATATTGGTTAGATACTGCAAGTACAGTAATTGGAATTAAAAAATACGATGGCTCTAGTTATGCTAGACAAACTGTAAAAGTTCCAGCAAGTACAGATTTAGCATCTGACGGTACACCAAAAACAGGTTATGGACAAAACGGCGATTATGCTGTTGTTTATTTCGATGTTTCAGGAAACACATTAGCAACATTTAAAGTTTATCAAAAAACAACAACAAGTAATTGGGACGTTATAGGTAGCACAGGATGGGCAACAAGAACATCTTCTGCAGATTTCCAAATAGGTACCAATGCAGATTTACCAGCAACAAGACAAGGTGGTGGTGCTTTACAATCAGGAGATGTATTCCTACAATTAAATTCATTAAGTAATGGATCTACATTCTCATTAAAACTGTATAGCAGTTCAACAGCACAATTTACAGCACAAACTGTAGAATCAGGTGTGTTAATGGCATCAGCATTTTCACCTGCTAGACACGGTGCTAATCCTGTACTTGGAGACATTTATTTTGATGTTTCTGGAGAAGGTGCAAATGAGCAAGATGGTACAGCAAGTGTTACACCAAAACGTCATAATGGCGGATCAAGTGTTACAGCATTAGGAAATGCAGTAGTTAGTGATACAGCAGTAACAGTTGCACCACATAGTGGTAAAATTAGTGTCTCATTAAGAATCAATAGCGGTTCAAATGTAGATGTTACATTTACTACAGACGGTGATGCAGACGGTAATGCAAGTGTTGATGACATGGTTCAAGATATAAATGCGGCCTTAACCGCTTCGAACTCATCATTAACTTTTGCAAATACAGTGGTTGCTTCTAACAATGCAGGTAAAATTCAATTAGTTAATAGTGCAGGTACAGATGTCTTAGTTATAGACGGTAATGTATCTGGTTTCACAGCGGCCAATCTTGCTTTAGATAGTTCAGCACCTTACAGTAACTTTGAAAAATTAAGTTTTACTTCAAGTGCAAATGCTATTACAGGCAGTTTAGCAGACGGAACATTATGGTACAACAGTACTGTAAGCACAGAAAACGTTGATATTTTATATAACCATCCTACAACAGGTTGGGAACCTTACAACAAGGACGTACAAGTTAAAGGTTCAGCACCAACTTTACAATCAGATGGCGTAAGTTCATTAGTAGACGGTGACATTTGGGTAGATGGTAGTGATCTAGAAAATTATCCTAGAATTTACAAAAGAGCCTCTAGTGCTTGGGTACTATTAGACAATGCTGACCAGCATAGTCCAGATGGTGTTGTGTTTGCAGATTTTAGAAATTCAAGTTCTAGTAACACTTTGATATCTGCCGCACCGGCATCAACAAGTTTTCCAGCAAATATTTTAGGTTGGAACAAATTGTTAAGTTCAGGTAATGTTAAAAAATATAATACAACAACAGGTTTATGGGAAGATGAGAGCGGTCAAAAAACAGATGGCTCACCATTTATGCTTAGAAAAGCACAAAGACGTGTTATTGTAAATGCATTAGCATCAGTTATTTCAAGTAATCAAGATATTAGAAATGAAACAAATCGTTTCAATATTATGGCAGTTCCAGGATATCCTGAACTAACAGATGAAATGATAACTGTAGGTACAGATAGAAAAAATACTGTATTTAGTGTTATAGATGCTCCATTTAGATTGGCGCCAGATGCCACAAGTACACAAAATTGGGCAACAAATAGCAATAATGCAGGTGAAAACGGTGAAGACGGATTAGTAACAAGTGATTCTTATGCGGCTGTTTACTACCCACATGGTTTGACTACAAACCTTGATGGTACTAGTGTAATGGTTCCAGCATCACATATGGCACTAAGAACGTTAGCATTTAACGACCAAGTGGCTTTCCCTTGGTTTGCACCAGCAGGGTTCCAAAGAGGACTTGTTAATAATGCAACATCAGTTGGTTACCTAAATGCAACAACTAGCGAATTTGAACCAGTAGCATTAAGTGAAGGACAAAGAGATAGTTTATATTCCAACAAAGTAAATCCAATTGGAAACTTCCCTGGAAGAGGACTAGCAGTATTTGGACAGAAAACACTTAATCCTGTATCAAGTGCATTGGATAGAATAAACGTTGCAAGACTAGTAGTTTACCTACGTGAACAATTAGACGACGCAGTAAAACCATTCTTGTTTGAACCAAACGACGAAGTAACAAGAGCAAACGCAAAAACAGTAGTTGATAGACTACTTGGCGAACTTGTTGCTCAGAGAGGATTGTTTGACTTTATCACAGTTTGTGATACTACAAACAATACACCAGCAAGAATTGATAGAAATGAATTACACATTGACATAGCGATACAGCCAGTCAAAGCAGTTGAGTTCATTTACATACCTATCAGAATCCAAAACACATTGGGACAAACTGGTTAAGCAGTAATTTAAATACATAGAAGGGCGGTTTTTCCGCCCTTTTTTGTGAGAGAATTAAAACTATAGTTAATATTTTTTACTAAGATCAGATAAATATTCGTATATTAAAGTCGAACTTTAATTAATTAAGTTCTAGGAGAACAACATGGCAGTAGATAGTGCAACAACAGAAACTAAAAGTAAATTTGGTGTACCCTTAACCGGTAATACTGGTTCTGGTGTACTTATGCCAAAACTTAAATATAGATTCCGTGTGAGTTTGCTTAACAACTTTGGTGGAAGTAATGAAACTAAAGTACTTACTCAAAATGTGCAAAACGTAAGTAGACCAAAAATTAGTTACGAAGAGCAAATTATTGATAGTTACAACTCCAGAATCTATGTTCAAGGAAAACATGCATGGGAACAAATTACTCTTACTGTAAGGGATGATATACAAAACCAAGTAACAAAACTTGTTGGTGCCCAAGTCCAAAGACAATTGAACCATTTCCAACAATCAACTCCTGCTTCAGGTAGTGATTACAAATTCGATTGCCAAATCGAAGTTTTAGATGGTGTCAACGCAGGTGCATCGGAAGTTTGGTTCCTTGAAGGTTGTTTCTTAACAAACGTTGACTACAGTGACTCAGACTATTCAGCAAGTGATCCAGTACAGGTGATCATGCAGATCAGATACGATAACGCCGTACACTTTGAAGGTGATAACGATGTTAATGGTAGAACTGTAGGCGGAAACCCATTCCCAGAAACAGTAGACGTAGGCTCAACAATTTTAGGTTAATCTAAGGTTTAGGAGTGCCTGATGCAGTTTCTTAAATTCGGAGGCGGGCGGAATTTCTATTTAAAGGACTTCCGCAACGCCTATCATTTTAGACCAGATGTCGCACCCCCGCGACAAAAGTTTGAGGGATATATAAATTTTGTACCTAACAGAGCATTGTTAGGCACATTCCTCGAGGATAATATAAATTTACGAACCAGATTAAGTTCTCTTGTTAGAACGGCTCAGTTACCTGAAGTGCAAATACAAACACAAGTAGTAAACGCATTTAATCAGAAAAGAATTGTTACAAGTGGCAGAGAATATGCTCCAGTTGGAATAACATTATTTGATACCATTCAGAACGAATGGCTAGTAATGTTAATGAAATATTTCACATATAGTTTTGCTGATTCAACAAGTAAACATGAAGAAGGAAGTGGTAAATTTACATCGGCTAGCGATCCAGATAAGTTTAAAACAAGAGACATAGCTCATGATATGCTTTTGGAAAATGTTAAAAAGTATAATAGCGAAAGTAAATTTGGAACTGACTCCAGTACTAAAGGTTACAATCCAGATGCATTTGGTTATACCCAAAGAGAAACACCTTACTTCTTTGAAAGAATCGATATGATTATGTATCATGGTAATACAGGTGTGCAGTACAGTTTAGCGAATCCTATTATTACCAGTATTAATTTTGGTGATATAGACTATGCAGACAGTGGATTCAAAGATATTCAAATACAAGTAGCATATGAATATTTTACAGTACATGATCAATTAAATTTCAAATTAAGTGAGCAAGATTTATCCAGATTTGAAAGAATGGATAATGTTAATCTTCCAGGCAGATATGCTGGAGATAAAAAACCAATTGCTATTACAGAACCTACAACTATGCGAAGTGTAATGGGCAGAGAACGTCATCCACAAATACACACCCAATTTGGCGATGCAGGTGAAAATGTAGGAAAAGACAACAAGTTTGTAACAGGCGATTCTAATTTAGGTACCTCATCTAATCCAACTTATACTCCTGCAGAATCCAGAGAAGTTGATGAAGGAAGTATTTTAGATAAGGCTAGTGATTTCTTAAGTGATAATCCTTTTGGCAGAATATTAGATAAAGGCCTTAGTGCCGCAGTTAATGGTGGAGATATCAAAGATGCATTAACAGGCGGACTGTTTAACGAAATCACTCAAGGATTACAAAACCCAGTTGAGGGAGATATCTTTGATGGAAAAGCAAAACGTATAGATACAGGCTCTGATAGTAATTTAGGAGATTCACCAGATGGCTAGTCAAAGTTTATATGAAACTTTTGGTAATGAACAAGACATTACATTACTAAATGAAATGCTTACAATTTTTATAAAAAATAGTACAGTAGACTTTCCTGTGCCTCAGGCTTCTTCACAAATACTTGGTAGTTTTACAGATGAAAATATACTAGAGCATATTAATGGTCCGTTATTAGAACAAATAAAAATGAGACTTTTGAGTTCAGGCTTTAGCCAAGCAAATGCAAATGCTTTAAGTATTGTACTTTATCAAGTAGCAGAAAAACAAAATGTTCATCCATTTGAATTTTTTGAATTATCTACAAATACCCTTAAAATAACCAAAGATGCCTATGATGCCATTAACGCATTAAGACCCACAGGAAGTAGAGTCAATTTAGTATCACCATTAAAAAATTCTAACAGCAGATTAACAGACATAATTAAGGCATAACATGAAAAAGTTTATGCAAGGTAAGTATGTCGTTAAAGAGGCAACAAAATACGTAGGAAAAAAAGAGCCCACATACAGGAGCAGTTGGGAACTTGCATTTATGCGTATGTGCGATAATCATCCTAACATAACTAAATGGGCAAGTGAGAATGTAAAAATACCTTACAGAAGTCCTTTAGATGGAAAATATCATAATTATGTGCCTGATTTTATGGTGCAATATACAGACAAAAACGGTTCTCAACATGTGGAACTTATAGAGATAAAACCCAGTACTCAAACCAGCCTTAAAAACGCCAGAAGCCGTGGAGATGCTATGCAAACGGCCTTAAATGCCGCAAAGTGGACAGCGGCTCAAGAATGGTGTCAACGTAAAGGTATTCGCTTTAAAGTTATAAACGAAGATCAAATATTTAAAAACAACAAACCTCGTAAGCCTAAACAACGTGTTGCTAGAAAACGCAAGTAATAAATACTATTATGACAAAGAAACTAGAAGAAGAGTTTAATCTGCCCCCTATAGAAGAAGTTACTAAAACAGAACCAACCATTGTTGAAACAGAAGCAGAAATAGAAGAAACTCAAAACGCATTAAGTGTTAGCGAAAAAATAAATGCCGCCTTTAAAGAAATAAAAGGTCTAGAGGATCATGAAGGCGAAATGAATGATATTGCTAAAATGGCTGTTGAAAGTTATGAACAGTTAATGCAACTAGGTATGAATGTAAGTGATATGGCGGCAGGCAAAGTATTTGCAGAAGCAAGTAATATGCTTAAAATCGCCTTAGATGCCAGTGATGCCAAAACAAAAGCCAAGTTACAACAAATAGATCTTATGCTTAAAAAAGCAAGAATAGACAAATTTAGTGACAAAGGTTCAGGTGAAACAGAGGGAGTTTCTGCTACAGTATTTGATCGTAACGATCTTTTAAAAATAATAAAAGGTGAAAATGACAAGAAATGATAAATAACAATGTATATTTGGAGTTTTCGATATGACAGAATTAAAACAATACATCGCAGAAGCATTTAGTAAAGAGTACGGATACAGAGTTAAAATTGCGTCTGACTGTGGGTCAGATCATATGGATATTATCGAGAAGTGTTTAGCAAAATACAATTTAGTTAGTGCTACACCTTTTAAAAGAACTCCAATAGAAGAAAATCCAATGGAATTTTACCGTGCTAAAGGTGTACAATTTACATCAGAAGTATGCAGTTCAGATGTTGTTTTAAAATACCCAGTCAATGAAAGAATACTTGAAGTTTGGTTAGCAGTTAATCTTGGTTTAGATCATGAAAGAGTTTTATGTTATGGTGTTAAAGAACCTAGAAGATTAGAAGCAGATATCCAAGCAGAAAGAATGGCAAATAATGAAGACAGAGTTGTTGATATAGATCCTGAAAATATGGATTTAAAAGATGGCGACGATGCATTTGAACATTATGAAATGGAAAATCAAGATCTTGATTTTAATGAAGCATTGTTTGGTGAAGAGTACAATAAAAAGTTTTTAGATGAGTTACAAAAAATTAAAGCAGAAAAAGGTGCAGACTACTTCCGTAGATATCCTACAAAAGATGAATTAATGGGTAACGATCTACTACCAACATATGATGATCTTACAAAAGGTGTTAATATGGGTAAAGGTAGTGAAAGTTCTAAAGAAGTTTCCAGAGTATCACAATCAAGAGGTGCTGGAGGAATTGTATAATGAACCTCAATGATGTCATTAGCGAAGCACCAGATAAAAATTTAGTCCCAATGGGCGGTGGACAAAATGTATCACCAGAAATGGGCGATGCATTAGATGATAGACCTATAGGATCTGATGCAAGTAAACAAGATAAATCTCCAGAAGGTGAAATTACTTCTAAAAACAGAGTGGCTCTTGCACAAATACTTGATGGTGATCAACAAGCAGTTACAGAAGTAATTAGAGCAATGAGTTTCTTAAAAGAAAAAAGAGGTGTACCTGCAAATTTTGCCGAATCACTTAATAAACTAATAATGAATAGTATAGGTATTCAAATACAACTAGGTGTTACTCAAACAAGAAGAGGTCAAGACTTGGCTAAACAACAAGCAAAAACGGCTGGTTTAGAAAGTATTCAGGAAGAAATTACAGGACAAGATCGTGTTGCAATAAAACAAATTGTTCCAGACAATGAAAAGGTAAACGACATAATTAGAGCCATGCAGAGAATACAGCAAGGCAAAAATCCTCCAACAGATACAATTCCAGCATTAAATGATTTAATTCAAAACAGTATAGGTATTCAAATACAACTAGGTACTGCTCAAACAAAAAGAGGGCAGGATATGGTTAAGCAACAACAAAGAGCAGGTGGCTTAGATAAACAAAAACAATTCCCCGGAGTTGTTGATCGCATATTAAGTAAACAACAAGCAGATAATGTGCCACAAGGTAAACCTTCAAAACAACAAATGGCTAATTTTATCAAGAATGAAAGCCTTGGATATGCTATGCCTAGTGAAGATGAAGAATCAGAAAGAGTAAGTTATAGTAAAACTAAAAAACAAGGTGATTCAAGTGTAACTGTTAGTGCAAATGCTGACAGCATGGACGAATTACACGACATTTTAAGACTTGCAGGTATAGATTTTGAAAAAAGCGGAGAGGTAGATCATACACCAGATCACAAAGACCATGATGATCATGAAGAACCAGAAATGGAACCTAAAGATGACATGGACCAAGTAATGGTAATATCTCCTGCAGATGCTTCAATGTCAACAGATAAAGAAGTTTTAACAAACTATTTAAAAGATAAACTTAAAAAAAGCCTTTCTTAAACCCTCACTTATATAAATAACTGTATGGCAAGAGGAACAGCAGATACCAGTCTGGTTAAACCAGGCTACAGCAAAGTAGCATATACACCAGATACCCTTGAAGATTTTAAAAACTGTGCAAATCCAGATACAGGTCCTCTGTATTTTATGTCTAATCATGTTAAAATACAGCATCCAACACAGGGCGGTATAGATTTTGATCCATTTAGTTATCAATTAGATCTTATACACAATTATAATAGTTTCAGATACAGTATTAATATGTTGGGTAGACAGATGGGTAAAACTACTGTGGCGGCTGGATATTTGCTTTGGTATGCTATGTTTAAGCCTGATAGCACTATATTAGTTGCGGCTCATAAACAGGCAGGTGCTCAGGAAATTATGCAACGTATAAGATATGCATATGAAAGTGTACCTGATCATATAAGAGCAGGAGTTACAGAATACAACAAAGGCAGTATAAGTTTTGATAATGGTAGTAGAATAGTTGCCGCCACTACAACAGAAAACACTGGTAGAGGTATGTCGCTTACATTAGTTTACTTAGATGAGTTTGCATTTGTACCTCAACGTATTGCATCAGAATTTTGGACAGCATTGTCTCCCACATTAGCAACAGGTGGTAAATGTATTATTACTAGTACACCTAATAGTGATGAGGACACATTTGCTACAATCTGGCGACAGGCAAACAAATTATTTGATCAACATGGCAATGAGCAAGAAGTTGGTATAAATGGTTTTAAACCTCTACTTGCAACCTGGGACGAACATCCTGATAGAGATCTTGATTGGGCAACTGAAGAACGTGGCAGGATAGGAGAAGAAAGATTTAGACGTGAACACGAATGTGAATTTGTTATATATGATGAAACACTTGTAGATCCATTAAAACTTTTAGAACTTAATGGTGTTGATCCTTTACTTAGAAGCGGTCAAGTTCGTTGGTACAAACATCCTAAACCTGATAATATGTATGTAGTAAGTTTAGACCCTGCTACTGGTACTGGTGGAGATAATGCCGCCATACAAGTTTTAGAAGTTCCAAGTATGCAACAAGTGGCAGAATGGTATCATAATAAAACTCCTATTGAAGGTCAAATGAAAGTAATGATGGAAATATTACATTACATTAGAGAAGAAACAAATGGAGCAATGATTTATTGGACTGTTGAAAACAATGCAATAGGTGAAGCCGCACTTGTAGTAATTAGGGACACAGGCGAAGAAAATTTTCCTGGAGAAATGCTTCATGAGCCTAAAAGAATACAGGGCAAGAAAGGCAGAAGAGGTTATCATACAACACATAAAAGTAAAATTGAATCCTGTTTAACACTTAAAAGACTTATAGAGCAAGATAAATTACATTTACAAAGTAAACCTTTAATAAGTGAACTTAAAAATTTTGTATCTAATGCAAATTCATTTAAAGCCAAACCAGGACAAACAGATGATTTAGTTATGAGTTTAGTACTTGGTTTAAGAATGATAGATTATATTAGTTCTTTTGAAGAAGATGTATATAGTGCTGTAAGTAGTGGACTTGGATATGAATATGATGATGACGATGATGACAGTTATGATCAACCATTACCAGTAATTTAAAATGACAAACGTAGAAATATTTTTAATATTAGTAGCAACAGGATTTATATACTATTCCTATTCAAAAATACATAAATGGCTTTATAATCATGAAATTAAATCGCATGGAGTTTCTGCAGGTGAACAAAAAAGTAAAAAGAAACTTATGGACGATATATTATAAATGGAATACGATATACCTAAACACACACCAAAAATTAAACTTTACCCTAAAAAGCATCTAAGTCTCAAAGGTCAAAAAGTATTATGTCCTTATGGATATACAGAAGATCAAATTCTTAAGATCATTAAAAACAATGATTATGTAAAAATTTTTAATTTACAAGACAGACCTTTATATAAATTACCCACTAACAAAATAGAAATATATGAGCATAAAGATACAAATGTATATGCTTTTCCAATTTTAGTTGCACCAAGAATATTCAATACAAAAATTTTAACAGAACAAGATGTTTTTGACATACCTAACGATGTAGTTATAGATAATCAAAATAATAAATGTTTAATTATTATAGATAATGTATATGAACACACATATCCTTTGCAAAATACTAAAAATGATACATGCAGAATTTTTTATAACGTATTAGATAATACTATAAAAAAATATAATTTAAATACTAAAAGTATGGTATTAAACGTAAATAATTATAACCCGCCTAAAGTTTTTGATATAGATACAGTGGCATGTAACTTATCTTTAGGTGTAGAATTTTATGAAAATGATATGGAAAAGTATCATGAAAATGTAAAAAATTTACAAGACCCACAGCATAGACCATATAAATTAATTGCTACTAACAGCAGACCTAGAAAGCACAGATGTGATTTTGCAGAATTTGTTTATAAAAATAATTTATTAGAAGAAAATATTATATCTTTTAATAGCACTGAACAGGATGTAAACGACTTTAATTTAAATAATAATTATACTTTTAAGAAAACTTTACCTTGGCATAACAAAATAGAAAATCCAAATGGGGAGCCACAAAATATAAACACATTATGGAGTCATTTTATAGACTATAAACTTTATAATAAAGGATACTGCGAGTTTGTTTATGAAACAGAGTTTGAACCTCAAGAAAGAGGTATATTACTTACAGAAAAAATTAATAGATCTTTAAAACATTTAAATCCATTTGTTATAGCAGGTACATCAGGTAGTTTAAAAGTATTAAAAAGTTATGGATTTAAAACATTTGATAAGTGGTGGGACGAAAGTTATGATACCGTAAATAATCCTGATGAAAAAACAGAAAAATTAAACAGTTTATTTTTAGAATTAAGTAATTGGAGTCATGATAAATGGTGTAACACACTTAAAGAAATGAGTTCGATACTTACACAAAATTATTACACTTATTACAGAATACATACTAAGGTAGAATACCTTAAAGACATTGAAAAATATATTGACGACTTTGTAGCCAAAAACGATAAATAGTTGTATGGCAGTTAATAAAGACATAGTATCAGAAAAACTTTTTAACATACTCAAAGGATTTGGGTATGAAGTTAAAAGTTTTGATAAAGATGGTGATTTAGTGTTAAATCCACAAGAGGCAACAAGATTTGCAGTAGCAGATCCTAACCTTTTAGCAAGAATTAATCTTCCTGAAAAAACAATTATGTTAGCAACAAGTGAAGATCTTTCTGAGGAACCTGTCAGAGATATGGTAAAACATTTAGCACAAGACTATCTAATGAATTTTGACTACAAAATATTTAATAAAAAAATTAAGCCAAAAGGCGAAGAGTTAGATGTTAAAAAGAATGCGGAGAAAGAAATGGCAGATGTAATGGAAGCCAGTTTAGGTAGAATGACTGGTAGTAGTAAGACTAGTTATCAACCCCTAGAAAATGTAAAATTGGTTGTTCGTCACAAAAAAGCAGTAAATGAAGAAGTACGTGGAGCAAGAAGCAGAAACATACATAGTATCTTTATTCAACGTGGTGATGAAAGATTTAAAATGGCAGAAAATAATCTGCAAGCCGCCAGAGCAATGGCACGTCATATGTATAACGGTGGCGAAATGCATGATACTGTAGGCGAAGCAATAGTAAGTATGGCTAAAGATTACAAACAACTCCGCGAGTTTGTGAGATATGTAAAGTCAGCAAAACTTATTAATGAAGATAATCAAGAGATTGTTGAACTTGCTATAGAAAATATTAACGAAATTAGATCGCATTTTAAAAGACTAAGTGGTGTAAAAACTTATGCTAACGCAGTTGAAGGAATAGAAGATTTTAGTTCAGTAGATATACTAACAGACGATATAGATATTGAAAGTAAATTTACTGAAACACATTTTGATGATAAAGTTGCAAATGTAACTGACAGTTTAAAAAACTTAATTTCCAGAAAGAAAAGTTTTGAAAGCAAAATTACAAAAGCAATTGAGTCAGAAAACTTTGCTGATTTAAAAGACAATTTAGCAGAGCAAGACATTATGGATTTCGAAAATCCTAATGCAAGACTTGGACATCAGGTAAGTATGTTAGGTTATAGTGCAAAAGACGAAACTTTATCCAACTACTTACAAGGTTTAAGTAATAAAATTAGTGCTGGTGGAGAACTTAATCAGTTCGAATACGGTACTATAAAAAGTTGTTTACTAGGTGCTAATAGTGGTAGTACAAAAACCGCTCCAGTTGATATGGCTGAAGCATATGAAGTGTTTTTGGACCAATATACACTATAAAAACAGTATATAAAGATAAATAACTTTGTTGGCCAGAAATGGCCAATAGTTGTAAAAAAGTACTTGACTTTTTTGCATCATGGCAATATAATTAAGGCACAGTAATATGAATTTATTACGAACATGGCATACATATAAGGAGAAACATTATGGCCTCATTAGCAGAAATAAGAGCAAAACTACAATCTATGGAAAACAAATCCAGTAGTTCCCCCGCTCAAAGCGATAACGCAATTTACCCATTTTGGAATATAGACGAAGGTACAAGTACTGTACTAAGGTTCCTACCTGACTCTGATCCAAACAACACGTTCTTTTGGGTAGAACGACAAATGATTAGACTTACATTCCCAGGAGTTGTAGGTGGTGATCAAAAACCAACAACCGTACAAGTACCTTGTATGGAAATGTTTGGTGAAAACTGTCCAGTATTAACTGAGGTAAGACCTTGGTTTAAAGATCCTTCTTTAGAAGATATGGGCAGAAAGTATTGGAAAAAAAGAAGTTATATTTTCCAAGGCTTTGTAAATGAAAATCCTCTAAACGAAGAGGCACCAGAAAATCCAATTAGACGTTTTGTTATTGGACCTCAAATCTTTAACATTATTAAATCAGCATTGATGGACCCAGAAATGGAAAACCTTCCTACTGATTATGTTAATGGTACTGATTTCCGTTTAGCAAAAACAACCAAAGGACAATATGCAGATTATTCCACTAGTAAGTGGGCAAGAAAAGAAAGTGCATTGACTGAGGAACAACTTGGTGCAATCGATACGCATGGACTATATACTCTTAACGATTATCTTCCTGCAAAACCTACAGAAGAAGGTGTACAAGCGATTGCTGAAATGTTCCAAGCAAGTGTTGATGGAGAACTGTATGATCCAGCAAGATGGGGTAACTTTTTTAAACCCTATGGACTGGATACAGGAACAAGCACTCAGTCAGCATCTGCTCCTGTATCAACAACTACAACAGAGAGTGTGGCTCCTGTAAGTGCTCCAGCACCAGCAGAAGCAAAAGTTGAAGCAGAACCAGTTGCAGAAGCACCTGCTACACCTGAACCAGCACCAGCAACTGCGACAGCAGAAGCAAGTGGCGACGCAGGTAAAAAGTCAGCAGATGATATTCTTGCAATGATCAGAAATAGACAATCAAGTTAGGAGGTAGATCATGCAAAAGCCTTTTGACTTAACAAAGTTTAGAACTGGACTGACTAAAAGCATTAGTGGTATTAGTGCAGGATTTCATGATCCAAAAGATTGGATTAGCACAGGTAACCACACACTAGATTACTTAATTAGTGGAGACTTCAATGGAGGTATCCCATTAGGTAAAGTTAGTGTATTTGCAGGTGAGTCAGGTTCTGGTAAAAGTTTTATCTGTTCTGGTGTAATTACACGAAATGCTCAAAAAGCCGGTTGTCAGGTTGTGTTGTTCGATTCTGAGAACGCACTTGACGAGCAATGGCTACAAGCATTAGATGTAGATACATCTCCAGATAAACTTCTACGTGTTAGTGTTTCAATGATAGATGACGTTGCTAAAGCATTGTCTGAATTCATTAAAGACTACAAAGCAAATTATGGCGATCTGCCATATGACGAAATGCCTAAATTGGTTTTTGTAATAGACAGTTTAGGTATGTTGCTAACTCCGACTGATGTAGATCAGTTTAACAAAGGTGACATGAAAGGAGATATGGGTAGAAAACCTAAGGCACTAGCCTCCTTGGTTAGAAACACCGTAAACCAGATTGCACCTTTTCCTATAGCCTTAGTGGCTACAAACCATACTTATGCAAGTCAGGACATGTTTGATCCTGATGATAAAATAAGTGGTGGGCAAGGCTTTATATACGCAAGTAGTATTGTTATTGCGATGAAAAAACTAAAACTCAAAGAAGATGAGCAAGGTAATAAAACATCAACAGTACAAGGTATTAGAGCCGCATGTAAAGTAATGAAATCCAGATACAGTAAACCTTTCGAGGCTGTACAGGTTAAGATTCCTTATGCAACAGGCATGGATCCATACAGTGGTATGTTAGAAATGCTAGAAACAAAAGGCATTGTGGTTAAAGAAGGAAACAAACTTGCATATACCTCGCCTGTAACTGGAGAAATCATCAAAGAGTTCAGAAAAGGCTGGACTGACGACAAACTTCAGATAGTTATAGATGAATGGGGACAAAATCCTATGGCACAAACAGATGAGCCTGAGGATATTGACCCTGACGTTTTAGAACCAGAAGTTGAGGAGTATAACGATGAGTCCTGAAGTAGCATTACTTTATGATGTGTGGGAAGGTGTTAAAGACCAAGTACCACAAAAAGAACGTCTTCATACTGCAGAAAACATTGTCAGATCGTTCGACGATAATGTTGATATCTCAGATGCTGAAAACAATTTACATGATTTTGATAAAGTCATGCAGGCCGCAATAGTAAGCCATTTTGATATAGGCTTTGAGGATGAAGATGAAGACGAGGATTGGGAAACCTAATGGCAACCTATTATAATAAAATTGTCGAGGACTTAGGTAATATCGTTGATGCTATTGCGTATTACGAAAAAGAACTTGATGATGCAAGATGGGAAGTCAGGATCAAAGGGAGTCTGGAGAAAGCCTCCGCCTCCCTCCCCGGTCTTACAGAGTATCGCTTCAATCAGTTACAAGAGATTGAAGCAATACTTGAACATTTAAATATAGAATTACGGAAAGAAAGAGCAAAAACATTTCGTAAGTATTTAGAAAATTACAATAGAACTTTAAGTAGTAGAGACGCAGACAAATTTGTAGATGGCGAACAGAGTGTTATAGATTTAACTCATTTAGTAAATCAGTTTAGTTTATTAAGAAACAAATACTTGGGTATTATGAAGGGACTAGATGCTAAACAATGGCAAATAGGACACATAACAAGACTTAGAACTGCTGGTATGGAAGATATAGTTATTGATTAAAATGAAAACATTTAATGAAAAAACCTATAGACCCTTACCAGAGCAACTTACTATAAAACCTAGTAACATAGATGGACTAGGATTACACACTAATGAATATCTTGATGCTGGTACTGTATTAGGCGAAACTCATGTATTAGTTCATAACATGGACAGGCATGAATGGGTAAGAACTCCATTAGGAGGATTTATAAATCATAGCGATGATCCTAATTGTTACATTAGTACAGATAGAGGTGACAGAACATTACACACAATAAAACCAATACAAAGTGGACAAGAGCTCACAGTATATTATAGATTCAGAGGATATGATGGGACAACAGTGGATGATACTGCACCTAATATTGATTGATGCAAGACAAACTTAAAGATCTGTGGAGAAAATTTAAAGCATGGAAAATGGCCATGGAAGTTAAATTTATACTGTGGAAAGTGGACAGAAACATAAAAAGTTACTATAATAAGCAAAAAAAGTTGCAAAAAAAGTAAAAAACCGCTTGACAATTAGCAAAAATTTGCTATTATATACACATAGTTTAAATTAATAACCGTGGGAGGCAATATGCAAAACTATGTAAAAATTAAATCTGGAACTTATCGTAGTTCGCCATTAAAGGATATGATCTTTCCTTTAATTAAACCAATTAGTTATGGAAAACGTGGTGCATTTGTAACTGTAGATGCAAGTGCTGTCATGAATCCTGAATACAAGAAAATTAGAGTTCTTGTAAATGGGCCGTTAGATATTGAGCCTTCTAATAAAGAAGACTACAAAAAACTAATGGGTGTAGAAAAACCTAAGGCTAAAAAGAAAGAAACTCCTGAACAGGCAATGAACAGGATTAAAGGCCGTTTCCAAATATTGGATAAAATGACTGATGCTGTTGCTAACAATGTTGTTAGAGGACTTATAGTATCAGGCCCTCCAGGAGTTGGAAAAAGTTTTGGTGTTGAACAAATACTTGATGAGTATGAAGCAATGGCAAAATTAGGAGGCAAAACTAGAACTGAAATTGTAAAAGGTTCTATGACGCCTATAGGTTTATATCAGACACTTTTTAATAATTCTAATGAAGGAGACATTTTAGTTTTTGATGACTGTGACAGTATCCTTTTTGATGAAGTATGTCTTAATATGTTAAAGGCAGTTTTGGATTCAGGTAAGAAAAGAACAATTTCCTGGAAAGCAGAATCTAATGTATTAAGAAGAGAAGGTGTACCTGACAGATTTGATTTTAAAGGTGGCTGTATTTTTATTACTAATGTTAATTTTGAGAATGTTAGAAGTAAAAAAATCAGAGACCATTTAGAGGCATTAATGTCAAGATGCCACTACATTGATCTTGGTATGGATTCTATTGAGGATAAATTTTTAAGGATTAACCAAATTGTAAGAGATGGTATGCTTAAAGAATATGGCTTCTCAAAAGACTTCGAAAAAGAAATTATAGACTTTATGATAAAACATAGTGCTAGACTCAGGGAGATAAGTTTGAGAATGGTACTTAAAATTGCTGACTTGGCTAAAATGGATTTCGATAATTGGAAAGAAATATCCGAGTCAACATGTATGAGAAGGATTAATATTTATGAATCCTAATCAGATCTGTAATTAATTTTACAGGTTCCCCCTAGTGTTCGAAAACCTCCCACATCGAACACTAAGAGTCCCCAGGAATATATCCAGGGGACTCGCTTTTTAAGTTAATAATTTACTTGACATTCTCCAGTATCAATGTATAATAAATTTTAATATCAATTATTTTGGAGAAAAAATGGATAGATTCGAAAAAAATTTTCATATAAATTTTAGTCCTTTATACATTACAGTAGTGATTATGTTTGCTATGTGTTTTGCATTAGATACTAAAGCAGATGAAATAGAAGAAATTGTTGTAGTTGCACAACAAGAAACAGAACTCAAAGCAGATCCTATAGAAGACACTTCTTTAATACAAGCAATACTTCCTGCATTTACATATAATCCTGGTGGTTATGGTGGTTTTGTAGGTTTTAACGAGAGAGGGGCTCAAACAAATCATACTGCCGTTTTTGTAAACGGAATACCAGCAAATGATCCTGGTGCAGGTTGGTATGATTTTGGACATGATATTGCACATGGTCAAGAAGTAAAAGTAATTACAGGTGCTAATAGTGTAATTTATGGTTCTGGCAGTATGGCAGGAACAGTTTTAATACAAGACTCAATAGAGCATGGTATTACATATAGAAGAGGAGATAATAATTATATTAGAGTTGCTCCTTTAGAACAATTAGAATTTAGTTTATTTGATGGTAGTAATGGTAGTGCTAGAAATGACAACGAAGAAAAAGATCACTATGTGAACAAAACTGCAAGGTTTAATGTTAATGCAGGTGACTTTACTATTGTAGGCAAATACACTGATTATGAATATGATTATGATAATTGTTATAATTATGATTGGGGTCAAAGTAATGATTGTGTTCAGGAAGGAGAAAGATATAATCTTGCAATCAGAAATGAATACTTTACACTAGGAAGAAACTATAATAATGCAGATTACTTTACTGGCGATTTAACAAATGATGGTACTTTTTATCATTATGATCAAACTTATGCTAACGAAAGTTTTAGAGATTATTTAAGAGTAGGCAATCAAATGGAGTTAAGTAAAAATCTTAATGTAGCATTTGGTTTAGATGCAGAAAAAATATATTACAATACTTCTAGTTGGCAAAATGTAGAAGGCAGTATAGAAGTTCAAACAGAAATAACAGAGCCTGGTATATATTATGCTGATGATGACACAAACAAAAGCAGGCCTTTATGGACTGGAGAATACATTGGTACAGGAGAATTTGATATATCATATATTGGAGATGGTGTTTATACACTAACTGAAATATCTGAAAAGTATTCAGACGAAAATGCTGGTTTATATTTTTCAGCAAATGCTAATTTTATACTAAATTACAATTTTGGTGTAAGAGTTGGAAATGATAATCAAAATGCTTTAAGATTAGGTATCACAAAAGGAGATTTTTTCTTTAATGTAGGAAATAGTTTTAGAAAGCCTAACCTGTATGAACTAAATGGAGACGGTTATGTTGATGGCAATCTCGATCTTAAGCCTGAAGAAGGTGTAGGAGCAGAATTAGGTTATGGTGCAGTAAGTGTATTTTTATATGACTTTAAAGAAGCAATAGAATATGTGCCTGGTTTTTCAACAACTGTAGAAACCATGAGAATAGTATTAGACGCAGAGGCATCACTTTATGTAGATCCAGATGATCCAACACTTAATGGTCCTGGAGCAGGTTGTGTTTTAAATGCCAATTGGACTGAAAATGATGAAGCAACATTTGGTGTGCCTGGTTGTATTTACGAATCTGTAACCACAGTAGACTATATTTGGAATAACGCAACATACGAAAATACTGGTGCTTATCAAACACAAGGTATTAGATATGCAAATAACTTTGGTCCATTCTTTGTGATGTTTAAGTACACAGATACAGAACAGTCCAGAATACCTAAGTATGCTGGTGTTGTACAATGGGCTCAAAACTTGTTTGATATAGACTTTAGATTAAAGTATGCAGTAAATTTAGAAAGAGAACCTGGACCTTATGATTTTTTAGCAGAAGGAGAGGAGTATTTAGAAGATTTACATAAGTTAGATTTTTACATTACTAAAGAATGGTCTAATGGTGTTATATTATCATTTAAAGGTGAAAACTTAACAAATGAAATAGTTGAGGTAGTTCCTGGATATGATTCATTTGGAAGGCAATATCATTTAACATTGGACTATAAGTGGTAAAATAAAATGGGTAAATGTGTTTTAGAAATCAGAGATGAAGTCAATGTAAGATTTCAAGGCCTTGATGTAAAAACAAGGCGTAAAATATCTGATGAAGTAAAATACTTTTTGCCCTATGCTTATCATATGCCTTCCTATAAATTAGGTAGATGGGACGGTTGTATTAGATATTGTGATATAGGTGGTAGAACATATTTCCATTTATTAGATAAATTGTTACCAATCGTTACAGAAGATGGGTATGAAATAGAAGTAAAAGATGCCAGAAAGAATTGGAACTTTAGTTTTACAAATGTAACAAAAGATAGTTATCAACATGTTGTATGGCCAAAAAAACATCCTGCAGAAGGAGAGCCTATTATTTTAAGGGACTATCAGGTTGATATTGTAAATAAGTTTTTAGATAATCCTCAATGTTTACAGGAAGTGGCCACAGGTGCTGGTAAAACTCTTGTGACTGCTGTATTAAGTCACAAGTGTCAAGGATATGGTAGAACTATTGTTATTGTTCCTAACAAAGACTTGGTTGTACAGACAGAAAAAGATTACATAAATTTAGGACTTGATGTTGGTGTATTATATGGCGACAGGAAAGAGTATGATAAAACACATACAATTTGTACGTGGCAAAGTTTAAGTGTATTAGAAAAGAAAAGTAAAAACTATGAAGCAGATTTTCCTATAGATGAATTTTTAGATGGAGTTGTTTGTGTAATGGTAGATGAAGTACATAAAGCAAAAGCAGAAGTACTCAAAAACTTATTAAGTGGTCCTTTTAAAAACGTTCCTATTAGATGGGGATTAACAGGAACTATTCCAAAAGATGAACATGAAGCAGTTGGTTGTTTATGTAGTTTAGGTCCTGTTGTAGGTAATTTAAGCAGTAAAGAATTACAGGACATGGGTGTATTAGCAGACTTAGATATTAGTGTACTACAATTACAAGATGGTTTAATACAGTTTGGCAGTTATGCACAAGAACTTAAATGGCTTGTAACAGATCCTAAAAGAATAGATCAAATTAGTCAGATAATAAATGGATTTAGTGCAAATGGAAACACACTTGTTTTAATTGACAGAATAAAAACAGGTCAAATGCTGGAAGAAAAAAATCCAGACTGGGTATTCGTTTCAGGTTCTATGAAACAACAGGATAGGCAAGAAAATTATGATGATGTTTCTGAAATGAATAATAAAGTAATTGTGGCTACTTATGGAGTGGCGGCAGTTGGTATCAACATACCAAGAATATTTAATTTAATAATGTTGGAACCAGGAAAAAGTTTTGTGAGAGTTATACAAAGTATTGGAAGAGGTATTAGAAAAGCACAAGACAAGGACTATGTTCAAGTAGTAGACTTGACTAGTAATTTAAAATACAGTAAAAGGCATCTTACTAAAAGAAAGGCATTTTACAGAGAGCAGAACTTTAGGCATACTGTGACTAAAGTAGAATATAAGTAAGGAAAATTATGAAAATATTAACAATAGAGAACAGCACATATGATATAGATTGTGTACCTGATGAAATAGAAGATGTAAGATATTGTGTATTTGATGGTGGCGACGAGGAGTTTCAAGATTATTATTTTTTACCATTAATCTTTTTAGAGAGTTTTCATGCTCCTGCAATTTGTTTGCAAATAGGCGAGTATAGTTTACAGATGCCTATGGATTGGAGTATTTTAACTTGTGATGAGGACTTTGCAGACCTGGAAATTATTCCGTTAGCAAGTTTAAACAATAGAGGATTTTTAAGTCCCATACTAAATCCAATGCATAGTTGGATGCCGAGGGCAGAGGAGATACAGATTACTAATGTTTATCAGGATGTTAAATGGTACTTCCCAAAACTTAAAAATGGACACATGTTGGTTGTGCCTTTAGAAGATAAACCAGAGCCTAAGTGTGCCCTTTTTGTAAAAGATTACAAAAAAATTAAAAATGTAGATATATCAGATTTGTTATAGGAGGTTAATATGGCAAAAAGAAGATTTAGAATAGATGGTGGAAATTATGGAGGAGAACTTGTTTTAGGAGAAGTAAGTCCTGCATTTGCTAGTCATTATGCAGAAAGCCAAGATCATGTAGTAGAAGCAGTTTTAGAAGCAGATCAAATGGGTTGGGGTAATGATGACGAACCTGAAGATGCATTATTAGATCCAAATATACCTCCAATACCAAATACAGATTTTAACATGTGGGAAAATGATGATATAGAGCATTTAAACGCACCTTATTCAGATAGTGGATTTACAGTATATGAGGTACCTGCAGATAAATCTGATGATTGGAATTATGATAAAGAAGTTTATGAAGGTGAGGGAATTTGTGTTTATGGTAGAGAAGGTGGATACTTTGGAAATGAAGAGCCTGAAATTGTAAATGAAGAAGACGATAAAGGTAACAAATATGTACCTGTTCTATGTTTTCATAGTTCTGAAAAAGGATCTTTTACAAGTTGGTTTGTAGATACAGATGAAGATTTTGATGAATTTAAATTAGGTTACAGTATAGTTGAAACTAATTTATGTGAATTAGTAGAAAATGTTTATTATGATAAGCAAGAATTAGAAGCAAATTACGATTATAACGATACAACCGGAAAAGGTTATCATGCAGAAGTAGGCTGGTTAAATATGAAGTGGCATGATAGTAAGGAACTTTCACAAGAAAATATGGAAGAGTATTGGTTAGAATATGAAGACAACGTAGAATGGGAAAGAGAGAATAGGTGAAAAGAATATTAATTTTTGGCTTGCCTGGTTCAGGCAAGTCAACACTTTCAGAAAAACTTGTAGAAGTTTTAGGAAATGCAGACTGGCATAACGCAGACAAAATAAGAGAAACATTTAACGATTGGGACTTCTCTCCTGAAGGTAGGGAAAGACAATCGTTGCGAATGAGAGATTATGTACGCAAAAGTGTTGCTAAAAAACGTTACGGCATAGCAGATTTTGTTTGCCCAACAAATGAACTTAGGGAAAAACATGTTCCAGAATATGTTATCTGGATGGATACTATAGAAGAAGGCAGATTTGAAGACACTAATAAATTATTTGAAAGTCCTAATGGTACAACATTTATAAATGCGAGAATTAGTGCCGAGGAATGGTGGACAGAAGAAAAATGTGATGAATGGGCAAAATTGTTAGCAGTAGATATTAAAGATCATGAGTTCGAACCAAAGCAACCTACAACACAAATGCTTGGTAGATTTCAGCCTTTTCATGATGGGCATAAAGAATTATTTAAAAGAGCATTAGATAAACACGGACAAGTGGCAATACTGGTTAGAGATATGCCACTTACAGATGAAAATCCATGGCAAGTGGAAAAAATTTGTGAAAATATTGAAATTGCATTGGCAGAATTTGCCGGCAAGTTCAGATGTTATCCTGTACCCAACATAATGAACATAACTTATGGAAGAGATGTTGGTTACAAGATTGAAGAAGAGTCCTTTGATAAGGATATAACAGAAATTAGTGCAACTAAAATTCGTAAACAAATGAAAAAAGAAGGAAAATTGTAATGGAAGAACTTGTAAAAAAAGTTGAGCAATGGCACGTTGACAGGAATCTTATAGATGGAGCCTCAGATAAAGATCAGGTTTTAAAACTTATCCAGGAAATGGGAGAGTTATCTGATAATGTCTGTAAAGGAAATGACATAAGAGACGATTTAGGAGACATGTTAGTTGTAATGATTAACATTATGAAACGTAATAATATCACTATGGAAGAATGTTTAGCAGTAGCATATATGGATATTAAAGACAGAAAGGGTCGTATGGTTGACGGTATCTTTGTAAAAGAAGGAGATAAATGATAGCAAAAGATCCTGGAAAAATGCATTACTATATCAGTTTAGTAAAAAGTGGTATTAGAATTGCAGGTTGTATTGTAGCAGTTTTATTTCAAAGTATAACAATATTGGCTATCTCTCTTTTAGTTGCTGAAATATTAGGCATACTAGAAGAAGTGATGGATTAATGTTTAAAGTATATGAAATAAAATTTAAAGATGGCTTTGTGTATTATGGATATACTGCAAAGCCTTTTAACCTTAGGCTAAAAGAACATTTAAAGTCAAGTCAAAAAGGTAAAAGCCTACTTTACAAAAAAATGAGAAATGCAGAATATGACTGTGACTGCAGGATTGTACAAACATTCCCTACAATGGAAGAAGCATTAGAATGGGAAAAGAAACTTATAAAGAGAACTCCACACAATCTAAAGTTAAATAAAAGTTGGGGAGGAGAGAATGGCGAAAATAATTACAGAAGATGGAAACAACAAGACATCATTAAAAAACATTACAAAAGGAAAAACACAAAATACAAATTTTAACCATCCTGCATATACAAGGTATCCACACATGATGGGAACAAATTATTTTGGACCTGAAGGAACAGTTTCTGCTGATTATATAAACAGCGATAAAAATTTAAGATATTCTAAATGGAAAAAAACTTTTGCATTTAGGCCTAAAATTACAATAAGTGGCAAAAAAGTTTGGTTAAAAACAATTTACAAAAGAAGGAGATGGATGCATATTGAACCTCCACAATTTCCTGTAAATAGTTTTAACAAAGTAGAATATGCAGAATGGGAAGACATTCTAAATTTAAAAATGAAAAATTAATATGAAAGATATAAAAGAAGCAATTAGAACTGTTCCTAATTTTCCTAAAGAAGGAATACAATTTAGAGATATTACAAGTTTACTTGAAGACACAGAAGCATTTAATAAAGCACTTATAGAAATGACTGCACATTGTATGATGTTTCAAGCAACTAAAATTGTTGGAATAGAAAGTCGAGGATTTATTTTTAGTTCTCCTATTGCCAGAGATATGGAGTTGCCATTTATTTTAGCAAGAAAGCCTGGTAAATTACCTAATCCTACATATCAAAGAAGTTATGATTTAGAATATGGTAGTAATGAATTACATATTCAACAAAACTCTAATTTGACAGTTTCAGATAAAATTGTTATAATAGATGACTTAATAGCAACTGGCGGTACTGCAAAAGCAATCGCTAGTTTAATATGTCAATGTTGGAATATTCCAAAAGAAAATATACTTATTTTGGCTTTAGTAGACTTACCAGATTTAGGTGGTAGTGTTGCGATAAAAGATTTAGGATTTAATGTGGAAACATTGATAGAGTTTGAAGGAGAATAATGCCTAAGAAACCACAAATACCTTTAAAAGAAATAATGGCGGCTATCGATAAAAAAGATAGAAACTTTTATAACAATTTAAGTGATGAGCAAAAGAAGGCTTTTAGTGCCTGGATGATGATGAGATATTGCAGTAGTGTCCAAGGCAGAGATGCCGCAAACTACATTTACATGACTAATGAACTTGTTAATTATCAATTTAGTGAAGTAAGTAAACATCCTGAGTTGCAATGGCTTTTATTGAGTGCATGTGGTATTGGTAAAATACAATTTCATCCTTATTTAAAACCGCCTAATAGCAGGAAAAAGAAAAATAAAATATTTGAATTTATCTATAATATATATCCACATATGAAGGCAGAAGATATAAACAATATGATAGATATTAATACAAAGGAAGAATTAACAGAATTTGCAGTAGCACACGGATACGATGACAAAACAATTAAAGACATCTTCGGAAAGTAACACTTGTAAATGGTGTGGAAAGACTTTTATGAGCGAAAGAACACTGGCCGCTCATATGTGTATTAAAAAGAGACGTTGGGCAGACAAAGATCTAACACATACAAGATTAGGCTACAGGGTGTTTCAGATGTTTTATGAAATGAATACTACTGCTAAAAATCCTAAAACACAGGAAGAGTTTATACAAAGCCAATACTATGAAGGATTTGTAAAATTTGGCAGAAGTTGTTTAACAAATGAATATTTACAGCCAGATCAGTTTGCAGAATGGTTAATAAAAACAGGTAAAAAATTAAAGGACTGGAGCAAAGACAGTTTATATGATGAATTTTTACTAACTTATGTAAAAAAAGAGCCTGGTATGAAAGCATTAGAAAGGAATATTATGTATTTAGATACTTGGGCAAAAGAACATGATACACAATGGCAGGAGTATTTTAAAGAAGTTTCCACACCAAGAGCAGTACATGATATTAGAAGTGCAAAAATATCTCCATGGTTAATTTATTTGTCTGAAACAGGAGATTCACTTTTAACAAGATTAAATGATGAGCAAGTTGTTATGATACAACATATAATAGAAGCAAATTTTTGGATGAAATTATTTGTGCAAAATAAAGAAGAAGTTGCTGAAGTAAAACAAGCATGTGAGGTAGCAGGTATATGAGTGAAGATAAAAAAGAAAGTTTTGATTTAAACGATATAGACAGTATTGCAAATGAATGGAAACCTAGTATAGTAAATTGGGACATTATACAACGTATGCGATTTAAAAATGCAGATGCTGAAATTGATCCTGAGGATAGTTATTCAAAAGGCGAAAGAAAATTTAAAAAGCAGTAATATGAAAGTAGTAGATTATTTTGGTCCTAAAGTTGCAAAAGTGAAATTATCTGAACAAGATTCTAAAACACTTTACAATTACTGTTTAGAAGCACAAGTGCCACATAATAGTAAACTATTAGGAAATGTTAGAGAGCAAAATAGTTTAACTGAGTATTTACAAAATACAAATTTATGTAAAACAATATCAAATTACATGGAAGATTATTTAACTTTTATTGATGCAGGATTATGGAAGTCAGCAGTAGAATCTAAACAAATACCAAATTTTTTAGAAATGACAGATGCATGGTATAACAAACAAATACATATGGAAAATACTGTTTTACATGATCATAGACATAGTGCTGATTTAGTTTGTGTAATTTTTCCTAAAATTTATTTAGATGACGATGCAGAATATTTTAAAACAGATCAAATACCTAGTCAGAAAGGACAATTATTTTTTATATATGCTGACTCTATAAAAAATGATTTTGGTAAAAGTTCTATAGAAGTACAACCAGAACAAGGAGATATGTTTATTTTTCCTTCTCAGTTAAGCCATTATACTGCTCCTGTTTTAGGAAAAAGTTATAGATATAGTGTAAGTTGTAATTTTAGTTTTACAGCAAAAGCAAAAAATTTATTACATAAGATGAGTAAAAATGAAAATTGATTTTGATGTAGATATTGATATGGGTAACAGAGATGACTTCCTAAAGTTAGTCAATGTTACTCCTGCAAGTATAGAAAAAGATAGTAAGTTTACTAAACACAATACTGGTGTTTACTTTCAAAATATTTCTAAGTTTCCACTAGAAGGATATAGTACAATAGATCACAAACAAGCAGAAGAAGATGGATGGTTTAAAGTAGATTTTCTTAATAATCATATATATAAAGATGTAGTAGATGAGCAACATTTAGATAGACTTATTGCCACAGAACCTGTTTGGGAGTTATTGAAACATCAGGAAGTTGTAGAGCAATTATTTCATATAAACAACCATTTTGATATCGTAAAACAATATCCTCCTAAAAGTTTAGAGGACTTAGCAGTAATTCTAGCAATAATTAGGCCTGGTAAAAGGCATCTAGTAGGTAAAAGTTGGGAACAAATTGTTAATGATGTTTGGATAAAGCCTAATAACGATACTTACTTCTTTAAAAAAAGTCATAGTTATGGGTATGCATTAGCAATTATTGTACAATTAAATTTGATTTGTGAACAGTTGGTTTAGTCTTTAGGCTTAATTACTAATTGAACACCACGCCGTTTTATTCTTTTTCTTAATAAATTTTGTAAAGTAGTCATAGGACCAAATAAAACTTCTATATCTTTCATTACAAATGTTCTTAAGCATTTATGAAACTGTTTCATCTCATAATGTAAAAATATATCAATAGGTAATTGTCTGTTACTTTCCCACCACCATGTTTCCCCTAATTCTAAAAACTGTCTTCTTTCATTATTAGATGGTATTTTTTCTATATCATAAAATGTAAGTATTGTATTATCATGATTTACAACTACACCTACATATTCTTGACCTGCATAGGTAATTCCAGTTAAAAAAGGGTACTTCTCAGATGTCTCTGTTATTAAATTATCTTTCTCCACAAAAGTATTTATGCCGTTAAACGATAAATAGTATATTATTAAGAGTAAAAAAATATGACATATGGTGATCACAGACTGTATCTTTATGAAGATAATTTTGAATTGGTTGTTGACGCCTATGGAATCTACGTGGATAACAGACCAATGAATAATAGAAAATTAGTTGCCCATAAAGGCATTTACAATGAAATAAAATTTACTATCAGAAACAGAGATAGGAAGTTACAAAACGTTTTTAGTGATACTTTATCAGCAACATTAATAAATCCAACTACTAAAAGAAGAATTTTTACTAAAATTTTAGAGCAAACAAGTGATGTTGGTTGCGTAAAACTTATTTTAGATGAGGGAGATTTACAGAATGTTGATGAAGGTTTATATACAATATATGTGACTAGAGTAAAAACTGATGGCAACGAGCACCCTGTTTTTGCAGATCAAAATAATGGTCTTAAGTTTCAAATTCAGATAGACGCTCAAGCAAAATCGGAACCTGTGGAAACACAATTAGGTAATACATTTACTCAGGTTGCTAATACAGGCTCTGGAGATCCTGCAAACATATTTACTACAAGTGCATTTTTTGGAAATCAAGATAGAAACTTTAGCCATGCATTACATAGTATTGCAATTTATCCTAGTGCCTACACAGGAAATATCACAATACAAGGTAGTTGTATAGAAAATACTCCTAACAGTGATGATGCAAGTACTGATTGGTTTGATGTAGAAAGTAATATATCTTTATCTGCTTCAAGCAGTATATACCATAAAACATTTACATTAAATGCTAATTGGCTAAGAATATTGCATACACCTACAAGTGGTAGCATAGATAAAATTCTGGTTAGAAACTAATTGACTTTTTGTACTTTTTTGTTATAATATCCGTATGGATATAGACTTTCTTGTAGAAAAGGTACATCGCCTCCTTTTAGATAATTTACCCGTTAGAACTAGTAAAACTCCTAGTGGATGGATCACTATGGATTGTCCTATGTGTAATGATAAAAGAAAAAGAGGCGGACTTATAACTACAGGTGCAAGGATTAGTTATAATTGTTTTAACTGTGGCTTTACAACAGGTTGGGCACCTAATCCTGCTTTAGGTAAAAAATATAAAGATTTAGCAACAACATTAGGTGTATCTACAAGCGACATACACAAAGTACAAATTGAATTACTAAAATATAATGATATTTTAGAGCAAGAGGAAGTATCTGATTACATATACAATCTACAAAAATTTAACACGGAGAAACTGCCAGAAACAGCCGTCGCTGTAGAAGATTTACCAGATACACATAATGTTAAGCAATATGCAATTCAAAGGGGACTACTTGGTCTATATCCACTGCTATACTTTGATGAAAGTTTATACAAGCAGAGATTGGTTGTCCCCTTTACTTACAATAATGAATTAGTAGGTTGGACAGCAAGGCATGTAAATCCTCCCAATAAACAAACTCCAAAGTATCTACACAAAATACAACCTGGCTATGTTTTTAATATTGACAGATTTGCAGACAGTAAACGTGAAATAGTTATTGTTACAGAGGGTGTATTTGATGCCATACAACTTGATGGTGTTAGCATACAGGGTAATAGTGTTACTCCAGAGCAGGCACACTTGATTGAAAAATTAGGTAAACGTGTTATACTATGTCCAGATAGAGATAGTGCAGGTAAAGAATTGATTGAGCAGGCATTAGAGTTAGGTTGGGAAGTGGGTTTTCCTCCCTGGAGTAATGATGTAAAAGATGCCGATGAGGCAGTTTTAAAATATGGAAGGTTGGCTACTGTGGCAAGTATTATTAAACATGCTACAGATAATAAATTAAAAGCACAAGTAAAGGCAAAAATGATATGAGAGAAAAATTAAATCACTGGAAACATGTATGTAAAATACATTGGAAAGAAATTGTAACTCTTTCCATAGCATTACATTGGGTAGTTGATTTATTAATTTTAGGGCCTATAGTTTTCTTTTTGGGTGTAATGTTTGGCATACACATAGATCATGGACATTAAATGAATTTATATACAAATGGTTGTAGTTTTACAGCAGGAACAATAGTAGACCAATCACTGTTTGGTAATAAAAAATTTGGTAAACCAGATTGTGTTAATTGGACATCGTTTTGTAGAAAAGGGCAATATGGTACTGTAGATTACTTTGATACAATAGTTAATAATGCTATTGAGGGTGGAAGTAATCATAGGTTATTTAGGCAAACTACAGACTTTATAAATGAAACTGAAAATTTAGATGATTGGATTTTTGTATTACAATTATCTGATCCTGTAAGATTTGAACTTTTTTATGAAAAGTATGGTGCCTGGATAGGTATTATAAAGGATATGCATTTTACAGAGGATAGAGTTTTACAGGAAACAGCAGATGTAGTAAAAGAAGTAGAAGACTTCTTTATTAGACTTATAATGCCTACAGTTTTCCTTACAAGAACAGAACAAGAAGGGATATTTGAATTATATAATATGGTAAACACTTTTATAGAATTATGCAAACATAAAAATATTAAATATTTGATTACAGGCATGAGTAATAAATGTATGCCAAATGTATTTGAGTATTCTGGAAGAGATGATCAGCCTTTTAATGGATTAAATTTTCCTGTATTTGATACTAGTAATTTTATTTTGCCAATATCTAATGTCGCAAGAGAACATATAATTCATCAAAGTGATCCACATCCAAACGAAATAGGTCACAGTTTAGTGGCAAGATATATAATAAATGAGATAGAAAAAAGATGGTAGATATAAAAACATATACAGAAGAAACACAGGAATTATTTTTAAGATTTTTATTAAGCGATCCTGACTTATTTGCAAGATGTCAAAATATTGTAAAGCCTGATTATTTTAATTTAAAATACAGAAAAGCAGTTGACTTATTTGTAAGTCATAGTACAAAGCACAATGCTATTCCCACACCTGAGCAAGTTAGTGCAGTTGCAGGTGTAACATTGGAGCCTATTCCAAATGTAACTCCAGATCATCATGAATGGTTTATGAATGAATTTGAAACATTCTGTAGACATAAAGCATTAGAAGAAGCAATAATTGAAAGTACAGACTTGTTAGAGAAACAAGATTATGGTACTGTGGAAAACAAAATTAAAGATGCAAGTCAGGTAGGACTTGTGAAAGATTTAGGATTAGATTACTTTGAAAATCCTAAAGAGAGATTGGAATGGATTAAGAAACAGGCAGGTGCAGTTAGTACAGGCTGGAAAGGCATAGATCAGAAACTGTATGGTGGTTTAAACAGAGGTGAAATGACAATTTTTGCAGGTGGTAGTGGTGCAGGTAAAAGTTTATTTTTACAGAACTTTGCAGTAAATTGGGTACAAGCAGGTTATAATGTTGTATATATAAGTTTAGAGTTAAGTGAGCAGTTAATTAGTATGCGTCTTGATGCCATGATAAGTGGCTTTGGTACTAAAGAAATAATGAAAAACATTGATGATGTGGATTTAAAAGTGCGTATGAAGGCAAAAGGTGCCGGCAGACTTAGGGTAAAACAAATGCCTAACGGTGTAAACGCAAATGATATAAGAACATTTTTACGTGAGTATGAAATACAATGTGGCGAAAAAGTTGATTGTTTACTTGTTGATTATTTGGATTTAATGATGCCTATAAGTCAACGTGTAAGTGGCGGCGATTTATTTATTAAAGACAAGTATGTATCTGAGGAGTTGCGTAATTTAGCAGTAGAAAGAGACTTATTATTTGTTACAGCATCGCAGTTAAACAGAGGAGCAGTAGAAGAAATAGAATTTGATCATCATCACATAGCAGGTGGTATTAGTAAAGTGCAAACAGCAGATAATGTTGTGGGTATATTTACAAGTAATGCTATGCGAGAAAAAGGCAGATATCAAATACAGTTTATGAAAACTAGAAGTAGTAGTGGTGTTGGCACAAAAGTAGATCTCAGTTTTGATCCTGATACATTGAGGATTGAAGACTTGGGAGAAGATGAAGAAGATGCAATGACAGTTACTACAAACAATTTAGTTGATCAACTAAAACGTAGCAATTCAATAAAAACAGAAGATCCAGAGCAAACAAGCACAATAGAACAAACGATGAACATGCGAGAGTTCCTGAAGAAAACCGACTTATAATGATAAATAGCATTATAGATAATATTTTTCTGGAGATAACGTGAAGAAAACCCGCAGTATATTAGAGGAACTTAATCAAATCTCTGTCGACAGAGACAGAAACCATGTGGTCTCTAATAGGGGAGAGCATGTTATCAATAGTGCTATCAATTTAATAGAGCAAATCGAAACTTATTTCGATGAAAAAACAGCAAAAGACTTAACTAACAGACTGGTAAACAGTATCAAGGGCAAAGACGTTAGAAAGTTCTCCAGAGGTATTACTAAAATAATAAAAGAATCTCAGAGAGAACAGAAAGATGCTACTTGAAGATTTCACTAAACCTGTTATAAAAGAAGCCATTGCGGACAATATTGAACGTCTACTTAATGTCAGTGACGGAAGAATGGACCGTAATGCTCCTGCAAGTTCCTATAATTCTTTAGTAAAATCAGAACCCAATTGGAGAAATGCTGAATCTATGGGAATAGAATCTATTCCACAAAGATACTTTTTAGGTTATACAGGTGATGCTTTAGATCAAATAATACAAAAGTTTTTCTATATAGGATTTGATACAAGAGGTAATCTTGACCGACCAGGCAACTATCATATTTGGATAGGTGGAAAATATCTAAGTGCAGAATTCGAATCTGCAAGAAGAGATTTTTACAAAACAGTTTACCCTGGCGAAACAGAAATAAATCCAGATACTAAGCAATTACAGTTTGTAAATTTTCCTGTAAACGGAAGAGCAAACGGCATAAATTTAAAAAAATGGGTAAATGCAAAACCCAAAACAGCAGTTGGTACTGAAGGAAATTGGTTCAGAATAGTGCCTGATGGTAATCTAATCAGAATAGATCCAACTGAAGATGCTTTAACATATAAAAAGTTAATGAACTTTTCTGGATTTGATGAACAAGGAAATAGAACTTCAGAACTTTTAGTAACCCACAGAGAAGAAAATATACAACGTACTATAGATGACATACTAAAAGATCAAGATAATGCAAAACCGTTGAAAGACGGAGACAAAGCAAAGTTACCTGGATTTAAAGACAAAAATGGCAAAGAAATAATTTTTATTTATAAGCAAGTAAAAGATCCAAATACTGGAGAAGCAGTTGAAGGCTATTGGTTGAACCCTGTAAACAACAAAAAAATAGACAGAGGCTCCCCTGAACATGAAATGCTGATGGCTATAAAGGGCAAACAGCCAGACGGCAAAACCAATTTACGTCCTGGTGATAAAAGTACTTTTATGAAAATATGGCAAAATGGTGCTTTTAGATTAAGTTCTTATTCAAATAAAGGCATGAGATTCCAAAATGATCCTAAATTAAATGCAATGGGTAAACTTTTTGGTGTTATAGGAGATGTTGCAGGGTCTTTACTGAAAAAACCTGTTCAAAGTTTCTTTGACAGACGTAAAGGAAACAGACATGACCCTGATGGTAAATTATTTAATTTAAGAAATCCAGATTCATTTGTTATCCAAATAAAAAATTGGCGAAATTCTGAGGATGGTTTAATAAGAATGAGACAATTTTTACAAGACCTTGCAAAAGAATTTGAACAAAAATATAACCAAAAACCAGATCTTTTAAAAAATTATGATAAAGGTTTTAAATTTGCACCATACGGTGACAATATTTTCAGACTGCTAAAAGAAATAGAAGATTTTGTCACACCTAAATTCAGAGAGGGAGATGTTGTTGGCTATGTGTCTAAAGATGGAAAGCCTAAAAAGGTTGTTATTATAGAAATGAATCCAGTTGCACCTACAGAAGTAGTGGTACAGGATTTAGAATACTACAGAAGTAAAGGATTAAAACCACAAGGACCTTCAGGTATTTTAATAGATAAAAATGGCAATCAGATTAGAAATAAAATATTTGATCCAAAAAAATTATTTCCTCAGCAAGAAAGTTACAGAAAAAAATTCGAACAAGCACATCCTAATGTTAATTTAATTAAATTTTTAGAGCAAGTTGGCTACAATATGGCATATCATTTTGGACAATCTGGTACACCAGAAAGAGCAACCACTGGAAATTTAGCAAAAATGGAAGAAGTTTATACAGAACTTGCAGGAAAAAAATGGGAAGACAAAAGAAAAATAAAGAATCCTAATAATCCAGAACAAGAAATTTATGACACTGGTCCTGGCACAAGACACAATGTACTAAACAGATTTGGTATTATTGTTGTCAATTACTTAAAGTTAGTAGATTTAGATAAGTTAGAAAAATTATTAGACGAATTTAAAAACCAATCAGAACAAGATGAAAACGATCAAGATGATCCTATATTTAAACCTGTACAGCACAAAGTTGGCGATGTGGTGCTTTTTATTGGTGGTAAGAACACCAGTCAACAAGGCAAGCCTATACCTGCTAAAATAGTTGGACTAAAAAGAAATGAACTAGGAAAACCAGGACAAACTGTACCTATGGAAGGAACATGTTGGGTAAAGAGTGAACAAAATGCTACAAACGGTTTTGAAATCACAACAGCAAGTTTATTAACATATGAACAATATAAAAAAATGAGAGAGGAAGGCCTAATTGAGGAATTTGAAGAATGGGCGGCAGAACCATTTGAAGGTGAAGATCCTACTGATCCTAATAGTCCTAATTTTGGGAATGTTTAATGAAGTTTACAGATTTACATAAAAATATTCTCAAAAGTATTTTATTAGAAGCAGAAGGTAAAAACACTCATTTAGAACATCTAGAAGATAATATTTTTAATAAAGGATATGAAGGTGCCAAAGAGGCAGTTGATTATCTTCACAGTTTACATGAAATGCTGGAAGGCAGTAGCAAAACAAAAATATCTATGACAACAAAATGGGACGGTGCTCCAGCAATAGTTTGTGGCAGAGATCCAGAAACAGGTAAATTTTTTGTTGGTACAAAAGGTGTATTTGCACAAAAACCCAAAATAAATTTTACAAATAAAGACATTGAAGAAAACCATCCAGATAGTGGTTTACAGGATATTTTAAAAGTAGCATTGGAAAATTTGTCCAAGTTAAACATAGATACAGTTGTGCAAGGCGACATGTTATTTAAAAAGGATACGGTACAAACAGGCACAATTGATGGTGACGATGTAGTATATTTTAAACCTAACACATTGTTATATGCTGTACCTAAAGGCAGTGATTTAGCAAACGAAATACTGCAATCCAATATGGGTATAGTATTTCATACAGAATATGTTGGCGGACCAACACTTGCAGATACTACTGCAAAATTTGGATACAATAGCAGTGGATTAACAAAAAACAAAGATGTATGGTTTAGAGATGCCACTATAAAAGATCTTAGTGGTACAGTAACACTTACAGAGCAGGAAAGTGTTGAAATGATTAAGGCTATATCAGATGCAAATAATTATTTAACTAAAATTGGTAAACCAATGTTTGACTGGATAGAAAAAGGTTCTGATGTAATAGGTAAAGAATTTATACAATATTTAAAAGCACATGTAAACAGCAACATCAGAGACGGCTACATAGAACAAGACCCAGCCAAATTTGCAAGTGAGTTTACACAAAGTTATATTGCTCGTATGGAAAAAAAGATAGATGGATATAAAACAGAAAAAAAGCAGGACGAGTATAGAAAAATTTTAGTAGATGGTGTAAAATTTTTAAAAGAGTATGTGAATAGTATTGTAGGTGTATATGACTTATATACAAAATTAATTGGTGCTAAAAATTTAATTGTACAAAAATTAGAAACTATCAGACAGATGCCTACATTTAAAGAAACAGAAAATGGATTTGAGGTTACAGCAGAAGAAGGATTTGTTGCAGTAGACAGAATGGGAAGTGCCTTAAAAATTATTGATAGATTAGAGTTTAGCAGATTAAATTTTGGTTCAGGTAGGCCTGGTGAGTAAAATGGAATTAGATTTTTTAGATAATGAAATTACAGAAGGCAGACTTTTTAGAACTTCTCGTAATTACCAAAACTTAACTGGACGTGATGTTGCAGATTTATTTTACTTAACCAGTTTGGCCATATACATAATGGAAAAAGATTCCAAACAAACAAACTTTGCAAAAGCATACGCAAAAAGGACTACCCAATATGGCCCTTATGCTCTGTTTAGAACACATGCAACAGATTTATATTTGCTAGGATATGTAATAGATAATCCTGATAACGATAATATTAAGTTAAAAGATCATTTAATTAGTACTGGATTTTTAAAAAGTATAAAATTACAAAACAGAAGGCACTGGAACTTTTTTAATAAAATAGGCAGAGGTGCCATTGTAGATGGACCTGTTTCATTTTTTATTAGTTTGGAAAATCAACTTAAAATTAAAGATGCTAGATACAAGTCCTGGAGGAGATTAGCAACTGATTGGCAAAGCACTAAGTTTAGATCTAAACAATATGTAACATCAAAACTAATTCAGGAATTTAGACGTATAGGATTAGGCAGTGAAATGATGACTCCATTGCAAACTATGACAAAATATAGAAGTTATGAAATCACAGACAAGTATAAAAGAAGGCCAGGTACTGGCAGAAAGGTAGCAGGTGCAGTAGCAGGTGCAGTAGCAGGAAGGTATGCAGGTAAAAAGATAGCACAAAAATTTGGCAAAGATGTAGATAAATATAAAAGAGCAGGAACAGGTATTGGTGCAATAGCAGGTTATTGGGCCGGAGGAAGACAAAGACAATCATGAAAATAAATGATATAATTTTAAAAGAAGAAATAGATCAGAAAGAAGCAGATATGGTTTATCAGAGTCTTATTGCCTCTGGAGATCCTTATGACAAACAAGTTGCTCAACAATTACAAAGAACCAGGACTGATCCTAGATATACTTCTGTTGATGCGGCCCAACAAGCGGCTGAAACTAGAGCAAGAAACGAAATGAAAACAAAAATAAATAAGTTAAAAACAGCAGAAGAAACAGGCAAAATAAAAGTAGCAGATCCTAATGAGCAATCAAATGCAATAAGGAAAAAGTATCAAAGAGGTTGGAACGAAGAAACACACGGTAAATTAAGAGGTGAATTTACACCACAAGAATTTAAAAAGTACTTACCAGTTATAGATCAAGGGTTTGTTAAAGGTGTAGAAACTGGTGTGGTTGGTTTAGTAAAGTTTACATCAGATTATGCAGATACCGATTTAGCAAAACTTTTACCTACACCACAAGTATCCTACCAATCCAAACTTGGTAGAACAAGAGCATCTTAAAAAATCAAATATATACTCAAAATTTTTTACGAATCAGATAAATAAATGTAACGGCGATATTTAGTCGCTAAACAATTTAGGAGAAATACAATGGCACAATCAGATAGAAGAGCGGCGGCGGCTGGTGAGTTTATTGGTAAAGATGTATTCTTAAAAAGTTTCCAACAACAATCAGGAAACATTAGTGCATCACAATTAACAGCATTAGTTAGTTCAGTCCAGCAATTAAACCTTTCAGTATTAAAAGTTGGAGATTTCACAGCAGGAACTCAAGATACAGTAAAATTTATACTAGAAGGTGCTGACAACCTTGCAAATGGTGACCTAGCAGGACACGTTATTGCAGACATCAGTTTCTAAGTTTAACTAAAAAACTTTTAAAAAGGCAGTTTTATACTGCCTTTTTTTATCATTAAACTTTTTAAAATAATTAAAAAATGATAAATAAAAGTAAGATATAGACAAACGTCTATAGAAAAATTTAGGAGAAAAAAATGGCACAAACAAAAGGAGAAGGTAAAGGAGTAGCCGAATTCGCAACGGGTACCCTTATATCAAGACACAACCTATTAGCAGTTTTAGTTGATACAGGTGCAGACTTACAAGCAGAGGACGATGCGCCTTTTGAAGCAGTTGAAAGAGCATTAAGCATTATTCAACCACTTATGTATGTTGTTCCTTCAGCATCAGCAGGTAAAATACATTGTATAGTTGACGGAAGTCAATTCGATGCAACTGCTGTCCAGGCACAATTACAAGCAATTGGAACACAAGAAGCAAACAGTTATAGTTTTGCATCAGCAACAGTTACACTTGGAACTGATATGGCTATTAGTTAAGTTTAAACTTAATATAAAGAAGGGCATTTTACATGCCCTTTTTTTATGACAGAAAGATAAATATTTGCATAGGTACCAAAAGGGTACTAACATAGGAGAACAACATGGCGCAAACTAAGGTAAACCCTGTACATGTGGATGAAGAAAAGTTTATGATAGGTCTAAAACCAACATTTTTTGAAGTTGGATTTGGAGCGGCCGTAAACGCAAAAACTGGTCCAGATAGTGCAATCCAAACAGTTTTTCATTCTATTTTAAATGAAAATCTTTCTATCCTAGGTTATAGTGCATTGTATGACACAAATCAAACAATAGCATTTATGGTTGATGGAGAAAAAGGTACTGACACATATGACGGTTCTAATAGTGAAACATTAGCGGTTCACTTGGAAGACGTTATTCAGGCATTAGGTACAGTTGACGGAGTCAACTTGGCTAACGCAACAGTTACAGCAAAAACATTTATTTTAGCATAATCTAAAAAACTTTTAAAAATCCTCACTTACTGTGGGGATTTTTTTTGACTTGACTTTTTGTGAAACCGATAAATAGTAGAAAGACGGAGACACACATGAGTTTAACAAGAAGTGGTGCAATGGGAAGTTCGGAGGTTGTCTCTGGCAACATAGAATTTTATACATTGTTTACAACTATAGATATTACTAGTACAGGTGATTTTAGTGATAATACACAAAAAGACTTTGAAAGTGTAGTACAAGTTATAGGATTAAGAGCACAACCAGTTGTTATGAATAATCCAGTAGCATTAAATGGTAGTGGTGCAAATGTATTAGAAAATTATGGAGCACCTACACTTACTGGAGCAGGACACATTTTTAAATTTGCTTTTGAAAGAGAAGGCGTACACTCTGTAGACACATTAAAAACTGAATTAAATGGAATAGTATTGAACGGTGGTACAATTGATACTGAAAGTTCAATTAATATGGAATTTACTAAACAAGATTTACTGTAGGAATAAAAAATGCCAAAGAAACCTCAACCAGATAAAATGCCAAAGCCTTACATCGAGGACGGTAACATAGAGGCTCATATTATTGCAGACATGCTTAGAATAGAAAGCATTACAGCAGAAATAAGAGAATTTAAAGAAACAACTAAAAGCAGATTAGATAAATTAGAAAACTGGATTATTTCTATTGTTGCTATTACTGTAACATCATTAGTAAGTACAGTAATTACTTTAGTAATGAGACTTATATGAGATTAGAAGAATTTACAGAAGAACCTATTCTAGAAGCCAGAATGGTATGGCGTAGAATGGGTAACAAAGTAAAACGTGCAATACGTTGTACTAGCGGTAGAAGAAAAGGACGTGTAGTATCTAACGCATCACAATGTAATGCTCCTATAGATATGAAAAAAAGACTTATGCTGAAAAGAACTAAATCTAGATTAGGCACAAGAATGGCAAGAAGAGCACAAAGAACTAAAAGGATGAATCCAGCAAGTAGACGTTTAAAAACTTTAAACAAAAGAAGAAGATAATGAAATTTACAGATGTTAAAACATTAAATCATTTGCTTAAAGAATATGGTAATACACCAGGCAAAAATATGCCTACCGCAAATAAAGATCTCGGATTTCAAGGAGATAACTCATTAAATAAATCTAAAAAAGTTCCTGCATCGCCAAATACTGCAAAAGTATCGGCATCTCCTACATTAAGTAATACATCTAAATCAACATCAGTTAAAGTAGAACCCAGCAATAATGATGATATGTTTGGAAATGCTAAAATGCAAAAGGCTAAAGCAATACAAAATGTTGAGCCTGATACTGTAATATACGATAAAAATAGAAAAGAACTAGGAAAGGTTGTAGCACCTGTAGGTACTAGTCCACAAAAGAAGTTTTTGGTTATACAAAAAGGTAATGATAACCCAACTGTATTAGATCCAGATGAAGATATAATTGTACCAGAAGTTTCAGAAGGGAAGTTAGGTAACAGACTTAAAAAGAAAAATAAAAAATTAAAACTAAGAAGCATTAGTAAAAAAATTAAAAAACTTTCCAAGAAAAATTTAAAAGAAGCAAAACCAGAATTATTTGAAATAAACTTCAACAAGAAAGAAATTGCCTTAGAGGCCTTGGACTTGCCTATAAGATGTGGTTTTGAGGCAGAAACATTTTGGTATGGTGCAGAAGATAGTGGCAGTGGATATGATATAGATGACATGACTCTAGACGAAGTAGAATCAGAATTTGGCATACCTGACTCCGCATATGAAGATTATGAAGATTATGTAAAAGAAAAAGCATATGATGACGGGTATGTGTCTGATCTTGTTGATGAATGGATAGAAGAAAACAGAGATGAGGATCAATACATAAATGATTTTATGCAATACGGCGATGGTCCTACTATGGATGCCGTAGAAGAATATAAAGATGATTTCGAAGAAAATGATCCAGCAGAATATCAAAATCGTGAAGAAGATGGTTGGGACATGGACAACTGGTCAAGAGATTTTGTAAACGAAGAATATGGCGATGAATATGAAGATTATTTGAGAGAAATTGCAGAGGACGATTACGATATCGTAGACAACGCCATAGACTCATGCAGAGATGATTACAGCATGGACGAATGGGTTAGTGATGTACATTACAATATGAGCAGTTTCCTAGACGACTATGGTTGGGAATATCAGAGATACGGAGATGGCGGAGTAGAAGCAGTTGCAGACATATTCCACAATTGGCAAAAAAATAATAGCAAATTTACAGATTTTCCAGAAACAGGAGACTATGGAGATACAAGTGGCTCAGAAACTAATTGGGCAGTTGAAAAAGACAGCACTATCGACCCTAACGAAGGAGCAGGAGCAGAATTAATTTCTCCTGTATTTGCATCTCCCAGAGAAATGCTACAGGAGATGAAAAGCCTTTTTGAGTTCGGAGAAGATGAATTTGGAACAAACCGTAGTACAGGTTTACATATTACTATGAGTTGGCAAGGCCCAGGCAGAGGCGGAGTGGATGTTTCAGAACCTAACAAATTAAAAATGGCATTACTTTTAGGTGATGAATATTTATTAGGTGAGTTTGACAGATTAACTAACAGTTATTCAAAAAGCCAGTACAGAAATGTATTAAAACAAGCAGAAAAGATGAAAAAAGGAGACAATGATAGTTTCTTAAAATTACAATCAGCACTGGACAGTGGTATAAGCAAGGAAAAATACTCTTCTATACATTTTAAAGATAATTACAAATCAGACAGTGAATCAGGAAATCAACTTATAGAGTTCCGTATTGCAGGGGGATCAGATTATCAAGAAAAATTTGACAAAGTAACCAAAGCGGTTATTAGATATGCCACTATTATGAAAGCAGGTTATGACGATGAGGCATTTAAAAAGGAATACATAAGAGCAATTTCCAGAGTTGTAAGAAAAAGTCAAGAGATAGACCCTAAAGACAAAGAAAAGTTAAGTAGTGTTCAAGCACCTGTAATAGATGCCGCAAAAGAAATAGTTAGCAAAAAAGAATATTTTGATGTAATAAATTTTTTAGAAAGAAGTATTGAGTATTTAGAAGCATATAAAATAAACAGTAAGCCAGGTGCTGATAAGGAATGGGAAAAAAGCATTGATGATTACAGAAAAGGCACAGGCAGAGATCCAAGTTGGATGGGCGAAAGCATAAACGAGGAAGATGAAGAAGGAATAACAGGATACATAGAGCCCAGCAGAGTATCTCCTAGCAGACAAGCAGTAAATGATTTGCAACTGGCCAAACAACTATTTGGTCAAGCAGTGGCAATACTTGCCAGAAATATAGAAGAAGGCAATGCCAGAAGTATGCCTAAAGCAAAACAGATTGGAATATTTAGAAGATATGCAGTTGACTTAGGTATGGATTCCAAAGATTTAGAAAGTCTATTATTAACCAGTTTAGACGATGCTAGATATAATAGCGATGATGAAGCAGAAAATGTCAGTACTTTACAAAAAGGTGTAAAAGCATTATTTAAAAAAGACATAGTAGGTACACCAGACTTTTTAAGAAGGCAAGATTATGATACACTTGCAGATGCTTTATGGCAATTTTTCCAAAGTGATGATGCTAAGGATAATAAAATTTTAGATAAACTTGCAAATATAATGTTAAAAATTAATCCTAGAAATGATAAAGAGGATATAGTTACTTCATTAAAAGAGTTAGGACAAAAAAGACAAAAAAATGACATGTACAGGTATCTAAAAGATTCTGGATATGGAGTAAAAGTTACACTTTTAAAACCTGGAAAGATAACAAAGAGTGATTCAGTAAATGAACTAATAAAATTTTTAGAGCCTTATGAAGGTTATGAACATCCTACATCTAAAGACCATCATGTAAACATTAAAAGTGATGACAGATATGCTGATGTATTCCAAATGAATATGATTCAAAAAATGCGTATGAGATTGGATCATGTAAAACAATTAAAAAGAACTGATACAGAAAAATATAATGAGATACACAAAAAATTATATAAAATAGGATATGATTTTCTAGATGCTTTAAAACCATTTGAGACACTCAAGCCTACTGATGATTCAGATGAAGATATATATGACGGTGAAGAATATTTAGGAACAAGAAATGGGTCAATGAGAGAATGGAATGATCTTTTAGATAATTATATCAAACATGATGATCCTGAAAGTGATCACTCACAAACATATAATTTCCCTGCCTACTTTGATGATTATGTTATGTCTAATATTCATGTATCAAAATATTATAGGAACAAAGGCATCCAACCTAACAATTACAAAAATCCTGAAATCAAGAAAACAGTTAAACAAAGATTTAAGGCAATTAAAAAATTACTAGATGAATATGATAAAATTTTCCAAGCAGAAGGTTTCAATGATTTGAAAAAAGAAATTGCTGGTAAAAATCAGTTAGATAAACGTAATAAAGATTTTGAAAAGAATACTAGAAGTAATTCAATAGCAAAACTTAATATTCCTGCTCATAGTTTTGTGTATGTTAAACAGAATTTTTTACAAGAACTAAAAAATTATCCTAACGCACCTGAAATAAAACGTCACTTTGAAGATATAAACGATGGCGGTAGCATATTTGTTATACCCTCCGCACATTGGACTCAGGCAGAAGATGCCATTAATGGATTAGATATTATTGGTAATTTTGAATCTGCTAATAACTATTTCCATTCATGGAGGAAAACACCTTATAACAAAATACTTAGCAAGTTTTATGCAAAATATAATGTTACTTTTAAAGATTTAACAAATAATGATATATTTGAGCCTGCTACAAGTTCAGAATACACAGTAATTAAAAGAGCAAATGTAGAAATTACACGAGTTGGTGACAGCAGAGCAGGAACACCAGGTCAATCCTATTTGGTAGATCCTGAAGATGTTAAAAATCCTATTAGTAACGAACCATTAGACAGGTCAAGTGCTATTACTTGGTCTTTGAATACTAATAATTCTGAAGTAATAAAGTTTAAAGCATTTGACTTCAGTGTGTATCCGAAAGAAATGAAACCACTTGTTGCTAAAGAAATGAAAAATACTGAAGCCTTTCAACAGGCTTTATCCAATGTATTGCAAAAAGTTGTTGATGGAGATATTAAGTTAGCATTAAACTATCAAGATAATGTAGAAGGAATGATAAAGGCGGCTGGTGTTGAAGATTATAGAGATGCCTCATCATCCGAAGTTGCTGATAGAACAAACTGGAGTAATTTAACAGATTATTTGAAAATAGAACGTGGTGTAAATGACCAAGGTGTAAGATTATTACGAAAAGTTTACGATCAATATGATAGTGATCATAACTGGAGACCAGAAGACCCAAGAGCAATAGGCACAGAAAGATGGGCAGGTGCAGTCAAGGCCGCATACGAATATATAGAAAAAAATTATACTGTTAGTGGTGGAAACTATTTTAGAGATGGCGACGATGTTAGTAGCATATATGCTAAAACACGAGATGATGACTCAGGATTTGATGTAACTACTGACGATTATGAGGCTATGCGTAGCAAATATTATGATTTTAATACTATGATGATGAATGGTATCCAAAATTATATTTTACAACCAGATGTAAACAGTCTAGTAGGATTTCTTAAAAACGAACAAAATGATGAAACATTTAAACGTGCTGTTTTAGTTAGTATGCAGAGAGAAAGAGAAGCAGGAGAAGAACCAAATGACTTACAGGGCCACTTAGCAAGAGGCAGAATGTATCTTCAAAATAGACAAAATGAACTTAATTCTAATCCTAGAGAAAGTGTATTTGATAAATTTGATAAATTGACTCTAGAAGAACAGTTGGTTATTGTAAATGAATCTGAAGTTTTAGAAAAGTGGAGCAAGAAATACAAAGACAGTATTAATTGCAGTAATCCAAAAGGGTTTAGTCAAAAGGCTCATTGTGCAGGTAAAAAGAATAAAGCAAATGAAGACAAGGATACACCATGCCCAGCATGTGGAGATCCTAAATGCGATCACAAAGATGAACACTTAAAAGAAAGTGTTAGTAAAGGCCCTAGTAGTCAAGGACTACCAGACAACAGTATTCCTGGAATACTTAATAAACTTTTAGCAGATGAAATGCCAGCCTGGGACCTTAAAAAACAATTTTTGGCCTATTACGCAATACCTGATCCTGCTATGTTATCTGATTTCAGAGCCAGAAGAGCAGAGGAAGGACCAAATGCTTGTTTAAGAGGTATAGTTAGATTTTATGCACAAAAGCAATTAGACCCTAGAGTATTTAAACAAATAGATTTAAATGAGGCATCTAAAACAAAAGTAAAACAAATTATAAATGAGTCCAGAGGACTATATGGTAGGCTTGCAGGAGATAAATTTAAAAAAGACAATGTTGAGGTAGAATTTCAAGATGTTATAAATTATCCTGAAATGGGTAAATTTGATGACGACGAAAAGAGAGATACTGCTATAGATAATATAAAGCAGAATGCTAATACAGATATAGAATGGGTAAACTTACCTAACAAAGGCACTTTAGCATTTGCGATAGCAACATTAACAAATTCAGAAACTAATGAAAAAACACTTTGGGGCAGATACTTTAGAGAGATTACTCCTAATATGATGGGTAAATGGTCAAACAAAGAAGTTCCTATGGGTTGGAAGTTACAACACAATACTGCTCTTAAAATGGAAGCAGGTTTAGATCCACAGCATTTAATTGCTACAGGTAAATGGATAGGCAGTACACAAGATGTAATTAATATAATTAAACAAAATGGCGGAGATAACCCTGTGGTACCAAAACTTATAAATGCTTTAGAAGATCTAAGTTCTGGAACTATGCCTATGTTTACAGCAGAAAGAGACCAATTACCAGCAATACGTGATTACTTTGGAGAAATAATGGGTCCAATAGCATTACGTGGAGGATTAGATAGCAATGGCCAAAGCGAAACTGCAAGAAAAGAACTTATAAACAATGCAAGTTGGGAAGATTGTCAGATCAGATGGCCACAAGAAATGAACTATGCTTTAGTTGATAGTTTGTTTAAAGGACCTAATGGTGCAGAAGTAGGTATTAGTAGTAAAGGTGGAAAAGGTGCTAGTGCAGGAGTTAGTAATATAGCAAAAGCAATGGAAAGAGCAAATGATGAACTAAGACAAACTCATAGTGAAGCAGTTAAAATTATAGAAATTATTAATAACAATACTGCTTTAAATGGCCCATTTAGATTAGCAGAATACTTTGGGTTTTTACCTAAAGGACTTGAAGAAGAAATAAAATCTTACATACAGGAAGTTAAAAAAGACTTTAATGGATTAAGTAATAGTGCAAAAGAACTTATATCTGGTACATACGGTGAGTTAAGGAATCCAGAAGAGGTTGCAGGTTTTAACACAGGATTTGCTCTTATGTCAAAACTTGCAGTAAAAATATGCAAACATATAAACAATAATGTTCCAGAATTTAGTGATGGTTGTTTAGCATTCCTTAATCAGTCTGCTATCGTACAATTATATTGTAAAATGGGTGTTAAAGGTCCAGATACATTTGTATCAGAATGGCGTAGTGTTTATCCTCCACAATTTGGAGGTAAGATTTTATTAGATAGTGGTAAAACATATTACAGTAGCAGGATAGGAAGTAAGTTTACTTTTAAATTTAGTTAAATGAGATTATCAGAGATATCAGAAAAAATAGAAAAATATGTTAGCCAAGGTGTTTGGTTAGACAATGCCTTTGATATTTGGAACAAAACTGAAGATAAAGATGTTAAAGACAGATTACAAGCATTAGCAGATTATATTGCATTTACAACTGATGATAGAAACAATGTAAAATCAATTTACTCAGATATAGAAGCAGAATTTATAGACGTATTTGGCCAATTTGAGCCTGACATGGTAAATGATAACAATGTAGAGGATTTATTAGTAATATATGATGATATGATAAACTCTTACAATGAAAGAAGGTCACTTTATGCTAACGCCGGAGGCGGTGGTGGCGGAGGCGGAGGCGCCGGAGGTGGCGGTGGTGCCGGTGGAGGCGCAGGTGCTGGTGGTGGAGCCGGTGCAGGTGCAGGTGCTGGTGCAGGAGCAAGTTCAGGCGGCAATGGTAGTTCAGCAAGTTCAAGTGGAGACAGCGGGTCTGCAGATGGTGGTAGTTCAGGAGATAGTTCTACTTCATCATCCGCTGATTCCACGCCTAGTGATGCTCCTGTAAGCAGAGGATTTTATGGCATAGGTAGTATGGCACCCTATAAAAGATCCAAAAAGAAAAAGAAGAAAAAGAAAAAATCCAGTTTTAAATTTGGGCAAGGCATATATGAAGCAATAGAGAAAATTACTCCATGCCCTAAAACAAAGTCCAAAGGTTGCCAATGTGAACGTGTAAATCGTATTGCAGAAGCAGAGGAAACAGTTAAAGCAATAGCAACACTAGAACATGCAGAGGACAATGTAGAAGGCATGTTTAAGTTTGTTCAAAAGCCTGGTAACGCAACGTTTATACAAGGTATAGTAAAAGGCATAACTCCTGGAAAACATGGTTTACACATTCATGAATATGGAGATTTAAGTGATGGTTGCGATAGTGCAGGTGCTCACTACAATCCAGATGGAGTTGATCATGGTGGATTAAAAGAAGGCCATGTTGGAGATTTAGGAAATATTATTGCAGATAAATCAGGTATTTCCAGATTTCAAATAAAAGCAGAAAGAGTAAATTTATCTGATGTAGTAGGCAGAGCAATAGTAGTACATGCAGATGAAGATGACTTAGGTAAAGGTGGTGATGAAGAAAGTTTAAAAACAGGTAATGCTGGAGACAGATTAGGTTGTGGTGTAATACGTTTGAGAGAAGTTGTAGAGGAAGATTACAACAGAGGTGTTAGTGATAAACATTTTGACAGAAATCAATTACCACAGATAAGACGTGATGACGTTGTAAACGATTCAGAGTTTGATCACAAGGAAGGCATGATTAGTATAGATAAACTAAAGCCAGTACAAAGTCAACGTGTAAAAGGTCTAAGTAAAAAAGCAGAAGACGTTTTCCTTAAAAAAGCAGACAGACCATTTATTGTAGACAAAAAAGGCTATATTATAAATGGACATCACAGATATGATGCCGCAAACATATTGGGCATAAAACGTGTACCTGCTATAATGATAGACGCAGACATTGAAGATGTTATGCAACATTTTGCTCATACTACAAGTGATAAAAAAGTAATGGCAGAAAATTACTTTAAAAATTTACTAGCAGAAAAATTAGCAGAAGCAAAAAGGATACCACGCAAAAAAGGACAACCAGCAGGTAGTAAAAAGCATAGTGACTTATACACAGATGAAAATCCCAAAGGCACAATTAAAGGACTAAAATTTGCTACTGTAAAAGACGCAAAGGCTAGTGTTAGTAAAATCAGAAGTTCAGGTAAAAAACATGCACACAAAATACAGGCCGCCATTGCTATGGAACAAAGAGCCAAGGCGGCAGGTAAAAAATCAGCGGCGGCTGTGTACAGAAAGTACATAAACCAAATGAAAAAGAAAACCAAAAAGATGAATGAAAGCATGGAGTTACCTAGCGAAGTTCAAGATTTTATAAACAAACTTGTTCCTACTGATGTTGGTGTAGATGTGCAGGGAGATTACGTTATACATTACGAAGGATTTACAGACGAATGTAATGATGGATATGATGATGAATCAATAGATGATGTTTACGCACAGGTATATCAAGACTTTGACAATAGACAAAAGCAAGAACCTATAATTAGAGGTCATGTATATGACGAACTAGGTTGTAATAATAATCCTGTTTTGTATAGTGTTTATAAAAAATTAGATGAAGGAACACGTTGCTGGAAAGGATATAAAAAGAAAGGCACAAAAATGATGTTTGGCAAACGTGTGCCTAATTGTGTTAAGAATGAAAGTCAAGAAAAATTTATCACTCACAGAGAATTGGCTAGTAAAATTTACAAGTACACCAAAAACTTACAGTTAGCCAGAGACTTTGACCAGATGGAAGACGATTTTGTTAGTCAGGACGATGCACAGAGTACTGGACTGGCAGGATTTGACCAGGATCCGCTGGAGTATGACCGTGAACGTGTTAATAAAATACTAAGTATGCACCGAGTTCCTGTAAAAGTATTAAAGATGAAACAGGACAACCAGTTTAATACACTATACAGTATATTAGAAACTGTAGCAACAAATGAAGGAGAGGTTGTAGACATGAATCCACAAGCAAAAAAGCCTTTCTTTTCATCAGAAGAAGCAGACAGAGCCAATTCTGAATGGGTAAACCAAGCACAGGTAGATCAGGAAGATGGTGTTATTATTAGAAGCACAGACGATAAACAATATCGTATTATGACCAGTTATGGTAATCAACATTTTGAAGATGGAGAAGTTTATCTAGACGGATTAACAGACCCTACATATATAGACCCAGAAGGCTACCCTGATGCCGCAGAACTGTTATACTATCATAGTGCTACAGGACATTATCCTGAAGATGAGGATTATGAGGTAGTAGAAAATTATAAATCACAAGACGTTACAAAGCAAGGCAGGAATCTAAGTCCTCTAGTTAGAAAATATTTAAAGGGTAAAAAAACTGAACTTACAACAGTTAAAGTATCAAACTTAGACATGGACGCACCAGGGTTTGACAGAATTATAGGTGATTTGGGCGATGTAAATTTTGCTGACACAACAGATCCTATAGTAGTAGATGCTGATGGTAAAACTATTTTAGATGGATTTCACAGAGTACAGAAAGCAAAAGATATTGGTAAAGAAGAAATACCAGCATATATGGTAATAGAAAACTTAAAAGCAAAGTTACTGCAAAAAATAAATGAAATCCATAGTGCTAAAACATATGATAACATGGACGACAATGGATTAATAAATTTTAGATATAATGATGCAACAGGCCCTCAAGAATTTGGAGAGGAAGGTCATTTAAAATTAGCATCTATACCAGGAATATCCAGAAATGAAGTATATGATAATGGAGTTTCTAGACATATATTTCTTATGAATAATAAGGAACCAATATTTTTACTCACTATTAAAAGAGGTTTAGACGGTTGGGTCACAACAAATGTGGTTACACATAGTGATTACAGAGGTAAAGGATTTGCTGTACCTGTTTACTTGGCAGTTAGCAAAGCATATGGAGAACCACTTTATAGTTTTGGTACACAGAGTCCTGCAGGACATAAAATTTGGCAAAATCTTGCAAAACAACATCCAAAAAGAGTAACTGGATATGATGTTACTACTAAACAAGAGGTTCCATTCGCTGATGTTTTTGATGGAAAGGTAGCCACTAGAGCAAAATTATTGCCTGAAAGTATTCAACGAGGAGATTGTTTTGAAGCGGCAATAAAACAAATGTTAGAGTATGCTAAAGAAAACCCTGCTATGTTAAACTCATTAAGCCTGGTTCATGGGTATGTAACAGGACAAGGCAGTTATGTAAAAGACCAACGTTATGGACACGGTTGGTTAGAAATAGGCGATGTAGTACATGACTGTACTAAAAATGCTGTAATGAGGAAAGAAAAATATTACAAGTTAGGAAATATTAATCCTAATGAATTAAAAAAATATTCGTATAAAGATGTTTTACAAAAAATAAGTGCTACTAAACATTATGGTCCTTGGGATTTACAAAAAACAGAATTTGAAAAAGGCATGGAAGAATTTGATGAAAACTTTAAAGACGGCAAAGTTAAAGGCAAAAGTCGTCCAGGCAGAGTAAAACGAGCAGGTGCAAGTTGTAAAGGCTCTGTTACAAGTCTGCGTAAAAAAGCAAAAAACAGCAGTGGAGAAAAAGCAAAAATGTATCACTGGTGTGCCAACATGAAGAGCGGTCGTAAAAACTCCTAAATAAATATATGCATGGGCATATATACAGAACCAAGCCAAGTACAAAGTTTTAATTTTTATAGTTATAATTATTACAAAAATCTGTCAGAAATTGATAGTATTTTATACAAACATAATCAACATTACTCAGATAATAAAGTAGATCTACATGAATTACGTCAGGCATTTTTTAAGAGTGCCTTTACAGGTAATGTAAAAATAGAATGGTTTGTAGAAAATGACAGCAACAAACATTCTTTTAAATTACCTTATCATGTGTCAGATAATCCTGACAGATGGTTAGATAATGATCCTGAAATATTAAATATTTTAGAAAAGTATGGCTTGTTAAAATTAATAAAAGATTCTAATACTAACAATATCACAAGTGCTATAGAAAAAACCAGTTTAAATTACTATATTAATTCACATGGTTTTAGGTGCCCTGAGTTAGATAACGATCCTTGTATAGCATTTTTAGGATGTAGTCATACATTTGGTACTGGATTAGATCAAGATAATATTTGGGCTGAAAGAGTTTGTAAAAAACTAGGTTACAGACCTGTAAACTTAGGATTTCCTGCAAGAGGTATAGACTTTGTTAGTTTTTACTGTAAATACTTCTTTAAATCAGAAATAAAAAATTGCAAGGCTTTAGTAGTTTTACTACCTCCATTTACAAGAAAAACTATTATTGGAAGTATGATTGAACATAATAAAAACATAAGCGATTATAAAATTTTTAAACATTTTTTACAATTAGAATGGATTAATGAACTAAAGCAAGAAGAATTATACAATAATAAGATATTAAGAAATTGGAATAATAGAACAGACGAAGAACCAGCACAATTATCTATTAATAAACATTTTGCACAAGATTTATATAATGTTGAAAATACTTTACAAAGATGTTCTCAAGCGATGTCTGTAATAAATCTTTTAGCATCTGAATTGGACATACCACTACTTGTTTATTCAAGTTATACAGATTTTGGAGATGCAGGATTTAAAAATAATCCACACGGTAAAAAAATATTTGATATGGCAAGAGATGGGCAACACTCTGGTATATACAGTAATAAAGTTTTTGCAAACAAAGTAGCAGAAGATTTAAAGCAAAAAATTGATAAATAGAGTTATGCTTATAAAAGATATAATTACTGAAACAACTTCCGCAGGTGCAGTAGCAACTGTGGCAATTCCTTTAGGCGGAATGCAAAAAAGGCCTAATCCTAGTGTTTTCAGTATGAAGAAGAAAAAGAAAAAGAAAGCAAAAAAAGATGAGAGCAGTCAAGGACAAAAATAATTATTTAAATTTTATTAGTACTTTAGAGAATAGAGTGTTCAATAAAATAGATTTAAGTGGATTTCTAAGTGTAAATAGCATGGACGAAAGAGAATTTTATATTGCAGAAGAAATGTATAAAAAAGACATTCTGCAAAAAGTTACGAAAGGTGAAGAACTTGGCTACAAAATATACCCGCAAAAAACAAAATTACAATAAAAAGCATTTAGCAAAAAAACTAGACGATCTTAGTAATAAAGTTGCTAAACGTGGCGTATATGTTATTAGACCTGCAGAACCTGGATTTAATATTGTAAATTACATTAACAATTCTGTATATGTATATAGTGTTCCCTTTAAAAAAACGGCAAAAGCGATTTGTAAAACATTAAACGACAAAAAAATCGAAAATAAACCACAACCAGAAAGAATACAAAAAGAATGCGATATTTTTTACAAGCATTACAACGATATTCATTTTTACAAATACACAATTAAAACTACAAAAATAATGGAAAGACGCCTAATAGCACAGACCAGAATGGATGAAAGTATTGGAATGCTTAAAAACATCAGACAAAAACTATCCTACTATTAAAAATTTTCAAAAAAATCTTTCCAAAATGATAAATAAGACTATAACATTTATATTTTAGGAAGATACCATGTTTATAAGAGAATTTAACCAAACAAACGAAACAAAAATCGATAAGATTAATAAGTTTTTAAGTGAGCAATTCGGTGTAAAAGTATCTGCTAGTTACCCTAAAAAAGCAAAATTAGAGCAAATCAGAGAGATGTCTCAAAATGCTATAATTAAGTTAAAGGGTACAAGCAAACACTTTCAGTTAGAACCAGAATATGCAAAATACTTAGGAATAAAAGACGTAATAGATACAATGCTTACTGAAGGCATGTACGCAGAATCACCAGCATATATGGAAATGAAAGACATGCTTGTTGCAGAAGTCCAAAACTTAATGGACTCTGGCTGTAATAAAAATGAAGCAGTTTCACAATGTATGCAAAATTACAGAAAAAATCCTATGTACTCTTACAGCGATGAACATGTACTTCCTATAATCATGATGGCGGCAAAAGAGTATTACGAGGTTCACTGTAATGAAGAAATGAAAGAAGATTCAATAGAAGAAAGCAACACAGAACTAAATGAATTTCTTCTAAGCGAACTGGCTAAAGAAATGGGCATAGATTTAAATGACCACGATAGCATGAGTGCTATAGAAGAAAAATTAGACTTATTTGCTGAAGTATCAGGTAAAAGCAAAGACTCTGTTGTTGGATTCCTAAACGGATTAGAAGAAGATGCAATTAGTAATGGTATTAAGTTTTTTGGAGCCAAAGTTGCTCAACACAAAACTAACGAGGACTTATATACAATGACTATTGCTCAAGGAGCCATTGATGGTAAAAAAGAAGTTGAAATAAACGGTGAGATGGAACCTGTAAAAATGTCTAAAGAAACAGCAGAAAAAATCCTAGGTAAGAAAGCAAAAGCAAAAGAAAGCATGTTTGATGACATTATAGATGACATGTTAGCAGAAGAAGTTGAGTCTGTTGAAGAAGCAGAAGTTGTTATGGCTGTTAGAGCAATGGCAGACGACATTCAGGACCACGTTGAAAGATTAGGCAGAATGGTAAACGAAGATCTACCTGCTATTGCAGACCAAATGATAAGCGAATTTGGTGCAGATAAGGCCGCTCAGTTTAAAGATTCAGCGGAAGGTGTTTTAAATTCAGCATTAGATAGTGCCAAACAAGCAAAAGATGGTGTAAACGAACTAGTGGGCGGAATAACAGGTGAAGATATGAATCTAGGAGGATCTGATGCATTAGGTAATTTAGGTGATGAAGATCCAGTAGCAGATGCTGGAGACCTAGATGACATGAGTGATTTAGATGACATAGATGTTAATGAACCAGCGGCGGCTGGGCCTGAAGATGAGCCATTAGGAAGAGCACCTGTAGAGGTGTAAAATGCTTATACGAGAAATTGTAACAGAAGGATATCAGGCAGATCTATTAACAGCAGTTCAGGATCTATTAATCTCTTATATGGCTGACGATGCCAAAGACATTCCTACTGAGGATTTCCAATCACAATTAGCAAAACACGGATTTGTTACAACCACAGATGAATTAATTAAAGCAATTAATGACAGTGGATATGCAAGTAGCATAGATAAAGATGTTATAAAGCCTAAAGATCAACTGCCTGGAGATATAGATACAGATGAGCCAGAGCCTTCTGTAGATGTGGCAAAAATGGCAGGCGACCAGGCTATGAAAGATATTAAGGCGGAATTATAATGGCAAACCTATATAATAATACCAGCAGTTCAAATTTATTTGTAAATGCCACACAGGCCAGAAAAGACAGTAGAAACAATAGTGTAATACACTCTGAAGTTAGATCTATAGAAAGTGCCGTAATAGCCAATATAGATTCTGGTGTATTATATGCTAATATCATTAGTAGTACTACAATGACAAACAGTAATGTATATTATAATGTTTGGAATAGTGTTACTACAGATCCAACCAAATTAGACCAACTTAACTATGTTAAAAAATATTTTGAGGACAGAGGATACGGTGTAAGTGTTGTAACCAATACGGCCTCCAATAATACTATAAGTTGGAATATTTCCTGGTAAATACTAGTAAATAATTTTTAATTATATGCTGATATCAAAATACGACTACCCAGAATTACGACGAATTCAAACTAAGAAAGGCAGACAATATGTAGGAGAGGACAATAGTCCTGTTCCTAGTGTTACTACTATCTTAGGAGATACAGGAGATAAGACTGCTCTTATAGCCTGGCGTAAACGTGTAGGCGAAGCAGAAGCAACACGCATAAGCACAGAGTCTGCAGGACTTGGAACTAAAGTTCATAATGCATTAGAAAAGTTTATACTACAAGAAGACTACCAAATTAAAGGCAACAATCATATTAGTGTAATGGCTAAAAACATGGTAACTGAAATGATTGAAAAAGGCTTAACAAAAGTTGATGAAATTTATGGTGTTGAAGTAGGACTTATTGCACAAGGATTATATGCAGGAACGGCTGATGGTATAGGAATGTATGAGGGAGAAGAAGCCATTATAGATTTTAAAACTGCAAAAAAGATGAAAAAACGTGAATGGATTGAGGATTATTTTTTACAAGGCTGTGCATATTCATTAGCACACAATGAAATGTTTGGTACAAACATATCCAAAGTAGCAATATTAATGGTCGATAGAGATGGTAATTTTAAAGACTTTACTATATCAGGCGATGAATACGAAGAATATTGTGATAAATGGTCAGATAGACTAGCAACTTATTATTCCAAATAAAAAGGAAAATGATAAATACTAGTAGTTCAGGAGAATTATTAGTATGGCAACATCAAATAACAACGTAGTTATTTCTAGAATACAAAATCGAAGAGGTTTAAAGCAAGACCTTCCTCAGCCTTTGAGAGAAGGAGAATTAGGATTAGCATTAGATAGCAGTCAGGTTTATATTGGTGGCGATATAAATGCTAGTACATCAAACATAAGTAGTTTTGAATCTACTACCAGTGCTATATCTCTTACACAAGATATTGCCAATACAAGAATAATACATTTTACAATACCACATAAAAGACTTTTAGCAGGACATTTTGATGGTGTTTCTACAACAGCACAATGGACCACAGATTCAAATACATATACAGGAAGTGGACTTACAGTATTTGAAGGTAATATTACAACAACTGTAACAGGGTCTGTTAGTGCAAATATTTCAGGAGCGAATGTTGTAGTTTTAGGTTCTTCAAATGCTTTTATAGAAGTTGGAGATGTTGTTACAGGAAATGAAATTACAGGAACAGTAACAGTAACAGCAATAGATAATGCTAATATTACATTATCTTCAAATCAGACTTTAACAACTGCAAACACTTTAACATTTACACCTAATAATATTAAAAGTATTTCAACCAATGAAAACTTTAAAGCAACAGATGTAATAGTACTAAAAAATGATACTGTACTAAGTGGTGATAATTCAAATTATAGTCCAGCAACATCTAAAGATTACAGTTTTAGTACAACTACATTAGCAAGTAATACACATGTGTTAAATTTAAGAGTTGCGCCTTCAACAAGCGATAAATTATATTTAAGTTATTATAGTAACTCTAGTATTTTAAAGGCTTTAAATAATAGTGGTGTAATTTATCCTGGTACAACAACAAATAGTTTTTATAATGAATATAGTGTACCTACGTATAGACAACTTAATGCAGATTTAGTTAGGGTATCTCCTACAACAGGAACAGGACACATAGGTTTAGAATACAAGCATATTGCAGTTTTTGAAGACAGTACTGCAATATCTAGTCCAACATCTTTAAGTTTAGGAAACTTCCTAGTAAGTGATAATTCTTTATTAAGTGCTAGTGCAGTAAACGTAAGTGCATCTGGATCTACAGTTACCATAAGTGCAGGTTCAAGTAATACACCAGCATATGGTAATTCAGGAAGTACATATGACTTTGTTTACCTAACAGATGCTGATAGTCCTGTATGGTTAAACAATAAAGCATTAGCAGTAAGTAATGTACAGACTTCCACAATGGAGGTAAGTTTGCCTTCTGGAAACAGTCTTGCAACAATTAGAGCAGTTACTAGTGGTGCCTCAGGTGCCGGAAATGCCGTTACAATTACAGGAAATGTTGAAGGTTTAGTACAAGGAGATTATGTTTACTTTACAGGCTCAAATGCTACAGTATTTTCAAGTCAACCTTATGAGGTAACAGGTGTAAATGGAACAACAAGTTTTACTGTTGTACAAAGTGGTGTAAGTACAATAGCAGGTGATTTAAATTATATAAATTATGGTACAGATAATGCAGGTGGTAGTGTACAAATAGTAAGTTCAGTCCATGGTTTACCTGCAAATTCTACAATTACAGTTGCTGGCTCATCTAATACTTCATTAATTGCAAATGGCAGTAAAACAGTAAGTACTAGGATAACTAATAATACATTCTTTATTCCTGCTACAGCGGCTCTAACAGCATCAGTAACAGGCACATTTGATCCTACAATGGGTAGTGCTACAACACTAAAACATACTCCTGTTAATAGTATAAATTTAGCAAACTCAACAACACTAGATGCAGTTATAAGTACAGTTCAAGGTATTAGTGAATTTCCTAGTATAGCATATATTCCAAATACAACAAATCAAATATATGTTACTACTAAAGCATCGTTCGATAGTTTAGGTTCTTCTACTTCAGGAGGATTAGAATTTACTTTACATGAAGATACTAGTGGTACAATGGCCGCATTAAGTTTACCTACAGGTAGTAAAACAAGAAATACAAATACAATTAAAGCAAAATTAGAAAGTTGGATGAGTGGATTAGTAGTTAGTAAAACTGTTCCACTATTTACATCAGCACAATCTAATACAAAGTTTAGTGATTCTGCACCTAATTTAGGAACATATACATTAGCAATTACAAATGAAGATGCTAATAAGTTTATAACATTTACAACAAGAGACCAAGCAAGTGATTTTAATCACATTGTAAACCAGATTTATTTTAAAACAGCAAGTCCTGATATTAAAGGATTAGTTAATTTAAGTACAAATATAGAACTTAAAACTTCATTATCTAGTGGTGCTGGTACTAAAGTAACAACATTTGATGATGTTGAATCTGTATCTATACCTGCATCAGCAAGTGCTCATACAGTAGCAACACTATCAACATCTAGTTACGATAGTTATGTAATAGATTATACTGTTTCATTTGATGGAACAAGCGATGGAAATTATAGACGTGTAGGACAATTACATGCTAGTAGTTTTTATAACAGTACAACAGGTAATGCAACTGTTGTGTTTAGAGATGATGCAACTGATGTTGCTGACACAGTTTCAGGTACAGTATCATTTAGTGCTATTGTAGACCCTGCAACTAATACAAGCATATTAGTTAATGCCGCAAGTACTGTAAATAAAATTACTTCAATGAAATTTGTTACTAGACGTTGGAACTCATAGACACAAAATTTAATGTTTTACAAAAATCAGTCAGCAAATGACAGATTAACTATATGGAGAGATTTAAGGCAAAAAAATTTTTCTAATGTAGAAGATCTTGTTTTAGAATATCAATCAATAAAGTTAGTTTCAAGATACATAGATTACTATACGCCTAAAAGTTGGCCAGATCCTTTTGAGATTGTAAATGAAGGCTATTTTTGCCAGAGCGGAGTAACTCTTATACTTGTATCACATTTAATTTATTCTGGTTTCGTAACTTCAGATGAATTATGTTTTCCTGTGATAAGTAATAACATCAATGGTAGTGATGGATTGGTATTTTTAGATAATAATAAAGTATATAATTTTGAAGTTGGCAAAATTTCTAATTGGGAATTTGTTAAAGAAAATAGTACCATTTTTTCCACTCACAAGTTAAGTAAAAATCAGTTTACATATTGACTTTTATACAGTTTTATAATATAATAATAAAGCCATAAATATATTTTTTAAACTTAAAGTTTTTAAGATAACATAGGGACACACATGCAGGTAAGAAAAAGAGACGGAACACTAGAAGACTTAAACATAGACAAGTTACACAAAGTAGTATTGTATGCATGTGAAGGTATAGCAGGTGTAAGTGCATCACAGGTAGAAATAAATTCTAAAATACAATTTTTCGATAAAATAGACACAGAAGATATTCAAGAGACACTAATCAAAAGTGCCGCAGATCTAATTTCAGAAGAGGCTCCAAATTATCAATATGTTGCAGGTAGATTAATTAACTATCACTTGCGTAAGATGGTTTATGGTGTATTTGAGCCCCCTTGCTTATGTGATATTGTTCAAAAAAATATTGATGCAGGATTTTACGATTCTGAATTTACAGAATTGTTTACTAAAGATGAAATTAACGAATTACAAAATTTTATAGATCATGAAAGAGACGAAGTACTAACTTATGCGGCAATGGAACAGTTCCGTGGAAAGTACTTAGTGCAAAATAGAGCATCTGGAGAAATATACGAAACACCACAAGTTGCATATATGATGATTGCGGCAACATTATTTTCAAAGTATCCTGCAGATACAAGAATGTCTTATATTAAGGCATATTATGATGCAATTAGTTTATTTAAATTAAGTTTGCCCACTCCTGTAATGGCAGGTGTTAGAACTCCTCAAAGACAGTTTAGTAGTTGTGTACTTATAGAAACAGATGATAGTTTAGACAGTATTAATGCAACCACAAGTAGTATTGTAAAGTATGTAAGTCAGAAAGCAGGAATAGGAATAGGTGCTGGTAGTATTAGAGCAGTAGGCTCTAAAATACGGAGTGGTGATGCAACACATACAGGTGTCATTCCTTTTTACAAATTATTTCAATCAGCAGTTAAAAGTTGCTCACAAGGTGGTGTAAGAGGCGGAGCGGCTACATTGTACTATCCTATTTGGCATTTGGAAGTAGAAGATTTATTAGTGCTTAAAAATAATAAGGGTGTTGAGGATAACCGTGTAAGACACATGGATTATGGTGTACAATTTAATAAGTTAATGTATGAAAGACTTATTAAAGGCGAAAATATTACTTTATTTTCTCCACAAGATGTCCCTGGTTTATATGATTACTTCTTTACAGATCAAGATAAATTCCAAGAACTATATGAAAAAGCAGAACGTATGACAAGCATACGGAAAAAATCTATACCTGCTATAGAACTTTTTAGTAGTTTTATGCAAGAACGAAAAGATACTGGTAGAATATATTTAATGAATGTAGACCATGCAAACACTCATGGAGCATTTGTAGAAGAAGTAGCACCTATTAAGCAAAGCAATTTATGTTGTGAAATAGATTTACCTACTAAACCTTTAAAACATATAAATGACGAAGAAGGTGAAATTAGTTTATGTACTTTAAGTGCTATTAATTGGGGTGTAATTAAAGACACTACGGAAATGCAAAAGATATGTAATTTAGCAGTTAGGGGATTAGATGAATTACTAGATTATCAAGAGTATCCTATTTTGGCGGCAGAAATTAGCACAATGAACAGAAGGCCTTTGGGAATAGGTGTAATTAATTTTGCCTATTGGTTGGCTAAAAATGACAGCACATATCAAGAACCTAATCTAGAATTAGTAGATGAATGGTCAGAGGCATGGAGTTATGCCCTTATAAAAGCAAGTGCAGATTTGGCACAAGAAAAAGGTGCATGTCCTAAGTCAGAAGAGACTAAATATGGACAAGGCCTTACACCTAATCAAACATATAAAAAAGATGTTGATGAATTAGTAAAACATAAAGAAAGGCAAGACTGGAAAGGATTAAGAAAACAGTTATTAGAAACTGGTATTAGAAATTCCACACTAATGGCAATTATGCCGGCAGAAACTTCGGCTCAAATTAGTAACAGCACTAATGGAATAGAACCTCCTAGAAGTTATGTTAGCATTAAGCAAAGTAAACATGGTGTATTAAAGCAGGTTGTACCTGGTTTTCCATATTATAAAAACAAGTACGATCTGCTTTGGGATCAAAAGTCTCCACAAGGATACCTAAAAATTGTTTCTGTATTACAAAAGTATATAGATCAGGGTATTAGTGTAAATACCAGTTATAATCCAGAGCATTATGAAGATGAAAAGGTTCCTATGTCTGTTTTAATACAAGATTTGCTGATGTTTTATAAATACGGTGGCAAACAATTATATTATAATAACACGTTTGACGGTCAAGGCGAGATAGATATAAATGCAGACACATCTAATAATGTAGTCAGCGAAGCACCTATCTCCAATGTTGATTATGAAGATGATGACTGTGAGAGTTGTAAAATATGACGGTATTAGATACAAAAAATAAAAAACACCATACAAAAGCAACAATGTTTTTAGACCCTGCTGGTGGAGTTTCCATACAAAGATTCGATACTATCAAATATAAACAATTTGACAAGTTTACGGATAAGCAATTAGGTTTCTTTTGGAGACCTGAGGAAGTAGATATATTAAAAGACGCAAGTGATTTTAAAAACTTAACAGACTTTGAACAACATATATTTACAAGTAATTTAAAAAGACAAATACTTTTAGATAGTGTACAAGGACGTTCTCCTAACTTGGCTTTGTTACCAATAGTAAGTTTACCAGAGTTAGAAACTTGGATAGAAACATGGGCATTCAGTGAAACAATACATAGTAAAAGTTATACTCATATAATTAGAAATGTTTATCCAGATCCAAGTAAAGTATTTGACGAATTATTAGATATAGAAGAAATATGTGATTGTGCAGACAGTATTACTGAAACTTATGATAAACTTATTGAGTATAATCTACTCAGAGAGCAAGGCAGTAAAAAATATGATGAGTATGAGCACAAGAAAAGATTATGGATGTGTTTAATGAGTGTAAACATATTAGAAGGTGTACGTTTTTATGTTAGTTTTGCTTGTAGTTGGGCATTTGCAGAACTTAAAAGAATGGAAGGCAATGCAAAAATTATTAAGTTTATTGCTAGAGACGAAAATGTACACTTAGCAAGTACACAAACTATGCTAAAATTATTACCTAAAGATGATAAAGATTTTGAAAAAATTAAAAAAGAAACATATGATGAGTGTACACAAATGTTTTTAGATGCAGTAGAGCAGGAAAAAGCATGGGCAGACTATTTGTTTAAAGACGGAAGTATTATTGGATTAAATGCAGAATTACTTAAACAGTATGTAGAATATATAGCAGGTAAAAGAATGCATGCCGTAGGACAAGAAAAAATATTTAATACAGGCACTAATCCTTTACCTTGGACTCAAACATGGATAACTGGCGGTAGTGTACAAGTAGCACCACAAGAAACAGAAATAAGTAGTTACGTTATTGGTGGAACAAAACAAGACGTAGAAAAAGATTCCTTTAAAGGCTTTAGCCTATAATTTCACAATACCTAAATACCAGGTAATAAATACTAATATGGCAAACATGTATAATGCAAAAGAATTAGTTGGCAAAGTTGTTACAATTAAACTTACTTCTGGCGTAGAAGTTATTGGATTCCTATTAGCATTAAACGAAGAAAGTAATATGCTTAACTTAAAGAATCCTAATACAGTTGTAATATATGATGACGAAATAGCAGTTATTCCGTTTATGTACACAGGTACTACTGAAGAAGTAATTATGTCTTTAGACCAAGTATTAACTGTTGTAAAATCAAATGAAAAGTCAGAAGCAGACTATTTAAAACTTCACGAACAATCTTAAATTCTAGATAAATACTTATATGCCAGGTATAGGTAGAACAATTTCAGATATGGGAGGCGGTGGCCTCATAATTGGACCAGGTGCGGTTACAACTTTCTGCGAAGGAACTAAAGTTTCATTAGTAGGAGATGGTTTAACAACACATGGTGAACCACCTCATACATCAGGTTCTAGTTTAGTAGCCAATGGTGCCGCCACAGTATTTTGTGAAGGCAAACCAGTTACAGTAGCAGGTATAAGTATAGCCACATGTGCCCATCCTATTGGGCCTGGATCTACTACAGTTCAAGTAGGAATATAATGTTAAATTTAGTTTCGGTACGTGGTCCACATGCTCGTGGTCCTATGGACAATATTCGCATTCAATGGAATATGGGCAATCAATGTAATTATAAATGTGAGTATTGCCCTGATATATTGCATGACGGCAGTAAGCCTTGGTTGCCTTTAGAAGCCTATCTGACTGCCATAGAGCGCCTGTCAACGCATTATAACAATCAGGGTAAAAGAGTAGACTATGAACTTATAGGCGGAGAAGTAACAGTATTACCAGGTTTCGAGGAGATAATACGCAAGATAAGTGAGTATAATACTCATAGTGTTGTATTTACTAATGGTAGTAGAACAATAAATTGGTGGAGTAAAGCAAAACATTATATGGACGGAGTAGTTTTAACATATCACCCGTTATCACAAGAACAACAGCATTTAATTAATGTTATAAACGAAATAAAGGATTATGTTACAATTGATATTAATATTGCAGGAATAGGCGGAGACGTGCTCAGATTGGGCGAATTTGTAGAAGTATTACGTGATTTGTTTAAAGACTGCGAACATAATAGATATGACAATGTTAGTATATGTGTTAAAACAATGTATAAAAAGTTACTAGGTAGAAACAGTAAACAAGAAACTTATTGGGAATATTCTAACGAAGAGCAAGAAGTGTTACAAAGACCTGGTATCAAGCCTAGGCCTATAGAGCCTACTCCTGAACCAGAGCAACACATTGAACATGAACCTGTCCAAGATACATCATGGATGACAGAATTTATATATGACGACAATACTAAAAAGTATGTACAAAGTCATCAAATTATAAATCAAGGTCTTAACAAATTTAAAGGTATGAAATGTCATTTAGGATTTGAGAGTTTAAATATAGATGCAACAGGAGAGATGTATAGTAGTTGGTGTGGTGCTGTAAATTTTGGAAATGTAGGTAGTCCAGATTGGAAATTACCAGAAACTAAAACTTCCTGCCCTTTTGAATATTGTAATAATATATCAGATATCTCTATTACTAAGACAGTTGCTTAATATCTGTGTTTAGTATGTAAAGGATATTTGGTACTTCATTAAAAAATCCTACATTTATATTTTTAGATCTATATGTATTACCTTGATTTTCATATAATCTAACATCTGTGTCTTGATTATGTAAGTTTACATAATTAGGTAACTCTTTAGACCAATCGTTACTTAAACAATGATTAAATGTTTCGTAAATTTTTCTATTATTAAATTTATAACCTAAGTAGTTTATATATATTGTGTTTTCTGTTTCCACATCTACATCAAATTTGTGTTCTATATTGTAATCTAAAATATTTTTATATTTTTTATTAGTTAAATATGGAAGTAACTTATTGTAACCGTATGTGGTTCTATTTAAGTCTGTTGTAGATAATACAAAATTATCCTTATATTGTAATAGTTTTTCACCATTTAAATAATGATTATATATATCTTCTTTATAAAATGGGTCTGAAAAATCATACAGCCATTCGCCTTTACTGTCTATAATAGATGCTTTCCAGTCTCCAAATATATTTCCTTTTTTAAATATTACAGCATTATTATTTTTGTAACATAATTCTAATAAATCTTTAATGTTACCTACATTTTCATTAAAAGTGTTGTACTCTACTATAATTTTGTGTTTAAATTGTTTAAGTAATTCTTTTACATATTGCCAATCAAGTTCTTTAGTAATTAAATTAGTACTATCAAAGCAACCAAATAATTTTAAATATATTGTAGTATTAGTATTCTCTAGCAGATCTAATATAGATTTATCTATGGTATTACCATGTGTTGTTATTGTAAGTTCAATATTATTTTTATTACAGTATTCTGCCAAATCATTTATATGTGAATAAAGTAGGCTATCTCCATAAAAACTATCACAAAGTAATTTATCAACGTTTGTTGATTTTAGATATTTTAAGAGGACAGGATAATTGATTTCCGAAACAGGAAAATTTCTTTTGCCAAACTTATGAAAGTACCAATTACCTTGCGGTGTCAAACAATTGAATACTTTATTATCTGATGTTAGATCTAAATGTAGTTCCACTTACTTAATGTTTGTAACACCTTGTTGGTTTCTTCCAAAACTTGATATAAAGTCTACAGATTCTGCCAAGTCATATTCTGTGTTGTCTTCGTCATAGTAATAACTACTAGCACTATCTAACTCACTTTCTGCAGAGTCGTAAATACCAATAGTGTATTCTTCCATAACCATAAAGCCTTGAGGTGTTGTACCTCTTACACCGAATACATAGTTTGCAGGAGATAAATTAGCATCTATAGAAGTAACATCAACACTTACAACATTAGTAGCATTACTAAAAGTTGCAAATGGGGGTAATGGACTAAACATAACAATAGCAACATTAGATAAATTGCTGTTAATATCTAAGTCTATATTTGCTGTTTGACCTTTTTGTACATTTAATATTTTACCTGAAGGGAAAGTATTAGATAATTCTATTGTTTCATCACTACCACCTGAGTCAAGCATTAAAAGTGATTGGTTTACTTGTGATAATTGAGCACTTGTGCCTGTTGTTTCTAATCCCAACATAAATTTACCTTTAATACTACCTTCTGAAATAAGTATTTCCTTAATTTTATCACTATTTTCTGAAGGATGCTTTTCCACGTATGCGGCGGCACCACCTGCCACTAGAGCAGTTGGAATACTTGTGCCTGTTGCTTGTCCATATACAACTGAAGATATATGGCTACATGTTGTTACGTCTACACCAATTGAAAATATATCAACTTGAGCACCATAATTTGGATGTGCTACTGTGGCATTTCCGCCGTCCCATGGAGTATTAGTAAATGAAGCAATCATTCTGTCGTTATCATGAGCACCAACAGTAATAATAGCATCTACACCTGCTGGTGAATAGTTTGCTACATTATCATTTTGGTTACCTGCGGCCGCCACTACAACAATATTTGCTGAATTAAGTTCGCCAATCTTGGAGTCAATAAGATTGTTTTGTGCTGTTGTCCATGGCGCACACATTACTTTAACGTCTGCTACATTTCCTGAATTGTGATCTGCCAATACGGCATCTAAGGCATTAATAACATTACCTAGTGTAACGTTACCTGATGCTTCATTGAATAATTTTACGTTTTTAACTGTTGCCTGTCTGGCTACACCAATATTTCTACCTACCATTAGTCCTGCCATTGAAGTACCATGGCCAGTAGAGTCAGCATAATCTGAACCATATGCTGAATGTAAGTTTGTTATTGTTGCATTTGCAAATTCTGTATGCGAAGCATTAATACCTGAATCAACTAGATATATTGTTTTGCCATTTGCTGAATACTTAGGTTCCCAATCTCCAAATTCATAACGTAATACATCTGAATTCGATGCAGGGTCACTACTAATACCGAATCTGTTATCTAAGTATCTAAAGTGATGTGTACTTAAAGATTGTAAGCCAACACCTGAATCTGCGTCTGCATCTGCTGAATATTTAACACCACTAATTGCGGCTAATTGGTCAGCAGTAGCATCTATTAAATATGTCATGCTTAATGAGAATGTAGTCGTTATAGATGCACCTGCAGATGTAATGGCCGAAGAGGCCGCACTAGCATCAGCATGTACACCAGAATCCATTTCTACTATATAATTTGCCATTTTGACTCCAGTAATTTAAAATCGTAACTTAATTTTATATAAGTATTTATCATATTCAACAAATAAATAAAACATATTAGGAATTTATGAGTACTGCTTTAAATATTAAACCAGCAACAGATGTCAGTCCTATGCTGATTAATTTATCTTATAAAAAACCTCAAGATACTGGTAATTTGAAGCAATTATTAGAGGAAGAATTCCAAAAGTATAAGGATTACACACTTTGCCTAAGTGGAGGTTATGATAGTCAATTTGTATTTTTGTTGTTAAAGCAATTTAATATTGATTTTAAATGTGTTACTTACAGTATGTTATGGAAAGATGATGTTGTTAATGCAAACGACTTTATGTCTGCACAACGTTTATGCAAAAAATATAATGTTGAATTAGATACAACAGAAATAGATGCCAAATATTTTTTCGATTCTGGAAAGTTTGGTAATACTGCTAAAAAATATCAGTGTTTTAGTCCACAAATTGCTTTGCATTGTGATTTTTTAGAAAATTTATCTGATAAAAATTTGCTTTTAGGCGGAGATATATCTAAACTTGAATATGATTTAGAAAATAATACGTTTGGAAAAAATGCTGGTATTTTTGAAGATAACTTATTATTAACAAAGCAATTTATAGGAAATTATTCTGTACCTTATTTTAATGTAGCACATCTTACAGGCAAAAATATTGTAAAAAATGTTCTCTTATTAACACCAGAAATTTATTATCTGTCTATACTTCATAATATTAATATAATTGAAAAATATAAAGTTGTATTAGGATTAGCACATAATACAGAAGTTTATAGATATAAAGAGTACTACTACAATGAATTATTGGAAGATCAGTATAAATTGTCTTTTAGATTAAAAGCATGTACAGGCTTTGAAACCTTAAAGGCTCATTTAGCAAGTATCACTGGCAACATTGACGAATTTAACGATAGGTATAGAGATCAGACAATAAGAATGAATACTTTTTCCAATGCCAGACTTACCTACAAAGGCAACAAAGAAGAATTAAACAATTTGCATAGTAAAATTCTTAATAAAATTCAAGAAGTTAATCCAGATATAATAGAAGATTTTATAATAGAAATTTAAAATCATTCAAAACTGCCCTATTTTCTATATTATTTTAACATACTATAATAAATACCCTTTATAAACTAATATAATTATTAGTTATATCGACCTCCTACATTTATAACTATTTTTGTTGTAGCCATCACTACAATATTAAAACTTTGTTGTTTTAGGTGTGGGTAAACACTAGAGAAAAAAATGACAGAGTACATAAAAAAACAATTTCAAAAAACAACTTTCCAGGACGTTAGAGATAACTTAGAACTTACAGTTTTAGTAAGTCTGTTTATCGTGTCTATATTTGCAGTGAGTCCATCAGTATGAAAGAATTAGGTATGGCTCTATTAGGAGCATCATGTATATTAGGCTTTTTTGCATTTGTAATTTATCCTGATTTAGAATACACAGGCGGGCAAAGTATAAGTTCTTGTACAGGCGAGTGTTATGTAGAATATGTAAAATTATATGGAACACCAGCAGAGATAGAACAAAGGAAACGTGCATTAGCAGAAGGTGACCCTTTTAGCAATATTAGAAGTTTATGGGCCGGTTGTGCCGCATGTCATGGTAACAATGGCGGTGGTGGAGTAGGTCCAGCCTTGGCAGGACAAACATCTGATTATATCATAGATAAATTAACCATATATAGGAACGGTGGAGACGTTGGACCACAGAGTGCCTTGATGTGGGGGCAGGCATCTATGTTATCTGAGGATGATATTAAGACTATAGGTGAATTTGTACAGTCAGGATTTCCTAGCAAGTAATTTTTATTAAGGAGTAATAAAATGAAACAGTTATTTACATTCGCTTTATTAGGTTTGTTTGTTACTGATGCATTTGCAGATGATTGGAGAATGAGAAAATTCGATGCTAACAGCGACGGATTTGTAGTAGTATCTGAACTCAAAGCAAAAGGATGTACAGTTAAAAAAGGACTTTTTAAATATGCAGATAAAAACAAAGATGGCAAACTATCTAAAAAAGAATTGAGAAATGCCTCTAATTACATGGTTAAAAGTAAATGTCCAAGAGACTAATACTATTAGGTATAATATTAATACCGTGGGAGATTCCTGCGGTGTTGGTATTATCTACACTTTACACACTATTATTTTAAGGAAATATTATGAAAAAATTAACAACTTTATTAACTTTATTATTATTAACGATTCCTGCAGTAGCAGAAGAGCACATAGTAAAAATGCTTAACTCTGGAAAAGATGGCATGATGGTATTCGAACCTGCTGTTGTTTCTGTTAATATAGGAGACACAGTTAAATTTGAAGCAACAGATATGGCACACAATTCTGCATCTGTACCAGGAATGATTCCAGCAGGAGCAAAACCTTGGATGGGCAGAATGAGTCAAGATATATCTGTTACATTTGATAAGGAAGGGGTATATGTATATGAATGTACTCCTCATAAAATGATGGCAATGATTGGTGTTATAAAAGTTGGTTCATCAAACAACATAGATGACATTAAGCAAAAAAGCCAATCTTATAAAAAAGCATTTGTAATGAATCAAGGTAGACTAGACAAATATCTATCTGATATGTAATGAAAGAAGTTAAACTGTATAAAGAAGCAACACCTGAAGACATTCACAAATGGCAGAATGGCGGCGACTACTTTATGACAGGTAAATTTGACGCAATGAAATTATTTGTTGTAGTACCAGCAGTTATACAGATTGTTGTATTTTTTATGATGTTGGCTGTGATGGGTTTAAACATGATGATCTTTGATTAAAGAAGCAGTAAAGGCCGTTATAGGTGTAGGCAAACGTGGCGGCCAATTTAAAATTTCCCCCTTGCGAATTATTCTATTCGCATTTCTTGTAGCATTAATATTTTTAGGAACAGTAGCATTTTTATTGTTTATTGCTTCTGTTCTAGTTTGACAATACATCTTAAAATAGTATAATAAATAGTGTTATGGCATTTGTAGTAGGAAGTCCTTGTGTAGGCTGTAAAGATACAGCATGTGTTAAAGTGTGTCCTGTAGACTGTTTTTATGAAGGACCTGATATGCTTTACATAGATCCTGATGAGTGTATAGATTGTGCTTTATGCGAGCCTGAATGCCCTGTACAGGCTATATGGGCAGATGATGAATTACCTGCAGAGCAAATACCTTTTATAGAAATAAATGAAAAAGGTGCTGAAATGTATAGAGAAAATAATATTACTGAACAAAAGGAATCTATGGCACATGAATCTCCCTACAGTATAGAAGATGCCATTAAAGTAGTTCAAATAGACTGAGGATATTATGAGAAATTTTTTTGCAATGAGTATGACAAAGTTCTTCCGATTTATGGCTGATACTTTTTTTGCTAAAAGATATGGGCACAGAGCAGTTGTATTAGAAACAGTAGCAGGTGTACCTGGAATGGTAGCAGGTATGATGTTGCATTTTAAAAGTTTACGCAAAATGAAAACTGGTTATGGACCTGACATAAGAGAAATGTTAGCAGAAGCAGAAAACGAAAGAATGCATCTTATGTTTTTTATAGAAATAGCACAACCAAACATATTTGAAAGATTACTAGTATTATTAGCACAATTTATTTTTATGATTTTTTATGCTATATTGTATGCAATAGATTTTAAAACAGCACACAGAATGATAGGATATTTTGAAGAAGAAGCAGTCAAAAGTTACACAGAATATTTGGCTATGGTAAAAAATGGAGAAGTAGAAAATGTACCTGCTCCAGAACTAGCAATTAAATATTACAAAATGAAAAAAACTGCAAAGTTATCTGATCTAATAGTTAAAGTAAGAGCAGACGAAATGCATCATAGTGAAGTAAATCATAAATATGCAGACGGAGATACATCTTTTAGGAGAAAAAATGATTGATGGAGTTATAATAGTTGCAATAATGATACCTGTACTTATAGGTATATGTCAAATGATGTTTACTATAATAAATGGTGAAGGAGGAACAAAAGGCATTAGCAAAGAAGCATACTATGGCAGAAAAACAGGAAAAGTTTATACAGCAGAAAAATGCAGAGAGAATCATATAGTATGAGTTTATTAAAAGACAAATATATAAAAGATATTCTTACCACAGAACAATTAACAAGGCTAATAGAAATTTATAATAATGCAGGAGATTATAAAACTAAAGCCATGAAAAAAGTTACAGGTAGTAAAAATTTAAAATCTACCCTAGAAGTTTTAGAAGAGTCAGAACATATTGATGTAGATAAAATTGAAGTATGCCACTATTATTGCCACAAAACACCATACTATCCTCACACAGACTTTCATTATAAAGAAAAAGAAAACCTTGTATTGCCTTTACAGGTTACTGGAGGACCAAATCCTTTTTTAATTGTATTTGATCAATGGTATAATAATGATGGTAAAACATGGACATTTAAAGACAACCACGAATTTAAAGTAAATAAATCTGTAAAATGCAGGCCCTACGACTTTGGGGACGGTATATGTAATCTTACAGAGGAAGAACTACCAGAAAAATTGTATGATTATTTAAATCATTGGCCTAGGAAATACTGGTTTGGTTTAACGGGCACACCTTATGAATTTGTTCCTGGGAACGGAATACAATTTGATTCTAAAAAAATACATGCTACTAGCAGAATGTACTGTCAAGAAAAACTAGGTCTCACAATTAGATATTCCTAAAATTAGATAAATACTACTATAATATAAATTTATATTATGGGAGTAATAATGTCAGTAAAGGAAATGAATTACCGTGAACGCGGATTACTATTAAGCATGTTCGCTCATCAGTGTTATAGCGAACCAAAAGAATTAATGAAAATGAGACCAGGTATTATAAGTCTCGATCCACTGAAAAAATTTTTAAACAAACCGTTACCACCAACATATATAGATGTTGAAGGCGCTCAGGCTTATGTAATGAGCGATAGTAAAGATGTATTAATTGCATGTAGAGGTACAGAGCCTACAGAGTTAAATGATGTTATGGCAGATTTAAAAACTTGGCCTGTAGATCATCATAAAGGCGGAAAAGTACACAGAGGTTTTTATGCAGAGTATAAAAAAGTTATTCCAGGTATTAAAGAAGCATTAGCAAAACACAACAAAAAAGGTGTTAAAGATGTTTGGGTATGTGGACATAGTTTAGGCGGAGCAATGGCATTACTGGTTTCTGTAGAATTAGAACCTAGTGGAGGTTGCCATACATTTGGTCAGCCTAGAGTAGGAAATGCACAATTTTTAAAAAGTGTAAATTTTCCATATTATAGATATAGAAACAATAACGATATAGTACCAAGTGTTCCACCATCATGGTTGTTCTTTAGACACGGAGGTGTATTAAGATATATTAATAGTTATGGTAATATAAGAATTGCTAATTCATGGCAAAGAACTAAAGACAAATGGAGAGGACTATTTGCCGCCTGGAAACAAGGAAAGTTTTTTGATAGCATACTAGATCATAATATGGGTGCGTATCACGAATATATAGCAAACATGGACGACAACGGCGAACAATTACCTAAATAGGAGTAATAATGCATTGGCTTTTTATTTTAACACTTAAAAGTATTTTATCTAGTATTATTGGTAGTAGTTTTTATCAATGGTTTAAAAACACTAAAATGGGAGTTTGGTTCCAGGTTAGACTAGATAATTTAATGGAATGGGTAGCAAAACGTTATGATATTGAAATTGCTAGTAGAGAAGAAAAATGGTTAGCACAATATCCATTATTAGCAAAAAGAATAGTAGACTTAGAAAAAGAAGTTACTAAATTAAAAAAGAAAAATCATTTAGGATAAAAAGCAAAGCATAGTTTTAATGTTCATATTCAGCACTGATAAATACTTGCATATATAACATAGATAGGAAAATAATGTCTAACAAAACACCGTACGAAATTAGGCTGGATCTTGTAAGAGAAGCCAAAGAAATTTTACAAGCAAGAGCAAAAACACCTGAGGACATGCCTACGACAGAAGAAGTATTAAAAGAGGCAGAGCGCCTTAATGAGTTTGTTTCTAAAAAACCCTTCCAAGACAAATAGTCGACTCAATAAAACATTCTATATATAATTCCCCAAAGTAAATATAACGTTGCCACCGTAACTCAGTTGGTAGAGTAACTGATTTGTAATCAGTAGGTCGTCAGTTCGAGTCTGACCGGTGGCTCCAGATGGGGCCATAGTTCAGTTGGGAGAACGTCTGGTTTGCAACCAGAAGGTCCGGGGTTCGAGTCCCCGTGGCTCCACCAGTGGAGAGGTGGCTGAGTGGTCGAAAGCGGCACCCTGCTAAGGTGTTAGACGGGTAA